GATACTTATGGTATTTATAAAACCAATCATGGTAGTTCATAGTACTCATATGGAGCAGCTCCTTTCATTTAAAGTTACAGAACCGTTTGTCGTCAGTAATCATGATTTCTGTATATATATTATTATGAAGGAAGATAATATCAACCTTCAAAGAAAAATTGATTTAGGCGGTGCGAAGATCTGGCGCCGCCGCAACCTCGTAAGAGGAGAAAGTGAGGACCATTATGAAACGTTACACAGAAGAAGAGATTAACAATCTCTGGGTAAAATTTTCCAACGAGAAGTCTCTTAGCTGGAAAATGAGAATTCTTTCTACAGAGATCGGCGTGCCCGTGCTGATGACCAGCGAGAGCTGGTCGAGTCGGATGGAAATCCGACTCAATGAATCTGAATTTGCAACTTCAGATGTCTATGACCCCAAACACATCAGGCTTGCAATCCGTGACGAAGAAATGTTCAAACGGATATTGAGAACATTTGGAAGACTGCCACATGAAGTCGTGAGGGCAGTCGATAGCGCATTCCTCGAGGAACGTGCTGATGGGATATTCGGAATCATGAAACCGATCTCGTCGGAAGAGACCGAGAAAATATTCCGTCGCTGGGATCGGTACCTGAGATGGGTAGATAAGCACTACCCAAATCAGGACACAAATATCTTTTGGGAAACTGAGAAGCTCCCGAAGAACATGCTCTCGTGGGGAGCAAGATATATTCTCGGTGGTATTAAACCATCGAGAATAGCGATCAAAGCAATCTCGAAAGGGATTGCTGAAATTGACCCCTCGGGTATTATTAAATACACCGAGGACAGCCACTTGTTCTCGGTGTATGATTTCACTTTGTCAGACGAAGGACGGGGACGCTATGAGTCCTTTGGCTGGTCCGCAGCAATGAGCTTGTCCATCCATAAAGCCGTCGAAACGGCTTTTAGTGGCAAGGATAAGAAAGACGATGAAAACATCTTTGTTGTGAATAAAATCCCCGAGCAGTGGGAAATTGATGCCGGTTACTATCGTGGCATCAAGAAGAAGCGTGACTAATCTCACGCTGCTCGCAACATGAGTCCGGCACAGTAGCGCGTTCAGTGCGCACAGCGCCTGTGCCGGACGACACGGGGAGAAGGAGGTGTGTCCCGTGACAAAAAAGAAGAATGACAACGGGCGGGGACACACCCCGCCCGTATCATTTTTTTTTTGATTATCCGTTATATATATTATTTATCTGAGATTTGAGGTTAATCAAAACCTTGTTGGCAGCTGCAGTTAGAACAACTGACGGAATCATACGTTTCAGAATTGAACCAGCTGACACGAACATCGAGATTTCTTCATTCGGTGCGCTTTCAGCATATGGTTCCAAACCTTCCGGAACAACTTCTGAGATGACCTGCTTGGATGCTGCATACACAACACACTTATCTCCGATTGATACATCGTCACCATGTTCAATGTATATTTCAACAAGAACATCGCAACGAATACCTTTGATCGTTTGACCCGACAACGGACGCGTCGGTGCACCATACAGTGTTCCCATCTTATAGACAGAATCACTATTATCGTATCTATCCAACATTTTCCGTTTTGCGATATTCTCTTTGAAATGATTGTCAATGATCTCAAAGAGAGATGGTGACAAACGATCCAACGGGCGATTCGTGTAGATACGAATGTCTTTAACAACACCCGCATGTTTTGAACGAACAACACGTTTCGCTGTGTCCAGATTGCTACCGGCATCTCTGAATGCATTCAAGAAAGAGTCAACCGCTTTGTCACCAGTATCGCCCAATCCAAATACAATCAACGGGTCGCCGATTTCAATTTCGTCGCCAACTTTAACGATGGATTCAATGTCGTCGGTTGCTTCCAGTTTGGATGCTTGACACATTGTAACATGGGTTCCCAGACGTTTTGACATCTTGCTTGTCATAATGCCGGCGTCTTCATATGTCGCGTAAGTACCACAAAATGCAACCTTTGCAAGTGGACCAAGATTCATACGAACCATCCCGGTCGAATCCTTCGAGAAGAACTTTGAATGATATGCAAGGATATCATTCTTGGAGAATTTGTCTCCCTTCTTGAAGTTTGGAAGCAGCTTGTTATCAACATAGAATCCAGAACCAGGATTGAATGAGTATCTGCTATTGACCGGAATTGCTTGACGCTTTTTGGAATCATACTGGACGACCATATATCCGTCTGCAAGATCAATAACTTGACCATTCTCTTTTGCCATGACAGAAAATTCATCAGACAGATAAGCGGCCGCGATTTCATCCAGACCGTTTGAAATCAAAACTGGTTGTGCGTCATCCACCGGAAGAATGTGACCAGTCTGCGACGTTGCGATTGCAGTACGAATTGCATCATCATGTGTCACAGTTCCAGGTGTCAATAACTCAGAGAACGATGCCAATTGTAAATCGTTATAATCGGCTTCAGTTGGATCATCTGCAATAGTATAGCCACGAACAGACGAAACCTTCGGATCGATTGTCAATTGACGAACAATGCCAACATTTGCAGAGTTTGGTGTTGACATTGCCATCTTACCAGTCATAGAAGGATCAAACGAACGTTTTGCTTCTGAATACGCTTTCTCTTGGTTAACACCACCATATCCCTTCTTGGTGATGGTTTCCTCTTCATGCAGTTCAATCATTGGATTCAACGCAGAAGATGTAGAAACTGTTTCCGTTGCCATCAATTCATTCATGATTGCCATACGGTTGAACACGAGTTTGTTATCACGTGTTCTGGAGCCAACGCTGTTGTTATACTTCGAAATCGCAACGGCCAAATGATAATGAATCATTGCCGGAATGATTTCAGAAGAACGGATGCGATACAATGATGAGTTGTTCTCAGATGTGAAGTTGTTATCGGCAAGCATGTTCGCTGCATAAATCAGCATATCCGCGATGTTATTCGGAACATGATAATGCTGACAAACATCTTCTGTGATGGCATCAACGAAGAAGTGATAATATGTGATGAATGTTGTACGCTGTGAATATTGTTTGAAGAACAACTGATTGAAAATATCGACATACACGGAGTTATCATCCATAATGGTCGTTTCAAAATCAGTTGAATTGTATTGTCGTGTGTTGATGCGATAGAAACCATTGAAGATCAACTGATTCAGAACTGTGTTCTGGATTGCAAGTGTTCGATCTTTAAATGGTATCTTCAGATATCCAGGCACCTGTTCACGGGGTGCAACATATTTGTATTGTGCACCAGAACGTTTCAACAGAGAAGGAAGACCTTCCCATGCAGCGATTGCAACGCCCAATGGAATCAGAACACCGATCTTGATGTCGGCATACATCGACAACTTGTTCGGTTTACCCTTTGCATACAACGCAGAAATATCAGACGGAAGGTTCTGTGCAATAATCTCCGTCAATGACCGACCTTTTCGGTCCAATCCGGTTTCAGTATTCAGAACGATCGGGACTTGGTTAATCATGCCACAGCAGAATTCATTGTCATCGACGTTCACGAACCCATAGTCACGTTCACACTGGTCGCGGTTGAAGATTATCTTACAGACAAGATCCCTGTTTTCAAACATGTACCACGACTTTGCGTATTCATCATATTCAATCGTCGAGATGAATCGATTGTTCGTAACAACTGAGCTTCCGTATTGGACATATGGATTCTTACCCTTAGCGTCATTTCTCGATGCAACGGCTTTCAGCATCATCGTAATGTCGACAAGAGATTTCGTATCATAACGAGATACGGTAATCTTGTTATAATTCGATGTCAGAATGACCTTCTTCTTATTGATTTTCAGAATCGGAATCGGGAAATCCTGTTTGCCGATATTATACGTTGATCCATTATAAATGAATCTTCCGTTCTGCATGACAGGAACGACGATGTCGATATGCGACGTTGTGCCAGAACGCTTATTCTTCAACTGCACACGCCAGTTATGCATCATAGAAATCGGAGTTGAGATATCCGTGACATCAATCTTCGTGACAACGAATCCTTCAGGAAGTTTCTGTAATGTCATGAATGTTGATACGATGTCCTGATCCATCATATTTTCCTCATATGCTTCTGCAATACGAGGGAATGATGAACCCTTTTGCGCACCTGGATTCAATGTTGTAATCCGAGATGGAATAGAAGGTGGTGGCATCGGAATGTCTGTTACTGACTTCACAGAATCAGTATTCAATTCCTTCAAACGAATTTGTCCAATATTGGAACGAAGTTTGTATTCACGTGCGGATGTTGTCGTTCGCATAATGGATGCTTCATTTGAAGGTGCGCGCATTGCTGCCAATGATTTTGATGTCTGATTGATGATCTGATTTTCAACCGGTTTGTCTCCACCGAGTTCCAAATCTGCAGCAATACGTTTGTAATTTGCGAGCTTCGATTCATTTGGTGTGATCCGATGTAACAGCCGTGTATTGATATCAAGAGTCTTTGCACGATACATGTCACTCTTGTTGCTTGCTGTTGACGATACGCCAAATTTATCTTTCAATGCCTGAATAGATGATGCCAAACCGGAACGACGTACACCGGATCCGCCTGTTGTCGCATCAGCATCACTACCGTTCTTCTCTTCTGATACATTGGCATTGATCGAATCGATCATCTCATCGACGGATTCATCATCGTCGTCTGTCGATGATGTCTTCGGTCCATTATATGGGCTGCCGATTGTTTTGCACATGGCTTTGATGGCATCCACATCAGCATTTGATGTAGATCTCAAATCCATTTTGTAGTCAGCTGTCGATGAACGGAAAATGACGGTGATATCCTGTGTAATCTTTCCGCCAGTTCCATACATATATGATCCCAACAGACCATTGATCAAATCTGCTTTGACGGGTTCATCCGTGTCATAAATCTTATACCGGTCGGTATTGACAATCAGAATCTTCCGCTTTGCACTTGTGAACTGTTGCAACAATGTTGACAACATCTGTGGTGCATTACGGTTCATATATTCAATCGACAACGGTCTGATGGATTGTGTCATCTGACGCATGACATCTGACAACGAGACATATACATCAGCATGTGACAATTTATTGATAGGAGGTTTGACAACCTGAATCATTGGCGCGAGTTTCTGTTTCATCAGGTAATCAACTTTATTCCGATATTCGGACTGTGAAAGAGCATACTTTATATTCGTTGCTCCTATTTTACTACCCAACGAATACGGAATGATAATTTTTGTGATCACCCGCGGCGGGGGTATCTTCTTGATCATTTCGACATCATATTCGAATGATCCAGAAAGCAAGAATACCGCAACGTCTTCCGTATCTTTCGGAAGCGAGAATGGTGATGACATTGATTGCAGGTTACGACCTGTTGCAAGATCGGTTGCTTCCTGGTAAAACGGCATACTATCATCTCCTCATAGAAAGGTGGGATTAAGAGAAATGTCTAAGCATCCATATTACCACACATGCCCGCTGTGTGGTGCAAATTTGGATCCGAATGAAAAATGTGACTGTCAGGATGCTGAGGTTACAAAAAAGTCAGAAGAAAGTGGAGTGAATTATGAAAATGAACAAGATGACAAAAGATGTCAGATTCGTAACGATGGAGGATATCACGGGATCACCTGGTGAACAGAATCCGGTTGTTTATAACACCGCGCTTCCCGTTGAGCGTCGCAAGGCGTTATTCCAGAAGCATATGTCTTCGAGATATCCGAATCACAAATTTACCGAAGAGGAACTTGACCAACTGATGTCATTTGATGAGCTTCATCTCGTCGAGTTTGTGAAACTCGTCAAATTATTTATCACCGGAAAGGCGTATACTTAATGTGTAATTTCGGAATGATCGGCTGATTCATGGGTCAAACCTCCTTTCTGAAGTCTATGAGCTGAGCATTCGCGCGTTCGGTCATCATCTTTGCTCGTGCGGGCACACGGGCAAAAAAAACGATCATTCTGAAATAAGATGTAGCGGCGGGGAAACCCGCCGCCGCATTCTTCTTTTTTTTAATCGTCATTGTCAATAAATTCAGCACACAGCATTGCGCCATTCATTGTTACGATTCTCTGAATCGTTGTAATCGATATCATCATCGCCGCACGTTCCTTCGGCGATGCTTTCCGATATTTGGATACAAGCTGTGAAACATTATTCACGATTGTCGGTTTCAAAGTCGTCGTCAGTTTCCGTCTGACATCTGCGGGTGTCACTTTGTAGAACTCAAGAACTTCACCAAATGCGATTGCAAAATTGATGTCATCCTTATAGAACCACTCCAGCATTTGGGAATCGCTTGTGCATGGATTGAACATGTCCAGCCAGATATAGCAGTATACACCCGGTTGCTTTTCATGTATGATATCCAACACTTCTTTGAGTTTTGTCTGTGAAATGGTGTTCGTTTCCGAATTCAACAATTTCACAAGACGCTCATTCAATGACGTGAGTTTGATAGTTCCGTCAGCAACAGCTCGACATAATGCAGCCATGATGATATCATTGTTGACCTTCTTAGAGAAGTCAATCGTTGGTTTCACATCGACAACATTATGCAAGTTTTCAACGGACTCTTTCGTCATTAAAGCTTTCGCTTCTTCAAGAGTCATCATTTGTTGTATCCTCCGTATCAACATAATGTGCTTTTGCCGATTCAATACGAATGTAGTCCGTCTTGTCATTTTCGTTTGTTTCCCAGCATTTCCGGAATTCATCAATAAATTTTGTCAAACATTCCGGCGAGCAAACATCATGTACTTCGATTGATTCAATCGATTCCGCACCCCATGCGTCATGTCCTGTTGTAACACTGAGATATTTCTCGCGGTTTTTGATGCGTTTACCGCACGTGTCACATGTGATTCCTGTTACGATCTTTTTCTCCAATGCAGGTGTGTCTGGATGCGTCTTCTTCCAAATATCAAACTCGGCATGAGACATATACACCTGCTTGATTGTAATTTCCATCTGAGACATAAACGTCCCTCCTTTCGCGGAAATAATATAAATATATGAAATATAAAAAAATATCGTATGGGGGCCGAAGCCCCCATACAACATCTTCATCAATAGCGAGACATGTGCGTCGCAGCCGGATCCAGCTTGAGCAGATAATCCATCTCTGCAAGGCAGAATTCGACGATTGCACGTTCCATTCCCTCTTCCTGGGTAATGGGCTTGCCCGCATAATATGCTTCTGATACGAAGTGTGCAGTTGCACGCAGAATGAAGGATTCATTCGTAGCTTCATCAGAGACCTCTTCAGGCTTGCTGGTCTTACGCTCTGCAAGCTTCTCGTCCAGATCACTGAATACCGGAGAATCGTTGGATTGCGAAATGACTTTCGCAACATCATTGACGACCTTCTTGGAAACAACTTCCTTGATTCTTTCCCGAAGCTCATCATAGTTCTCGATATTCTTCAGCTCTTCCTTCAGAGTTTCTGCATCAGCAGTGGTTGAATCATCCTGACGGTCAACCACTTTGGATTGTACCGTCATAGTCTTCTCGTCGATTTCCTGGATGATATCGGAGAGGACAGGTGAATTCAGTTTACCATTTGCTTTGCAAAGGTAATCATAGCATGTGCAGTTGTAATCATTGCGGACATGATCCATGATCGATTGATCGATCATGCCGTCAAGATCTTTGGTTTCGTCATGCATCATCGCACAAATGATGTCTTTGAGAACATACAGCGAAAGTTTTTCGCGGAATTTCCCGGCATCAAATGTTGAAGGCATTGCAGTTCCCGGATTCTGATGAATCGTTGAATTCACATTATTCGGGAATTTATTGTTGGCTCCATCGATAATGGAATCCAACATTGATTTGATATCAGGCATTATGCTTTACTCCTTTCATCAGTTTGCGGGTTTTTGTCAAAGAAACCTTCTTGAACAGATCCCTCTTCGTCAACATATCGTTGATACATTGATTTCACATACTCGTCAAAAGTTCCGTCGAAATGTTTATTACCGGTTGTATCATAAACATACACTGAATTCTTATGATACAACAATGCGTCATCGTGCTGTATTATACCAAACACGATTTCACCGTCGGTATACATTTCATCATCATCAGACCTCGTGTATTGTGCCACCGTTTGAGCATCTGCGAAGTAGTATGATGTCTCATAACCGTCTTCATCTTTCAGATCAAATTCACCCGCTTTTGCAAGCGTTTGATATTCTTTTGATTTGAATACCGTGACGAATTCTGATGGAAGCTTTCGACCGAGCCATGCTTCAATGTAGTCGACATTATCCGATGCAGGTGTGGAAAGTTTTGCAGACATCTCATCAAATGTCGTACCGAGTTGATGTCTGTCATTGGGCTTATTGCTGAACAGATATGCATTTGACGCGAAGTTGTAAAAGATATAACCATCATCAGAACATTTAAACAGTGGAATGTTTGCAGACATGATGGTCATACCTTCCCCCATATCAACAGGGACACCGGACTTCAGTACCGATTTTGGTGTCACAACATGTGTTATGATAAATATCTTCCCATCAACAGAGAGGAACTTTCCACGCCATTTGTATCCATCGCGGTAACCCTTTGTGAGATATGCTCGCAAATCGGTAGGAATAGATCCAGTCATTTTCTCAAGTTTCGAAACAGTTCGGCCGGCCATAGCATCTCCAATCTTGGAGAAGAAACCTTCTTGAACAGTCACGAATTGAGAACGGTTCTTTGATGTGTCATACCATTCTCCGAGATCATTCATGTCGAGTGTCAATATGTCAAATGAGTTGCTCTGATGTGGAGAAACCAGTCTGGCAGAGAACTCGCCGCCGTCAATAGACACTTCGACTTTCAGTTGCACATAACCTGCCGGACGTTTTGTGTCCTTCAGATTCTTGATATGACTGCAGTCTGAATCAAACGTAATATACGCTTTTGTATCAGACACGATCTCACCAGATGCAGGCGGATACAAAAATTCCAGATAATATTCGTAATGCTCGAAGTTGTCTTGCAATTCAGCTTCGTCAGCATTGTCCGTCTTTTCTCCTGTCATGTACTCATAGAGTTTGTTGAGAGCATTCTGACGAAGGCCATTGTCCAAGCAATACGGATATACGATCTTTCTCAAAATCGAATCCTTTGCACCTGAACCAACGGCAGGACTGAATAATGCCTGAATTATCAGTACCTGATCGCGGGACATCTTATCCGGGCATTTGATAGGAATATCATATCCTCTGGAATCCGATACAGGACCAACGCCAAACACGGTTTGTTCCTGAACCGGTTTTCCCATCTTCTGTTCAACAACCATAAGAACGCCAGACGCTTCAGAGACGAACGCTTGGATCATTCTCTTGACTGTCATAATACTGCCTGGATCAATATCTGCCCGAAGCATTTTACTCAGATCGGACAGACAGTGATTCAGTTTCAAGAGTTGTTTGCGTTCAGTCTCATTGAAAACATTCTTCATGGTTGATGCATGATGGACGACACGATTGAGTTTCCATCCTTCTTTTCTGAATTCAGAACAGATCTTCTCAATGTCCATATCGGAGCTATTTAATATGCCGAGCGCTTTTCTGAGGTGAATATCCAGCTCCTTGTTAATATTACCTCGCGTCAGAAAAAAAGCTTCTTGCTCCACACTCGGTGCCGCGCCATCTGCAGGCGGGACGTCAGAATCGATCGGTGGTTGGACATTTGTATCAGCATTCTGCAGGAATTCCTTCAGCTGATCCATTGGCATGCCCTTGATCTTCTCCTGTGCTTGCGCCAGAATCTCGTCCATTGACATATTGTCAAAGTCAAGATCCGACGTTGCAGGAGGCTCATCCATAGGTGCCTCTTCGGAACCGGCATCACCGATTTCTGCATCCAGGTCAGCTTCAGTCGGTGCGGCTTCGTCGCCACCGAGATCTGCGTCAACGCCATCGATGTTCACGTCATTTTCAGCGTTTGCATCATTCTGGGTTTCATCAGCAACCTTCTCTGCAATCTGGTCGGAAACGTTGTTTGTATCAACGATTTCCTTGTTTTCGGTTCCATCAGCAGGTGCTTCTGCAGTAGGATCACCTTCGATTGGAGGTGCTGCAGCATCAGGAGCGGCTCCATCGACAGGTGGAGTAGCATTTGGATCGGCAGGTGCACCATCAGGAGGAGGTGCATCGAATGACACAGCCGGTGCATCAGGATTTGCAGCCGGAGCTTCGTCAGGATTGCCGAAATCAATTGCTTCCTGAACGAATCTGCTCGGGCGACGGTATGGAGTCTTCTCCCGTGCTGCTTTCGCTCTGAGTGCATCACCTTTCTGCATGCAATCGAGACCGCGAACCGCAGAGATATCCATTTCGGAAACAACTGCGTCACCGCCTCTGCTGAGCTTAGACCATCCGACATATACAACATCGGAAGTTCCATCGATTTCACACTCGATTGTGACACAGAGATGGTCACCAGGATCGGTCGGAACGATCATCTTGGTCGGAGTAATGAAACTCCAGATGTCTTCTGCAGAAGTTGCGCCGACTTGTTTGCCGAACTTTTCGAAGACAGCTTCTTGAATGGTCTGTTGACCCTCTTCCTTGAAAGCAGTGACACTGTCAAGCTGCTTCTTCAGAATCTGATCGTTCTTATCGGTTTGGAATTCGATTCCGAGTTTTGCGGAAAGGCTGTTTCCGTTCAACTGACCGCATTCCATAATGAATCTGGAAGGGACACGATCGTCTGTCATGTCAATATGGTCGAAGCCATAGAAACCTTCCTGAATGCAGTATTTTTTGTATGCTGCAAACTTCTCCTGAGCTATGCCACGGCACCGCTCTGAGAATGCATCATCCGGTTCACGCATGAACTGTGTTGTCGTTGCAACGGCTTCCTGATAGAAGTCATCGACAGTCTTCATGGTGGTGTAATCATCCATTTCCTGGACAGTAGCATCGCCGGGAACATTGGTGAGACGACCAGACATGAGATCGACTTCAACAGATGTGATCTCAACGTCATCCTCAAGCGGAATGTCGATCTTCGTGAACGGGCGGTCACTGCCTGCTTCTGTGCCCGCCATGCTCAGGTCATCGAGCTCTTGGAACAGATGTGCACATTCCAACACAGCGTCGGTCATTTGTGCTTCTTCTTGAACAGCTTCGAATGCTTGTGCTGCTTTGGCTTCATTCGCACGAGATTCAAGCTGCTGTCTGATATATCCAAGCATAATGAAAATTCTCCTTTGCAAAAATTTTTTATAAATAGACACACATATCGTTTTTTGGCATACCGATGTGATGTCTCTATTTATTATAATAGAACACCCATTGTTTCCTTAAAAATCTCTGAAACCATTTCGGGTGTTAACTCTGAAATACCGAGCTCTTCCAATTCGAGATCTCCCTCAATAGTGGTCCCGTTAATGGACGGCTTGTTCTCGAGTTCATTATAATCCATAAGGCACCTCCAGAAAGGAATGATGATATGAATCCATATAAAGAGTATTTGGACAGAGTGTTCACAACGTATATGACAATACATCCGGACCGAAATCCGGATAAGGTCAGACGCCATATACAAGAACTGACGGACAGACATTTCAAAGATATCCCATGCCAGTTGAATAACAATATCACACACGAGACGATTGATACGACAGTGTGTGCGACATTCGATTGGATTGAGCAACGTTCACCGATCATTACAGGAAATGGAACGTTCTTCAAACAGCATGAAGAATATCTCGCACCGATCGTGGTCATGCTTGAAACACTTCAGGCTGAACGCAAAGGCGTAAAGAAAGAAATGTACAAGCACGACAAAAAATCGGTTGAATATGCTCTGCTGAATACAGAGCAAGGATCGATCAAGGTCATTATGAATGCTGACTACGGCGGGTCTGGAACGACGTTGTCACCATTCTATTCATGTTATATCCCGCCTGCAACGACGGGCTCTGCAAAGGTTATGACCACAACCTTAATCTGCTGTTTGGAGATGCTCTCTGGCAATCAGAACAAGTGGGCAAAGATTCAAAATATCAATGGTTTGTATGATTTCATCCATATCGTTTTGACAGATAATGAAGAACGTCCAACAGCAATCAACGATACATTTACAATCGATGAGGTGTGCGAAGCATTGATTGGATTCGTGAATGACTACTCGTTGGAAGACATCAAATATTTGAAGGCATTTCTGTTTGCATTGACCCCTGCACAGCGCACAAAACTGCGGTTGGCATTCCAGGTCAAGTTTGTACTGACCGAATATCTTCAGAATGAGATTGATGATGTGATGACATATCTGAAGGCGAATCGTCTGAATTGGTCAAACATCTCGAAAGAGACATTGGCAATCTCCGGTTTTGGCACAGACATTCCTGCGGAAATCAAATCACAAATGGATCATATCAGCAAGGTTGTGTTGGACAATTGTTGCTATCCATTCATCCTGAATGATAATGAAGTTCGTGCGGCAGAAATGGAACGTGTCATTGTTTGCGTTACTGATACAGATTCACTGATGGTTCATTTCGCAAACTATCTTGATGAATTCCATGCGCGTGTTGAGAATTTCCGTGATAGCTGTATCATCGCATCTGCCCTTGGAATGAGGTTGTTCGTTGAAAATATCATTCCGAGAATGGTCCGTTATCTGACAATTGGGTGTAATATTAAAGATGAATACTATCGTAAGAAGTTTGTCTTTAAGAATGAATTCGGATTCTTGGCACAAGCATTAATTGCAAAGAAGATGTATGCTTCTGCAATGTTTGTGCAAGAAGGTTCTCCGCGTGATATTCATGATATTGCGGTATCAGGTTTGTCATTTAAGAAGCGCGACTCCGCAGAATTCCTTGAGGAGATCATGGTGCATCTTTATGATAAATACATTCTCACACCTGATCATGTATCTGTCGAAGGTATCATGGATGAATATTATGCGTTGAGAGAACGTCTGAAAGGAGAACTCGATCACAATCCAAAATATTATCAGGTACTTGGATTGAAAGATGTATCTGCATATGATGCAAACAAAATCCTTCCGGAGCAAATGCGTGGTGCTTTGGTATGGAATGAACTGTTCCCGGATGAGCAACTGCTTCCGATGGACCGTGTTATCGTTGTTCGGTTATCATTCGAAAAAATGCAACAACACGCATCTGAAGATCCAAAGATTGCAGAAGTGTTGAGAATGTCTTTGGTCAATAATGAGAAGATGAAAGATACACCTTTCATCTGTCTGCCCGAACACTATCATGAGATCCCGGATTGGATCAGTCTGATCATTGATAAAGATGGTATGGTTGATAAACTCCTGACACCATTCAAACAACTGCTGAGTTTGTTTGATATCATGGTCGCTGATACAAAGGCTGGTTCGATTTCGTCTCGGATGATGTGTTTATAATGAAAGGAGTATAATCGAATGCTTGATGAAATTTACGTATGGATGGAATCATACGCGGGCGTATCATTTGAATTTGAGGAAACGATTGCGGCGGTCTCTGGGACTACCGCGATCGTCGACCCATATGGATGGTATTCGGCATTAACAGTCACATTGTGTCAACTTGACGATGCATGTGATATCATCGACATGTACCAATCCGCAATTCCTGATAATCTTCCCACTCGTAAGAAGATGAAACGTGCTATCACGGAGAATGTGCTCGGATTGATGGTCGAAAATATCCGCAGTGTCTGTTCTCAATTGAACATCGAACCGGTTGAGATTAAGACAACTGATATCTTGAAAGAGATCATCGAAACTATGTATGAGCTTCTGAACATGTTGAACACATACTCGATCGATGAAATCATCAAGAATAATCTTTATGTGACCCATGAAGAGGAAAACGATGATTCGTTTGCAAATATGCTGAATATCATGAAGGAAGATATGGTACAGCTTGCGACGAATACAAAAGCAATCCGTGATCAATATTATGAGGCGCAGGATACTGCTGAAGAGCTGGGTGAAATTGACTAAATTTGGACAATAATATTGTTCTAAATGGTGTCAACATTAACATACATTATTTTGAAAGGAGAGTGGCTTCAATGCCGTTCCAAAATTCAGGTTTCAATAACCAAAACTCATCCTCTGGTGAGAAGAAGAAGACCAATTGGCCGGTTGGCAGACTGTTCTGTTCTGATGCTGTGATGAATCTTAGCATCTGGAATTCTGATTCCGCAGTCTACACCATATTCGCAATCAAGGAGGCGCGTGGTAAGGACCCGTCTACCGGTGCGAATATCTATGAGCAGAAAATGCCAAACGAACTCCCGCGCGTATTCATGAACCCTGAAGCGCTCCGTGGTTTTATCGAAGGCGCTAAGGCACTCGACATCACAACAAACACAACGGTGCAGGTTCCGCAGAAGAATGGTTCCAAGATCACGATCACTACCAATGACTCTCAAGTCAAGATCACGCTTGAGACTCAGAAGCAGGGCTCTCGTACGGCAACCTTTGAGCCGGTCCCGTTCGGCGCAACAAAGGTCAACGCACAGTGGAAGAACATGCTGACGCTGCTTGATATTGCCATGAAGAAGGCGCTCTTTGCAAAGCTTGATCCGGAAGAGTTTGCGATGGCAATGGGTGGCAACAACGGCGACGGTGACGAAGAGGTCCCGATCTGATGATTGATTTCTCCAACATTGGACAAGAAGCTTTCGTGATTCAGTACGAAGATCTCATATCGCTGATCGGATTAAACGTCGTCCGCTATATCAGATCGAAACAAGGTCTGCCTTCAACGGATGAATTGACCCTCGAATATTGTAATCGTACAGATTATGACATCGAGAAGTTTGTTCGAGAGCATGATGTGATCGGCTGTGAGTTTCCTATAACGGAGATGTACAAATCTCCGATTGCGTGTCGCCCGAACTTGGCGTATGCGTTTAAGATAATGGAAGCGGCTGCGCGAAATGGAATTCGTCGGTTTGTGATTCATTCAAATGAATATTCACCTGCCATCGAGAAAATTGTCAATGCATTGGAGATCAAAGTAACGTATAAGCACGGGGATATCGTCCCCGTGCTGAATGCGTTACCCAACTGCACATATACAACATCTGATCCGAATAATATTCGGAAGTGTAAGGATGTTGATGCTCCATTCGCATTGACGATTGTCGACGACTTCCAATATGTTGCACCATTCGTGTTGGATCAATCGTTCGTTGAAGAGCTCAGAAAGAGAGGAAAGTATGTCCAGTTCACCGGCGTGATATCCGCCGGAATTATCTGATATCACTTCATTCAGTCAGGAGGTTGAAGACACTATGACCGAGCCGCCCAACAAAACCCTGTTGTACCTGTATGATCCTGATGAAACGTATGAGTACAATGCTGCCCACGGAACGGAATATCCGTATAATGGTTTCCCAACGGGTCAATATGGACGAAAGTACAAGAAGACCCGATTCATAAATTGGGAACCTATTCCGGAAGACATTATTATCAGACATAATGGTTCGCAAATCTTTGTGAACTTCTCGGCATTATTCCCGAACAACGTAATCGATCCTGCCATCCAGCTGTTCCAAATGAGAACACGTCGTCTGGATTTACAGAATCTGATTTGTGAACAGATCAATTTCTTCACGGCATTATATGACCCTGATAATGATCTGATTACAAGTATGCTTGTTGCGAAGTACCTGACAGATTCGCAAACATATACAATCGTGACATTTGAAGAATATCAGCAAAAGCTGTTCGACATTCTGTTCCCTGAATGGACCATTGCTAGAATTCGAAAGATGGTTGAAGAAAACGACGTTGGCGACGATGTCAAAGGTTTGTTCCCCGAAGATATGCCGCGAGATATCTTTATCGTGTCCTTCATGATCAAAGTCATGCATATTTTCATCGAGCACTTCATCATTTCAACAGGTAATTCTCCGAAAGACCTGTACGAGTTATTCGCAATGGCATTCACAAATATCATGAATCATATCAATCCGAACATCTATGTTCTGTTGTATGATTACGTGAATTCATCCGTTGTACAATCATGCTCATCAAATGCGAACATTTATGACATGCAAGCAATTGATGGTGTGACGATTCCGACAACCACACTCTATGTGATGAGAAAGAGTTTGTTGTGTGACGGTTTAATCAAATTGACATTTGCTTCGGCATGGGACAAAGTCCAAAAGAGACCCACATTCTCTTGTGTCGGTTTGATCAAAGCAATCATTACGCAGGCATCGTTCGTCACAAGAAAGGTCCAGCTCAGATACTCGCTGGTCAATGTTGATGATATCTCCCAGCTGCTCCCGGACCAGATCTCGAACAATTCACCGATTTCAATGATTCGGTCGTTCAACCCTGGAGAGTATTCGTGCGTATACATTGATCTGAAGGTTATCATCGGACAAGTCGCAAAAGAAATCGATCTGTCTCCTGTTGACTTCTATCTTGAGAATCTTCCGCAGATGAATGACCTTTCCAAAGTGCTTGTCGAAGCCGTTTTGTACAATAAATTCCATTCCAGCATTTCGATCAATATTCTGTCAATGAAGCAAAAGTATATTCTGCTTCTGTATGTTCGCCATCTGATCATGCAGATCTATTCTTTGACGGAGGAAGACACGAAATCGAACCCGCTGATCAGTATGTTGATGGCAAAGACTGTCACGCATACGACGAAGACGTTGACCGCAAAGGATTTGAATTCTATCAAGAAATTCGTGAAGCTGAATAATCTCCGCGAATTCTTGTTGAGTGAAAAGAATGTGACGACGTTTATCGAGTCTATCGTCCATTCCGTTCTTTCATCATATACGATCGTGAATCACAATGATCCATCTCTGTTGAACACTCCGCTCCAGTATGATGCAAATAACATGACACTGGATTTGCTTGACATGTGTGTTTCATTGTTTGATTATATCACGAATCCTCAATAAAGAGAAAGGCGAGAATACATATGAATGCTCAGCGACTCAATCTTGAAATCGAATATCTGAAAGATATTGCGACTCATAATGGATTCTTGATCCAAGAAGAAGACCATTATTCTCCGACGAATGTGAACGCGCTCGTAGATTCTACAAAATTCACAGACTGTGAATACAGATGTGACTGCGGCGCGTTCATTGGACAAGATCTGATCGGTCAAATCTGTCCAAGATGTAAATCAGAGATTACATTGCATTCTCTGAACTTTGCATATACTGGATGGATTGATCTCGGCGAACACAAAGTGATTACTCCGGTATACTATATTATGTTGAAGCGTGTTCTCGGAACGAATATGCTTCGATACATCCTGGGTGATTACAAATCCAAACTTGACATCAAGTACAACGAAAATGATCATGGCGAACCTGAGGAAAAGAAACAGAAGAAGGCAGGCCGTGTCTCTCAGGATGACATCCGTTATATCGAAAAGAAAATCCCGAAAACAAAATTGATGTATCGGGGAATCGGTCATGACGGATTCTATCAACGTTTTGAAGAAATCATGAACGCATGTGCTCCGAAAAACAATGAAGAACTGAAGATCCTGCTGGACAATAAGGAAGCTGTATTTACTTCGAAGATTCCGCTGTATTCCACGGCTTTCCGACCCGTCTCCAAAACCTCTGAAACAAAATTCTATCCCAAGATCAACAAATGGTTTGCACAAATGGTTTCTGTCGCATGCAGAATGAAGAACATGGTGCTCAACATGGAATACATGCAGGCACTCAACTACATTCAGAAATGCTGGATGGAAGCTGTCGAGCACATCATTAAGAATGAAATGTCTAAGAAGGACGGCTACGTTCGTACAGAAATCATCGGCGGCTCATTCGCATTTTCTGCACGTGCGGTTATTACACTTGACATTTCTCTGAATGTTGATGAAGTGGACCTTCCGTACTCGATGGTGCTGACGGCATATCAGTATCGGCTGACATATATGCTGGCGACGCGTTATAATATGACACTTGAGCAAGCATACCTTTTCATCAACACATATGAAAAGAATGAAATCATCATCGGCTTACTGGATGAGATCATTGCAGAAGGACAATGGGTTCTGTACTTACGTGAACCGACGAACAATCTTGCATCAATTGTTCTTGCAAAGATTCGTCGTTACAAAGTCGGAGATGATACAATGTCTGTTCCGCTCGAACCGTTGAGCGGACTGAACGCGGACTTCGATGGTGATGCATTGGATATCTGGTTCCTTCTGGATAAACAGCTCGTACAGAAGTTCGATGCATTCCATTATTCATGCCTGACTGACCGCATCAATGAGAAGGTGTCTCTCGATATTCTTTCATGGGCAGATGTTGCTCTTGGAAGAATGACTGAATGATATGAGATGTTGGAGGGGCCTGCGCGCCCCTCCATAAATCTTTTTTGTCGTGAAATATATATTGTTATTTTGAGCGGGTAAATGCATCCGAAAAACGGTTTTGTAACTTTATTTAGGGAGGCGATCAAATGAAGAAATTTGATCAAATTATACAAGAATATTCTCGAAAAAAGGAGGACCGAATCCAAGAGGAGATAAAAAACGCGGGCACACAGGATTCTTCTCCGATTTCGAATATGATCCGAGGTGCATTGAAGTCTGGACATAAGGTATACCTATGCACAGATTGGCATCTGTGGAAGTATGACAAGAAGACAAAAGAAATCAGTGAAAGATCTGATAAGCAGGCTATCATCAATGCATACAATAACAAAGTGACAGACGATGATGTCGTTATTTATCTCGGCGATTTGATCGACGGAGAATGTGAGCCAAAGAAGAAAGAACTTGCAGCTTTGCTTGATTCTCTGAAGGGAAAACGGATTATGATCCGTGGAAACAACGACCTGTTTCCTGATGCGTTCTATCTGCAGCACGGGTTTAAGTATATCACGCCGAAATTTGTGTACAACGATATCTTGTTTACACATATGCCGGAAGATCATAAACACAGAATGAACATTCATGGCCACATCCATGGATACAAAACTTATTGGCTGCCATATCATGATATGATTGATGTGGCATTTCTTAACGGACGGAAGGAACCAGTCGAGATGAATGCGGTGATTGATGCATTGCCAAAGTATCGAAAAGTCGCAAAGGAAGTACCTGCAAGATTCGAGCAGGAGTTTGCATCATTGTAATAATGGGCGGGGAAACCCGCCCATTAAATATATTTTATGGAGAGTGAAGAATAAATGGATGACGTGGATCTCCAATATGAAGTGCTTCATGAGCCGTTTAATGTCGACGTGCATAAGAAGACCTTCATAAACTATCTCGAGGTGATCATCAAATCAGATGGAACGATTGAATACGCAGTTCCGTCTCATATGATGAAACTAACCGAGATATACGGTAAATCATCAACAGAAATGTTCGATGATTACTATATGACGGACATGAAGATAGATCCAGTGACATGGATCTGCAGACAAACTGGGTGTATATCCGTCTGGAATGATGGTTATACAGGGACTGCAAATGCTGCCCAAAAGAGAGCATTACTCATGCTCAAAAACAACGGAGTATACGGAGGTAGAATCGGATGAAATGGTTCATTTCACAACCTATGGCGGGGATGACAGACGAACAGATTCTCGCCAGACGCAATGAGATTATCGATTTGATCAAAAGCATGCGTCACAACGAAGAAGTCGAGATAATCGACTCATTCACCAAAAGTGAGGAGATTGTTGGTAAAGGACGTATCGCGATGCTGGGCGATTCCATCATGCTTATGAAAGATGCAGATGTTGTATTCTTTGCCAATGGATGGGAGAAATCTGCCGGGTGCAATGTTGAACATGAGGTGTGTGTTCAGTACCACCTCAGGCGGATTTATGAGTCAGCATTGAATACGCATTATAACCCAGCCGAGGTGTGTACGAACTATACTGAGAAACGCACGCCGTTTTCCCCATCCCCGTTTTCTCAAAATCCAGATACGGTAACTTTTTGGAGGTAAATATGCGTAAGATTAAAATGAAACCCGAATATTGGCCACCGCTAATCAAACAGCTGGAATCGGTCAATGCACACAGACATGTCGGCACGATCATATCCGGCATTTTCATGATTCATACTCTGCTTAAGGAGTACATCTACACGGTTCATATTTATAATGCGGACAAGGATATCTTCGAGACAATCGGCAAGTACAAGTTTGTCGGAGAAGACGCATTGTCATATCAATTCGAAGAAGTTGAATCCGCGTTGTCAAATGTCGAGATCAAGACGATTACATTGCCAAAAATCTGCTGTGATCGTTACTTCTTCCAAGCGGAAAAGTTCGGCGATGTTGTCTAAATTATCATAATATGCGGACAGCTATGTACTCGAAATTTGAAACAAAGGGGATGCATCTATGTTCGCATTCATTGGAGACACCCACCTCGGCGTAAAATTGCCACAAGCCGATTTCATGAATTCGCTGTCGACATTTCTGGAACATATTCGGGATGCTGAAGAAGAATGTCATGCAATTTTTGTATGCGGCGACCTGTTTGAACATCGGCTATCGATCGATGATGCTAAGTTTGCCGCTAAGTTCATTGCGGCGTTGGTCTATAACCATTCCAAGAAAGATCATACGAATATTCCGATATATTTCGTGCATGGAACATATTCACATGATCAAGAGCAATACCCGATCTTTTTATCAATGCTTGATGAGATTGCGAAAGCGAATGTTTTCTATATCCCGAAAGCATGTGTATATCCGGTCGTGTTTGGAGATAAGAAAGTATTGTTCCTTCCACAGGAATATGACAACGTTGATTATTCGAAGTTATTCGACGACGAGTATGACATAATCGTTGGCCATGGTCCGATTGCGTCACAAACCAAGAATCCGTGCAAATCTAAGAATTATGAAATCATACATTCAGCAGAGTTGCTCGGAAAGATTTCGAAGTTATGTGTGTTTGGGCATTATCATGGATACACCGACTTCGGGAATCATGTATACTACACCGGACCGTGGTTACAATGGAAATATGGAGAAGACGAACCTCGAGTATTCTTCTTCTGTAATGACAATTTGGAAGTATTTACAAAACCGAATCCATATGCAATGAAATTCGAGACAATCGAGATTCACAATCCAGAAGAACTGCGTGAGAAACTCGCGCAAGACATTAACACCCCGCATCGGTTTATCATCAACTCGCCGTCATGTGATATGGAAACATATCGTGGTATTATCAACTCAAACAAATCGTCGATGGCAAAATTCCAATTGGAAGAAATTGTCGATGAAGATGATTTGCAGTTGACTGTTGATGAGACAATCGACGCACAGATGGAAGCTGCTCAGCCAATTCCTGTATTGGGCGCTTTCATAAAGGACAAATACAATCTTGATGCAGATGAACAACTGCATGAATATGAAGCCCAAATTTCAAAGGAGGAAAGTCGAAATGGATGAGCGCGACGATTTCCCATGGATGCCTGATAGAGTTGATCCTGAGAAAGCAGCTGTCAAAGAACGCATTGAGCGTGAAGCTGCTGAAGAACGGGAACGTGAAAAGAAACGTTCTCGGGTTAAGTTCTGGATTTTAATCGTTTCAATCATCGCATTTGCATGCCTTGTGTCTGGTTGGGCAACGATTGAAATTATTCGCAAAATCGCAAACGGTTAAGGAGGAAACAACCATGAAACAGAAAGGTCTTACAGCCATCGAATGGATCGTGATTATCGCGATCATTCTTGTAATCGGTGTTATTTTGCTGCCGGGCTTCCTGAAAGTAAGCAACCAGCAAGAAGTCATTGTCACGGTGACAGACAAGGGTATCAAGGGAAAAGATTCCAATGACAAGTATCTGATTTACACCGACATCACTACTTATGAGATCACGGATGCACTGTTCAAGTGGCGGTGGGATTCGTCGGATCTATACGGCGCAATCCAGGTCGGTAAGACATATAAGATCGAAACAGGTGGATACCGTATCGGCATCTTATCAACATACCCGAATATTTATAAAGCAACGGAGGTTGAACAAACCGATGGATGAATATTATTCCGACGGAATATTGGCACTGATCGGTGCTATCATCTTGATCGCCGTTTTGGTGTTTCTCATATACATTGTAATCAAGAAATTCACTGCGTTTATTAAGAAACGGCAGAAAGCATTTGATGACGCCGAGAATGCCATATTGAGTCAGACAAGGAATCTTAATGAGATTCTCGATAGACCATATGATGACAAGGAGGATATGAATGAAGAAAGTTGATGAATCCATGAACCAGGAAGGACGTATCTGTTTCTTCCGCGGAAAATATGATTTCCTGTCGAACTTCAAAGAGTGCCGGATCATCGATTTCGAGGGTAATGAGTTTACATCGGCAGAAGCGATGTTCCAGTCGTACAAGACTCTTGATCCTGAAGAACGGAAGAAGTTCACTAAGATGGATCCAAAGCAGGCAAAAGCCGCTGGTAAAAAGGTTCAGCTTCGTGAAGACTGGGAAGACATCAAGTTTGACATCATGTGGTATGTCGTATATCAGAAGTTTACACAGAATGACGACCTTTGTAAGTTACTGATCAAAACCGGTAATGCCACCCTGATCGAGGGAAACAATTGGCATGATTCCTTTTGGGGAATGTGCTTCAAAAAGGTTCCCTGCAAAGATGGGGACTATGAGATCCTCCAGGGTGAAAACCGCCTTGGACTCATTTTGAGACAGATTCGGGATGTCATGCTTGACAAGAATATTCCGACTTACTGGCATTCGGAATATGATGACGGTGATGATGCTCACGAAGGATATTACCATATGAGACGGAGACGTGACAGACGAGACTCTGCGCCGGCAATCACGTATACGATCGAAAATCGTCCGTGCTATGAATTTCTGTCAATCAAAAATGAATTGATCGAGCTGATACAGAAACGGCAGAAGCTCGAGTTTGATTCGGCTGATTTGAGATTGGCTATTGTTCATGCAGAGCAACTCACGAGAGAAAAAGCTGCTAATATGGCAGATAAGATTCAATTCTGATGAGAGGGCGGGCTTCGGCCCGCCTTTTTCATTTCGTTTGAGGAGGAAGCATGAAAGTAAAACGTGGATATGCAAATTCTCGCGAACTTGCTGATGATATCTATATCACACTTGTCAATAGAACAGCAGATGTGATCGCACAAACAGGTGATGAATATGGATTTCTGAAAGTCTTACACATGGCAGATGAGGTCCAACCGAAACATTCTGATGGATGGTACACGGATAAACTGTGCACGTTATCAATTATTAAAAACGAATCGGGTTATCATGAGTATCATGTTATGAACATCACAATGCGACATATCGAAGAAGAACGCAGCGACATGTATCATGTTGGGTGTCGATACGAAAATATGTATGCAATCGTTCGTATTAGACCACATGAGTGCAATACTGAAGATACGCGTTTCAATGAACTCCAAGTGTTCTTAAAGGTTGATGGTGTACAGGTAAAGCCTGTTGAATTCATGAAAATCCCGAAGACAGATCCAAAACGAGAAATCATGGGAATTTTATTGGATATCATGGAGCGTTATCTGGATGACGGTCACGTCGGCATTCGCATGGATCTTGATGACATTTTATATGATGATGAGGAGGATTGATTGTGAAAATTCATAATTTAAAATATATTCGGACAGAATCGACAGAAAGCGTTCATGATTTGGCAACAAGATTATTACCGTCATATTCAAAATGTCCGAAATGCAATATTCCTAGAGTAAACAGACGTGCTCGGCGCCGATATAAAAGATATATCGCCGGATTGTTTTCTGTTGATATCATTGGCGCACGGATGACATGTGATAAGTGTTCATCTGAATGGTGGGAAGAAAGCTCAATCGAAAATACATTCAAGTTCAACCCACTTACGGGTATGCTCTGGTTATGGTTCTTCCTGATCTTCAATACTGCAATCGCGATTGCAAAGCTGATAAAATTAATGAATATGATCGAGATTCCGGTGGAAGCCCGCAATGCAGAATTCAGCCATGAGTTCAACCGCAACCTCGGACTTGAATGCCTCGCTATTTTCATCATATGCGCCGCCTCCTTTTCGATATATGTTATCACATCGAATAAGAACAAACATGAGGATGGAAGGAAATGAAACGAAAATACGTGTTCTTTAATCCAGCACAGGTTGCGCGGTTGGCTTTTTATGAAATCTCAACGGCGTTGTTCAATGCGATTACAGCATATGACGGTAGCGAACGTGTTGCCTATGTATATTACGGAAACGACAAGTTCCATGAGAAATACACGGGATTGAATATGGATAAATATACCGTTGTTGATCATATCATGATCGAGAGCTTTGAACATATTCCCGAAGATCGGCTGTATCGATCACATGAAATGATTTCATTCACGTTGGCCGTTAGCAATGATAAATGCCCAACATGTTCAAGTGACAAATGGACGTTTTGGGTAATCGATGTCTTGTTACCGCATCAACATTTCGGTTTAACTATCACATTTCTGGCCGATAAGAAATGGAAAACCACGGAATATTCAACGATACCTATGACTGCCAAAGAATATGCTGATGATGAACTTGCGCAATTCGTAAAGAAACAAGTGTCATCATGCATCAGTCAGTTGTATCTGCATATGATTTTTCCGAAAACCCAATCATACGAGGAGGATTATTATGAAGCATGAAAGACGACAACTCAGTTTCGCTGAGTCGGCGCAACGCAGAATAAAAGACCTGAACTCCGAATGGCTGGATACGATACTCACACACGGTGATGATATTCCCACAGTGCTGCCGGGTTTCGATTGGAAAACTTTACCGGCATATAGAGAGCTGGAAAAGGAACAGAACCATCTGAGGGAAAAACTTGATGTCGAACAGGCATCAATGAAGAAGTATGAAAAGCTCGATGAGCTGTTGAATCGAATCCTCGAAAAGGTTGACCTGATTCCGCTTGGCTATGGATACGAACTCGAGGAATGTGAATGTCCTACAGCTGGTATGGGAACTGAAAATCAACTCGACTATTATAAGTACTGGCTCGGACAGGATAAACCATTGCTGAAATATGGATTGTATTTCATCGCATCACGTGGAGGATACGGTTTGTGTGCAATCGTATTCGACGCGAGCGTTATGAGAAAGACGAATTTGCTTGATGAGTATCGTGGTGCAGAGCTCGGCCTGAGCTTCAATACACATGCACTTCCAAGTGCATTGAAATCGGAAGAGCATGACAGTTATGATCATGATACATTTCGTGATTGTCATAGACAGTTCGCACATTTCTCAGGACGGAACCCTGGTGGCGCAGTATATCCAGCTGCAGCCGATAAGCTGAAATATTTTCATCAGTGTGTTGTTCAGGCAATCTGCAGTATCCTGAGCGAAATCGGCGGCGAGTATAAGGAAATCTTTATGGAAGATAAAAAGGAGGAAAATGAATAATGCTATATTTCACTAGTATTTCTGCGGCAAATGCTGCGCTCTTTGAGCAGTTTACACGGGTCTGCAAAGACCTTTTGATGAAAAGCGGTGTCGATCCTGAGACGATCGACTATTATTATCAGGATGGCGTGGCAGACGGCAAAAATGGATCATACTGCGGACCGTATATGAGCTGCCTCATCTCATCCAGACAGCCTGGATCTTCGGAACCTCATTACCATTTCGCAATCTATAATCTGATCGGGACTCCGAATCTCAGAGTGATATTCTATGATGTCATGACGAAAAATGGTGAAGCGACAGTGGAGTATATCACGCGTCAGGACGAACTCAAACAACTGACGTTTGAGTTTGCTCCGATTGTGCAACCTGGTGATGATGAACCGACACTCGTTATGCCATTCGGCTATCTGTCTGGAATCTTTGCAGGGTTTCTGCAAGCAACATCCGATCTCACAAAAAATCCGGACTATGATCCGGATGGAACAATGAATCAGGAGGGTTAACTATGAGAACAGATCTCGTATTCTTCAGTCTGGATCAGTACGCACGTTTCATGTTTCAGCATCTTTCAACAGCATTGCTTGATTCATTCAGAAATTATGACGAACATGTCAAGAATGTATCACTGCTGTTTTGCACACCCGATGCCGTCAAAGGAATTGACGGCATCGTTGCAAAAGGACAGGAACTGATTGACTATGCACAGCTTGCATATTTTACGAAGAATGAAGATTCTGCCGAAGGCGCACAATCGACCGGTTTCGTATGGATTGGCCTGCTGAGAGATGAGGATACTGAAGACTATATTATCCAAATCATTCTGCCGACAGTTGAAGTTTCGTTCCACGTTGACATCAAAGCCGAATACAGAGAGAATAACAGAAAGCTTTTCACGGCAAATCTATGTGCAGTGAAAAGCCATGAACGTGACGGAAATGTTATCACTGAATTCGTCAAAGACGATGCTGACGATATTGCCGTCATTGTTCGCCATTTCATGAAGATTTTGACAAATGAACTTAAAAAGATCTGCACAAATGCATATTTCGGGACACTTCTGAATGACGTCGGAGATTACACGTATGACGGATAAACCTGAAATAAAACGGATTATCTCTGTGAATGAAGAGAAACCTACCAAATTTCCGCATGCCATAACATGTTTGGAAAAACTGACGGAAGAAATTAATCATGCGATTCTGGAATATTCACGAACCGATTATGATTCAGCTGACATGCTGAAACTCTCTTCAATAAAAACAGAATTGACGCAAGCAATTCTGTTATTGCAGAAAGGTGGTTAATAATTATGGCAGGCGCACCGAATTTTCATACTGAAGCCGAGTGGAATGCATTGCTTAGAAGACTTGACAGAGTCGAAAGAGCGATCCAATCCATACCGTATATCACAGATGATGATGCTTCCGAATTGAAAAAATTAATTGATCGGAATAAAACTCATTCCGATGAACTCCCACTCCCGGCATTACATGGGGGCTTCTTATGTGCAAATACCAAAGATCTTCCCCCGATTAATTGGGGTGACGTACATCCTGAAAATCTTCCCCCTATTAATTGGGACGCCGCACATCCTGAACTGTTACCGACTGTCACAGACAACGGACCGCAAATGAGTGATTCAATCGCTGATAGACTGTCTAAAGTGGAACACGCTGTGGATAATCTCAAACAAGACACCGAATGTCTTTGGGATGTTATCAAGTTATGTTTGAAGACCGTTAATCTGCGTTAATCTGTAAGGAGGAATCGAAAATATGCCTCAATTAACAAGCATTCCCGCATTTGATCAGGATCATTTTCCGATCGGAACTGCGATTCTGATTGAATCAAAAGGTGATGAATTTTCCGGTAAACTTGACCCGGAAGTGGGTATTATTATCGGATATCTTGAAAGCCACACTTTGATGAAAGTGCTCACAAGGCGTACCGCAAAATATGGTGGACAGTGCATCTCGGCAAGATCAATCGGTCATACGGTCGTTCTTACAAGATTGATTCCCGAGCCCGATACTGTGGAAGATATGGACTATAAGGCCGCGGTTGATGAAATCAACGGTTGTTGTTTTATCCCACCTGATAATGAGGTTTTCGAACCGGGAGGAGACAACTATGAATGATCAGCAACATCCATACGATTTAACGGAAGCAAAATTGAATGCTACTGCCCATAACATCAGAGATATGTCATCAGAATTGGCATCGATGCCGGATGGTGTATTCCATGATCAGATGAGAGCATTCATCGAATTGCAGAAAACGAAATCACGCAATCGATCACTAAAGAAATCTGGAAGCTGCCGTTTCAAGGAGATTTTCGATAATGGAAACGAGCTTAAATTGCAACCTTTTCGTATCAAGCCGCCTGAATTCAAAGAATACCCAGAAATTAAAAAGATTGCATCAGGAGTAACGGCGGATGATCTTATTGACATTGCAAAAGATTTTTCAGCGATGGAAGGCTCATTGTACATGCGGATGGTATATGACATTATGAGAACAAGCGACAAGGCGTGTTTTGACTGCTTTAGGGAATACCTCGGATGTAAAACTGCTGATGACGTATTCAAGATTATGACAACCGAGTCAATGTATCATCTATACAATGAAATCGTCCCGTTGATCAATCAACGAATCGGGGAATATCTTAATTTGACAGGAATCGGTTTTCTCGGATTTTGCGAAACGGACAAACCTGCTGATGATTCCAAAGAATCTCTTGATCGGCTTCGTGCCAGATGGGAAGAAATTTATAATGAGAATGCAGCAACTGCAGAAAGTGAGGAGGGTAAAGCATGACACCAGCAGAAATTGAAAAATATGATAAGACCATTCTCAGCAGAGATTGGTCAGATCCATTCATCATAGAAATGTGGCAGCTCGCACATGGAATCGACCCGACTTCGAACAAAATTCCCATGAGTGGTACTTATGGTGGGGAGGATACAGAATTCTCAAACGAGTTCGTTGAGAAAATGAAAAAAGCCATCCTTCTTTCTCATGAAAAATATGGGTGGATGGCTGACACATATCCGACACTTGCAAAGGCAATTGATTGTGCGGCAGATAGGATCGAAGCATATATGAAATATCATAACAAGGATTACCTTGTGGATGTTGCGAATTTCGCAATGATTGAGTATATGCGTCCATCTTTCACAACAATCAAGTTCGGTGAAATTGCGAAGATCGATGATTCCGATAACATCAGATGCATGATTGATAGAATCAAAATGTATCGTCAGGATACCAATTGGAATTATATGGCGGATCTTGCAGTATACGCAATGAAAGAGTATATGCGTCCGAGTTATGATGATGCACATTATACACCGACAGATTCTGATAAGTCGGTCGGTCTGGCTGGTGGAATCAGTTACAAACAACTGAAGGAACAGATGGACGCCGAAAAATCGAGAGGAGAATATTAATATGCGAGTTTCAAATATAACAATGAAGGTTGAACCGATTGGTGGTTCAAAGATCACCCACGATGGCCGGAAGAAGGACTTGTTCCAATCAACGATTATGTTTACAACGCCCAGCAAAGTCGATCTGGATGAGCTTACGGCATATCTCGAGGAGTTCGAACCAACGAATACAGACGATCTTGCGAAGAAGGCTGAAGAACTTCGGCTTGCACATGAATATTTTGGCCATAAGAGCGTGGATGAGATCAAAGCTGAACTGGATATGATTTATATCACGAACAAAGGTTCGAATACCGATGGTTTGTCAAACGACAAAGTCTTGATCAAAGTATGTCCGGTACGGTATTCAGTTGGAATTGAAATCCTTCGCAATGTATTCGGCGTATACTATACACCGCCCACGGAAACGACACTTGATTCGGCGGTTTGTGTCACGGAACAGTCTGATGAACAGTGAATATATGAATGGTGGGCTTCGGCCCACCATCGTATACATTTTTTGAGGAGGTTCATATGAAAGATCCTGAAAAAGACCCGTACGTTATCATCTCATCATTCAACTGGCGTGAAGTCTTTAAACCAGCTTTCATTGGTAGATTCCAGAGCAGACTTGCAGCCATCTTCAAAGTCAGAGACAAAAATAAATATAACAACATGAAATTCAAGTTGATCATGATTCCCGCTGATGAACAACCTGTTGAGAAGACTCCTGCGCGGGCCCTTGCCGAATATTGGGAGGCAGCCTTATCGCAAGAAAAGCTTGCTGATATGGCTGAACGTATGAAAGCAATTCCACCTGAACAGATGAAAGAAATGTTCAAAGAATGGTGGGTTGTTTCAGCGAGGCAGTATCTCGCTGACAATGAATTGGAGGAACTCAGCAATGAAAGTTCAAGTTCGGAAACTGACAAAAGCTGAGAGAATACATCTGTCGGCTGAATTAATAGCTCGGGGTGCAGTAATTGCGATCAAGAGCAAAGACATGCCAATGAATGATCGCGCATTGCTCTTGAGATTGGCCGGATTCGAGGATCCTTGGGGATATCTGGAGTGAAGAAAAAGGAGGTTGACGAACATGACAGTGAGTCAATTGAAAGCGATTCTTGAAGAACTTGAGAAAGCAAACTGTGGTGACCATCAGATCAAGTTTCAATGCGAATCTAGACGTGAAACGAATTTCGATGGGACTGGCGCCGTTGTGCTTCCTTCGCGTACATTCGATTTCTATGACTTAAAATACGAATTCGCGTTTGACAGCTATATTACAAACGATGGATATCCGTGCAAAGTCACCAACTGCACGGACAATATCGTTGTTAATTCAGATGAAAAAACGGTGACTTTCCATCAATTCTGAAAGGAGAAGGAGGTTAACACTAATGAGCTTTTTATTACAGCACGCCCTGGAAGCACCAATGTTTGTCCAGAATGATGATTTGTTTGACAAGCTTCGAGCATATATCAACACGAAGCAGTTTGTCGAGAAAACAGATATGAACGATAAAAATTTTGGTATCTGCCACGCAATTCCAGTGTTGTTGAGACCGGATGGATCAAGTAAGAGATATTGTGACACGCAGCTGTATATCCCTGACGACGAATCGAAATGGTTTGGCAGGGTCTCTCACATCGCAGTTTCTCATTCGGTAGAACGCCGGTTTGATGTTATGGTCGCAGTAACGAATCCGGAATACCAAAACGATGTGCTGGTTGACAGTTTGAATCAGCATGTCAAAGCATATCCGTGGATTGCAATAAATCCATGGACAGACGACAATTCTGTTGTTCTTCTGTCTGTCATTTTGGAATTGATGGGAAGGGGTCCATCATTATGAACTGGAAGAAACGAAAGAAACTTCGGAAGATCGCGAAGCATTACAACCGGGATCACTTAGCATTATCGAGGTGATAAAGATGGAGAAACGAAAACCTGAATTTCATTTGTGGTTGGTTCGACCGATTCACGGTGATGAATATTTTCTGAAAACGGTTCTCGAGATCGAAGCAGCCATCAAACTGAAAAAGGATATCGATACATACCAGGTATGTATGCTATCGACGAATCTGTTTAACGAGGGCTATCGCATCTTTGTGCATGATGATGTACATGATAAATTTGAAATAACCCTCGGATCATGTGATCGAACTGATCGTGAACTCAGGATGGGTCATAATCTAGAAAAGATGCTTTTGAGTGGGGCATTCTATTTGAAGTGTGGACTAGAACCAGTTCTGGATCCACCTGATAGACTCCAGAAATACATTCCTGAAGACAAGATCGGAGATCTTATTGCACGCGCATGCAATATAATCACATCAGACAATCATATTGATATGACTGATTTAAACCATACACCCATATTGCTTGGTGATACCGAACATATTGACTATCCACAGTATAAACCGATATGGACCGATGAAGGTTTACATGAAGGCGGTGATCAAAATGGATTATCAGAAACTGTGGAAACGACTGAAGAAGTTTCTAAAGGGGATGGGTGACGCATATGCTCCTGCAAACGTCATCCTGCGAGAGATGAAATCACTTGAGAAAGGGGATAACGACAATGAACTGGAGGAAAAGAAAGAAACGATCAAGCCGTAATGGATTTCCGACATTTCGAGCGTATAAAGACCGACTCAAACTGGTCAACAATATCATCCGATCATTGCCATACGACAAAATTTGTTACTTCATACTCGATTATGGAACCGATAAATTGCGTGTTGACCGTGATTGGGTAATCGAGACGATGTTGATGCATCCCGCTATCGTGTCGATTGCGTACAGCAACATCGAACATGATGAATATCATATCAAATGTATCGGACGAGATTCGGCTACCAATTTTACGATACTCGTCGGATCAATCGAAAGTTATTGGAGGGAGGGACTTGAATGAGTAGGAAGAAGAAATACGATATCACAGATCTTTTATGCAGATTCTTCGCTCTTGTCTTTGACAAAAATGAGAGGCATAAGATGATCGCAGAGGGAGACAAATATATGGGACCGTCATTTGGAACCGGTGGTCCAAGCGTGCAAGAGTTGTTCAACGCCAGATTCGACACGAAGAACAACAAAGAACCCGCGTTCATTGAAATGTATATTGAATACATGTGTGATTACTGCTATCACGAGGTGCTTGGTCTCGGCGGAACTGGAATTCCTGACATGATGAAATGGTATTTGTGTCAGGTCTTTGATCTGTTCTCTGAAGAAGTAGATAGTACCTCGGGATATCCGAAATCTCCGGCTGAAGCAAAAGGACTGGCTCCAGCGTATTATCTTGATTCCAGCAAAATCGAGAAAGTCTTCGGTATTGACGAGAAGTCGATGTATTCTCATGATGTCAAAAAATCGGGACCGTTTCTGTCGTTGCTGTATATTATCTATACTTTTGATGAGAAGCATGTGACCGATTATGGCTTCTCGATATTTGCATCCCATTTGACAGGAAAAGGAAAGACGATGATGGAAATCTTCAAGAAGTGGCTTGAATTCAATCCACCAGAAGATGATACATGATCGGAGGTAAACGATGAACTGGAAGAAACGAAAGAAGCTTCGTAAGATCGCACATGCACATGGGAAATCCCATTATTATGAATGGAGAAGTGTAATTAAAGCACTATGCCATCTCGATTTATATATGACATATTGCAGAGAGAAACAAAGTGAATCTTGGCGAGTATTGGTCAGTAAAAAGATTGAATCGGCACATGGTGAATGGGATCATCCTGTGAATGACATGGTTCAATGTGATGTTGTCATTCAGGACTATACGTCACCAAATCGGCTCAAACGTGTCTATACTCCAGAACAAATCTCTGGCATGGTGGAGTCGTTCGATAAGAAGCTGAAACATGAAGAGATTACATTGGGACCATTGAAGGATGAACCGATGATTTCCGGATACATCACAGGAACTCGTGTTGAAGTCGACAAGGATGGCCATGAACGAATTATCGCTATGGGGATAATTCGATGCGATGAAAAAGATGAACCGTTTGAAGCGTTGATGCATTCGGCCACGATTAACGAAAAAGATATTAATGGATTCAAACCGGGAGAACTTGCGCAATTCCCTCAGAAATTGGATTCAGCATGTCATAAATCGTGGATGGATATCAGATTCCCTCGTCCAGTAGTAATTCCAGAAGTTGCTGAGAAATTGAAATCCGAGAAGAATGAACTTATGTTGATTGCCGACGACTTGAAAAAGTTGGCAACTTACGAGATGTCAATTCTCGGTATTACAAATCCGGCATCATGGAATACTGCTGTGTCGTCGCCTGTTGAAAAGAAAGAGGGGAAAGATATTGATGTGCTGACCATTAAGGAAGGTGCATCGACGGTTGTTCCTAAAGTTGATGGCGATATTAATTCATTGCTAAAATATCATGGCATTGTCGCTGGTTCTGACATGAAAGATGCCATCAGATATGCTGGAAATTCGTGTGAAGCATCCGCATATGATTGAAGGGAGAATTCTGATGGCTGAGAATAAACGACCTAAATGTGTTGACTGTAATGGTATTCAGAAGAAGGTGGTCCGTATGGTTCGTGTGAAAACACAGGTTATCGATTTGAACTAGAAGACTTCTGCAGGGTTCCTGGAAATCCGATGATGATCAAAGGTCCGAAAACTTGGGTTCCAACATGGTGCCATAAATTCTGGAAAAGGGAGAAGGATTCAAATGATCGAAGAGATTGTAAAGAAGGCTGACCTGAGTAAGGTTGCGTTTAAACCATTTTACTATCCGCTCGTGGCAATGATCCATCTGCTGTATGAACTTCCCGAGTGTGGATGTGCAGGATTGGGTCATGTTGTTATTGATGATAACAATATCGATACCGGTTCGATCCAGCACACGCTTCATTGGACAACAGAGGGAGAAGATGCTAAACGCGTCGAAGCCCCTCTTGTCAGATGCATCATGGAATACATGCTCCAAATGACAGAAGATGAACGAGCAGTGTTGTTCTATCTCATGGAAAACACAAACTGGGATGCAGAATCATTCGAGGATCCTGCTATGTTTGATTATGCGAAAGAATATATCATTCCAAGAGAGGGTGAACAATCATAATGCATTGGAAGAAAAGACATAAGTTCCGGAAGCTTCTGCACAGTAAGCTACGGAAAAAACGTTGGTGGATGTGGATACCCGAAGATTTCAAATCATATGCTGATTACAAACGATACATTCGTTCCTATTGTAGACGAAATGTACCATGTCCACCAATGGATCCAGAAGTGAGAAAAGTCATAATTCAAGCCGAATGGAATGGAATGCCAATACGAAAATGGAATGAGCAATTTGAGGATCGGATAATCCAAGGGATTGTCGATGCCGAAATAGATCGCAATGTATTGGGAAGCGATAAAAAGCACATCAAAAAATGAGTGAAAGGAGTGATCGTGGATGGCAGAACCACTTCCAAAAGATCCGATGGACGCAGTGACTGAAATTGTGATGACCGCATCACCAGAAGAACTCGTTCAGCGTATTCAAAATGCTGCTGCAATTGCATGGAGATTTGCTGGCTATGACGGCCAACATCATAAAGACTGGGTGATCGATAAGATGCTGCTGTACGTTCTCGGAGAAGAAGCATATCAAAAATTCGTCGAGATGTACAATCATGGTGCTGATCCGTTGTCACGGTGGAAAACCGGTATCACACCTTAAGGAGGTCATAATGAAAAAGCGAACAAAAATTAATCGCGCGCGAAGATATGGATTCGGAACCTGGAGTCAATATAAAGCCTGGAAACGGATTCTTGATTTCGGTGTGAAGCATGGCGGACAATGGTTCTATGAATGGTTTGTCGAATGTAAACATCGTTCCGAAGCACATAAGGCCGGAACTGGGGTTGACATGTTGCTTATCACAACCAGTAAATCTGGAAAAGCTATCAAGCACATGCAGATTGCACAGGGGTGTTATCCGTCAGCAATGACATCATCAAATGACACACCAGACATCACGTTGCGTTTCACAGCGGACTTTCACAATGGTAAATGTACAACCGATGTATTCCAGGAAGTGTATAACAGATATCAGGAATGGCTTGGAGGCATTCAAAGTCGGCCATATGATGACGAGAAAGGTGATTCAGATGAAACTGAATGATGTGATTTCTAAGCTACAAGCTCTTGCGGATGAGGGTTATGGGGACTATCACATCGAATTCGTATGTGATGCCACTCAGACATATTTCAATGACTCTGAACATACATACGGCACTGACAGTCGAACATTCGATTTCGATGATCCGCATTGTAATCGTGAAGTCTATGACCAGCAAAGAATTATCCAGCTGCATTCAAAATGGTAATTACCATAATGAGGGGGTGAGTTATAAGCCATGCACTGGAAGAAACGGAATCGGCGACGTAAGATCGCGCGGTCACATGGTTACACACACTGGAGGATCTGGAATAACCGTGTGAAAGCAAGCGTCCACATTGAACGGTATCAACATCTGCTGGAAAGTTGGTGTTCTCGTGACATCAAACATATTCTTTATGAATTGAATACGACGGTTACGTTACTTGGACATCCTGAATACTGTATGACAGAAGAACAGTTCTGGGCACAATATAATGATCAACTCAATGAAATGATTTCCGCACAGGAAGCGTACGAAGATGAATGTATTATGCGATTCCTGGATAAAGAGTTCGATAAAAAAGAACAAAACGAATTTGATGGGGACACGATCGATGTCATTCCCATCAAACATCAAACTCATGTTCCGACGAACGATAATGAGCCATTCTATAAGTCGGTCTTATACAGATCTGCATATGGATATAAATGAAAAATGGGGGCGAAAGCCCCCATTTTTTTTTTACATCTTAAATGTATATTATTATCTCGAAAGGAGGCTCGCTTATGAGTAAACTGAAATTGATGGAACGTCCCGAAGCCCGCCCGCAAGATGATGACAATCCAGCACATATCGTCTCAATGCTGTGCTACAACACGGAGGTGTGTCCACATTGCGGAAATGGTGGAAAGTTCATCGAAACAATTGAGGCGTCTCGTAAGGTAAAAACATATGGTTGCATTGTCCATGTTGATCAAGCATTCTTTAAAGGGAGATGCACGATGTGTGGACAAGTATGGATCGAGACAGCTTACATCCCTGGCACACTGCGATTGAGTCTGACAACATTGAAGTTCATATGTAATAAGATAACATCTGTGGTTTGGTCTGCTATTAAAGTTGGATTTAATTTCTTCGTAAACCATATTCTCGCAAAAGTCATATACGGTATTGTACTATGGCTTGTCGTGAAGGGTGTTCGCGCATACGAATACTCGGAAGGAGAAAGTAATTTTAAAGAGATGCTAGCGGTATTTGGAATATTCTTAGTTCTTTTTCAAGCAGGATGGTATATTGCGCAAATAATATCGTTTTGCAATAAAGTGAGGAGGAAGTTCTTTGAGTAACACGAAAGATTTTATTGATGGCGTTGCCGATAAATTATCCGTGCAGTTATCAAAAGCCGGCAACTTTGATAAGTTTTCACGGTGGACTGATCTCGAAAATGAGATTGAAACACTCATCTCTATCGTGCAATGCGATAACGGGTTGCCTGCAGTCGAGAGATTCCATGGTTCGTACTGGATGTCTCGTATCAAATCTGCCATGATAGATTTGTCCGTGGATGCAACAGGTCAGGAAGGATTTGAAGTTGCGTGGGATAATCTCAAAAACGTATTAAAGGACGAATACGAGATCGCTAAGACAGGAAAAGGAATGTCAGCAGTGCGAGCAGCATGGGGTCTTCATTATATTCAGAAAGTCCAGGATATAATGAAGAGCCTTGAAAAAATATATGAGGAGGCATAAATATGACTTTTACGCAATTCAACCGCGCGATCTTTTGTACCCTGTACAACTATTTTGTGAAGGAAAAGAAGTACGATGCAGTGTATCCGGTGAGCGAACCGCCGGAGAATTATTACGATACAGACGCCATTATTCGGTTTTCCCATATAGAGTTCGGTGAACTCTATGTGTGGTTCTCACCGACTGGAGTGGTAATTGTTGATCCGAAGACAACAGAGATCATACGGTTTACTGCAACAACAGGCATCTTCAAGTATAGATATTCTAAATGTTATCCAACTGCGCTGAATGGAACTTGGGAATCGGATCCTCTCAGATGGGATTCCCAACAGTTTTGGAATCTGTATAATCATGACAGACCTTTTCAGAAAATCTATGATATGCTTGCTGAACTAGAGATTATGCCGACTGATAGCACAAATAAACTTTGGGAAGATGCAATCGCACGTTATGGTGAATCCGAAATTAAGATTGCACGAACCAGGACTGATATAATCAGATCGTGTAAAAATACTCGCTACATTTTTGCATCTGGTTTGACGAAGATCATCGGATTTATGACAATTCCGCTTGATAAGCTGTATATCGATACTGTCAACACAGGGTGTAATCATACCCGTGAATGCAATGGACACTTCAAGAATGGATATGACTCGTTGTGGATAAAGCATTATGACTATTCGAGTACATACATGAATACACTTATCGGTGTATCATGCAACGAGAAAGGTGTTACCCGAGTTATCTGCGGCCGGTTCCGCAATGATAATCCTTTGGTAATTCTCCAACTGGATGAACGGTTCTTCTTGATGATGCCGTATCCAGAAATTATCGGAAATGATAAAGCTTCGGAGCTCATATCCAATAGATGGTGTGATTTGGTCATTTCAACAACATCAGAGTTTTGCACAACTGCAAACTATAATGTCAACAAGGAGGAATCACAATGAGTCAACTTGAACGAACAGAAGGGATCAAAGCCGAATATGCTGTAACCATAAAACGGCACAGATGTGCCGCATGCGGCATTGAGGTCCCATATGACAATAAACCTGAATGGTGGCCGGATAATGAAATCCATCTGTTTGCACGACTCCCGCTGTGCTGGAATTGTGTGATGGAAATCTTTCATGACATCGAACTTCATGAATTGCAGATTCCGCCGTCCATAGTTACAAGCACCAGAGCTGAGGCAGAGAGACTGTTCGATGATCAGGAAGACAGATTCGCGGAAATCTGTGTCAGATGCCGTCATATGAAAGTCATTGACACAGATGCTATGGAGGTTAAACCAAAGACATACATTGTTGACCTGTATACGAAAAATCGAGAAGGTATCAAAAAATACTTCGAAAGCGATGCTTATGAAAGGATGTATAAGGAAGGATACCGCGTCCCGGTTGTGTATCCAATGCCGTCACAAAGTTCGTATGAAAATAATCCGTTGAATTATTTCACTTCACCAACGAACTTTGCTGCGGTCGTTGATGAAATCTTATGGGATCATGACCCGGTGTGTCAACATGACAGGGTGAGGATTCGCCAGTACAATACTGCAATTGGTAAACATCTTGATGCTACTATTGCAACGAATAAGACAGTGAAGCTGTGTCCAGTCTTCTCGGGTTCTATGAATCCGAACAGTGCCGAGTTTGATATATACCGCGTAATTGCGTTCACATTGGAGGTGCCTAATGAGACAAATTAATGCAGATGATTTCAAGTTTGTCACGATGATCCAGATTCGGTTTTATACCATGCCGATTCCGAAAGGTTTGTATGTATGCCCCGGTAAGACATATGATGCTCTTGTGACGAATGTAAATGAATCAGCGATCTCTATCCTGTTCACAGATGATAGCGGAGCTGTTATATCTAAGATGATTCCGTATGCAGCGATGAACACGGATGGTGTTAAGGTTATTCCTGTAATGACACACGTGCAAATCAGAAAAACCATGTATTCTCGCATCCGTGATGCACAACGTTTTGCATCAGCTGTAAAGTTTGATTATACTGTGTACGAGCTTCTGAGATATGCTGGTTCATACTGTGATGAAAATGCGCTTCAGTATGCTAAGAAACTTAAACCGAAATCCGGAAAACTTGTACAGATTATTGATGAAGGTTTCATCACAGCTGTGCTGGGTGAGTTTGGATTATATGACTCGTCAAGTGATCTGCTTAGCATCGATCGGATTCCGTTTGCTATTGCTGATAATAAATCACACACTTATCGAGTGTTGCTCACAAAACATGAATACGGGCAATATACATTCAATATTTCTGTCGGTGATAGATTCAACAAAGATTTTCACGGAAATGGTTTCCCGCCGGAAATGATGGAAGATAAGGGTACCTCAAATGGATTTGGAACGCATTTCCAAGGGTTTGGTGAATTGGTCAAACTCAGTGCAGCGCACCCTGATTATCGTGCTGACGATACTCTTTCCAGCAATATTCAATCAATATTGATGCGGAAAATGGATCTGTCTGCTGCTGATGAAGAGAGGTCTGATCTGATATGACAAAACGCCAGAAGAAAAAGTTGGCAAAACGGATGGGTTTGTTCCATTATCGAGATTACAAGTTTATCTGTAAGGCTCGAAAATGCATGGCGGACGTTGATAGTGCTATTGCGTTATGGAATGAGAAACACCGTGGGTGGATCAACAGCATGCAGAAAGATTTTGAAGCAAAGATCGTAGCATTGTATCGCACAATGCTACGATCTGAATCGTCACTCGATGACATCAAAGATATGCTTCAAATTTGTGAGAGCAGAAGGGCTGAAATAATACCCGATGATTATTTGGATCAATTGTCGCTGAGCGTATATAAAGCGAACAAAAGAATTCCTATCCCGTTGGATATTATCTATACCCCTTCTCAAATCGATGAATTTGAAACAATGCTCAAAGCCGAAATGGAGAAAGAAGGTCTCGACAAATGAATGATCCTGGTAAAGGAAACAGTATTCTCGATCATCATGACATATTATTCGGAGAAAAATCGATAATTAAAGGAGATGAACATGATGACATTCATGATCACGACACATCGGTTACCGGGTGCCCGGGAGTATCTTCCAGACGATCTGGTGAAAACAATTCCATGGGATGCGTTTTACGTGAAGAGCATAATGGACATTGCTCGTCTGGAGGCGGCATGTAAACCTACACCGATTCCGGAATGGACAGAATTTTGCAGAATATATCATGGACAATATAAATTCGGACATAGATTTATGGTCAATACACGACGTGTGTTCACATTCGAGTGTCCCGAATGTCATGCAAGTAGGGAGCTTCCGTATAATCTCATCCAAATGTATATCAAAAATGCTATTGCGGCTGACCGTCTCAGGTCTGGATATGCTCGTGTGTTCGGCGGTGGATTCACATGTGTGAATTGCAATTTGTATGTTGGATATCCATTCTGGGCAGGATGCGTTTCCGTGAAGCGTGTCACATCATCAACAGTCGAACGTGCATCCAGTATAGGTGCTGACAACCTGAAAGATGAATTCAGTCAGTTTGATGATGAATACTGCTGGAATATATCAGATGAAATCGTACGGGAAATGCTGATATATGGCGACGCATTTTTTCGGAAGCCGTATTCCCATCATAAGTATTCCCATCATAAGTATCTCAGAGATCTCCATGTTCGCGGATATCATTCGAACAAAGGATTTCTTGAGAATAAGAAACCGTCCAAAAGGAAGCATCATCATTAATAAAGGAGGATATTATGGATGAACCGAAAGTTTTGACGTTTTCCGAAGCGTCAAAAATCGACATCATGGAGGATGAAACCGAACGTAAACGATTGTTGCGAGAGGCGAGACTGCTCAAAGAAGCATTTCCCGATAATTACATGAACATGGTGGGATATGAGAGATGTCAGTCTATGATCGAACGTTTAACCCGAAATATCGATTTAACCATGCAACACGCATCTCACTTCGCCAGACTTGATGAGGTGCTCGAAAAGCTCTTGCAACGTGTACAACTGAAACCGCTCGACTACGGTTACTGGTTGATGCGACAATCGAAAGCATATGAAAGGCCGTGCATGCAAAAGATTGCCGCCTGGGATTGTAAAAATCTGGCGATCGATTTGGATAATCATAAGCATACCAGCGAACTCAGCGTATTTAAGCCGGCAGCGTTGTATTTTGAATTTCCAGGATACAGTGGAACAATTCTATATATGCGCGCGTTTGCAGAAGGAAAACCAGGTTCGATTATCTTGGAAGTCGGTATTCAGGTTGTGGACAACCTCGAAGCATACGGTGTATATCACGAAGATCGCAAAGAATACGCGACAATTGAAACATGTAATTTCCAGCCGTATTACAAAAACAAATGTTTCTCGTTTGCATTCGAAGACATCAATGAACGAGATGAACTTACATGTTTAAATATAGGCTACGTTGAAGGTGTCTGGCAAATTCTGACCGGAATTATTAAGGATGGATACATGGATCTGTTCGGTTTTGAGGAAGGGGAAAACAAATGAAACTGATTGTATATGATCGGAGAGATGCCATCACATATATGGCTCCGATTATCACAAATGCATGCAGAGATTTCGCCAGCAAGGTAGCGCCACAGGGTGGTGGTGTCTATTCGCAGGTGACAGTCGATTTCAATTTGACATCGTTCGGATACACAATTAACAAAGTTAATCCGAAAACACTGATCACGGTCATGGTTGATTACAGTTATCATTGTCCAATGATCATCGTCGGTGTTCCATTTCTCAGAGACGATCTCTTCTTCAAAATTACATTCGTAAATACGAATGAAGATGTTGAAGATTATCCAGAAGAATGGGCATTCAAACTGGAATACTGCAGCGATCGGTGGGGTCACAATGTGATTGAAAGGAGAGCTATAGCGCTCTCAGTGTCACATTTAAGCGCGAAGTTCATCGAACTGGTCGAACTCATGGAACGGCTTGTGAACTTCGGAACCAGTAACACATTCATGACAATCTCAATGCAAGACAGATGTGATGCTGAAGAGGATGTGGGCGAAGAAGCTGACGAGGAGATTCCCGTCGAAGAATCGGATGAAACACCGGAAGAACAACCAGTTCACAAAATGCGAAGATTCGCCGGCATGATGCCCGTGAATGAAATCGAACGGACAGAGACATTCAAAGACAAATATGGGCATGAGGTTCGTATTGACGCAGGTCCGAACGGCTGGACAGTTAGATACGCAGATATGAGTTCCAATTACAAAGACGAGTCCATCGGCACTGATGCAAACTTCAAGAATGCATATGACACTGCTGCGACTCGTGTTGGACCTCTCACACCTGTGAAAACGAAACAAAAAGAGGAGGAAGAGTGATATGATAATCATTCCCCAAGCCGCGATGTATCTTGATCTGACTGGTCTTACCCAGTATCAGATCATCGAACGAGCGGCACGGACTTGTTATAAGTCCGAAGACAAAATCACCGACGATTCTGCAGCAAAGATTGTTACGAGACTGGTGAAATCCGGTCATCTTGCGATGATCGAATTTGGCTATGTCTACATGAAGATTACCGGGATCGATTTCCTGGAATTCTTCCATGATAACAGACCACATTTCATTCACATGGCCGGCGAATATGCGGTCGGAAACTTCCGCGCATTCTATGACTGGTTTACGATGATCCTGAATGGCAAATACAGTGCGGACCTCAGCTTCTATCTTGATGAAATGCTGGACCTCATCTGGGCTCTGAGTAAGAAGTATCCAGAGATCTACAAAGATCTCTACGACAAACTTCATGCGAAGTTTGAACCGGACTACAAATTTCACGGCGTGATCAGTGATCCGGATGACATCACATATCCGTTCAGGTTCCTCAGTCGGGAAGACTTCATCAAAGATTTCAAGGAAGATAACAGCATGCCTTCTGCATGTCTGAGCCATCTGATTCCACATGTCATGATGTTCACTACAAACCGTGGTGTCACTCACGAGCTTGTCAGACATCGTGAGGAAGAAACCTATGCGATGGAGAGCACCCGATACTGCAAATATGACATCGAAAAGTTCGGTGGTGAGCTCACGATCATCGAACCGATGAAGGAGATCCGTGACAATCCGGAAGCTTATGAAAGATGGCTGAAGGATACCAGAGCTGATGAGGAATCATATATGTGGTTTGTCAAGAATGGCATCTCTGCACAGGCCGCTCGTGGAAGACTTCCGCATGACATCAAGGCTGACATCTGGAACTGCTGTTTCGAGGAGCAGTGGCAGCATAAGACGGATCTTCGGTATCATGAGACTACTGGTCCCGCACATCCGCAGTTCAAAGAGCTGATGGCACTTGCTCTGCCGGATCTCAATAAATTCTCTGAAGGGAGAATCACGTAATGCCTATTCAGATCAAGCCGAGCGACTCTGCGGAAACTCCCGAGTACGGCAAGAAACTCGGTCAGGACATCCCGCCCCAAACAGGCATCCGCTATTACGAAGGGGAACTGAGTGAATTTACTTCTGCGTCATTTGCCCCTCTGCCACGTCTTCCGAAAGGACGTACGTTTTGCTGTCATTGTTTGGCATTTTTAATCGATGTCCCGACAGAAATTTGCACCGTTCATGAAGTCTTTGAACAGTTGCCTGAATATATCCTATGCCATCTGTATAATGTGATGGACAGAACTCCTCAACAAATTGAGTTCCAGATGAGAATGCTTGACCGGGATATCGACGATTTCGGAACAAAAGGAAAACTTCCCGGATGCAATGTTCCAGTGATCACAACTTCTCTCATCAATGAACTTGAAGGAGAAAAAGAACGGCTGAGCAATGATCTTGATTTCTGCAAATGGTGGCAAGGCGTTAAAGATACTCCACTCGGTGAAGCCGTCAAAACCGAACTCGTTAAACTCGTGAGACAGAAACGGGCTGGTGAAGAAACTATTTGGCTGTGAGGTGAAAGATAAATGATACATGGAGGAACAGTCGTTCCGGAAGCACGACACCGTATGCATATTGATAGACATCATGAAAATGACTTATGGAAGATTGAGATTGCGGGTCATACTGCACTCATATGTCCAACGGATTCCAATATCAAATATGTATATTATCGGGGATACTGGTTTCATCTCATCGTTGATGAATTCGTGTGTTTCCGGGATGACACGCAAGAAACATTGCGCAAACGTTTCGATGACACCATCGCCAGCGAGCTCCTGAAATATATCGAGGAGCATCATATCCACTTTGACGAGGAGGGATCTGATGGTAACGTACACAGTACAAAAACAGACTCTGAAACTGATTGACACATATACGACCCAAGAGCAAAAAGAAGTCTTGGGTCGGCCTATGGAGATCACTACTCGGGTCAAGAAATATATCGGTTCTGTAGATCGTCAGAATGAAGAACCGTTGACACCAAGTGACATGCAACGAATCGAACCCGCGATCGTTTTGGTGCCGGAAATCATCAGTGTCAAATATTTGTGATATTTAATGGGGTGGCGAAAGCCACCCCATTATACTTTATTTTTGGAGGATGATATAGAAATGAAGAATGTCAGATGTTATCCATTCCAACAGTTCACGTATGAACCGTACACGCAAAGACAAAAGACTCCGACATATTACAATGATATCGTGACGCATTACACAGTGACTTATGGTATCGAAGACAAATTCTTTCAAGATGATGTCATTGTTGGTGTTCAATTCGAGCCGAGTGATAATGAGCATGACATCATCAATTTCATGAACATTGTCATGGGAAATCCGCATGTACGTGCGATTGTAGTAGATGATACGGCTATCGACAAAAACATGAGGGACTATGCAGTTCGATCAAATATCGACTACAAATATCCGAAGTCAGACTTTGTGTATATGAAAGAAAACGCTTATCACAATAGAACATGCTATGTTCGGCCGCCCGAGTTATGCAAATTATATGATGATATGAAAGAGCGTATCTGGAAGGCTTTCGAGAAACGTATATCATGGAACATCAGCGAACTTCTCGTCATCAAAGACGAATCTCATTTGTATTCACAGGAAGCATCGATTGATGTAAAGTTTTCTGATGAAAATCGTTCGTGTCATGTCTGTTTCAAAAATCCGGATAGATTATTCGATGAGCGTTGTATCAAAATCCAGATTAATGGACGAAGTTCTTTGGACATAAATGATACTGAAAATCGGGTAAATCCAAAACGTGGGATCGAATACAGTGACGATTCATGGTTGACAAAAGTTCAGCGATTCTTTATTGATGATCTGAATAAGTTCATCCGGCATTATGTGGATTGATATCAAGGAGGATATAAAAATGCCTGCAGAGAAACACAATTTCAAATTTCGTCCTGAAGATTACTTCAAAACCGGAAGACCCTATGAGATGACAATGGCGACCAACACGCACATCTTCAAAGAACTGACAGAAGGTCGCAGTTTTGTAAATGAATGTGGAGATGACGCATGCGGACATTTCAGAACGACCGTAATTTGTGATGGTTTCACTGGAGACAACACAGAAGTGAGCTTCATTTATTACGACGAAGAAATGCATATGACAAATCATTTTCTGTTGTCCGCTGATGTTTTGGCCAAGTCTATTGGCCTTCAGCCCAATGGCAAATTGATCGACAGCAATCGTGACGATTATGTCTGTCTTACAAGAATCCCCGCGGAATCATGGAAAGGCGGACCTACCGAAGATTGTTTTGGCAGTATTTCCGGTAATGTTCCATCATTCATGCTCGAGTACGTTATTCAGAAAAATGATGATGATATTACTGGAGATGAATATGAAATCGGAAAAGCCTACTATATTAAGGCCGGCAGGGTAATTCCTGGCTATTCTATCCAGGACAGATCTGTGATTTGTGGATGCGTTGGCATATTTATCGGATATGATGAAAATAAATTTGCCAGATTCTTTGTCGCATACGGCAATGATTTCGCTCAAGCCATTGAAATGAAATTCGAATTCTCGAGAGACTACATCAGACAGTGGGAACTCAGCATTACTGAAATGCCGATGATTAATCATGTAGAAACCATCGAAAATCCAACTGAGAATAATCATGAATATGTTATATGCAACAACGGAAACGTTGTAAATCTTCCTATAAAGAAATACACGTTCAGACATGATAAAGATGACGAACCATATTTCGTCCCGGGTATGCCGTATGTCTTGGCATGTATTCAGGATGGTGAATTCTATCAACGAATCAAAACACAAGCAATTGCGAGATGTGAGCTCGGCGAAACCGATGCTGTCGACAACATGCTTACAGAACTGCGCGAGTTTACGCAGAATCCGGATGGGTCATATGAGAGAGTCCCGGGTTGGTGCACACTGACAATTGCTACGTTTAAAGAATTCACCGATGACTATACTCGTGCATGGTTCTATGTCAGCATGTATGGAAAAATGTGCACATTTTATATTACCGCAGATGAAGTGATGCGGAATATTGACGAAAATGCATGGACTTTTCATCATGACGATAAAAAGAAAATGGGTGAGTTGTTCTGGTTGATAAAACTGGATCGTCTGCCGGCTTTGTATAATATGACATTCATCAATACGCTTGGTTCATCCGGTATATATGATTCTATCGTATGCCCTTCACATGTCATCAAAACACACTGTGCGAAATTCGATACGAATTTGTTTAAGTTCGGTCATGCATATTGGATTCAGAGTGATTATTATAAAGAAATGCAGTGTGATGTAAAAGATACTATTGCATTGGCTGTTGGCTCTGGTGTCATTGCATTGTTTATCGGATATGATGAACACGACACATACGCACGATTCATATTTGTACTGAACGGAGCGGGAGAAGACAGCGAGGTTCCGGCGATGACATGTACCGCCAATTATACTCTGGAAAAACTCAAGAAAGACAAAATCAACATTACGCATATATCTCCGGATAATGCAAAACACTTGATTGATTTCTGCAAATCACGTATCGAAGAGGTGAAATAAATGAGCACATGGACATTTCCGGTTGATGAAAATGGAAAGCTTGACATGACGGCTGCGTCGCTGGAGGACCTTGAAGCTGCATTCCGGATAAGACGCAGAGCGGAAGGTGAGCTGACTAGGTTGGAAGATCCTGAAGGAGATATCGAGCAAATTGAGACTGACATTGGTCTCAACGAACGCGAGTGGGCAAACATAAAGTCATATTACGAAACTCGCATCAAACAAATGAACGATAAAATGCAGAATCCGCGTTGTAATTCCAACAAAAGTGTTCTTGCGATTGTACACCATATTGAAGTTCTAAACGCAAATCTTGAGGCGCACGAAAAAGAATATCGTGAAAAACAAGAAGCCTTGCAGAAAGAACTCAATAAGCTTCAAGATACAAAGAAAGCATGCAAAGCCGTTTTACCGTTTGATTTGGCTCAGATCCGAGTGTACGCGGCAAACAAGTATCACTGTGATGTCTCAAAAGGTTATCCCCATCCAGGTGCATTTGCGGATCCCCTTTGTCATGATCATGTAAATCGATATGTGTCGGATTGTGCGAAGCTGCAATGGCATGAAGGGTGGGAAAACGGCACATCTGTGTACCCGGAGAATCCACCGGATGGGAGGATCGTATAATGGGATATTACAACGGACGTTATTATGACTACGACGATGAGAAACGCATGTTGATCGGAGCATGCACAATCATTGCGATTATCATCGCTATCATTCTCTTCTTCTGTTTCCGTTCTCATGATTACGCAATCGATGTCAAGAGTGTCCAGTGGGTGTGGACAGTTAACATTGAGGAGCTGAAAGTTGTGCATAAAACCGGCGAATCATACGCTCCATCCAATGCATACAATGTGAGACCATACACAGATACTGTGACAAAGCATCATAAAGATTCAAATGGTCATGAATGGACGACTACCGAGCTGGTAACGAAATACGATTATGACATCAATAAATGGATCAAGACGCGTGAGGTAATGAATGCGGGAACTGACAAGAATCCCGCATTCAAAGAATTCACTCTGAAAGAATCAACACGGAGTGACAATCTCGGTGCAGAGCGAGAAGCAAATCGTGAGAAGCATTACTATGCGCACGGACCGCAACATCGGTCTGATAACACGACTTGGCATCACATCGAAATCTCTGCAGATATCTGGGGTTCTCTTCGGGTCGGTGACGAGTTGATGTACTCGAAACGAAATGTCGGGAAACCGTATGACATCCGTATTGCGCAGTGAGGTAACAGCATGAACGATGACTATTATAAGACAATAAAATTTTTCTGTTTTGCAATCATATGGTCAATCACATGGTTGATTATCGGGGTGCTGGTATGGGCGTTCGTCTAATAAGTGAGGAGGTATGGCATGAGCGAAAAGTTTGGATGGCGGACATCGGTTACTGCGGAAGAGGTTCCTAGTCCTACGGAACGGGTTGGCATGATAATCAGTATAATCTGTATTCTTGCAATATTGGGTTTGACTGGGTATATCTGGTATGCCGATAAATATGGAAATCATAAGTTGGCTCCGAAGGAAAGTGCACTCATTACAGAGATATCTACGTATGATTACATCGTCATTGACGGTATCGAATACGCAACGAAAGATATCTGTGAAATCGATTCCGATTGGCCGTATATGACAATGACACTGGATGACAAGCAGACCGTTGTCAGGTTCAACGCACATGAGTTTACGTTGCACAATTGAGGAGGTTGCATATGGTTTACAGATCACCTGACGATGATGGCTTTGATATGTCGAAGCTTCAAGCAGAATCGGCCAAGAATCCTCCACTGAGCTGCCCTGCGGATATAGAGCTCCCACCACCAATTTTTGAACCATCGGGCGATCCTCCTGACACTGGTTTCGGGTGGGCAATTGTAATTATCCTATCACTGTTGCTGTTGTCTGGCGTACTGTTTTGGCCGAAAAATCATAAATCCGGACAAGGTGGTGAATCGAAGCTCACGACAGAAGAAGCGCTTCTCGTGGAGATTTGTGAATATGATTACATTGTGATCAATGGCGTCTCATATCCGACCAAAGACATTAGTGAGATTGACACAAAGGACTATCCAAATTTGACAATGAAGCTGAACGACTTTCAGTATGTTGTGAAGTTTGATGCTCACAATTTCATATTACGGAACGAGGGTGTTTCATATGAAGAAGTGGAGAATTGATCTCGGTGACATTCTGGAAGCAATTCTATGGATTGTCTTCTGGGCTCACATGACCGTGTGTTCTGCAATCATCATCTATACGTTGTGGGTCACATGGTCGGATATGTTTAGGAGGAATCTCGGATGAAAGTCTACATCAAAAACCTTTCCATTATTCAGGATATCATCCAACGCTGGTATTCTGTATATAAAGAACGATACATTCACAATTACGAGATGACGTCATTTATCAACCCCAATGATTCACCAATCTGGTTATTCAAAACACTGCATCTCTATCCGCAGATTGTGTTGATCAGTCTCGATCATGATAGAGGATATGCGATCTGTATATTTGACATGGAACGATATAATGACAAGCTTGTGAAAAATAATGACGGTTCCATTGATTATGCCGCGAGTCGGAAAGCGCTCCTCAAGGATTGGTCGATTCTGATTCTAAAGGACTCCATTATGTTCCGGTATAAAACAGACGAGTATCCGTCGAAGCAATGGGATGAGTCATGGCAAGGTACCATGTTATCAATGTATCAGGATATCGTGCGTGCAAATGATATCTTCGCAAAGGAAGAATATCTCGATCCAACTGTGAAAAAGGAGGATTCGGATGGAAGTACTGCAGAACAGGAAGATGAAGAACCCGTTTCTGATCAAGGGTAAACCATGTATCGTCGTACCAGCATCACCTCATGTAATCCGGATCTTTTACGATGAACATGTGTATGACGTATTATTTGATGACATCGAACTTCATAAATGGGTGACATCATCTGGGACAGAATGGAGACGACAGTACATCAAAGACATGTTGGAGACAAAATTGATTCCGACAGAATCCGTAATTCGAAATGCATCCATTGAGGATGGATATCTCGCATAAGGAGGAACTTGAATGGACATTGACGTTGATGCCGTGACCAAAATCATGGCCGAATGTGTGGCCCAAGAACATGAGATCGATGATATGATCGCATATCTCGATGCTGTTTCATTATTCATGCCGTCTGCTGCTGATGAGCTGACCAATGAACAGGTGGTCGCTCTCGAGGTGATTACCAAGTACCATCAAAAGCAGAAACGTCGACTCGTCGTTTCGAAAGAAAAGGTACACGAGCGGTTCACCCATGCACGGGCTGATTATATGGAGCTTATCAATCAGGCTAAAGCGAAGCAGAAAACCGAAGGAGGATCTGATGACAATTGTACGGACGATCACGGTCGGTGACTTCAAATTCAAAAAGGGTGAGGTTTACGCAATCCAGCTGTTTGTGCGGGAGCTTCTTGAGAAAGAAATGTGTAATCCATATCCACTGTTGAATGATGCTGCTAAGGAACTTCTGAAACCGAGTCCTGATGATACGCCTGTCGGTTCCGAAGATATCACGCGACAAATGGTCGCTCGGTCTTTGATGGACGGTGTTGTGTACGGTGTATTTGAACGGTATACTGCAAAAGGTTGTGAGTTCAGTATCAGATACAACAACTCTACAGTATTTCTGTTCATCCCGGATGATTGGTTTGTGCTGGATGAATTCCACCAGCATATGGGCATCGGTAAAGTTCTTAGTGTCAGACCGATGATTCATCATGAAAAGGAGTGAATGTAATCATGACTAATGAAACGAAAATCCCGTATGGTGTAATCACTACACCGCAGTTTGACACGAGCGTGTTGATCCCGGGTTCAGTGCTTATTATTACACGTTGTAAAGAAGACAAGGCATGTCTCAAATTCTGGACCAGAGAGGGAATTTTGCGCGATACGTCAATGATTGTTGAGATGAAGAAGGGGGATGAAATTGTCTGCATGATCGAGTCTGTAAGTGCACACTACTTACATGTATTTGGGCGTGTAAGTGAAGGAATCACCGGTATCATGGAATTCAATATTGAAAGTATCGTTGATGATGGATGGCGTATCTCACCAACCAACATATATTCCATAGGAGATGGGACACAAGGTGTCGGAGATGATGAATGAAACACGAAAGTTTTGAAGAATTCATCAACCGTGTATCTGATGAACAACATCAGGACATTGATGATTATGATGGATTTATGACGCATTTACGGCGCTATTCAGCATGCAAAGAAATGCAAGAAATAAAGAAAGCTAAAAGACTTGCGATCATATCAATGATTCTTTGCGGAATTGTTGTCATCAGCGTAGTGATCCGTGTTATGATGAGATTGAAAGGAGTGATAGCATGCCTGACGTTGTGAAGAAAATCCGGTTGTCAGATGATGAGTTGGTGATTGCGATCATAAAAGCCATTACGGAGTCATTTGCGAGACCGGAACTGCACCAACTGTACAACTCCCTTATGATTGCTGATTGTCCATTGGAGTATGATCCGACGTATGTATCGTATCATGTTAATGTATCTGATAAGCGAAATGATCGGTTTGAAAACCCATGTTTTATTACGGTATATTATAAGGGTGCTGCGATATATACCGTATACTGGGGATACGTTAATGAACGCTGTCGTCGTATCATGATAAGTGTTTATGGCATCGGCTTTGATGATAACAAAGAGACTGTTTTGCAGGAAGAAATAACGGCTTCAGAGTTCGTGATTTTTGAATACAGGTCGACAACGTTGTATGATCGGATTGCTATCAAACCAATTGTCAATCTGATTCGTAATGCGACGCTCGCAGTTCTGGCGCTCAATAACAATCAGATGCTTGTTGATTCCGCGCAGAAGGTCGTCAATGAATTCTCTGAGCCGATTGAAACTTCATCGAAGGCCGTCGAACCGGCGCCTGTTGTAATCAACAAAGTTTCGTCTCCTGACATACCGAAACGAGAACTCACTGCTGCAGCAATGTACGAGAGACTGAACCGAGGCTTGTCAAAATACTGCGAAAATGCGAATTCCAGAGCATCTATTACTGGAAACTTTGTCGCGATGGCACTTGGTATTCGGGACGGGTCTTATGCAGGTAAACTCGGATTGTCAACATATTATAGCAGCAATGAGTTCGGGCTTACGATTGTTGACACTGGTGATATTCCGGGGCAAGGTACGAAAGTCTGTTCAGTCATTGTGCATGCTCTATCCAAAAATACGGATATTGATCATGCTGACATCGCTGAAATGGTACTTCGGACATATACGCACGGCAACACGTCGGTCGCGAATGAACATCACATTTGCCGTATATTCAAAGACGGATCTATCAGATGGATAGGCGATAACGATTGCAGAGGAAACGCAAACATTTTCCTGTACTACTTCGCAATCGGGCTGTACAATCTGCTGGTTGGATATGACGCTGAATATACGTCTCCGGACCCGAAGAACATGATTGTTCCTACCGGCGTTACAACCCGTCCGGTGTTTGATGCAAAGGCGATTCCTCCAGGATCCGTAATCTTGATGCATATTTTGAAGCATCATCCAGATTGGCCGATGGGTTTATGGGAAGTCGGACACAATTACAACTGCTACATTCGGAAATATCGTGATAATGATTGCATTACCGAAATTTCATGTGTTGATCATCGGTATGGCGACATCATTGAGCGAAGACTCACTGTTGCAGAAGTTACTGACGGTTATGTTGAGATCACGGTTGTTCGACCCGAACGTCCGGATCCGGACGAAACCGAACAATATTAAACCTCCAATTTCGTGAGGTCTATTCACAAACAATAGGGCGGGGAAACCCGCCCTATATTTCACAACCTTTAAAGAACATCTTCATACCATATTTCTTTGAAGGGAGAAAATAGCATGGCGACCAAGAAAAAGCAGACTCTACTGGACGAGGATCTGGCATCAACGCTAGATTTTATGACAATCATCTCAAATGGTGGTACGTCCAGAGTGTTCTCCAAGAATACGCTGATCGATTACTCGTATTCAACTGGCATTCCGATCATCGATTATGCACTCGGATATGAAGTAAACGTATATGATGGGGATCGTTTCGTAAAGAAACGCACATGTCTGGGTCTTCAGGCCGGCTCTTTTAATGTTGTCACTGGACGCACACAAGCGTACAAGACAACCATCTGTATCAAGATCATCGCAGAAATCGCGTACAAGTATGGTGGAAACATTGTACACTATGATGCGGAACAGAGACTTGTTCTGCAACGTGCAAAGAATCTCTCGAAGCTTCCTGGTGACTGGTTCACTGGGGATTATCCAAGATATTCTCTGCGATCTGGCGCAATCGGATTCGATACACTTCAGAATGATATTGCAGAGATCTATTCTGCAAAGATGCAGAATAAACAATATCTGCTCCAGGATACAGGAGAGGTTGACGATCAGAATCGTCCCATCAAGCTGATGCCACCGACTGTTGTGTTCTTGGACTCTTTGCAGGATGTCATTGAGAAAGAATACAATGTTGACGACAAGAAGTGGGTCGAGGATTCCAAGGAACTTCGTGGCAATATGTACGGCGCACAGTCCGCGAAGACCATCCGAGGTTTGCTGACTGACATTCTTCCGATGCTGAAAGAAGCGAACATCATTCTGATCGCAATTGCGCACAAGACATCCAATATGTCTCTCAATCCGTTTGCTGGTGTCAAAAAGCAATTCCAGTATGGTTCTAATGATGAGAGAATCTCTGGTGGTTCCGCAGTTGAGTTCAACGCATCTTCTGTTATGAACTTCTCTGGTCTGGTATCTGAAGATTCTCGTTATCATGAATCGACAGATGGATTTGAGGGTAACACCGTTCTGTTTGAACCGACAAAGTGTTCGACGAATGAATCAGGTAATGTCAAGACAGGTCTTGGCTTCAACATCATTATTGATAAACGCAGAGAAGGTGTTGACAATATTCGGACACTGATCGAGTATCTCAAACAGAAAGGACGTCTGAAAGGAAACAAAGCCGGCTATCGTGTCACCGACACAAATGGTGAACCGATTTCCGATAAGTTTACATGGAAGACATGTCACGATGATTTCAAGGCAGACCCGCATATGTACAGAACATTCATGTTGACTGCTCGTGAAGAGCTTGAGAAACTGATCGCAAAGGCTCCTGTTGATGTTATGGGAACAATTAAACCGTTCTCAATGGATGACATCATCGATGATCTGGCTGTTTCTGTTGATGCGGAAATGGCATCGGCAAAATGAGTTTTGCTTTTGTTGCATACAAAAAATGCATGATTTTGAGGATAAATTGGGGCGCATTTGCGCCCCAATTTGTTCTTTTTTACAAAAAAAAGAGAGATCGATGTTTGGGATGGATGCGGGTGGGAACCCGCGAACATCAATCTCTCTTCAGTGAAACAATATGCAGCTCAGTAGATCTATCTACGGTGCTCTAATCATTCTTACACCTCCTTTCACACGTAACGATTGCGGGGTTTAATCCACAATCGTTATGTAGTTTTCCTCTAGACGGTTAACACCTAACTCATCGACCTCGGTATGATAGCCGAGGTCGGCCAACTTTATTGTTTTTATGTCAGGATGCTCTGTAATGTATTCTTTGATCAGCTCGGAGAGCTGTCTTTTGATTTTCCTCTCTCTCCTTTTCTGGAGATAGATCAGAATTTTTGTCGGTTCGATCGGCCGACGACGACCATTGTTGCGCTTGTTAAGCGCTGTAGAAATGATATGAATCACGGCCACAATTGTGGCGCCAATAATGGCGCCAATCATAAATCTTTGAATGATTGTTGTATCAAACATGTTCATTGCCTCCCTTAATTTCTCGGCAGTATCCTGTCAAGGATACTTACACAAACGGATACCAGCATGGCCATGATCATGGCCGTGCCGGCGAGTTTATAGTCTTTTATTTTTGCTTTAGGTCTTTTCATAGATTGTTTCCTCACTTTCCGACCATTACAGGTCTATATTTCATTATAAATATATACATACGAAAATGCGGAATCTTATCAGAAAAAACGGGCGATTGTTCGCCCGTTTTTTCACTCTTCTTCGACCGACGCTGTATCTGCCGGAATGATACCGCAACAGTCCGCCGCGAATCGTATTGCTTCGATAATCCTACCGCAGCATACCATTCCACAAATAATCATTTGTCCACCTGTCTCCATATCCGGGTTCACCGACTCATAATTGTCGGCGACTGCCAGAGACTCGATTGCTGTGGCCGTATCAATCAGCTCGACGCAGCCAAGAAGCTCGTTGATAATGGCCTCAGCGGGATCTGGCGCTGCCAGCAGATACTCGGCCTTTTGCACACCAAATACATAGTATGCAAGTTTGACAGCAGCTTCCTTCGTCTCACGATTAGTGCTGTCTGCAGAAGCCAGAATGCAGATAGTCATCGCAGCATTCTCGAAGTCATTCGAGAATACCTTTCGTCCATTGATCAATCTTTTCATAGATTTCCTCGCTTTCCGGAGTCGGGTTTAGTCCCCCGTGTAATTCCACAGAGAACCATAAAACTTTCTGATGTACTCATACTCTGCTTGAGTAATGAGTCCATCTGACAGCGCGTGCCCAAAGGCATCGCAACGGGACATCTGCACAGGAACGCTATTGTATTTCCTTTCGAAGGTGATATACATCCTGTGGATGTCATATTCTGTTGGCATGGAAAGTTCATTCATTTGAAATCACGCTCCCATCCTCCAACATAACTGAGGAGATGCTCCAAGTCCTTGAGCTTCTTCTCATGCTCATTGAGCATTGACACAAGGTCGAAATAATTTTCGGTACAATCTGTCAATTCGTAGACTGCCTTTCGGCAGGCCATATCCGCTTTATCAACGGATGCGAACCTCCCGAGTACAGCTTTCGCTGTGTCAATAAATTCCCGCTCAATGCTCATCGCCATGTTGAGTTTTCCGGCAAGATTACGGGCATCGTGCCGGATGGACTCTTCGAGTCCTCTGATTTCATTTATGCTTGCCATAGTGGTCCTCACTTTCTGCTCCGATAGGAGCTCGCGACGGCGTTTGATCATTACGCCGTCTATGTTTGTATTCTGAAGGTTGATATTATCTTCCTTCATAATAATAATATATATACAGAAATCGTGTTTCTAAGAAAAAACGAATTGGGTGGGGCTTGCCCCACCCATATTCATTCAAAACGGTTGAAACAGAAAGTACGGAACCATATCCCGTGTATAAATCGGAATATTCAGTTCTTTTGCTTTCATTACTTTTTCGGACATGTAATCATTATCAGGAACAATAAGACCTTGAATAGTCTTTGCGAACCCACCGATTTCCCAGCCGTTTTCTTCAAGCTGTGATTCGAGTTGTTTATCACGGAATCCTGTGAAGCACAACCTTCCCTTTTTCGTGATAAACTTCGGAAGCGGCGGTTTCAGTTTATCCGGTACCCATTCCATGAGATATTGGATTTCGTCCTTGTTTCGCAGATAACCTGACACAATACGTTGGATTTTACCCTCACCAACATTCGGAATATATCCATGCATCATGATAAAATAATCGAGTGTCCCATCTTTCAGAACTTTGATGATGTTATCATATCCACAGGCATCGATGATTTGTTTCCAGGTCTTCTCATCCGTGTCATTAAATGGCAATGCTCCAAGGAAACGTTCCAGAGTTGCTTCAGACAATGCTTTGTCAACGCTAGCAACCATATTGTCATATGATGTATATCCGAATCCAGGTGTTTGTGCAATGCAGTCATCCCATTTCCGTAGATCATACAAATCTGAGATGCATGTCACAAATTCGTTGTCATACAGCTTCGTGATGACTCCTTCGCCGAGACCAACCATTCGCATCTTTTCAGCATGACGGATGATAGAACCCAGCTTCAGACCTTTACAATTTGGATTCTGACAACGAACGATCGTCGAACTCAAATAATCCAACGGTGCACCGCAAATCGGACATTTATCGGGTAACGGGATAGGATAATCACCATCATGATATGAGTCAATGAAATATGGCACGATGTTGTACATAATCCGCACAGTATCATTATGTCGGAGATTCATTTCTTGCACACGCTTCAGTGTAGACAATGTCACATGATCTACTGACACATTTCCGAATTTCACGGGTGGATTCAGAATCGCCACAGGTGTGATACGTCCTTGTTTACCAAACTGAAATTGAATGGTTTCAAGTTTTGCTTCTTGAATATCTTTCAGAATCTTGATTGCAATTTCCAGATTCGGATTTACATATAACGGCATTGTGACATTCCGATCACCAATAACACCATCCGCGAGAACCGATACAACAACACCATCAACAGAATATGTTCCATCCAATCCGAAATTGTCCATATAATGCGTCGCCCCATGTGTCAGCAACTCATCAATGGTTGTCTGTATGGAACCATATTGAAGTGCTCCGGTCCAACCAGAACGGATCCGTCCAACATAACTTGGAAGAGCATTCGGAAGATACTGTTTTCCGTTCATATATCCGCGTAATGGAATCAGCGAAATCAGTTTTGAAATATTCGGATCACGCAGTTTGAAGTTTGCCGTAACAGCATCTCTTGGACGTGTATAACGTTGATTCAATCCGGACATAATGAATTTCTCGTGTGACATGATCGCTTCGAATTTGATTGAATCGGATTTGTCATAATATCCCCATAAGACTTCATTCAAAACCCAATCCACTCTGTCTTCAAAGATTTCGGTTACGTCCATCGAAGTGCCGTCATCAACGTCACCACGCGTAAAAAATCTTTTTGTCTTGACATCAAATGCCACAGAACAACCATCGAACTTCGGTTGAACTGCAACCGTGTGATTATCTGTCAGATGATTCTTTTCCGTCCATGCTTTATATGTCAACAAACCATCGCGCCACGGTTCAATGACACCGTATGCTTTTGGTAACGTACCCACGATATCATTTACAGATGAAGATTGTTTTTGTCTCATGAACGGACGATTCTTTTCTCCATGCTCTTTCAAATATTCTTCGAGAAGCATGTCATACTCTTCATCTGATATCAAAGGTTGGCCGTTTTGATATGCTCGAATATATTCATCAAGCTGTTCTTTTGTGATTGCCATCATTTGTCTCCTTTTTTAGGTTTCGGGTCACGCAATGTAGTTCCCCATTTCGCAAATTTTCGAATGTTTTTTCTTGTGGGTTTTAACCAATCAATGCCACACTCGTGCGATGAGAAGAATATCCAGCAGATTTCGAGATGGCGTGCCGAACATGTGATTTCACCATGCTTTGCCAACCATACTGCAATCTTCCACAAATCATGCGGATGATTTGAAAATTCCATAAGATTCGGAATCAGAAATTCTTCCGGCAGCGTAAACTTTCTACCCCATAACATTTCTCACAACTCCTTTTCTGAGAGCCATTCCGCGAAATCTTGCATATCGCTTTTGTCAGGGTCTCTCCATTCATAAATACCGCGATCACACAGATAATCATCCCAGTATCGGGCCAATCTCGCCGGACCAATATTCAATTCGCCATATTCTCGAAGCCATTTCATCATCTTGTCACACGCTTTCACGGCGAATGCATATCGTGTTCCACAGAGTTCGTGATACGATTCAGGGAACAGTGTGAATGCGGTCTTTGGCTTTTTATTAGCCTTTTCCGTTTTGATCTGTTCAACATCTTTTCGCACAGGTTGAATCATATCATCAATGCAATTCAGACCTGTCAATATCAGATGACAATATCGATTGATATTTTCCTTCGAAATATTGAGTGCTTTGATTTCACGAATTTTTTCCATAACAAGATTCGTGTATTCATCTTGATTGTCACAGTCATCATTGCGTGCACCCATTGGGCCACCATATACACTTGACATTTACATTCTCCTTTCAAAATAAAAAGTTATGAGGAAGTGGGGGCTTTCGCCCCCACTTATAACTCATAAACCAAACGCTTTCGGTCCGATAATCTCGTTTGCTTTTGGCTCTGTGGTATTTGCTGTACAGAACTGAGAGAACGGAGACATCGGATCAACCTGGGGACCTTCTTCATCCTGGAATATGACCGGGAATGGTTGCCCAGTCCCGACCGGAAGTAAACCTTTTTCCATATCTCGCAAGATTGATGCGAAATCGGAAGTTCCTTTGTATGCATGATACGGGGTCATCTCATGACCTCGACTTGCATCCCTGGCTGATACAAGTATATTTGACATGTATCATCCCTCCTTTCGTACCAATCATATATGTCTGCAAGAAAGAAAAATCTGGGTTTATACGCTGAATCTAGAAGGTCTCTGTTGCGGGGTCGATTCAGGCGTGCTGTAGAACTTGTTATACGTCTCGTTCTTAGTCTTTGCAGTCTGATCGTTCTCGATACGAGCGGCATCAGACTCCTCAGTCTTCTTCAGCAGTTCCTGATTCATACCCATGATCTGGTTGATATCATATTGCATTGCGGAAATCCACGCTTTGCAGGTCTTCACAACCGTAGTCAGAATCTTAACACCCTTGTCATAGCGCTTCTGATCCGTGTAGTAGATAGAATCAGATTGTTGCGTCATTGCATCCATGCCAATCAGAACACTGTTGACATATTGCATGAAGCGAGACCATCTGTCGCATCTGATACGGATTTCGTTCAGAGTGTTATTGCTCTTTCCAGCTTGGTTTGTCGTGTCTGAATAACCGAACAACGCCTGTGATACACGTTGTTCAGTATCAGAGTCTTGCGGCACAACGAATGCAGACTTGACGAGATGAGCACCTGCCAGAAGTTCTGCACCACGCTCCATATTTCCGCGAATATCCAGCTTCGGATCTCTCGGAAGAGACGTGACATCTGCAGGAATATTGTCGTTGTTCAGTTTGATGTGCAGGTATTGTGCACAAGCCTCGACGGTATCATACGCAAGTGCGAGTAACGTATCGAGATGTTCATCAACATAGGAAGACTCCGGGAAGTTCAGATTGATGAAATAGAAGAAATACTTCTGCTCGAAGATTCCCTGCATGCCGTACTGCTGAATGAAACGCTTGATTGACCGAGAATGATTTCTGATTCTGTTACAGAATTCGACAAACTTTCGAATGAGTGTCATTAGTGTTTTGATGACAAATCCGATTGCGGAACGGAGCAGCTGAATGGGTCCACGTCTGTTTGCTTTTGACAACGGATGCTTCTCTGATTTCGCCGCCGTAGAATCATACACGGCTTCCTGCATCAAACAGCTCTCGACAAATACATCAACGGCTTTGTCAACGTCTTCTGGTGATGAGTTGCCGGATTCCAGAATGATTTCTGTACTCTGATACATTGCGTCAAACATCATAAGTGCAGATTCCAGCGTCTGGACGTCTTCCTTGAGAGAAGCAATCTCTTCACCATCATCACTGATGGAAATGGAACCGCGGATATGGCACTTATCGATTGCAGTTTGCATAGCGGTCTCTTCGTCCATACCCATTTCAAGGAGTTCCTGATATTCGGATTTGACATCCGGATCCTTCGGTTCGTACTTTTCACCGGTGAGTTCGCACTTTGCATACAGAAGTTGCTCCATATGGAAACGTTCTTCATTTGCAATGTCTGCATACAGCCGGCGGAGAACATCGACGTTGGTTTCCTTAGCTCCGTCCATGTATTCGTTCATTGCATCGGCTTCGGAAGCCATCAGCTTCATCAGAATGGTGACTTCTTTCTGATCGTAATCGTTCTGCATGTCGGATGTATCCTTGCCGAATTGACCGAGGTCAACATTGTCGGCATCGAGATTCTCATCCGGTTGTTCGACAGCAGCTTTATCTGCAGCGGACATCCGATCCTTCAGATAACCTGGAATCTCTTCCAACTCAGGCGGGGTCTTTTCAGTGTCCCATCTGCTCGGCATCGAAGTTGATGGAGTTTCATTATCATCCCCGGCATCGTCATCTTTTGGCTCGTTGTCCTCAGACTCATCATCCCACTCAACATCGTCGAGCGGTGTCTCTTCGACGGAGATGGATTCTTCTGTTTCGTCACCGTTCTCTTCGTCATCGAGGTCCAGATCACCGATTGTGATATCTTCCATATCTTCGGTTTCGGACAGGTTCTCTGCTTTCTTGGACTCGGTAATCATCAGATCTTCTGTCTGATCCATTCGATATCCCTCCTTGGTTAACATTGTTTTCTTGGCCTCACCATCATAGACCATTTTGCATTTGGTCATAATCCATTTGCAGAAGTCATCTGCTGGTGTACCATAATCGATTTTGGCATCCGTGTAATCCCACACTCCGTAATTGAGATCCTGGTTGTCATACTCTGCAGAAACTTCTGCGACGTATTTGAAGATCTCTTCCAGAGAATCAAAAGTCTTTTGACGCTCGTAACCCCATTCATCAACAACACGTTTGAATGCTTGTTCGAGATAAATGAATTTACCATTTAATGGAACGACACATATTGTATGGGTGTTTATAATGGTTTTTCCGTCAGTTTTGGTAAAGTTCATGAAGTATTTTTTGTATGGTACCCCGAATGCTTCGAGATATCCAGCTTCATATTCAACCATATCCCAACAGTTACCGCCACCGGCTTCATCAACTTCTTGACTTGAATGGAATACCCAATGCTTCTGATAATCCGCTTCGGATACATTACCTGTTTGCAACCTGCCATCTTTGATCAAACCGTACTTGAACTTCTTCATGTCGATGCAGAGATCAGAGATAACACGTTCTGGTGAATAATCAAACTTTGTACCCTTCTCAAGTACTTTCGGTTTGACAACCCAATGCCATTTATATGTGAAATAATTACGGTCATCTTTTTGACCTTTAGCCGTTGGAACGACAGCTTTTCGTTTCACATTGGATACTTGGTCAACTTTAATTACACCGTACAGTTTCAGCCGCACGGGTTCCATGATCCATACTTCGCGTGTAACATTTGCATCATAGACGAGTTTCTCGTTAACGAGTTCTTTTGTCGTTTTATGCTTGTATTCCTTCCATGGTTTTTCAGGAATATAAACATACATCTTGTCGAATTGGTCTGGATTCTGTCTCGGAAGATTCACAGTGATGCCATTCAACGCACCTTCGATAGACGTCGAGAAACAAACGCGTGGAGTTGTGTTATCTTCAAATCCGGTTTCTTCGGGATTATATGGATCCAAATAGTCTGGAACACGCGGTTTCCATACTTGACCATCGTTATGCTTCTCATGCGACACATGAAATACCATCTTATCAGAGAATGGATTCACACCGTTCTTGATATCCTGGATAGCTCCCTCTTGAACCGGTTTTGATTTATCAAATCGCATGACCAATCCACCATGATCATTTTCCATGTCAACAATGAAACCGAGAGACTTATACAGTTTCTGTGCACGTTTGTTAGACTTCATTACCTGGAGCAGGATTTTGTCATGAGTCTTGATGTCCTTCTTGATGATATCCGAACCAATTCCAAGATTCCGATATTCCGGTTTGATGTAAATATGTGCGAGATACCACCAATCACGTTTTCCTTCACGAAGTCCATAGTAGTTGGTTTCATATGCCTGATAAACACCGACGTCTTTCCCATCAACTACAATGATTTTGGTGTGACCGATACTATCCTTAACATCCTGCTTAATATACCGCTGAACTTTTGGATCGTCTTTGTTTTCACCGACAGTCTCCAATTCAGACTGATATACCAAATCCAAATCGGATTCTTTTGCTTTTCTCATCACATATTTTGAGGGTGTGGCATATTCATCCATGAAGGATTCTTTCACAACTTTCGGCATGGGGTTTGCATTGATTGTAACAATATCGGATTTAAGATAAGTTTTTGAAAAGTTCTTTTCGTAGAATATTCGTTCCATTGTTTCGAGATACATATCCCACAACATCTGATATGATATAGCTGGTATACCATTGGACTTTATCTCGTCCTCAGGTATGATATAGCCAATATAAACATACAATGGACGTCCGACTTTGTCCTCCATATACTGTTTGGCATTGGGATGTCTTCCATCCGGATCATATGTCTCAGGTTGATAACCAACCTTATTTGCAAGATCAGCCAGGAATATGTATAACAGCGCTGTATAGAATCCATTTGCATATGTCACATTAACATGCATTTCTCTATCATAATACTTATCAAAGCATCTGATATTCTTGCCGATCAGTGTCTTATATGCCATTTCGCTATTGATAATAGCTGTTGGTATCAATGCACCTCGAGAATGGAAATCGTTATAAAACGTTCGTCCATAGAAATACGGATACACTTGGATAGTATTTGAGCCAGACTGGTTATTTGCAGTGAGGGCGTTTTCCAAAGCGTGAATAATGTTTTTGTCACCGTTTTGGGAGTCTTCGATATCCTTCATCAAAGACATATATTCCGTGAGTAGGTTCTTTAGTGCGGTGACCGTCTTTTCTGGCAAATTTTCTCTACCAAGGATTGAATTAATTTCATTCGTTTTTGTTTTGATATCATTCAAAACTTGCTTTGGATTTTCGATGATCTGTTCATTATTACTTCTGATGTCATCGAGTTCATATTGGAGTTCACGTACATTGATTTCATCCGCATCATCGGAATTAATTTGATCAATAACGCGACCAGCAATATTATTCAACCCATCAACATCAGTTTTCGTTTTCGCCGGGGAATCCCAACCGAAGAACGCTTTGATTTTATCAATTAGCCATCTGACAGCACCACGGCACCATTCGATTATTCTTGCGATCAAGCTTCTCCGTTGAATCACTTCGGCTTCAAAAACCAACATTGATGACAACGCTTGACCATAGTCGATGTAGGATTCACACCATTCTTTTACAGCCGTTGGATTATACTTGTCAACAAGTTCGTTTGCGAAGTCAGCAACGACATGAGACGCTTGCATCAGTGCAATACCTTTGCGTTTGTGTAGTATATCCGGGATTCCCTTGTAAACCGGAGTAACTTCGACGTTGGGTCCGACGATGTTTACTTCAATCGCAACGTCCGGCTTCATCCGAGATTTAATAGTAAACTTCGGAATCAGCGAACCGCCAATGAATTCAAAGTCATTCCCCAACAGATTCATCAGTTGGTTTTTGACATTTAACAGTGACGCCGTACATGCCGCTTCTTGAACAGGAAGATCTCCCATATTCATCGCCAATTGATAATCTTCATCACTCAGCAGGCCGTGCTCTTTCATATATGGGATATCCAGTTTCGGATCCCATGGGAGTACTTTTGACATATCATTGACATCAGCCAACAGTGTTGAATTGAATGTCCGATTGTCCAGCCGTACCATATATGAATTCATCATATTTGCATTGCGGAAATATGAATGAGAAGAATCAAGTGTTCCGAGCTCTTGGAAGATTCCAGCTTGTGGATCCATCAGGTACGCATAATCCTGGATATTCACAACCAGAAATTCATGACCACCTTCAGAATCCTTCCAATTCACATGAACATACCATCTGGAATCAACCGCACCACGTACAGTATCAATCAGATTTCTCTGTGATGTAAACTTTTGCCGAACCGGATTCTTGACGACTGTTTCACCTATGATCTCCAAAGCGGGATCGCGCGGTGAATAGATTGGACGCGGAAGTACATGCATTCCGCGGCATTGTGCTTCAGCGCACCATACACAAAGTTGGCAGTTCTGATTGCCTGTTGGTGGTTTGGAATCTGCCTCCACCTTTGTTTTGATTTGGTTGACAATGGTTCTGGCGCGATCAATCGTCAATGCCTCGACTTCTTTCATACCATGCAGACGCGCGAACAGCTCGTCTTTTCCTTCGAGATACGGCGCCATCAGATGTGGCGCAACATTACCTCGACTGGTTCCGTCTGACATTGGTGGTACCTGTTCAGCAATCTTCTTGACTGCATCCATACCAGATGTATCAACACCTTCTTCGTTCGCACGTCGAAGGATCTTGTTTGCAAGTGTTTTCTTTTCAGATGTTGTGATATCACCATGGTTGATCAGTCGTGCTGCAGATTCGATATGCTCTGGATTATCCAACGGATATTTACGTTTTCCGGGAACACCAAACTCATTTTTTGGAATATTTTGGCGTTCTTTTGATGAGATTGACATGATAACACTCCTTTCATCTTTTTGTTGTAGCCAATATTTGTTCATTGAATCGTATCAATCCTTCTGCCAAAGCATTTGCTTCGGTTTTCAGAATCATGTATCCATCAACAAGAGCTGACATTGAATATGCAAATTGCGCCGATAATGATCTAAGATTTTCAACAATGTTTGTTTCTTCATCTGTCAATTGTCTTTTCTTAACCGTCTGAATTCGATCATGTACATCGTAATTGATCAAACCTTTATATGCATAATCCCCGCCGCCGACTCCAGTATTATAGTCGGCATCATCTTTTGCAGGAGATAGTTGAATAAGGGCTTCGAGTTTGTCACAAAATGAATCTGCACGCTTTACAACATCATCATATTCTTTTGATATCTCATTATAACGCTCAGAAAACTCCTCAATATCAATGGGATTTCTGATTGACATTCGATTTGAAGAACCTTTACGGAGAGCATCTGCTCGTTCACCATGATGCCAATATCCATAATATCCGTTTGTAAAATGATATCCCTCCATGTCGGGTGGACGTTTGCCATTCCATATCCCAGATTTATCAGGAATTCCTGGAATTGGTGCACCATCATTGACACCGGATTCAATCGATCTGTCAAAATGCTTTGCAATTTTATCGAATGCTGTAGATTCATCATCGACCATCCACAACCATCGATCCAGTAAACGATTCATGACATCAATGTAGTTTTCGATAGAATAAACAGCATCATGGCTATTTGTTGGCGTTGCTGTACGTCCTTCTTTTAATAAGACTGCCGAGTATATTATACTCTTCTCGAAGTCAATCTCAATGGCGATTTGCTCTCCATGGAAGGTTCCTGTCTGCTTCATATGACGTTTACCCGGAGGAATTGCGGGAATATTATTCTTCTTACGGCGATACGCTTCGACAGCTTTCTGAAGTTTCCTTGCAACAAAATTATGTCTCAACAACGATCGGACACCTCTTACGAATTTCCTGATCAGGTCTTTTATTACACGCAAAATCTTTGTCAGAATGCTTTCTTTGCTTGTTTCAGTTTTGGATTCCATGAATATATCATGTATTTCCGTTGAATCATCACAGAATTCCAGCATAGTTGCATACTTTGAATAGCTATCTATCAGGGATAACATCACATCGGTAGATGCATACAATGAGTTCACATCTATATTATCAATCTGGTCAAGCAATGTGTTCATTGTGACAGCTCCTTTCAGATTTAAGGTTACAGAAACGTTTTAACGATGTGCTACTAATCTCATGCTCTATATATATATTATTATGCTGAATAACGAGGAAACTGTTCAATTGTATACTCGATTATTCGAAAAAACAATATTGAGTTTGCGCCACAAAGATCTGGTGCTGCTACGTAAGAAAGTGAGGATATCTATCATGAGGAGAACATTCAAAGTTTGCGGTCATACCACCGCACCGGTGACGATCGAAATACCTGGATCGACAGTCCAATGCAAGCTCTCGAAAGAGCTTACAAAGTTAGAAGTCAAGGACGTTCTGTGCGGAGCATTCATCGGCAATTTCTGCGGGAAAAACAGAGCACTTCAGAAATCAATTGTTTCCAGAACATCGTTCGGGACTCTGTCTATTAAGAACGGCAAATTCTCAATTGTTATCAGTTCCGATAATGTATCAACATCGTTCTGGGAGGAAATCCTGGACGATGTCGCTGACGGTAAATTCACGTTTACCGTCAGCGCTGCGTAAGGAAGGGGGTGTTGAAAATGGGATCCGGCGGGATTCGTGGGACATTCGTCCCAACTAGCGAATATGAAAATGCGGCGTACACGATCTCTTTATTGTTCTTCGGAACAGATTCGATCGTAATTGAAACCGCTAAAAAGGTCTTCCATGCGACCGATCTTCATATGTATGTGACCGGAGGTGACTGGCGAAAAGCTAGTCGCAAATTGCTCGCAAGTTATTGTGAGCTGTTAGATCCGGGCGTGTTTATAAGATCATTGTGTATCGCAGATCTACCGATGTACAGTGATCTTGTTTCGCCATGTGTTATGGATGAAATCTGTGGTGCATTGGCGAGGAATCGCCCACACCGTGCACTGGGATACGCATTCGCCGAAATCGGTGAACCGTATCCGTATGAGGATATTGAATGAGATTATGGGGGCGCATTGCGCCCCCATATCTTTTTTTCTTATGATTCGAAATCAGACATTGTTATTCCATTTAGCTTGGGAATAATCAGGTTCATCATACATGCCATCCCAGAAAACATCGTCGTCATCCTCAGGATCAACGTTGCGTTTTGTTGGGGCCTTCTTGGCATCTTTTGAAAGTGACTTCAACCGTCTGACAAGCTCACTGCCCTTTGTTGACCATTGACCCATGATTCTGTAGAACTCGGTTACACGTTGAGTATCATACTTGTCAAGAGTCGCATCGGCATCAGGGTCTGCATCATATTTCTGAATTGCTTTCATTCCAGTCTGAATTGTCTTCTGACACTTCTTGATCATGGTGATAAGCAGTTTTGCTTCCGCCCTGTTAACATCATTACTTGTGTACGCGTTGGTATCCCAATCGTTGATAGAAGTCTTAATCTCGGATACAAGTGCAGTTTGCTCTTTCATACACCATGCGACAGAGGATGCAACACTATGCTTCTGATCTTCTGGAGTTCTGTCAGTAAACATGAATCTCGATTGTGTCATACCACAGATATCTTCGATCAAATCTGCGATATTAGCGACGGTATCGAAAACAAAATCGGCATTGAATGGAAGTTCAATGATTTCATTACGATCTTTCTCGCGCTGTTTTTCATCAATATTGTTTTGCAGATTCCGAAATGCCATGACAATGTAATCGCCAATCAATTTGACAACTCGCAAGGCAATCCGCAGGCCTGTGGCAATCAAACGCGGAATGAACAGAAGAATCTTCTTGACCAGACTTTCTCTGTTGAGGTCTGCATTTCCCAGTGGAGACTGGTTGACGGCATTAAAGGCTTTGTCAAACTTAGTATCCGGTCCTTTGATCTTGATAGAACCATCGGGCCGTTTTACACCTTCCTGGAAAATCGAAAACTCGGAGAGGTCTGCATTCGAATCGCAGTTCTCAAGAACTGCATACATCTTGGCATAGGATTCTGTCAGAGCCATGACAGTGTCAAGTTCGGCGTCTTCCACAGACCGGTTGATATTCTCAACCGATTCGAGGATCACATTTGTAGATTCCATTTTGCGAACCTCCTCTCATGTCTCGAGATCAGATTCATCAGCAGGAGTCAGTTCTTCTGGTTCGATGTCCTTGATTTTGGAATTAGCGGTTTTCGCTTCTTGTTCAAGCGCTTTCAAACGCTTAGCAAGTTCAGAACCCTTTTCAGCCCATGTTGTCATGACTTTTCTGAATCTTTCTGTTTCTCGTTCAAGGTCTTTATCATCTTCACTATCAGTATCCGCCTTATAATTACCAGAAGCAAACTTGTTGATCATTTTGGTATATTTGTTCAACTTCTTCTGTGCGGATTTTATTTCCTTCAGTGTGTTCTTTGCGTCATATCTGGTCATCTCAGTTGGTTCGTACGCCCTATCATCAAAGACTTCCAGATTCTTTTCAATGTTTGTAATGAGTGCAGGGTCGCGGTAAAATGCATAGTGAATGGCCAGTGCGAGATTATATTCATTATCTTTTTCCCATCCGAAGACCTCTTTGTCATCATAAGTCATTGCAGTGGCATTATAAACATCACGGTCACATATGTATTTAAGAAGCTCGGTCAGTTCCATAACTGTTGTAAAAACGAACTCCAAATTGAAATTGAGTTCGATCATGTCTTCCTTGTCACGCGCATCACGTTTTGCATTGATCGCATGAATTGCAAGAGCTCCTCCCACAGCAATGAGGCTTCCGACAAATGACAAGAGAAGTGTTATAATCCCTAACGCAAGCTTGATAACAAATGTGATCAGACGCGGCAGGAACATCAGAATTCTCTTTGCAAGACTTTCTGATTTATAACCAATTGGGTCCGAGTTAAGTTCTCGATCGATCTTGCTCCGAGGTTTGTATGTTTTGATAGAAGCTTCCTGGAAAATGTCGAACTCAGAAATGTCCGTGTTTGCATCGCAATGTTCGAGAATCGAATACATTTTTGCATATGCATTAGAAAGTGCCAGAATCGTTTCCAGTTCAGCATTCGCGGCAGACTGATTCAGATTCTCAACGGATTCAAGAATAACATTCATAGTATCCATAGAGATATTCTCCTTTCATAAAGAATAAATAAAATATGGGGGCCCATGGGCCCCCATATTTCATCGTAGATAGACTCACTGATCGGGGTCCATGAAGCGACCCGGCTTCGGAGAAGTTGCCGGTTCAGGCTGCTTGTAACCGATTGCGAGGTCAGACTCCTCGATCTCAGGATCGAACTGACCGCTCTTCAGTCTGTTGTTACCAGTCACGATGTTCGCCGGATCGAAGCCGTTGAACTTCTGCTGGAAGAGATCAGAATAGCTGGAAGAAGAGGCATTGTAGCTTTCCTGCACCATGCTGCCCTGATCCATCGGATCGAACTCGAAATCATTTCTCATGATAAGGTGCTCCTTTCAGAATTTTTCATTCTCACCATACATCTCAATCAGAAGTTTGTTGATGTACAACTGATTGATGGTGATTAATAATCGGTAGGTGTTCGCATAATTAACATTCTGAATGATCAGCATACGACGTTCCCAGTCGACGCAATAACCATCCAAGATCAGTGACCGATTTTCCCGGAGATGTACATTGATGAACAATTCCGGGTTCAAATGATTCTTCAAATGATAGTCGATCAGGTTGTTAATCGTCTTGCCAAGACCATTGCCGATGAATACCTCTTTCTCACCCCAGTCCAATTTCACAATCGGACGGGAATGGATCTTCCATCCGTATAACAATGGGAAATCTTTCTCATTGAACACATCAGAGAAGATCGGAATAGAGATAGAAGATTGCGGTGGTTCATATGCCCGGAATGGACCGGGATTTGGAACAGACAGATCAAACAAACCGATTGTGTTGAATTCGCAACGGATCGTGAATGTGATCGGACAATCACTCTCGGTTTGTCCTGTCTTGTTGACCTGGTTGTATGACAGATCATGAATGCTGCACAGCAACGAGGTCATATAATATGAATAGAACGCATCCTTGTGGCGTCCAGATGAGAATCTGTACGAAACGGGATACACGCTATTCATATTGAGATAGTCAACAAATTGCGAAACATTTCCATCTTCATCTTTCACAGGGATTCCCGCATAACGCGAGGTCTCGTTCAAGAATCCATCTGGTAATGCCAATTCCAATGCGGTGTCAACGTCGAAGAATCCACCATCAGTCGGTATCTTGTTTATCAAATACGAAGCCCAACGGATTTGTTCCGTTATGCTACGGAATGACAGTACGAAATCAAAATACATGACAACGCGATTGATCTTCCCTCGCCACTCGATTCCCTTCCGTTTGTCAAAGAATAACTTTTCCATCTCGGAGCGATTCTGAAATCGGTTGGAAGTTGTGGACCAAAGCGTTGTTGCATATGATCCCGCAGCCAACCGATTATCCAAACCAGACAACGAGATCCGAGGATTGACGATACACATCGGGTATGGCTGTGTTCGAATTTGTTTCGGTGTATGACGAAGTTGACGGTGTGCGATCCGAGTGGAAGGCAACGCCGTCTCGAAGGTTTTTGATGGAAACATATCCAATACGAACTGCAGCATGATTGCCGTCACGTTTCCAATCGTATGCGCCATGTCCGTGCCTGATTGACAAGCTAACGAAAGCTCGTAACCGTGTGGCATGTATTCCGGCGACAAACTGTTCAATTGGTACGTACGTCCTGGATTCGATATGTTCCGATCGGTGATGCCCTCATTGACTACATTCTGATTATCGCGATTCGGATGCATTTCATCATAATGAATCATGTCATATTCCTCGCAATCAGTACTGATAACACCTCGGTGAATTTCGCGACGTTATAGTACTTGATGAACTCGAAGTTGAACTTCGTAATGGACGGACAACGATTCAGAATCATCAATGGACGCCACATGTTTGTGGTGCCATAACGTTCGTATGCGCATAGTTTAGGATTCTGGTTGTACCGTACATCGAACTTCTCCGTCGTGTACATGTTGGGATATGACTCCAACAAACGGAAGAAATCCAATGGTAGATATGATACAACAGCATCCCAAATCTTTGCGTCAAGTTCGTCGTCGATCCGAAGATCTTCTTCTTGTATCAACCTCACAGAGTTGGCGATGTTGTCCAACGTGAATAGATCAGACCTGATGTTTGCAATCAATGAGGGACTGAACGTTTTTTCATCAGAGGTCATCGTATTCACATCCTCTCATGAAGTTATTGCACGCGGACATACATGTTGAAGACATCGTTATCGTCACACACAAGCGTTGCTTGCATATTTGCATCTTGATTCTCAATACATCTAGATTCGGTTAGAATCCGGATCGGAGCAGAGAATGACTCTGTCGTGGTAATAGAACCAGTTTGAAAATTAGCGGATGCAAATACAGGTGAAACGATTTCGACGATGTCTCCATCCTCAATATGTCCGCGTGACTTGATAATGCAGGTGGAAGTATGAGGAACTTTGAAAGACATTTGCCGGTTTTGCAGCAGCATAGTAAATCAACGTCCCTTCATAGAAGATTACTCTTCAGCTGCAGCAGCCTCTTCACCAGTATCAGCCACATCACCAGTACCGGTTGCGACATGACCCAGAGCAGCAACAGCATCGGAGAAGGTCTTGACGACCATGTCAGAAGAACGCTCGATGGAACCTGCCCATTCCTTTGCGTTTGCATTGATCTTGTCGAAGTTCTTGGAGATCTTCTTTGCCGCGCGATCTTCGGAAGCTGCATGACGACGAGACTCGGAATCACACAGAGCGCGGATATTCTGCTCAGCGCCACTCTTCTTGGTAGCGGTTGCAGACTTGACGATGCCGTCGGAGATCTGACGAGCAACGTACGTGTAGGTGATCAGCCATGCGATGTCATCAGCATCTGCAGACTTCGTAGTGGTGATCTTGCCCAGCGGCTTCACGTTGGTACCCTTCTGCAGTGCCTTATACAGTGCAGCTGCATCCGGAACGCCGCCCTTGGAGAAACCGGTCTTCGGATCGTTGACCGCAGTCGGGTCTCCGCCGACGAATCTGGAACCCCAGGCCTTCATTGTCTTGACGAAGTTCTTGTCGAGAGACAGGACTTCCTGAACGGTAGGATCTTCGATACAGTCACCGATGCTCAGTCCGAAGACTGCAGCCAGGTGTGCCATCGCGTTACCGTAGTTGAAAATCAGATTCTCAGCACCGGACTCAGTCGGGAACGGAACGGAGAACTTGATCTTGTTGCCGACCTTTCTGTTAGCAGCGAACTCGCGAACGAGTGCCTTGCCGAGAGGTCTTGCAAAGGAGATCATAAAGTTACCGGAGTTGGCAGCAGAAGTGGAAATACCATACTTCTTGCCAAGGCCGATAATTGCCTTCATATCGCGGTCTGCAGCAGCCTTAACTTTTCTTGCATTCTCGACGAGAACGTCGTAAATGCCGATCAGCTCCTGAGCAACAGCTTCAGATGCCAGGCCAGGTGCTTCAGCCGGATCAGTCGGAAGACCGGAAGCTTCAGCAGCCTCAGCCGCTTCCTGGATAACAGAATTTTCAGCGTCTGCGAGCAGAGATGCATATTCATACATCATCGACGCAACATCAACACGACCGGCGGCAAACTTTGCATTGACATTATGCATGCTTGCATCGCCAGTGTCGAGATCGAGGAGAATTTGTGAAAATCTCATATTATCTGATTCCTTTCTATTTGATTATATCTACAATAGAATCTACGATAAGAGCCCCCTGATACCGCAGTTTCCATGTAAATTACAATTTGGTGTTAGCCGGAAAGATTATCTCTCATTTCCAGCTTATAGCGGTCGATCAATTGGTTCGCTTGATCTTTATACTTGTTGATGACATCGCATCTACACTTGCGGTGAGACATGCCGGCACGTACCAGTGCGGCATAATCAGGATCATCATTACGCTTTGCCAGCATCAGTGCAACAGTTGATGTCGCAACATTGTTGATGGAGTCCTCGGTGAGATTGATTGTGTTCTTCACATCGAGTCCATTACTCTTTGCCAGATTCTGCAGTTGCTGATTCTGTGTGAGATGTGTCATGATCTTTCCGACAACCTGCAGCATTGCGTCGTCAGTATAAACTTCACTCATTTTGATCGTCTCCTTTCATTCAAAAATATATCCAAGACTGAGCCGGATATTACCATAACGTGGCACTATATATAGTACGAATCAAAAAAAAAAGACAGAGATACTATTATAATATCTCCGTCTTTAAAATGGTACCTCACATGGCAGTGGATTCTCGTAATGGATAATTTCTTTGCTGTTCATAATGACCATGTCATAGTTGCCAGACAACAATTGAGCTGCATAATATTCCATCTCACGCAATGCGGCTTCTTGTCTGTCATCATTGACGGCGATATGTTTTCTGTATGCCTTCAATAATGCATCAAGTTGTTTGGCATAATATTCTATCTCAGATGAATATATGACCGGCAATTTGTCAGCATTTTTATTTACCATGATATCCATTGTATAACTCTCCTTTCTAGGGTGAACAAATTTTCTAATATGCCATCGGTATATTTCAAATTGAATATATATCTACGGAAAGGAAGAAAAATATGTTTGACATGGAAAACCATGAACTGATCGCAAAGTTCATAAATGAAAGAAAACCAGAGTCGTACGTTGCCCCGTTATACATCAAAATGTATAATGAACGATACGACCTTTGCGAAATCACACAGATTGACAATTTCACACCTTCTGGTTGTAAGATTGGATTCGGTGCGCACTTCTCGCTGATCGACAAATATTCATTCCCGGATAATATGCTGCGCGCATTCGAACCGGTTGAAGCATTCACAACATTTGACGAAGAACGGAATCTGAGTGATCGTTATATCATTATCGAAACAGGTATCGTTGATTTGTCAATTGATTCTGAAACCGGTACATTTGCAGACAAACAATCCGACGGTACTGTGGTGGAAATTACGCAACGGGTTGTTTACAATAAAGCTGTATTGGAGCAAATGGAATATTACCAGAATATGTTGCTTGATTTCCTATCCAAACAGCAAGAAGAAATCCGTAAGAAACGTTTGGCTGCAGCAATGTCTGAATATGCCTCTTGATCATTTTTTATTTTCATGAATATATATACTTGCATTGACGGAGTCAGGTGCCAGTGTAAGATTAAATAGAAAATTGAAAGAGGTGATTACATGGATGCAGCATTGGCAGAATTCAAAAGAAGATTATTGGCGACAGGTTTGTTTATGAAAGTTTCCGCAAAAGGACAGTATCGGTGTAAGACATGTCCGTATTGTGGTGATACAAACAAACACATGTATGTGAAAATCGATTTGGATTCTGATATGCCTGTTGTATGCAAATGTCATAAATGCAATGCCGGCGGATTATTGAAACAAGATTGGTTGGATTATTTTGGAATCGATGATATTCAAGTCCCAAAGATGAAAGGTACACGACGAGTCTTTGGCAAGAACGGAGATACAACAATTCCAGAATTGATTGATTTCGACAAAGATCAGGATGCGATTCAAATATGCCGCGATTATATTCTGAAACGTGTCGGAGAAACACCAACTGCGGGTGATCTAAAAGCATTCCAATTCATAGGCAATGTTGAATCCTATGTGACAGCATATCTCGGCGGAGATACACGCGGATTACGAAATCGAGTTTGGTTCTGTTTGAATACCGGAAACATCATCGGAAGACGTCTGGATGATATCGATTCATTTAGATGGGTCAAAAAGAATTATAATGGTGATTCCAAAGGCCGCGGATTATATGTCATCAAGAAACCTGCTGATACATTACAGACAATCAATGTTTGTATTTGTGAAGGAATTATGGACGCAATCGGATTGTACTATCATGCTCATGTAAACAATGCGTTCTTCATTGGATGTATGGGCAGTGAGTATAAAGCGGCGTTGAAGTATGTCATTGATCATGGTATCTTTGGAGAAAGTGTGAACATTCGGATTTACAAAGACCCCAACATCAATTATGTTGATATCCCTAAACGGTATCGACGCATGTTCAAATCGATATCCATTTATAAGAATGCATTCGGAAAAGATTTCGGTGTTCCAGAAGATGAAATCGAATTCGAGAAGTGTATGTGATGGGGGCTTCGGCCCCCATCTATTTATTTTTTCTCCATATGTATATTATTATACTGAACGGATCAAAGAATTTTCCGTTACAATTTCTTTTTGCCGAAAGGAGTAATATCATGGATTTCAATTATGGGTCTACAAACTTCCAGGTTGACACAACGAGTCTGCAAAACAATGTGCACAACCACAAACCGGAATACGCATTTAAATATGAAATGCGGATGGCTACTGGTGATGCCAAACCCGAGTCCAGTTTAAAACAACTTGATCAAATTTACGATGTGGACATCGAGAACCTTCAGCGCGATCGGGACGGTCTCCAAGCAAATGCTGACAGAATCGCCACAGAAATTGGCGAAAAATATGCCGATTCATGCCGAGCAGGAATTCTGTCAATCAATAACAGGATTGATTGCATTAATTCATGCCGTACCGCTGCAAAATCGATTGCTGAACTCACGGAAGAAATCGAACAGAGACTCGGTCTCAAACTGTTTGCGGATTCACATCCGTCGTCAACACATTGGACTGCAGAAAGTGTATACACAATCGGAGAATCGCCGCTTCTTATTGTGCTTTCCGTGTACTGTATGAACACAACCGGAAATCACATTCATTTTGTATACCAGGTTGGATGGATACTCTTGACAACAGATCATCCAGAGTATCTCGCACGGCACACGGATGACGAGAGCTATGCCGAATGGCTTGAAGGCGGCATCATGGCACATCGCTATGAATCAATATCAGGGTCCATCGTAAACATCAACAATCGCGTTGGATGTTTTCAAAGCCGCAATTATACTGCAAAAGACGGCGAGCCACTTTGCAGCACATTCGTTATGGCGAATCTTGCAGATATTCCGGACTATGAAGCCGCGAAGATTCGTCAAATTAGAGATATCATGGATGATATCCTGGAAAGTAAGGCATCCACTTTGATCTATGGTGTCGGAAGCGCCGTGTTGAGGAGTAATGATGATGGACAAAATGACAATATTTGATCGGCTTCGGGATTATGAAGATGATGCGAAGCATCTCTTTTCCGATGATGAAAGAAATGAAATCTGTTCCGTGTACAGTGGAGAATGTGCTGCAGGTGTATTTGTTGTCTTCAAATTCTCGCGACACATAAAGAAACTGAGAATGTACAAATATAAACTCAGTGATGGAACAGAGAACATCGGATACATTTCGAATTATAATATTTTGATTTGTATCGCAACAGATCAATATACGCCGGCAACGCAGTTCATGTTGCTGTCCGATGAAGATATCCGCAGTGCTATCAAAGGCCTGTATATCAACGGCCCGTTTACACAGGTTGACTGCGCGGCATTTTTGGATGTCTCGCAGTCGACTGTTTCAAATATCGCAAGAGAAATAAAGGAGGAATTGAGTAATGCATGATGCCGAATTAATGCTGACTGCTATCCGTCAGGATGGTGAACGACTCCGGCACAAAAGATTTCATCTCAAATCTTTTGATATGCCTGACATCAAAAGACAGTTTCCTGATGCGTACGAGACAAAGATCGGATACCAAAGACTGATCGAAGAAATCGGGCGGATCGAGTCGATCCGGGATTTCGATGAACAGCATATTGACGATTATAAGAGAATCTCTGATACGGTCGATAAGATCGTGCGGGAACTGGATTTCACGGCCATTCAGACCGGTGATCACATCCGAAATTTTGAATTTCCGGTATCTATTACCAGCGGCCTGGATGTGGATGACGAAGAATCTACACCCAATACGCTGACTGGTGTCATGTACCGGATCCGGCAAATCACATCCTGTAATTCTAGATCGGTATTTTATGCACCAGCCACATATTGTGGAATGGTGTTTGAATTTTCAATTCAGCATAAATACACAGCACTGAACGAACAGACCATTGTCAATTCCATATGGACAAGAGAAAAATATGACATCACTGGAATCAAGTTACTTATTTCAGCGATCCCGCTTGACAAAAGCGCATTTCTTGAAGAGTGGTTGCCTGCACTGAATCTGGAGAAGAACTTGGGCTCAAAGGGCGCAAGGGTCATTTTTGCAATTGATCCGGAACGGGGAACCCTTGAATACCCTGATAAGAACAGGCTTATCATTCCGGCGTGGAATTACTATAACCAGTCTGTTGCTGAAGGCCTGATTGACAACGCTGTAAAACATATCAGTGAGTCGTGCCTGGATGTTTTCTTTCCGAAGCCCGCATCTGAACCCGTCACCGAATAAAGAACCCCAAGGAGGAATCCAAATGCCAGCCAAATACCTCAGACCATCAAAACCGACATATTATCTAAGCTTTGCTGAAACCGCAGCAAGACGCTCCACTTGCTTGAAACGACGATATGGTGCGGTCATCGTTAAAGATGACCGCATCATTTCAACCGGATACAATGGAGCGCCGCGTGGTCGGATAAATTGCGTTGAGATCGGGTGTCCGCGTTTGAATGTTCCAAACAATACAGAATACTCAACATGCCGGTCCGTCCATGCCGAAGCAAACGCAATGTTACACGCCGAATATACTGACATGATCGGATCGACATTATATCTGTATGGGTATGATGTCGTGAAAGACGAGCGTGTTAAAGATTGCGAACCATGTCCCATGTGTAAGCGCATGATCATTAATGCGCAAATCAAAGATGTCGTTGTATATGACAGAGATCTGAATGTCAAAACCTTTCATGTGAAGGACTGGACATTACCATGCAACGACGATTCCATTCCTGAGAAAGAACCGGAACTCTCCGATCCGGCGACGACGCCGTCCGAAGATACTCTGGACGTTGTTCTCATGAATAACGTTGAATCATCTAACGATGAAACAATACCATTTCTCGCGTCATCAAAACATCTTGAAGAGCTGATTGAGAAAGATCCCCAAACACAGATAACCGACGTGGATATATTGATGCGGTGTTACACGTTGTACCGCGATTCATTACGGTTTGCAATGTCAAATACGAACATGCCATTAGCATTGACAGAACTTTGTGTCTGCTTCTATGCTGGACACGGACATGTGGGCCTTGTAAATCAGAGTGCAATATCCAACTTCATGCTTGATTATGCGGGTAAAACGTTGCCTGCATATATTGATACATGTGTGCGAAATGCATTGTACAAATGCAGTCGATTCGAATGTGTCAATAACCGGTTGAGCTTTAGTTATAATGGTAGATGGGGCGAAATCAGAAAGACAATTGATGCAACGGCTTACAAATATTTGCTTCCGGCAATTCGCGTCAGACGTGCGTTGTTACATGCAGGCTTCCTGGACGCAAATACCGAGAATCTATTGCTGAAGCTTCAGCGATATCTGAAGGAACGAAATGCGTTCCACGAAAGCACGCCGTGGGAACCCGGCATCCAATATCCGATTTACTGATACAAATACTTGCAGTGCCCGCCATATGGCGGGCATTGTAATGTAATGGTACGGTATGGAAGAGTTCGGTAGGGTCTTGCTCCGTTCTGTGTGGGTGGAGTGCGCTGTAGTTCTGTTCCGTGTAGGTGAAGTGCACTGTAGTCCTGTTCGGTGCAGGTAAAGTCTGGGATGGTTCTGGTAAGTTTAGCAATGTGATTGCACGGTTAGGCAAACTGCCGCATTGTCTAGCTACGTATTGTGACTGTGGTGCTGCGGTTTCGCGATGTAACCTGTGGTATCGTATGGGCATGGTATCGTTGAATTCAGTAATGATTCGTTCGGCGATGTGATTGTGATGCGGTGTACCATACCGTCGCGTGGAGGTAGTGTGGGGCAGAGTGGTGACGTGCATCGTTATGATATGTGAAGCAACTGTAAAGAGTCGTGGAGTATCGCTATGTCAAGGCAAGGCACAGTATTCTCTCGTCATGTCTCGTGGCGTCAATGTAGTGTAGTATAGTGTGCCGTGGCGTAAAGGTACAGCGGGGCTTTGTCAAGTAATGTAACGGTAAAGTGGCGCGGTGTAAGGTCACATCGCGTTTTGTCACGTTGCGTTTCGGTAAAGTAATGTATTGTCTTGTATCGTTGGGGTGAGGTCCGGTAAGGTGCGTTATCGTAAGGCGGTGTGGCGTACAGTAAAGGTACTGTAATGTCGGGCGCTGTCACGTTACGGCAAAGTGAATTCTGGTATGGTGACGTAACGTAAATGTTTCGTAATGTTTCATTTAGCAACGTAATGGCATAGTGAAGTCTGGTATGGTGCCGTGATGTAATGGCAAAGTGCTGTGAAGTTATGTATGGTAAAGGTATGGTTGCGTCCGGTAAGGCGCAGTAGTATATTGTGACGTGAATGTAAGGTAAAGTGGGGTATGCTTATGTGAAGCAGCGACCCAGTAATTCAGTCACGGTATGGCGACGTAACGTAGAGTATCGTTACGTGGGGTTATGGCAAAGTGTTGGTTAGCTTCGTACAGCTCAGTCATGCAACAGTGAGGTTTGGCAGGGTTGGGTAAAGTCATGTAAAGGCAGGGTGAGGTGTGGCAGAATAACGTGTGGCAATGTCACGTAACGGTGAAGAATGGTGCAGTGTTGAGTTGTTCCGTTAAGTGATGGCACGGTGTTGATTAGCTTCGTACAGCTCAGTCGCGCAACAGTGAAGTGAAGTAGCGCACGGTGGAGCTATGTAAAGGCAAGGCGGGGTGTGGCGTTGAACTGTTGAGCTCTGTCACTGTGAGGTGAGGCGTGGTAGCGAGCGTATGGCAATGCCTCGTAAGGTATTGGTATGGTATGGCTGTGTCTCGCAGAGTGATGGTTAAGTGATGTTGTGTTGAGTGTTGTATCGTTTGGCCATGGCATGGTGTCGTATCGTATGGTCACGGTCGGTTCTGTAAAGGCAAAGTACGTTGTCGTCTGGTGGAGTCTCGTGGTGTCAATGTAGTGTAGTGCTCAGCGATGTCAGGTTACGGTAACGGTACGGTGCTGTTTGGTAGAGCTTAGTTTAGTAAAGGTACAGCATGGTTATGTACTGATTGATTGAGTAATGCGCTGTAATGGCATGGTTCGGTCCGGTCCTCTCCTGTTATGTAATGGCATGGTGGAATGTTGTGACGTAATGCCACGTAAGGTCTTGCAACGCAATTGTACAGCATTGTCTGGTCTAGTGCGGCCAAGTGCTGTCTGGTCTCGGTATGGTATATTCCAGTCACGATCTTTGCGGTTAGGTGTTGTGTTGTAAAGGTGCGGCAGGGTTGCGCGAGGTGCCGTTGCGTAATGCTTCGTGAGGTAATTGTACAACATTGTCTAGTTTTGGTATGGCGTAGAGACGTTCCGTAACGGTGATGTGATGTGTAGTTCCGTCGGGTATAGTAAAGGTATGGTTCTGCGAGGTGTTCTGAAGTATTGTGAGGTCAGGTCTAGGTAAGGTAATACATCGTAAGATGCAGAACTGTCTGGGGATGGTACAGCACATCAAAGTTATGTACTGCAAAGTTGTGTCTCGGCGCAGCTCAGTGACGATCCGCTTTGTGAAGTAACCTGAAGTTCAGATTTGAAAAAAGATGGGGCGCATCACGCCCCATCTTTTTTCTTGAATTTCATATATATATCATTATAGGGAATGGGATTTCAAAATCTCATTAAGCTTTATTCCGTACGGAATCGAATCAGAAAGTGAGGAGAAAAATGAGCAACCCAATCAAAAAGCGCATTGAAAAAATTGCTGACACATGCGCAATGTCAGCAGAGCACTATCCGTTGCTGGAAAACTGGTTTCAGTGCACAGCAGAAACTGCTCGCGAGATTGAACGCTCGCAAATCAAATCTCTCGAAGAATTTGACAGCGTGGCACTGGCATTGTCGGCACTGAGATCGGACATTCCAATCATTGACCGGTCCACTTTGAATGAAGGTATCGATGCATTACGGTCTGCATGCGCCAGATATTCGTCAGCCACCGATGAATTCTCTCCGTTCAACGCGTTAATTGCGCAGTCGTGCAATACGTTGATCGTTGTGGGTGAAGAGATCATCGGAGCACTCACCAATCTCAAAATTCTTGAGATTGCACTCGGCATCGGCACAATGGTCCCACGTGATGCTCCGGAAGAAGACGTGGCGACAACGGAACAGGAAAAAATCGAACAGATTTGTTCCGCACCGGTACCGGCTGAAATCACCGTCACTTTACCGGCATCAGATAAGACTATCGTTCTTTCACAATGTGATGCAACTATTCTCGAACCCATCTTTGCCCAGAGAGAACAGGAACTGCAGGAGCCGATTCCGGAAGAAGACGCGGCGGCAACGGAACAGGAAAAAATCGAACAGATTTGTTCTGCACCGGCTGACGAATGTGAGGAAAACAGTGGCTATACTGTTTTCGGAATTCCGATCGAGCAAATCGGAGTATCCCAGGAAGAAATCAAACGTGTTACAACAGATATTCCAGATCCGCCGAAGCCTAAGAAGAAACCCAATGAACCACGTAAAGTGGGAGTGCTGGATGTCCCGACTGGGTTTACCGCGCTCAAAGTTCCGGGTTTCCCGGATGACAGATTCATGTTGTCTGTAGATAATCAAATCGTTGACCGTCGGACAGGGCGGAAGATCAAAGCAACTCTCAGACACGGGGTTGAATATGTCAAGCTTTTCCATCCGAGAGATGAACATGGGGAACAACAGTTTGTCGAGTTCCCGCTCGCGGATCTGATCTCAAAATCTACATCTACAGCGGCATTGCCGCTTCCGAAACCTGCAATGACGGAGGAAAAAGACGACACATTTGTGTACGTCGATTGGTTTCCAGGAATACCTGCTCGGAAATATAAGGTATATGCCTCAGGAAAGGTATACGATACTGTACACAAAGAGTTTATACCCTATGACAGGAAGAACGAGTCTATTCGACTTACAGATTCGGATATCGAATCCCGCACGATTGGGGTTCATGCGGTTGTCAAGGCGCTGAAACGGCAGTCACTCGTATGGCAGGCTTTCCATAAAGAATACCGGAATCAATCCAGGGTGTACATCTCTTTCAGAGATGGAAACAGACAGAATTGTGCACTCGACAATCTGTATATCGGAAGATCTGCAAAATAATTCCACGGCAAAATCGTCGTGCGGGTATCTTTCGTACTGAATGATACCCGCATGATAATATAGGAGGTAACCCTTATGACAACTGCATATGAAAAATACGAAGATGTGACCGGAAACAAAGATGCTTTCATCAACCAGATAAAGTGTCATCCGGATTTCAGCGAATCATTAAATATGATCGTATGCGAACCGTCAATTTTCTATGCCGCGTCAGATGAACTTAAATCCGGCACTGTTTCGTTTGAGCATCAGTGCACGGGCCACATTCATCGCGCAACAGAGTTGGATCCCGCCAGAAAACGTGCAGCGTACGTGCTGTATCATAATAGCACGACAATGCCATATTCAAAAGCCAAAGAACTTGCGGCTTTTGATATTGAGTCTGCGCTGGATCTGTCTTCTCTGTATCATATTGCGGAAAAGCTTGACGATAAGTTCTTCATATTGGCTTATATGAAGCAATATGCTCGGAACGGAATCATTACGCACACGAAACCTCATATATTTGTCGCCGATATTGTGGAAGATACGGAGTATATGGACGTCACATACGCGGACGGCGTATTTTCTTCTCATCCTTCGGGTCACCACAAACGTGTATACCAACTATCCGACATTTCCGACATGCTGACTGTTGGAGATGAAATCGTAATTGGTGATAATGCACGTGAGGAATTATCGAATGAACAGACGAAAGCCTGGTGTGATCGTCACGTAAATTGCTTGCTCCGATCTGACGGCATTCCGAATCTGGATTTGTACCATTTGTATTATTTGGATGCTGAGGTTGCTGAATATGTGGCAGAAAAGCTAAACGCAATTCCAAAAATGAGGATGCGTGTATGCAGACAATGTCATTCTTCATTCCTTCTTTCAGAATCGGAAATGCAATGGTATGCCGATAAGGGATTCAAACTCCCGAATCGATGCGGTGTATGCCGTTCTGACGAAAAACGAAGGAGACGAGAAGCAGAACGCGAAGAGTATTTCCGCGATCTGCTTTTCTGATATAATTGCCCATATGTACAACATGTATGTATGGGCAAAGATGGGTTCGTAGTTTAATGGCAAAACAACGGTCTCCAAAACCGTTGATTGGGGTTCGATTCCCTGCGGACCTGTCAAAATAAAAGGGAGTTAAGTCGTGGCGGTTTGAATCTGCTTTTAAGGTTCGGAGTGTACCGCACCACGCTAGCCCAAAGTCCATAAACACTCATCTGCTGGTGTGGCGAAATCGGCAGACGCAGTAGACTCAAAATCTACCGGTGGCGATACCATGTGGGTTCGAGTCCCACCACCAGCATTCATCACAGGAGATGAGAAGTTCCAGCACTTCTTCGTGGTCCCTCAATGAAACTGCGTAGTTTAAGGGTAAAACCCCCTGTGTTGATTCAAGGCGACATATCATGGTCTGGTGGTGGCAAAAGATGACACAGAAAAGGAGAAACGGTATGGAACTGAAAAGACAAATGCCCGAGCAGCATGATGTTGTGACATTCTATATTAACAGCGATGAGTTTAACACCATGATGCTCAATCATACTGCAAACGAGTTTGTTGCGCAACGACTCAATGGCATTGCGATCAAAGAGAATGATCTGATTGTCATATATGTCGATCGCGGACAAACGCACAATCTGTCGGCAGAGCTGATGAAACAATTGATGAAATCCCTTGTCGATCAGCTTGGCTGCAAAGTTATATGCATGCCAGCTGTCGCACATCTCTCGGTTGAATCCAAAAAGGATTTCATTAATATGCTGAGAGAAACTATCATATATCTTGAAAAAGGCGATGACGAAAATAATTGAGAGCGATTGGCGATAGTGCGTGAATCGCGGTGGTATGTTGTGTGGAACTAATTTCCAGGGGAGTTTCGATTCCAGACGAGGATCCTGGAGAAATAGAATGTCGAGGCCGTAAGATCTAGAAGCACATCATATTGTCATCATTACCTCGTATGCAAGTGGTCAAAAGCAGTCTACCTTTGGTAGGTAGAGAAGACTCTCCACCCGGGATATCCGGCCGGGTATCGGGTTAAAACTCGCAATCGCGAGGGGGAGTACGCGGGTTCGAATCCCGCCGGGTAATGTTGCTCAATTCTATATAGGCCGGGGTGTAGCGCAGTTGGTAGCGCGCCTGCTTTGGGAGCAGGATGCCGCAGGTTCGAATCCTGTCACTCCGATTTCCCATGCTACTGTGGCGAAATTGGCAGACGCAAGAGACTTAAAATCTCTCGGTGGATACATCTTGTGGGTTCAAGTCCCATCGGTAGCATTCAAAGGCACTTACAGCAATTCTCAAATAATGATGAATGAACGATGTGCCTTGAGGTGAAGTAGCTCAGGTGGTAGAGCGTCGGGAGTGTAACTCCTGCAGGGATGTTAGGTTCGAGCCCTAACCTTCACCATCCACGTCCTGTCGGAACCTGTGTACGCAGGCCAATTCCACAAATAAAAGGATATACGGCGCCAAATGACCGTGACGGTCATGTATATCCCTCTCGGCAGGCTCCGTGGTGCCATATGCCAGTGTAGCTCAGTTGGTCGTTAAGAGCAGCTCCTTCATACGGAGAAGGTCGGTGGTTCGAATCCACTCATTGGCATTCATTTTTTCATCAATTGAGTAGTAAACAAAAGCCCATTCAAAGGATGGGTAAGCTTTACCAAGGAAATCGTTGCAGTGCACAAGGATAAGAGTATTGCGATATGCTGCATTCCTAGTATCGGACGAGTACGAAACCTTGGTTGTGTCATTGGCGCTATTAAGAAGCGTCTTCCCGAAAAGAGCCTCAACGTAAGATCCAGTAGAAGAATCCATAGTCTGGTGCATATCTCGGTCTGTGGATTGCGATGTAACTGGTGGGAAAAGGATGATACGGGAATCTCCTGAGTAGTGGCGAGCGAAAGGGATCCACAAGAGAGCATGGGGACACGATCCGAACACGTGCTTGTGAGTGGTCAAAATCGCCCTGGAAACGGGCATGGGCAGTTATGAAAGATGATGAAAAGATGGCGACGGTTGTGTGCAGTCCAGACCATTTGGTTGGCGTGGGATACTAAGGAATCACCAGACTGCATATGAACCTAGATTGTTGTGTAAGCGGGAACGCACTGGCCACCTAGCGAGCCAGGTATACCGGAGGATTCCGGCGAACATAATTGAAGTGAGACGCTCTATAATCTACACAACAATTGGGGCTGGGCAGGAACACACGTGGCCAGGGTGGCGTTACGACGTTGCCTTACGGGTTCGAATCCCGTCACAGCTCTTCTGACTCGGTAGCCAAGAGGCAAGGCAAGGGAGTGCAAATCCTAGATGCGTCGTGTTCGAATCCGACCCGAGTCTTTTTTTTGGGGTATTAGCTCAGACTGGATCAGAGCACCTCCCTTCTAAGGAGGGTGTCGTGGGTTCGAATCCTACATACCCCATTCAACATTCCGAAATTTCATATATATATTATTATTATGAAGGAAGATAACATCTTCCTTTACGCGCGACACCAGCGCAGCACAACGACAAACAAGACCGAACACGGCGGTCGGACGATCCCGAAATATGGGATTGTCCTAGGGTCACTAGGCTAACCCAAAGCAAATGCTAGCCTAGTCAGTTCGACAGCAACTGTTAGGGGTCAACCCGAAAAGCTGTAGTAATCGCATGTCCTATCCGCAATGTATTGAAGCATTGTGTAACCCATGATAGGATTCCTGTATCACTCGCCTCTGGGAGTGATAGGAGTAGGCTCACACATTACGCCGAGACGCGAACAAAGAAGGCAGGTCGACTTCGCTTTCCTGCTGAGCGGTCAGAGGAATACCCATACATCCGTGGTGGGATGTGACAGTGCGTTGTGGAGAAAAGTTATGGGGTTTCTCCGCCAATCGAAAATCGATTGCCTAGGGGGATGGGATGAGATCCATCGTCTGAGCACCTGCGTGAAGAATATCTCAAACCAAGACAGACGTGGTCCACTGGCGGCCGCGCTTGGTCGGGTGTGCGGTTGCACCCAACGGAATGTGTCCGATTGCGGATAGGTCATTCGGGTTAAAACACGCTAATTAGCGTGCCGGCTGGGCCTGGATCCGAACCGGGCACAACAACGAGGAAGGATACTGAGTGGGATTGCGTGTGACAATCCCACTCATTATTCTTCTTATAAAGCGGGAGTGTCGGGGCCGATCCGGCCCCGAACTCTTTTGATCTATTTTTTATATTATATAGCGGGGGAGACCCCGCAGAAAGTGAGGATCATCATGAGACCGACTAGACAAGAAATCAAATCCGTTGCAAGACGGAGAAGAAATCCGAATGGCGCATCGCGCGCCATCATCACAGCAGACGATGTCCGCCAGTTGGCGGAAAAGCCCGTTCTGGAGTTGATGGGTTTGTTCCGCAGATGCTCCGGGACAAACGAAAGCGGTTTGGAGACCCTGTTCGGGGTCAAGAATGCTGCTCTTGACCGGGAGGCCCTTGAGCTGCTTGAGCCGATGTTCTTTCGTTATTTTGAACCGTTCTGTTTCAAAACAGAACGGTTCAACTCATGGGAATTCAACATCCCCACGAGTGAACTACACGGTCTCGTGTATCTGGCAGATTATGACAACGAATTTGTGATAATGTCCCAATACGAAATAAGAAACACTGGGGATGTAATCGATGTTGAAATCATCGGAATCGATAATGATTTCAGCACGGTAACCGTTTCCACGGGAACGAACTTCTCGTGGGGACAAACCGTCTGTTACTCCTACGACAGCTTGAGAGAAGCATATTTCGCTGCTGTCATTGAGCGAAGGTGGGAAAATTGAGTGATTCAGGGGCGCTTCGGCGCCCCTCACTTTATTTTTTTTTTTGATATTCTGATATTTCATATATATATTATTTTTGTGCAAAGGAAGTGATCATTCCAATGCAAATAATAAGAAAGTGAGGAAAAAAATTATGAGCATTATGAAAGACCCCGTAATCTGGTATACTCTCGATGATTTCTATGACAGAAATGTGACATGTGTTTCACTGACACGAGAAGCATGTGACAAGATGTTTGACAATCATAATGATGAATTAAAAGCAGATGGATTCCAACCACATCCGGAATCGGACAGAAAGGATCTTGTTCAGAGTATCGCACTGACCGGAGACCTGACGATATACTATTGTGTCGCAGGATACTATAGTGGACAAAGCGTGGTCGGTGCATGTTTACAAAATCAGCTTGAGGAAATGCAAGCATTTGTCGATAGGCTCAATGCCCAGCACGGTGACAACTTTTTCCACATTGAAAAAGTCACGCTCGGACTTTCTCAAAATACGGACAAGACGTACTATGGTGTCCGCCTTCCGATCATTTCCGATATTCCGGATGGTTATTGGAATACATACAAAAACGTGTCTATGGACAATCTCGAGAACTTCCTGGTTCCAAAGGTTGAAGTTTGTACAGGAGATGATATTGAAGACTTCAACAAATACGGAATGGCGCGCCCCGAGATTTACAATCTCACAGTTGATCAACTGTGTATGACAGACGGAAGTGTCAAGTATCTGTACAAGTACACAGTCCGCTGTTATGCGACTGACGATGTTCAGGCATTGAAAATTGCTACGGAAGCATTATCTCAGTATCTGTATGAAAAGAGATGCAACGAACCGCAAACAATGCCTGATCCGAACAGAATAACGACATGGGATACTGGTGATCCTGAAGAACATTAATGGAGGTTTAAAAAATGGGCACTCAAGATAGAAATCAAGAACTGGTAAGATCCAGATTTATAATGGCAAAACCACTGTATCTGAGCACAGTTGAAAAATGGGCAAAAGAACCCGCTGAAAACAAGAACGGGTTCACAGAGCAAACCAGAGCTATCTATGCATCAGCAGCCGAGGAGGCTGAGAAGGAACATATTGATGGAAATGCAGTCCAGGTTTGCGAGCTGATCTTTGCGGAAAAAGAAGATGGTGCTGAGCGCATCATTTCCAGAATTCCGTTTCTGGTGACGTATCAATATAAAGAATCCCCGTATGGGAAAGGCGAACATGACTGGTTCGCAACACCAAAAATGTATAACGTACACTCGTGGGAATACGGCACACCACAGATCGCATCCCCGCCGCTCAAAAAAGAGCAAAATTCTCACGCGGATTATTTGTGTTCTGCGGTCTTTACGATGCACGCTGTCATCAGAAGTGTCGCTCGTTCAGTGGCAGCAAACTCAAGCATCCCGTATAATTCAGAAATTACAGACGGATGGTTACAAGATTCAGGCGCTGCACACGAATTCATTGTTCGTGCAAAATACTTATTGCACGACTGGTTTGAAAAACAGCATAAGCAGAGCAGATCTCCGATTGATCAGGATACCATCAATCAGAATGCAGCATTTCTGATGAGATCACTTGCTGCTCTTACAAATTCCACAGATGAAGGAGATGTTTCCAAATGATGAAAGCTGTGCTCCGATTAACATATAATGGCGTTGAACACAACATCATTTGTGAAGGCCGTTCAATCTATCCGGATTGTCTGGTTGAAGATGATGAACACCTGTATGTATACGAACTCTCAGAAAGATTAATCGAATGGCAGACAATTGTCGATGGCAAACCTTTGTGGCGGATTCATGTGACACATGATCCGTCCAAGAATGCGAAGTTATTCATTGTCACAAAATCGTCTCTTCGAAAAATATTCAAGCTGGACCCAATCGATGAGTACTGGATTGATGTTGAGGAAATCATTCCGTTTGATGATGATAAAGAGCACCCGTATTCGTATTCTTACGATGAGCGTGGTGAATATTTCGTCACAAATCCATTTTTACAAGATATGCCGGAATATCCGTTTGATCGGGATGAACTGACAAAAGCATATACAGAAATCATCGGGAATGAAGTCCTCGGGGATTCTTGTGCGGACGAACTGATGACTGAACTGGTTTGCTCTGGAGAGATTATTAATGCCGCCGGAGATTTCCGTATATGGACAGAAGAGGAAAATACCTATATTCTTCATCTGCCTTCTGGTACCATCGTTGGATGGTATAAGTTCTTCCATATCGGCAGATGCAATTTCTGTAATAAGCCTAATATGACAATTGCTGATTTGCGTCAATTCTTTATGCTACTGCGCAATCAGCTTCTCAAAGAACCTGATCGTGTAACTGATCCTATCATTCCGAAAGTTGCTGTTACGGAAATCGATCGCAATACGTATCCGGGAGATCCAAACGAGGATGTCATTCTTGATATGTCGTCCATGTATCCGAAAATTGGAATCGTGATTCCGTCGGAGCATACGACATCTGATGGAAAGATCATCTATCATGGTGAACAAGGTCCCGATGAAGGAGACGATTATGAAACAGACGACAATTGACCAAATCCGTGAGGTTGTAAGAGACTGCATTGAACAAGATGCAGTCCACGGAAGTGCGATTCATTGGGATCTTGGAAAAGATTCCGATGGAAATGACCGTTTCTATGTGACATGGGGAAAACCCGGCGAATACACTCTCATCGGAGTAGAAAACAACATCGGAGTCGAAAACGCTTTCGTATATATCGTGCATGACTATGACACGGGTGAATCTATGCGATTCTTCGCGGATCATATCGAATCCGATCCAAAAAGATGGAACGATTCCGGTGAACCCGACTTCGCGTCAGAAGGTCTATCAACATTGGCTACCGAGCTGATTACGATGATAGACACCCCCGAATATGATCTGTACGGAACCATCTTTGAAAAACACGAAGATGGTTCGTATTATCTTACCGAAGAGGCTGCTGCTGAGCAGGAACGACGCGAAAAAGAACAGCGTTTACGGAATTCCAAACCGGACTGTATGCCAACAAATGCTGAAATGGGCGTGCAGCTCCTCACTCATCTGATATCGCAAGAAGCTTTATCGGCAAAACATTTATTACCACCTAAAGCAGGGGAGGGAACAAAATGAGACTATGTGCTGGTTACGACGGGAGAACCTGTGTCCGGAATATGACCATGTTCTTGATGGCAGTTTTCTCGACGAAAATCTCCGAATACGCCATGAAGAAACTTGGTGACAAACACGACAATTTCTCGTGCCACCTCTTCGAAGAGGGTGCCGGCATTATGATCAGTGCGTCCCATGATGCGAATGATGATCCAACGTTTTATCCCATGTATCGTGTGACTGTTAACGACGACCGTAATACTGTATACGTCGTATACGGTGATGACATCGTCACATTCCGTATTAAGACGACGGCGATTGGAACTGGAATTTCATGCTCAGATTATTCCAACATCAAAGATCCGATCGCATTGGAACATATCACGGAATTGCGTCAATTGATCCAGGATGCGATGAAGACGATCGTCGGCCCGATGGCAGCACTCGCCATAATGCCTGATGAAGGGATTGATCATGATGCATCGTAAGCCAATAAAGTACGAACCCGTCAAGCCGTCTGTGTTTGACGGGTTCAAACTCGATCTGATTGTGATTGTAATCCTTATTATAATCGCAGGGGTCTGCACAATTATTACGACCCCAAGAACTAACAAAACCATGTCATCTGCTGATACAGCAGAAATCACGACCACGTGCACGACTTCAACTACCGTTATGACCACCACTACAACGGTTACGACTGTAACAACTACGACAACCGAAATGACAACAACCACCACAACCACTTATGATCCAAAGGAACGCCTAATCGATTATGGCAACTTTACTGCCACTTATTATCATGGCAGATATACAAATCCATGTCCTGGTGGATCCGGACGGATGCTTCTGGACTGTACACCAAAAGACGATGAAATCAAAGGCAGTGTTGCTTGTCGACGGATTCAAGAAGATTACGGATATAACGTAAACGGAAGAACCCGTGTTTATCTCGAAATGGACAGTCATCCTGAAATGGACGGCTGGTATTTCGTCGATGACGCGTGCGAGAAGCTCACAATTGTAGACTTTTATTTCATCGAATATGAGGATTGTCCATGGTGTGGTGATATACCACCATCTGTACACTTGTGGATGGAAGTCTCATAACTGTCTAGTTTGGGTAAAGTGCTGCGAGGCGCAGTATGGTCGTGGTGTTGCACGGTCCAGTATGACATTGTTTTGTCGAGCAACTGTATAGCGGTGTATTGTCAGGTTTTGGTACTGTGGCGTTAGGTTCAGCACGGTCTCGTCTGGTACTGGTTTAGTATTGCCGAGCAGCGCAACGTATAATGCAGTGACGGTGTAGTCATGTCTGATGTGGTCGAGTCAAGTCAAGGTTAAGCTGCGTTCGGTGCAGGTGCCGTTCAGTTGTGGTGTAGTCGAGGTTTGGTAAAGTACTGTACAGCTAAGTATCGTCAATGTGTTGTCAAGAACGGTTCCGTGATGTTAAGGTTAGGATACGTGCCGTATGATACCGTGAAGGTATGGTGCAATGAGCTCAAGTGTTGTTATGACACGTGCATTTCTGTAAAGGTTAAGCTCTGTGACGCATTGCATCTCGTGATTGTAAAGGAAAGTGTCATGCAGAACAGTGCAGCGTAGTTTCTGTGCTGTTATATCTTGTCCAGCGTGGTTAAGGTCGGGTACGGTCCCGCATTGTTCTGTTTGGTAATGTAATAGCGTAGTACAGTTAGGTTGTGTTACGTAGAGCAACTGCATAGTGATCTGATGTAGGGTCGTGTCACGGTCGGTGATGTAATGTACAGCATAGGTATAGTTCCGTATAGTATCGTTCAGCCATGTTCAGTTGCGGTAGAGTAAAGTTGAGCGACGTGTGGTAGGGTAACGGTGGAGTGTTGTGTTGTCACGTGAAGTCAAGTAATAGTAATGGTAAACACACTCATCACAATTCTTTCGTAATATGAGATTTGAAGAAATTCTGAAATCTCATATATATATCATTATGATGATCCGGAGACAAATTCTCACCCCCACCCGGATCAAAAACAAACAAATTCACAAATTCAATGGGTTTAAAGTGGGGGACAACCCGGAAAAGGAGCGCATATTATGGCAAACAAGAAAGACGCTGCAGAAGCAGCAGCAACAACCACCACGGTCGAGAAGAAGGCACCTGCGAAAAAGAAGGCAAAATCTGATGGGCCTCAAAAGTATTACATGACGACAGTTGAGGTAACTTTCACGAACGAGCTTCTGGCCACCAACAGCGCGGATCCGGATATCTATTCCGCGTATCTCGCGTCACTCGCAAGTGACGAAGACCGCAAGGCGGAACTCGAGCGTCTCGGCCTCGCAGAGGTTGATGAGAAGGGTATGACGGTTTTCCTCAGAAACAAGGAAAACCCGATGATCCCTCAGCTCAAGGCATATACATGGCTCGGGTTCCTCAAGGCCCGCAGCCGTGCACAGGCAAAGATCGACGGAAATCCGATCGTTGGAATGACCGCATATATCAAAGAAATCGATGACCGCATTGCGGTATCTCCGAAATTCATTGATCTGGAGCTCCCGGAAGGAGCAGCTGTTGACACTCTGCAGCGTCCGCTTCGTGCGCAAACCATGCAGGGTGACCGTGTCGCTCTCGCAAAGTCTGAGACTGTTCCGGCTGGCACAAAGTGCCGCTTTACCTTCAGAACCGAAACTCTTGAAGGTATGAAGCTTGTTGAAGCCTGCCTCAGATACGGCGCTATCCATGGTACAGGCCAGTGGAGGAATGCCGGTTACGGCACCTTCACATATAAGATCATCGATAGATGGTCGGAGGTCGAAGAGCCGATCGTTCTGTCTGAAGAGGACTTCCCTGTCCGCGCATAATACTCACAAGATCGAAATTGGCGGTGTCTATATGGCACCGCCAATTTTCTATGCTACCACAATGGCTTAACAGTAACGGCACAGTTTCGCGGGGTCAAGTGCAGTCCAGTCGTGGTATGGCATTGTTTACTAATGTCTCGTGGAGTTTTGGCATGGTGTGGTTTCGCTGTGTGGCGTGCTGTCAAGGCAGGGTATTGTACTATGACGCATTGTCGCGTATTGGTTACGTAATGTGAGACATGGTTATGTGTCGTAAAGGCATTGTGGAGTACGGTAATGTTGTGCTTAGTCATGTTATGGTATAGCAGCGGTTGGTGAGGTGTTGCTGTGTGGCGTTTCGGTATTGTGATGTTCCGTGTCGTGGAGCAGAGTAATTGTGACATCACTGTATACCATATAATATTCCGGGATGGTGGAACTGGCAGACACAGCGCCTGGCTAATAGTGGTTATTCACTGGCGAAAACGCGAGGTTTGGCGAATAACCGAACCAAATCATCTGGGTTCAAATCCCAGTCTCGGATTCAGGCTGAACTGCGCATTGGTTTCACAATCGTGTCACCATATTAGTCGTGTATGTTTTGCCGGTTTGGTTTGCAGTGGTGGTGCTAAGGCATTCACACCACCACTGCTTTCCAGACGAACGGGCCTCTAGCTCAGACGGTTAGAGCAGTGGACTCATAATCCATTGGTCCAGGGTTCGAGTCCCTGGGGGCCCATCATCTATATAATTAGCGAAGGGGAGTACAACATAATATTTGAGGAGAGGTGTCCGAGTGGCTTAAGGAGCCAGTCTTGAAAACTGGTGATACGGAAACGTACCGTGGGTTCAAATCCCACTCTCTCCGTCAAACTCTAAGACGTCTGATTTCGCAGACGCGTGCTTCCTTTTCGGCTTTAAACCGCCTGGCATGCCGATTCATGACCAGGTATAAAAAACAGTCCGTGTGTATCGAAACCGGCCAATGATCTTAGGCCGGATCGCGCCCGCCGCCTGCAGATCGCGGCATTGAGCTCTTATCTCCGTGAGAGTTGGCGCTACTATGTGAGAGACACGGACTACCGCTGGGGTTTACATAAATGCGGTTTACCCAGCACCAGCTTATTGCCAGAGGCAACAGCTGCCGGCTTTGCTGTTGTCTTTGCTCAGATAAGGGCCTAGTATTCAGGAATTTACAAAGCGGGTTATGCTTATTGAGGTTTCAGAGAGCGCCGCAATGGATGCGCTTGAAGATGTCGTTCATCTCTAAATCCAATGTGTTCATGTTGCGGAAGCACAACAACAACCACAACGACCACAGATGCTCGGCTTCCCCGCTAAAGAATATGAAAAACGCTCAATTTGCACGTGTCGTACAGTGGGCAGTATACCAGCCTTCCAAGCTGGGGATGAGGGTTCAATTCCCTTCACGTGCTTCGACGATGATGGTTTGATTTCTGACATTTACGGGTTATGTATTAACCGGTCGATGTATTGACAGATACATATGGCAGAATGATACTATCACCGTCGCACTCCGTATAAACCGTAGGGGTAGAGGCACCCACCCCTGCGGTTTTGCTCTTTACTGTAAATTCTTGCAGTTTGTCCATTCTGCAAGGATCTGCATGAAGATACCTCCAGACGCGCAGGAGTTCTCACGCTAGCTAAGAGGACTCCTGCACTGCGTCGCCTGAGAAAGGAGAAACTATGAATGATGATCTCAAAAAATGCTTGACAAGCGTTGCAGCATTGATCGCAATATTCATTCTCTGCTCTGCGCTCGGATCATGTTGCACAGAGCAGGATATACGTGATTACACGTATATCTATGTCGATGGACAACAATACATGACATCAGATATTGTTGACATAAGTTATATCCCTCTCCGCTACGGCAATGACGCCGTGACATTCAAGCTCAAAGACGGAACTGTTATACGCACACAATCTAATGATTATACTCTCAGCAATTAAGCGTTTCCATATTGGAGTATGGCCAAGCGGCAAGGCATCAGACTTTGACTCTGACACGCGCTGGTTCGAATCCAGCTACTCCAACTCAATATCTTTTATCTCGGCACCAAATGATTTTTCAACACTCGTTTTGGTGCGCAGTCTTCACTTTCTATACTGATTTCATTTGATTTCAGTTGTCCACGGTTTCGACATCTTCCGTGGACATTCTTTTTTAAGAAATATGGAGCGGGGCAATGCCCCGCTCCTTCTTATTTTTTTTTATATCTGAGACCATTCATGAGATTCCTGATCGTATACTTTCAGATCAACACGACCAGTTGTTGTGTTCTCATCCATGAGCAACATCTTGTAATTTACTGGGTCGCCATCTTCATTCAACACATCTGTTGTGTTTCCGACGTTTGCACCGCGGAGTATTGACATTCTGACAGGCGTGAATTCACGTCCGTCATCAGGAGCACTACTCTTCAGCTTGTATGTTCCTGTCGCAGGAATGCTTGGGAATACAAGTCTCCAAGAACCTCTTGGTGCTTTGGATGTAAGTACGGATCCACCGGCATTGTCAGAAAAGAGCTTCACGAATTCCGGTTGCTGATAGATCTCTGATGTAGTATCCGCAGTAGAATATGCCGGAGAATTCGAATACACATTGTATATTGAATGTGCTGATACAGAACCAGCATTTTCAATAATTGATGCATGTGTGGTTCCAGCCGCGTCGCAAACCTCAACGGATTCCCAACTCAGCTTTTCACGTACAACATACAGATCACGTGTATGTGCATTCACATAATACTTTTCATGCACATCAGACATTGGATCGAACATCCATACCATCGGACCAACATGTGGAACATTCCACATGATCGTTGTTTGTGTATTGGTATGAACATATTCCGGAGATACCAGATCATTGCCAGGAAGCATGGACGTTTTGTCTGTTGACTGGAGATTGTTCAATGAACGATGGACGACGCCATATTCAAATTCAAAATTCAATGAATCTGATGGATCAATCCATCTCCAGAAAATATATGAATCGAATTGGTTTCCACCATTTTCTCTTATTTTTTCCAGAACGGCGCCTTCGCTCTTACCGTATGCACTCAATCTCCGAAGACCGCGACAATACATCTTGTTGATGTCGATGACAGTGAGATCATCATACGTGTCACTTCCAGACGATGCAGCTGTCGATGGAACATGCACTGGTGTACAATTTGTATCGACAACATTAATCGATGATGCGGTTGTGAACGCTTGCATCATGATATCCGCGGCATATGGTGCCATTGGGTTAACAGGAAGATTACGCGCCGATGGAAGAATGGAATTCATATATGAATCACGGAGTGATACTTCACCAGTGACCGACGATGTATCGGACGCATATGATTGCGCAACCAACCGTTCCTTGACCCACTGATTGTTTCGTCTGAGGACAAACCAGACACCTTCAAAGTCAGAAACGAACGCAAACAAATCGGAGAACACAGGACCTTTCTTAGGAAGCAGATCTGCACAATTCGCGATCCTCAGAATAACGCGAAGACCGCGTCCACTTACAACACCACCGGTATCAAGCGGAGATGTTCCATAAGCCTGTGTCAAACCAGAACCTGTGTCAATTGAAGCCAGATCAAAGTTTGCCAGATTGATCAGTGTGCTAGCATCATCATTCGACGCTAATTCTGCGCTGACAACAGACCCACTTGCAGTAACAGCCGTGACTTGATATGTGAACGAGTAACCACCGACAACGATGATACCCATCGAACCGACACTGTATCCAGTACCACCTTCGAAGATATGTGCAATGGATACATCAACCGGATGAACGCCGCGATTCAGATTCGTTGTTTCTCTGAAATCATTGTGGTTCATCAGATCCACCTGATTCAAAAGCTCCATGGAATCGAAGACGAATTCATTAGATTGTGTATCCGGCTCTCCCGTATAGATCGGTGTACCGGTTACGTCCAATGCAGTTGGGCGGACCCATCTATTCTTCGAACCATTGTACAGATAATTCTGGTCTTTCTCTGTAAAGGTTGCTTCTGACCGAATGTATTTTTTGTCAACAACAGATGTTGGTGCAACACCGTGAATGCCGGAAAGTTGCATGATGGATGTTGGAATATCACAGATACGCGCAAGCGTACGTTCCGGTTTCGGATTCTTTGCAGTTGCATTGTTCTGATACGTCGCAGAGTCATTTGACAACACGTATACACGTCCGATCTCGCTTGTATCGACATCGTCTGATGTATACGGCGCGACTTTCTCTGTGATAGAATTTTCATCAATTGCAACAACCAATCCTGTACCGGTTGTGAATGTGTGATACCACCACGGAAGTCCGTCCGCCATAAGTCCGGTTCCAGTTCCGGCAAGCTGTGACGTTCTCGCTTCCATAAGTTCTTCTTGTGTAAAGTTTTCGTCATACACCCATTCTGTCGTGAGATGAGAACCTGTCAACAATGATTTGTCATACACGGCTTCGTATGCAGATCCTGCATAATACCCAGGAAGCAAGATGTATTTCTGTTCTTGTTGATCCCAGATATACACATTTGGCTCGTTTGTCGCTTTGTATATTTTTGATTCATCGGGGATGATCAGTTCCAATTCTGATGAATCCGTAAAGAATTCTCCACGTTCACTATCATAGAAACCGTAAATCATTTCGTCAACATCATCTTCCGATGAATCAACATACAATGGGTTCAATTCTGTTGCTGCTCCTGTCACAGGATCAACTGCAGTAATCTCGACGAGTGTTCTGCTTCGAGATCCATTATTGAACTTCACCCAAACACGGTTTGGATTGGTGATATGTCTGTACATATCACCGCTCAGAAGTGTGTATGCCGTATTATATTGGTCATACCTGTATGATGCCGATGACGGAATGTCAATATACAGTTTACCTGGATCAGCTGTGATCAACGTTGTATGTGCCGCCTCTTCGTAAAAGGCTCCATTGTAGAAGTATCCTCTGACAACAACACGTTCATCGAGTTGCTGGTTATAACCGGCACCGCCAGACACGATTGAGATTGCATCCAACTCATATGAACCGGGATGGAAATTGTCATCGTACGAACGCTCAACACCAGGATCAAACAACAGACCTGCAATTTGCCGTGTTGATTGATCACTCGGTCTGTAGAATGGCGTGTCGTGTGCCGCATACACCGATAAGTGTTGCGGTGTCAGATTCTCATCATTATTGCGAATCCATTCTGGCAAACCGTCCAGATTTGTCAAATCATGGGGATACCGCGGTTGTTGATCCGGATAATTCTTTGAAGAACCCATTCTGATTCCAGCAAATCCTGTATCAGTTGTCGTATCTTCAAACAGGATCGTGTCATCCATCCGAACATCAAACGCTGCAATCAACGGATCTTCATCTTCTGACGAATAAAGATTCGTTGCAAATGTAGACATTGGAATCGAATACGCATGATTCTCGTCATCGTATACCCATCCAGCGTCCGGATTCAGTGAGACAATGTTGGAACCTGTCTCATTGATAAATTTGATGTATTCCGGATCTGCCGAGGAACCTGGATCAAGGTGTCTCAACATCACAATTCTGACTTGACGTGTGAAGTCAGTAGCACTTCCATCGAATGCACCAACTGATGGGGAAGCACATACGAGTTCCCAATCATCAAGTGTATCGGATGGGACAGAATCTTCCTCAATACCAACCGCAGGATACAGTTTTTCGATATATGCTGATGCATTGCCAGGGTGTCCCATTGTCAAATACTTAGACCCGGATATAGAACCAGATCTTGTGTTGTTATCGACACGGATCTTCGGGCCGAGATTGGATTCATCACATGTGAACCACAACAACGGATATCCAATCAGATTTTGATCTGTGATTGGTACGGTGATAACATGTTGCAAAACATAAGTATCGACCGCGACAGGTTGAAGAACTTCGTCTGCAGGGAAATAGAACACTGGGTTTGTGACGCCTGATGAGAACTGAATAGGACGTTCCAGCAGCCATTGTCCGTTACCATCCATCATCTGCAGAATTGGACGCGCTGATGTTTTATACCATTTATAGACAAATACATCAGGATCATTCTTATCGGGTGCCATTGGAATATAGCATTCTTCGACATCAGTCAACATCAATCTGAAATTATGGTATTCGTCATCCACCATCAAATTGATTGACTTTAATCGGAGAAAATGCAATCCATTCATTTCCGGGATATAACTGAATACAGACGACGCCAAATCGAACACGTCGGACACATTCTCCGAAGAGAATGTGCCCTTATGCACGACAACGTCCTGCGTATACAGCTTTTCAGTTTCAATAATGATGTCTGATCCGAGATTGTCGATACGGCCCTGGAAAGTATCACCAGTTACGGTGTCCTGGACCTGCTTCAACTTGTCTGTCTTCAGCAGCCAATGTCTGCGATCTTGCTCCATGATTGTTGCAAAACTATTGGAACCAAGATACCAGTATGTCTTATTCGGATTCATGACATTCACTCCTTTCTATCAGATATATGCGTATTCCCAACGTCCGTTGTGATACGTATACTTCTTATATCCATCAGGTTGTTTTACGATCAGCAGTGTATACGCCGAGACATCTACATTGCCATCCATCATCTTCAGATTATTGAAATCCGAGATGGGTTCGTCAATGCGAAATACATATAACGGATCAGCAGTCTTTTGCGTATTTCGAACTGTCACACATGAGTCTACGGTTTCCTTCAGCGGAATATATCCACCGATCGGATTATTTTTCGGAACACTCATGCTGCTTCCTTTATAAGCGTACACTTCGAGATCCGGATTATCATAAACCGTTGTCGGGAATGTTCTGGCCATCACGTAGTTGACCATCATTTGGAATTTTACGCTTGGTCCGATGTATGTCATATTTCCGTTTGCCACATCATGTGACAAATCCGATGCAACAAACAACCGTGCAGCTGAGTACAACGACGTCTCGGTTGTTGTTTTATAAATGACAAATTCGCCACGAGTATATGTTTCACCGGGTACATACAACCGTTCTGGATATGAATAGTACCGTGAGATATCATTATCCTCACCATACTTTTCATTGATCAGGTTATATAATTCTTCTGAACTCATTGCTTCAAGTTCGGTACGAATTCTTTCATATTCCCTAAACGGTTTAAAGTGGTCAAACCGATAAAGATTATAATTCAGATTCATACCGGAGTACAACCTCATTGCATCTGACGGATATACATCTTGAACAATTTTCAGAATTGATGTCAGAGATATCTCAGATCGACCGGTAAGGCACATATCACCTTTCTCAAGTGAATATGTATCATATGTACGATGCAATGGATCATACATGAATGGGCAAACATCCTTGTTCGATGCAACTGTGAATTTTACAGACGACCACGAGTTATCATACGACGAGAAATTCGTTCCAACAAAATGTGGGAACAACAAATTGCCATTCCCAAATCTTCCATTTTCGAAAGATGAATTCATGTCGTATGCCCATGAAACCGTGTAATATTTCTCATTGTCATTCGACTGAACAGCTGCAACAAAACAATTCCATTTGTTCAATCCGTTATCTGATAATACTTCTGACAAATCTGCAGGATGACCGGTGCCAGGATCATTGTTCACAAGTTTGTCTGGAGTAATTGTAGGCGGATCATACGTGCAATGTGCATACTGGAAATCAATAATCTTACCACCGGATATTGATTGAAGGATATTGTCTTCTTCAATATTTCGATTGGTCAGCAAATTATATAGATAGGTAGAATTGAGTGTGCGTCGTTTCATTGTTGACCTGTCTTCATATACCGGATTTCCGACAGAGAGATCGCCGGTGAGTTGTGTCAATGCAGATTCTTCCCACAACATTGTGTCATAGTTGTATTTTGTGACATAAAGTCCTCGGTCAAGTTCATCTGAAACGAATGCAACAAGATTTGGATTCCAAGTTGTTCGAATACCGGTTTCTTGGGCATCCCATGCCTCGGATGGTACTTCAACTGAGATAACCGCACCAGAACCTGGACCTTGCAACGTTTTCAATTCATATTCCGAAATCCTGCCGTTCAGGTTTGCTAATGGAATAAAAACGTTTTCATCAGCAGCTTGGTCCGGAATATCTCGATTCACGTAAATCAAGAACGCATCCGGGTTAAGTGAACCAGACATGAGCGGAACAATCTTGAAGAATACACCACCAATATTGAATCCAAGCATGGATGGATTTGGTGATGTATATGCATTATATCCAGAACCGCCGTTTGTGATTCTGAATGTGATATCGTTGAAGTGTACGGTTCTTAGTGGAGGAATTGCGCGACCGTATCTTTCAAGAATCATACTGAGATTATGGAATGGCTCAATATGATTCAATTCGTAAAACGTTGGGAAATACACTTTCACATGATTTCCAAATGGATATGTCGCCTGGAACCAATTCAACAGGAAATCATTCCACAACATTTGATATTCATCTTCGTTGAATGAAGCATACGCTCGAACATAATCAGGATCGATAATCAATGTTGGAGAAACATTGGTGATGTTCTGAAGTTGTTCAAACGACGTTGGAATGTCACAGATACGAGCAGCTGTTCTTGGTGCTTTTGGCGTTTTTGATTCAGAATTGTTCTCGTATGTCGCGGGATCATTCGTGATCAGATATCCACGTCCGTATTCTGTACTCGGATCAATATCGATAACACCTGTTGAGAAGTATCTGTTTCCGTGATAGACAAACCGATGTGAATATTTTGCACCAGGAATTGTCACATCGCAGAAATGATATTTATCAATGAATCCGGTATCGGACAGGAAGTTTACATCAGAGATGATGTGTGCTGGATTCGTGATATACTTGAAAGTATGCGGTCCCTCATATACGATAACAGGTTTCATATCTGCAGTGATTGCAGCATAGTCCGTAATCGGAACAGCGGAATCCAGAATAACAGCAGATGTTTGTTTATCCATTGCATGTTGATTCTTAACATTTGCGTCATCTCTGATTGCATACAGCTCTGCATGAGCATGATGAATCGTCCGATCCATATAATATTTATAGTATGACGGCAATCCATCAAATTCACACAAATCGCGAATAACGCCGAAGCGTTTGTCAACGCAATTATCGGAATAATCGGTTGTCACATCCAAATGAACTCCGGCGTTCATTGCATTGATCTCAGATTCATATGGATGAAAGTAAATGTCCTTAAATGACACTTTGAACAACGGATAGAACACATGATGCTCGATAAGAGACTCGATTGCATTGTTCTCTTCATATTCCGCTAAGAACATGCATGCATTGATTGGCTGATACGGTGTGGTATCATCGTAATCATAATCACCTTCTTCTGCACGTCTGAATGTCCAATGCATGTCACGTGGAATACCGGATTCTGTCAATGAGACTTTCGCATACTTCTCATCATATGTGAAATAGTATTCGAAGTCAGGTTCATCTGTGAACGATTCTGTTTGACAGTGAATATAGCCGATTCGGTGAACAGTCGTATTCAGATTGAATTCGCTGTGTTCTGTATTGGAGAATTCACCATATACCTTCACATACCAATATCCACCAGAAACCGATGTTGACGGAACATTGTCATGGCCGTACATATACGGATACAGAAAGATTGTGTCATCTCCGTTGACACCATATTCGACCAACGGACGCCCTTCTGTGTCAATGTTTCCAGGATCCGTTCCATTCTTCCATTTAATATCCGGAAGCATTCTCATGCTAGAAACACACAACCACAATGCAGGAAGATCGATGAATTTTGTCAAATCATCAATAACAACGGTGCCTTCAGCTATATCAGCTGTATACATTCCGTCGGTTGTTTGATTGATGGCAAAATACCATGTGACATGTTCATCCGAGTTGTTTTCGTGATCAACATACAATGGATATTCATCTTCATCAATTACCAACACAGGATTTGCCGTTGTCGCATAGAATGCAGAGATTCGAGCTTTGCGGTCAGAATACGCTTCCGCACGAGCGAAGTATCTCAGCGTGACATCTGAAAAACGCAGTTGATATGTGTGATTGGATAACAGAACATCTTTCTTCACACATCCCATCAGCATGTTCTGTTGTGGATACGCTTCAATGAAATCAGAATGTGAGATATTGAAATAGTATGACAACAATGCCGATGGATTGATGACTTTTTCTGGTGGACGATTCATCCGAAGTTTGCGTGTTTCCAGCAAAATCTCAGAACCGAAGTTTGCAGTCGAGCCGACATATTGCAAACCATCAATATCCGTATAGCCAAAGAATCTTGGCGTATGGAGGTCATAGAAACTTTTCGACAATCTAAGCAGTTGTCTCAACGCATCGGGTGACGCTTTCGGTGATGTCATGCGAAGTATATCAGACATTCGTTATTCCTCCTTTCGAAAAAAAAATAGTTTCCATGTATATGTATAATTTTTGTGCACGGGGGTTGAACACTCATTTACTACGCAATCCCCAAATTCAAGAAAGTGAAGGTGATTTTTGTGACTGATTACGTCATCAAAGAAATGCATAATCCTTTGTCAGGGATTCAAGTCGACCTTGGTGTTGATCAACCTCTTTGGCGTTATGTTCAGAAAGCAATACAAGATATTGAAGTTCTGAACATTTTGAATCTCTACAAATATGACAAGGACATTCCGGCGCCATTCATTCATGTGATAAATTGGTCGTGGAATCCGCATCCGTTGGCAGAAGAAATCCAGTACCGCCGGCGTGAAACCGGCGATAAACTTTCAACAAAATCAATTGGAGACACCCGCATCGGTATTCTTGAATTTGATATCTATTGCGGCGCACGCGATAAAAATAAGAATATCGTCGAAGAAGTAGTGCACAACAAATTGTACGTCCCCATCGAGGACGAACATGGAAATTATTTGATTGAACACCAGTTGTACTCCGAGTATCAGCTGGTTGATAAGCTGCTGTATCCATCCGGTAACAATTCATTCACACTGAAGTCATTGCTTCCGGTTGTGATCAAATATGAAGAAGCAACCGAGCAATCCATGGATGGATATCTTGTCACTTCCAAAATTGGAATGGTCAAGATCTTCACAACAATGGAACCGATTCTCGCATGCTTCATGCATATCCCAGGACCGCTGTGCTATCTCGGAGTTTACCCAGTATTACAGTTCTGTGACCATGTCCGCGAGCAGGATAAGGACGAGTATGAGTACTTCCAGCCTATTCCTGACCGCGATATTTACATCAGAGCATACCGAAAAGGACTCGAAGAATTTGATTATGTTCGATCTATTTTGGTTATGGCAATCCCACTGATCAAGAAGTACAATCCGGAAACACTTGAGCAATTGAATTCGCCTGAATGGTGGATTTATCAGCTGTCTTATTATGATAACATTATTGAGCATCGTGGCTCCTGTTATGAAATGCATGTTGCCCGTATGCTTGATACAATCTCAGCAAATGTTCTTCCGATTCCTGAAATCGATAAACGGAATATGATTGCTCTGTTGCGATATGTTCTTCAAACAGAATTCACAGATGTGAACATCTATTCATATGAGAATAAACGGTTGCGTTTGAATGAAGTCATTTCAACAATTGTTACCGCAGAAGTCTCTGAGAAGCTGAAGAAGATGTTCAAGTTCGGCCTTCTTTTGAAGATGACTGATATGCAGCCGGCTGTTAAATTCCGTCCGGAATTGATTCTGAAGAACATCTACAAACTCGGAACAGTTCATGTGACCGACTTTGCGAACGATCTTGATTATCCACAGCATCTCCGCTGGACCAAGAAAGGTCCTAATTCTCTCGGCCGTTTGGATAATCATAAGATCAACTTTGTGCACAGACAACTTCATCCGTCCATGATCGGTTTGGTCGATCTCCTGGATTATTCAAAGGATGTCGGTCAATCTGGTATGATCTCACCGTGGGCAGATATCTCGACGATTTCAAATGTTGACATCAACAAATACCCGAATGTGAAGTATGACCTTTTCAGATTCATACAAGAAGAATTCCCGAATCCGGTCGTGCGATTCAACTGCAACAGCATCGAAGAGTACAACCGATTGTTGGATAAACTCGTTCTGAGTACATATATGAATATCACGTATCATGTACCAGGAGGAGGCGAAAGTAAGTAATGGCACAACGAATCAACTATAAACTGTTCAGAGGTTCCATTGACAAACATTTGACAGTGCTTTATTCATACATTTATGAAGAAGACGGGGATTTCAGAACAATCTATCAGCGTGAAGGAAGCACGTCTGTTACGATATCTCCATCATTCGGCGTATCGTTATCACACGGATACGGACAAGATAGCGTGTATGTCCCCGCGTCACAGTATTTCTCGTTCATAACAATGCTTGAGAAATGTGTGAAACTCGTATCTGAAAATCTGTATGAATTATTTCCAAATGTTGGTCGTTCAGAATTCGAAATCAACGCGAAAGCATTGGAACGATTCCAGACTGAAAAGGCAATGGCATCGGATGGTATCACGATGATTCCATCCGTATATGTCGATGAAACAAATCAGTGCTTCCCAGGAATTCAAATCAATACATTGAAGCACGGGAGCATCAGGATTCCACTGGAAGATGCAATCCCAATGTCGAAAATGTTCTCAACATTTGATCCGAACGTTATGGCAATTTCAATGTTACGTATTCTCGGAAAGATCAGTTAAGAAGAGCGGGGGCAAACGCCCCCGCTTCTTTTTTCTTACATTCTGCTTGTATTGAGGAACTGGTTTGCGAAATCATAGAAGTCTGATTTCAGAGCAGATCCAACATTGTATCCGATGTTCGCACCGTCTGATGCTGCAAGGATTGCTTTCGTAACAAGACGCATAGAACCATTCACACGATATTTATCAACTGCACAGCATTGTGCGATGTAATCAAACATCGTGTGGTTGTTCAGCATAACAGACATCTTATCCATTGGAGACGTCATTAATGTATGCTGCAGATCAGTAACATTAATGGTCATATCAACAGATGTCGGATAACCATAAATGGACACGTCATTCCCATCCGGATTCTTCGTAATGGTCAAACTGGTGACCAGGCCGAGACGAGTTCCGAATATACCAGGAATATTACACTGAACAAGTGGTGGATAGCTATATGATGCAGCTGAGTTCTTGGACATCGCTGGAAGAACCATACCGAGTGCAAAGAACATCGGCACCAAAATCTCTGTCAGATAAGAATATGGATCGCCGCCTGATGAACGAAGCTTTACAGTCATCGAAATCTCCGATGCATTAGATGTATGATTCTGGAAAATAAGCGGATAAATCGTATGATCGCCTTTGAATGAACGGAACATGGATGATGCAAGTGATGCTGTGAATCTACCAGCAGAACCAAGATTTGACATGATCGATTCTGCAGTACTCACAACGTCATCAGTCAATTGCAACAGTTTATCATCGAGCGATGACGCTGTTGATGACGTGATAAACGCAATTTCATTTCCATATTCGTTACCCATGTTCAAAACAGACGAATATATTTTGGATTCTCCTGCGGAGTTTTGGTACGATTCTGTTATACCTTTCGGATCGATCATGAATGATACATATTGAGACGTATCACCATTCTGCGAATCCAACTCCTGTACAGTGCCGAGACCGGTAGTAGGTGTGATGTAACGATAGTTTGCCCACACATCGGATGCAGTATCGATCTTTGCGGTCGGACAAATGCTAAACATTTCGTCGCCAATTCGAACAGTTGCATCTTGTAAACCGAGCATGACAACCGCTGCATTGATCATCATCTTGACATTATTGATATAGGAATGCCAGTCCGAGTCAAATGTGTAGAACGGCTGTTGTACAGCCATTGATGTCAAGAATGGAGCCATCAGACGTCCACCAAACCAACCTCCGAGACTGGAATCAATCTGCTCAGATACCGTTTGCATATCAGCGCTAACATCCGTATCTTCGCCGATTTCGTCTTTCAGCAAGAATGAAAATGCGTTTGCCTTTTTGGTTTCGTAGTTCGCGGAATCATCATTACTCAACTCGCTGATGAATTTCTTGAGTTTGTTCCAGTTATCGACGAGCGTAGTCGCATTTGGTTTGAATGTTTGATTTCCGGTTGTACTATCTCCATATTTTTCCAATGCATAAATATACTGTCCAGCTTGTGTAAGAGCCTGACGTACAGATGACATGCCACCCGTGAATCTTGCGCGACCAATAACGAAGTTTGCAACTTGTGCGTCACGCAGAATGTGTTTCAGATAGAAATCACCAACGGGTCCTTCTCTGCCATTTGCCGCACTCATCGTGCGCATATCATTTAAGCTCGTCAACTGTGGAGGAGCTCCAAACAGTCTGGGAGAATAATTATGCAACATTGCAGTCGCTTGTTGCACTTGTGCCGGCGTCGGTTCTGCACTCGGTGTCGTTGCAGCAACTCCAGGAATGAGAAATCCCATAACGAGACCTCCTTCTATATAGATTATTAATTTTGGGTCTACAAAAATGAAACTTATCTAAAGGAGAGGATATTATGAATTTAACATTTGTCAATCTTCAGAAGCCTGTTTGTTCGGATGATCTTCATAAGTTTGCAGATATGCTTCTTGAGAAAGGAATCATTAATGACAAACTTCTGGAAAGTATTTACATTCCGTTGATTGTCCGTCCTTATTCAGCGGCTCAAATGATTTATCGTGCATTCTGGTCAGAGACGTTTCTCAGACGTGATTTCAAAACCTCATATCAAAACAGAGGTGACGGTGGTCCTGATTGGGTTATGGATGATTTGTTTCAAGAGCTTCCGCCTGAAGCTGAAGTCCCTGTCATGATGTCGATTTCTGAATGTATCGATTTTATCTACAAGGCAACTCCCGCAGCTCTGCAAGAGAAGATTCCGGAAAATATAAAGTCGATTCAGAATATCTGGGATCTGATGCATTACTTCTTCTTTGAAGAGAAGGATCCGAGACTTTCAACATATAATCTCACAACATTTTATTCGGTGTTCCATATGGAAGCGTTCGAGAACCGATACAAAGCTGATCGCAAACGTATTAAGTTTCTCCGCAGTCTGATCAAAAAATATGACATGGATAATTATGGAACACTACTTGGATGTGTTGATGCATCAACGATTGAGATTGATAAGATCATGGAACAATCTGATTCAGATGAAACAACACCCGCATATGTTCAAATGTCATTCCACGCAAACGTTGAAGAAGACATTGAAATCTTGTATGATTTTCTGTGTATGAACGAATTCTCAATCACAGGTGTTGAATGTGATCAGACAGGTGTATATGTATCAGCATATTGCCAATGCCTCAATCACGATATATGCAATTTCATTAAATCGATTTATTCTAATTTATAATAGTATGGGGGCCTTCGGGTCCCCATAAAATATTTTTTTATTTTCAGAGACATATATACTTTGTCTGGAATGGGAGATGCTATGCACGTGAGACATAGCTATGAAAGTATCACAGGCATGAGAGCGAATAAGTGGATTGATTCGTTTACGATATAACTGACGTCCTGTTGCGAGGACTATCAGCGGTTATAACGCTTCTACTGTGAATCTCGAATCTATTCTAAATATTAGAAAGGATGGAAATACAAATGTTAAATTCCTCAATGCTTATTGCGGGAATCGCAGGCGTGTCTGCGCTGATCGGTGTGATTGTGAATTCCGTTCGGAATGATTTCAATCGTTTCGCATTTGAGAGATATGGCTATTATCCGGATTCAAATCGTATCCCGATGCCTCAAACTCCTCAAATGGCACCGCAGCAGTGCACATATAACTTTGCACAGAGACAGCCGATGTCGATGCCGGTACAACAGCAAATCGTTCCGCCGTGTGCACAGAACGTATATCCCCCGTCTTATCCGTGGGGTGCAAATGCATATATCGCAACGATTGCAAATATGCCGACCGTTCAACCTCAATATCCGCAGACAGCATATCAAATGCCCGGTCCTATGATGGCACCGAAGGTATATGATTATGACTTCAATAAGCGGAATGCCATGCTTCAAGCACAAGGCATGTCACCAGGAGGTACTGTAATGCCACAGTACCAAAACCCAACATTACAGTTTGCAACCCAGAGTGGTTATCCGTGGGCGAGACAGCCTGTCATGCAGCCCCAGATGGCAATGCCTATGCAGCAGAGACCTATGGATGTCACAGAAGTTTGGGCAAACCGTAATTTCACAGTACGTCCGTTGCCGACGTATGCACAGCAACAGCCGGTTGCACAACCTGCTCCTCAGCAGATGGCTCCCACACAGCCTACACCGCCGGCCCCGGTAATCCCGCGACCCGCGAACGGATGCCCGCTTCCGCAGCAGCCGATCTTTAAGACTCCGCCGCAGATGTGGGAGATGCCGGCAAAACCGGTATTCCCAAAGCAGCTGCAGTCCACACCGTCTGCACCGAAGTCGGCGTTTCCTCCGCTGACACAGATTGTTGATTCGACGCCAAGTACGCCAAGCAGTCTCGGACCTATCGGTGAAACCATGTTTGATTCCATTCTGCTGAATCAAGCAAATACACGACCGGATCCGAATGCTGAGATTCCGGCACCAGATCCGGATATGCCAATCGAAATGGTCGATGATTCCAACATGCCAAAGTTGTCTGAGATTCGTGAAAGGAACGCTGCCGCCGCCGCGAAAGCACTCGCGGAAGAAGAAGCAGCAAAACAAAAAGCCAGCAACAACACAGGCAAAACAAATAAAGAACCCAAAGGTTAATACAACCATTTACATTGATCGGATAGAGTCAGGCTATCTGATCACGTAAATAGTAGAGGAGGTCATGACAATGATGGAAAATCCGGCAGTGGCTCAGGTATTTGATGGTATCGGTGCAGTTGTCGATGGCGGTCGCGCAATCGCAAACATGGCAACGAACACATTTGATATTCTGAGCAATATCGGTAATCCACAAGGCGGTGGTGGTCTGTTCTCCAGACGTGACTACAACTATCAGGCACCGCAACAGCAGATGCAGTATCAGCCGTCCACATATCCGTGGGCAACCAGCCCGAATGTATACGGCGGATATCAAATGCAGCCGCAGGGAATCGTCGGCTATCCTGGTATCACGAATCCGAATTATGGTCATCCCGGATTTTACACCGGAACATTCAACCAGAACAATTCGGGATTGTGGTCATATAATAACCAGAATGCAAGCTCCAGCATGCCCACATGGGTCAACCAGATCTGGAGGTAATGGATTATGTTGTTCGGTCAGTTTTGCAAACAGTTTGCAAGCAATGAGTTGATCACGGAACCTTTCACAGATGCCGAAACGGCTTCGGATGATATCAAAGCTCGCGCACAAGTGCTTTGCGACATCATGAAGCCGAAGATGGATATTCTGGATAAAGTTGAAGTGGTGTTCATTGAAGCAGCTCTTCAGGACCCGGAGTATGTTGAGTCAACGCTGGCACAATATAATCAAGGCGATATTCCGGACTATTTGTTCAAGAAATTCTCAGAGACGCTGTATCAGACACCTTTTCAGGAGTTGACATTAGAGCAGCAATCTATAATTAAAACCTTGAGCGCGTACATCTGTGTATCCGCCCAGGGTTCTAATAAATAACTTTCACGAGGAGGAAAATCCAAATGGCAACAAAAGCGAATCTCAAAAATCTTCCGGTTGAGCATTTCCAGGTGACGTCATCTGACATCGTCACGTACCTGCAGAACCAGCTGGGATTCCGGTTCGACTGTGACTTCCAGCTGTGGGATAACAGAGCTGAATGGGAGAAGCCGATGTCCGTGCATAAGTGCTACGTCATCATGCGCGCAATCTTCAGAAGTGAGGATATTCGCGTCAATGATCAGATTCAGTCTTATGTCGATCAGGTTCTCGAAGACAGCGCTGCAGGCATCCGCTTCAAGGACAATGTCATCAATGTGCTGAAGCCGTTCATGTTCCCGGAGAACTTCGCAACCGTCCGTCAGAATCCGGAGAAGCTCCAGCAGCTCGCGGAAATGGGCATCTACGGTGATCGTCTTGAGAGACTGATTCGTCGTCCGGGTCTGTTCTATGATCAGCAGACCAAGCGCTTCGGTCTGTATCTGCGTCCTGAGCTGATTATCAAGGACATGGCAGCAGATCCCGCAACAAACAAGACCGATGGCGTTATGGCATTCGGTTATGTCTCTGACGCATCTGGTAATGCTGCAGCAATCAGCTGGGGTGTCAACCTGTATCACGGTCTGCACGCAAACAATGGTGGTATTTCCATCGATGCCGTCTTCAACAACGTACAGGCGTAATTTGTTTGCGCAAACAAATTCAAAATATGATGAGTGGTGGGATTCGTCCCACCACTCCTCTCATATTTTTTGGAGGTGAAACGTATGTCTATTCTGGAAATCAATGAAATGATCGACATGATGGAAGACCATTTCTCTACGAACTGGGGTATTCGAAATCATATGATGACTGTCGGTGGTGTAGCAGGCACACAGATATTCCAATATGCAATTGATGCTGCTTTGCGATATCATGATATCAGCAAGATTCTGATTGTGGATGGATGTCAGGATTATATCGGTTTGCTCAGAAAGCCAATGCATAATTATGTATACTACATGGATCTATTCCAGACAGTTCGAATTCAACAGATTGAGAAACAACTAAATCCATTTCATGACTTCCCAATGGAATTGCCGTGTTATTATCGGAAAACACTCATGGATCATCTGATCAACGGATACGATGCAATGATTATACAGAATGCACATCTGATTCCACCGGAATGCATTCAAGCATTTGATTCTTTTTTCTGTGGAAAGATCGTATGTATCATCGATCCACTTGATTTCAATGGAAATGATTTCTGTGCAATCCCGACATTGTATGATTCTCTGACAAAACAATCACCAATGATTGCATTGGCACGCTCTATGTATGATATTGATTCACGTTGTATCGATAGAAAGGTCAAAGGAGACTTTAAACGAGCGAAAATGTCGAAACGAAGCATCGGAAAGATCGACACGAATCAATATGTAACCAACTCTCCGGACGTATTGAAACAAATACAGGCGAAACAGTTCCATGCGCCATACAGAAAGAATCAGAAGTTTATCGTTGCAACAGATGAAATCACCGTTTTCAAAGATCAAAACGATGCTCTCATCAATGTTGGACCTGGTTCAATGTTTTCAATCATGTCTGTTACAAAGCCAATGCTTCGTTTGCGGCTTCATTCATCAAGAAGCCAATTTTATTCGACGTTGTCATACCGTCATACGGATATGGCGCTTTATGTCAAGCCTGCAAATATAATATCAATAGAGGACGCTGTACACCATAGATTTAATTCACTGATTGTGGTAATGGGTGACCAACCCATGTCAAATAGGTTATGGTATTCTCTTTTGAAGATAGCGAATAACGTAACAGTTGTAGACTTCTAATGGGGGCATACATATGTTATTTTTTGCCAAAAGGCGTGCTCAAAAAGAACGTGAGTTGAAAGACAAGCTTGCGTTGCATTCATTTGCAACAGTTGTCACAAGTATTGTGTCAGGTATGCACAATCTTGACAAATTGATGCAAAAGATGATGAACGCAGGTGATATATCATACGATTCAGCATTGGTTGTATATCGGTCATGTGAAGATTTATTTGCGTTGCTCGATATCTATCGGAATAACAAATACTATCATCATTGTTTTGACAATTTGCTCGAGAAGGGTATCGAGTCAATTAAACGAAGTGCATCACGTCTCAAAGATCTAACAGAGAATTCGCGAATCATGTATGAGAATTATAAACTCACTCGCAATGGTTTGGATACATATAAGGATCAGACCGAGATCGATGTTGATCGCGAAACACTTGAGGACATTCATCAACGATTGATGACATTAATGATGGAACATCATCAGGTGGTGTTTGAAATCAGGTTGACACAAATTGAGTTACGCTCAGTAATGAACGCAGTACGTGGTATTGTTGTTCGTGATTACATCACGATCAAAAGCGGAATTAACATTCCATTATTATACGAAGATTACGAAACTCTTGTCAATAATCATTTAAAGCAAGAGATTCTGTTCGATAAAGTTGAGATACAGAAGATCTCTGCAAATAAAGGAGGAAAAGAACATGAATGACATGATTGCAGAAGAGCTGGGTTATCAGAAGCATTTCGATTTTACCCAGTACTCGCACGACAACAACGTGAATGTTATCCCCGAACAGGACTTCAAACGTCTTGTCGCAGATACATTCAGATGCATTGCGGATAACCTGCGGAACACGTATGGACCGTACGCATCATCTGTTCTGATTTCTGATCAGAGCGAGACATATGCAACCAAGGATGGTTACAATGTCTTCAATGCCATCGGGTTCTCCCATACGTACAAGAACATGGTATATCTGGCAATCAAGAAGATCATTGACCGCGTCAATCATAACGTCGGCGATGGTACGACTTCGTGTATTCTGCTTGCAGAGAAACTGTTCAACGAGTTGAATCATGCTCTGAAAACAGTTGATGACAAGCGGAACATCATGGACGTGTTGTCCAATATTGAGAAAGACCTTTTGAATGAACTGGTCATTGCACAGGACCGTACAGAAGGAATGATCAAGCCGCTGACAAAGGAATCTCTCGAGGGTCTTATCCGTGTTGCCAGTAACTATGATTCCGAATTGACCCATATGATTATGGATGCATTGAGCCCGACATATGACGAAGACGGAAACGTTACAACGATCCGTAATATCATTGTTGATTCTGCTCTGGTTGACGACAGTGATACACTGACATATGATGTTGATTTTCTCCCTGGAGACTATCGCATTCGTGTTGAAATGGATCAGACGTTTGCGCTTACGTTTATGGAACCGCGGCCTGTCCGTGTTGCACTGTATGATCACCAGTTCGGTGCAGATGACTGGAATTTCTTCATGAAAAACTATGACAAGGTCACTGAAACTGTCATTATTGCAAGAGACTTCAGTCGTTCGTTCCTTGATCATGAGTTCTACAAGTACTGCCGTGATCTTGCAGTGGTGAAGCAGCCGTGTCCAATTATCTTTGTAAAAATCAAAGGCGAATATGTTCGCGACGAAATCAAGGATCTCGGTGCAGTTCTTGGATTCGAACCAATCGGACTGTATGCAAAATCAGTTGATCATACTACGCTGCCGGTAAAGAACATTCAGGTTTTCAAAGGAAACTGCATGTGCTTTGATATGCCGAATCCACCGCTTGATTACATCGAGACCGTTAAGGCTGATGCAAAGGCAGATCTCAGTAAGAGCCTGACCAAGCCGCAATGGTACAGAGACAGAATCAGAGCTTTGTCCAATACGGCCAAGGACACGCTCATCGTCGTGAATGCTACTTCGTCTCTCGAAAGAAAGATGGTTGCAGATAAGATCGATGACTGTATCTCCATCGTAAACTCTGCGATGACATACGGTGTTATCCCGAATCTGTTTGCGTATGGTCATTATCGCATTGGCGATTTCCATCCTACCGAACACAAAGATCTTTCCGAAGCTGCACAGAATGCGATCATGCGTTCTATTGAAGGTCTTCTCAGAGACATCTGGGAATCCAAGCATGGTGCAGATTACGAGTCGAAGTGTAACACAATCATCAAGACGATGTATGCTGATGATGATACATACGAATCATTCGATATCATCAAAGAACGCTTCGTTCCGATCGACAAGATTCCGACATCTGCACAGTACGATCTCGAGGTGATCGCCGCAGCAATCTCCATTGTGAAGTATTTGCTGACTGGACGTGCGTTGATCTTTGATGCGTTCATCATGAAGAAAGTTGATGACACCGGTTCTTATTCAAGGAATTAATTTTTTCTTCGAAGATATATCATTATGCGGATATGAGGGGGCTTCATGCCCCCTCGATCTAATTTTTGGACCCCGAGAACCGAAATATACAAAATTTGATTAGGCGGTGATGATGTGAAAACATTAAAACCATCGATGTGGAAAAACATCGCGTCGATATTGTTGTCCAATCATGATGAATGGAAGACATCTAAAAATATGATTCTGTTTGCACGTGCTGTGAGTACCTACCCGAGCAAATCAGAATACTATCTGACGTGTGAACGTGTGATTCATTATATGGAACAGAACATCCTGTCAGTTCCAATGATCATTGAGACCATGAGAAATGAGGGTGAGACGGACGATGTATTGGAAGTTGCTGAATTGCTGAGTCAGCAACCTACCATCAAAACACTTGCAGAGGTGCAGCGTCTTTGTACGGTGTTGGCAGACTATGTGAAATATGCAAAGATCTTGAAAGTCAAGGAGTCTTTTCTGAAGACACTTGATATGATTGATGAAGATGATGCCAACATCAAAACGACAGTTGATACTCTGTATCGTATATCAAATGAGATTGTGACTGCGTATAACTCAGCAGCATTCACACAAGCAACGTGTTCATTTGATTCTGACAATGCTGAAGAAATGAGAAACGGTATTGCAGAAGCAAAAGATGCACGCTCGTCAGATAAGACAATCATCACAGGTATTCGTGGTTTGAATAATCTTTTGTCACCAGGATATCTGTCTGGATGTTTATACATATATGCGGCATTGCCCGGTTGTTACAAAAGCGGTATTCTGTTACAATCGCATATTGACACCTGTAAATACAATGAGCATATCAAGCATACAACAAATGGAAAGACACCGATCTCTATCTATATCTCGATGGAGAATACGATGGCACAGACCATTCGTCGTGTATGGTCATTGTTATTCCCGACTGCAGACTTGTCAATGTTCACTGTCGATGAAGCGATGGAGATGATCAATCGCGAGCTCACGACAAAAGGATTCCGTTCTGTTATTCTGTATTATGGATATCGCGAGAAATCCACTGCAGATCTGTATGATATCATTCGTGGTTATAATGATGACAACCATCAGGTCGTCGCATTGTTCTTGGATTACATCAAGCGTATTCGTTCTGCACGTACTGATGCAGCAGCAACAAATTCTGAAAAGTCTGAGCTTCATGCGATTATGAATGAGCTGAAGACGATTGCATCACAATTTGACATTCCTGTTGTATCTGGTCACCAGCTGAACAGAGCCGCAGCATCTGCAGTCGATACTGTTGTTGCATCTGGTGGATATGCAAAGACATCTGAAGTTCTTGGAAGATCACAGATTTCTGTTGCATGGGAAATCATGGAAGTTGCTGACTGGCTGTCGGTCATGAACATTGAGAATGACGGCGAGAACAAGATGCTGATGATCAAGGCTGTTAAACAGAGAGATCTTGATAGTAAGTCTGATGTTCAAATCACAGCAATCAGACATCCGTTCTTGTCACCAGATTCGTTCGCATTGCGTCAGGACATCATGGAGAATTGCTCGATTTCGACACCAATCTATACGGGCAAACACCAGCTGAATTATATGGCGAATATTTAATTATTTTTCGCACATATATAATTTATCGGATTACGGGTGACACTCTGTTACTCCGTGATTGAGAAAATCTTTAAGGAGGATTTAGCATCATGATTGAGCAGTATCAATCACACATTCTCAAACCTGCTGAAGTGGTCGATTATTCCGCTGAATTGATCCACGGTTTGAGACCCGAGACCATCCAGAATGAACCACTGATTGGTTTCAAGGTGCTGGTCAGAGACACGAACGCGCATATCACTTCTCCTGCAGCGAGATTCCAGTTTCTGGAAACGAATCTTGGATTCCTGCAGAACAGTGGTTGTATCCTTCGTGAGAGCCAGCCGAATGAAGCTCTCGATGGATTCTGGGTAATCACATTCCCGGTACCGCAGTCCAACCTCTCAACTCAGATTATGAATCTGACGAGAATCCTGGATTGCCTCACAGCATCGTTCGGTATCATTCCGGCAAATGTTGTTGAGATTTCGGTGTCGGGACGTTGTGGTATCGGCGAAACTGAATGGCGTTTGGCGAACATCAATCTTCCGATGAATCTTCGTCAGGGTCTGGTTGAGCCGACCAACACTCCGTATAAATTGGGACACCTCATCAGAATCAATGATGATTTCGCGATTCTTCGCACCATGTGGGATTGGCGGATTTGTGGTTCTACCACGAATTCCCACCTGAGCGATTTGCTCGTGATTCCTCAGCTGCTCTGTGGGATGTTCCATTAAAAATCCAAAGGAGGAAACACATATGTCCATCTTCAACGTTAACCCCGATCCCGATTGGCCGGTACTGACCGGACCCGGCTTTGTCCAGGCGACGTATCAGCCGTACAATCAGCCGATGGGTGCTCCGTCTTACTATTACAATGGTATGACGGTGGTTCCCACAACTCCGCAGGTCGGTATGCAGCCGGATTCTCGCAGATATGATACACAGCCTCCTGCGTATCAGCAGACTGCGATGTTCCAGCAGCCTGTTGCACAGCAGCCGCAGACATTCGGCTTCAATCAGCTTGCAGAGAGCAGACGGACTCAGACCACAGCTCCTACAGCAGTGAATCCGTGGGCAGTCCAGCCGGTACAGCAGGCACAGGCTGTGATGCAGCCTGTATTCCAGCAGCCGGTATATCAGCAGTTCGTTCCGCAGACACAGGTGACGACTGTTTCGTATCCGGTCACGTTCAGTGCAGGTGGTCCGTATGCAGCGCTGAGCGCATGCCATCCGATGATCAATAAGAAAAATGCATGGGGTGAGCAGCAGGTGTACAATCCGACTCCGGCTCCGGTGATCAACTGGGCAAACGTCGGTGTTCAGACCGCGCCGCAGCAGTGCACCTATGCACTTCAGCCGATGGCACAGCAGCCGCAGATGACATATCCGCAGCCGGTATTCCAGCAGCCGGTGCAGCAGAGCTGGGAGGAGTTGGCAAAACAGAACTTCTGCAAGTGAGGTGAATGTGAATGATCGTGGAATATCGGTCACGAATATTACAGCTTCCTCAAGAAGTTCGAGAAGGCTTGGCGGAGGTGTCATATCAAATCGGTATGACGCCTTCCGCAAGACGGGAAAGATGCATAAATGTCTTAAAGGAGCACAATATTCCGTTCAAAGATATTGGCACGGGGACGAATCGGTTCATCATTCGTTATGATGGTTTTGCGTTAAAGATCGCATTGGATGCCGAGGGTATTGCTGACAATAAACAAGAATGGGTTATGAGTTCTAAACTGGCACCGGATGTTGCGCCAGCACATGATATTAGTGATGGAGGCCACCTTTTGGTGGCCTCTTATGCACCCGCCTTTTCGAATTATCAGGAATTTATTTCATTCCGTCCGCAAATCGTTGCCATTCTTCGGAAGTGGTCAACACGATATTTGTTGGGCGATGTCGGAATCACGCGCATTAATTATGCAAACTGGGGTATGCTGGGTAACAGACCAGTGTGTATCGATTATGCGTATATATTCCCAGTATCGATGGATGTATTCACATGTGTTTGTGGATGTAAGGAAATGACGTTCACAGATGAATCGTATACGGAATACAAGTGTAGTAATCCCGAGTGTGGTCTCACGTATACTGATAGAGATTTGCGTTCCAAGATCTCTCAAAAGGAACGATTTGATCTGTTCAAAAACGTGTCTGAAAATGCGGTGAGGATGACATCAGCAACACAGCAGATGGAAGTCGATGATTATTTGGTGTCGAAAGCAAATGATCCCGACATGCCAGATCCTGTTGAGGTCATCACACAGGCAAACAATCACTGGGGTTATCCAAAACTTTAATCGAAAGGAGTACCAAAATGCTGTATACACATGTAATCAAAACTGCTGGGGGAGTTGCGAGTGCCCCCAGCAAAGAATCTCCGTCAGAATTGGTTACATTGCTTCGCCAGTTGGCAGCAAAGAACGATACCCCGATGCCAAAGGTCGTTGCAGAATCAATCCGCACGGATTATGATGTTCGGCTGATTCTGGAGTACGCGATGGAATTCCAGAAAAAGTATTTCCCGAAAACTCCATTGGCAAAGGATCTTGTGAAGCAGTTCATTTACAATGTTCCTGACAATGTTATGGCTGGAATCCGGTATGCACAAAACCATCCCGAGTTGGCAGATATCCTGAATCCGGTCATCTTCCTGTATCCGTTGTTGATGGTCAATCCGTCTGATTCAAATGGTGTGTTCTTGATGCAACTGAAAGAACTTTTCGATGGCAGTCGCGAAGCTATTGAAAAGGATGTCACAGATTTCATCAACTTCCAAAATGAATCTAACGACGATATTGTTCCGGACATCACAGAACCAGCAGCCGAGGAAGACGTTGACGAATACGATGAACCGGCAGAAGAACTGACAGACTATGAGCCGGACGGCGACCCGGATGATGAAAGTGACGAATTGGAGGACATGATTTATGGCGAATAATGACGCAAAAGATATCAAGTTTACCGGAGACCCCGTTGCATTTGACGGGGTTGAAGGTAAACGTGATCCTAAAACTGGAAAAGGTCGTTTTGATCTGATTCCAGAAGAAGTGTATCCCGTGATCTTTGATCAAATCGATCAGTTCAATGGTCTTCCCGGAAGAGATGTGTGTTATGATCCGATGCTGATATACCATAATATTGCTAAGGAAAACTGGGTCTATGCCATTATCCAAATGACAATATATGGATATCGTGATGAGAGACCTCCGGTCGATAGTAACGCCAATTGTCTTTGGTTGTGCCCACCGAAAGAGATCATTGGCTGTTTCTGGAAAATGCTGCAAGATTTAGCAATTCATTTCCAGAAGGGCGCGGAGCACTACGGTGAAAGGAATTGCCAAAGAGGGATCCCGCTGTGGAGCTTCAAGGATTCTGCGTTGCGCCATGCAACACAGACATTCTCTGGTAAGACTGATGAACCGCATCTGATTTCAGTCATCTGGAATTGCTGGATGGCAGAATGGACAGTTCTCAATGACGAAGCCAAGACTTCATCCGTTCCGACTACAAAAGAAGAAATCAGTAATGTTCTGGAAAAATACGGGATTTCAGTTTGCGATATTCCGGATGAGGAGATGCAGGAGAAGATTGCTGCGATTGATATATGTATCAATGATTTCTTAGCAACAGTCAAAGCCAACGAAGGAAATGGACCGGTAATGAGAAGAGAGTTCTTCCGTGTATTTAAGGAGGATATCCTCAATATTCCGAATAACGTGGGATTTGGGCTCGTGTTTAAGAGATTGACTGAACGGATTCTGGAACCGAACATATCTGGCACTCGTCGTTTATATCTGAAATATTTGCAAGATTATGTCAATAATCTTGACACTGACGAGGATGCGATCTTCGAAAGCATGGATGACGAGCTGATGATAACCAGAACCGATTCTCCATACGATAGAATCGATGGCTTGCTCACAGATCTCGTCATGAGTGGTCCACACAATAACCACAACAAGGAATATACCACTCAAGAGTTCATCAATACATTTATCTCAGATACATTAAGCGGACATGTTTCATTACAACTTGCAAGAAAACGTACTAAGGAACGAATGAAGACATATCCAGAAGGATCTGTGCAATATTCTAAATTACAGACTGTCGTTGACGCATTGAATCGTCGGATCAATCTTGATTCTTACGAAGAATCTATTAATAAATGAGATATATATCATTAATCCGAAAGGAGATGGTATAATGATTTTATGTTCTCGACGTGTATTCCTGAATGTTGTCACCCAGCTATATGACCTGCACACACTGATCAATGCAAACTATTTTCTGGTGGATCAGATTAAGCCAACCGGTATGGCGTCATTCCTTGATGAACCTAAGATCGGCATGAGTGGAGAACTTACGTTTGCTCCGAGTTTGGATTTCAATGATGAACCAAAGCAAGCATTCTATAAGTACTTTATCCACTATTCGAAGGTCTTGGATATGGCACCATATTTCTCGGTGGTATCCGCGTCCGGAATAAACGATTATACACCACCAATAGAACGCGTGATCAGACAGTTGAATGATCCGGAACGTCAAGCTTCGATTTATCAGGAGCTGTTTCAGACGAAGTTACAGGGAAATGGTCTGCAGTTTGTGATCATTGCATCAGATATCGCAGCTCAGGAGTGTGGTCATGTTATATGCACATTCTTGGCATCTGAATTTGGTGCAGATATTACATTCGTTGATCCGGCATATCGTCCGAAGACGAAAGGTCAACTGCAATATGTTGGAGACAAGATTCGCGGTGAACAACACATTCACGAACTTCGTGATATGATATTCTGTATGTCCGTCCAGTCGGCACTTGATAGTGCTAAGTTTGGAAATGGATTGATGAATCTGGAAGCGTACTTCGACAATGATGCGTTCACAATCGAAGATATGTTCCATGCGTATCACCTGTTGTTCCCAAATGATCGTCTTCCGCCTGGGGAATACACGATTCCTCATATGAAGAAAATGATTATCGGCAGATTGTTGGATTCGACTGGAAAGAGTAATGAATTCAAGATTGCGAAAGATCTCGGTGTTGACTTCTATGCGTATGACAACATGATTGACCAATATACCGATAGTCTGACGACACCGGAGGAAGACTTTTCAGGATACTCATGATGAAGATGGGGGCAAATCGCCCCCATCTTTCTTTTTTCTTTGAAAACGAATTCGTAATACTTTTACGAAAGGAGCTGTCTCTGTTATGACCAATTTCCAATTGGAAAAGAATCAAAAACGAAATCCGATGGCAGAGTATCTGTTCAAGATTCAACAAATTGTCACAAATACTTCATTCAAAGACAAGGACGAAGCCGCTCGGTATGAGACGCTTGATATGAAACTGAATGGCGAGAAATATATCCGTGCCAAAACAGAACGTGATATATTCGAGTCATACGAATATGATCCGAGATATGTTTACCAGGTATTGCTGGAATCGGGAATCAACGAAATGCGAATTCCTGCGATGGTTGAAAACATGTCGCTGATCCCGCCTGCAATCCGAAACAAACTGATGATTGATGCACGCGAGCAGTTCATCCAGAATTATACTGAAGAAAATCCGTATTATGTCATGTTGGCTGGTAAACCGTTTCCCGGTTCAGTTAACATCCCACCCGAGAATGTGTTGACAATTCCTGATGAGTTCTATTATATCTATCAGAACGTCAATGCAATCGAACGCAATCAGGCTGTTCATGAAATGCCGATCAAGTATCAAGAGTTATTCATGAACACGCCGTACTATCGGCAGATGTTGATCGATTATCCAAAGAATCGATATCTGAAGTATCTGGGTTCGCATGCAATTCCATATGAAGTATCTCGTGCAGCGCACGACGGTGATATCATGAAGATTAATGTTGACTCATTGTCAGCAGCGCATCCGGTCTTCGGTAATGTAACCGTCGAGCATCCGCTGATTCATCTGTTTACCAACACATATCATGAGACACATTCATATGTGTACGGCGCGTTGCGCGGTGATTTTGGAGACATCTACGCAAACTATAATTCTTTCATCAGATTTTTGACGATATATATGGCAATCGGTGGATGCCTGAATAAGCTGATGAAGGACTCCGCATCCATGATCTATATCAATAAATCAACCGCAAACGATTTCTTCATGCTGTATGGTCTGCCTTCTGTAATCATGGAAGGAGCGTCCATGATTTCATTCTTGAAACAATTCAGAATGATCTTAATGGACAAGGGCACGAATATTGTATATCGTGTTAAGGATCTGATCGGTTATGAATACACCGACATCTACACACTTGTCATGGTCAAGCAGCAAGTGTTTGAGAAAGGTCAACCGAAATACACTACCGACGAAAAAGGAAATCGCATTCCTGTTCAGGAAATCGTATTTCGTAGATTGGGTGTCACGGATGAGAATGTCTCATATTTCAAGTTCCGTGATTCTCGAGAGACGTATACATTGGAACAGATCACATCCGGAGATCCTCGTTGGTGGAACACGCCGGAAGTTGATCAGATGTTGACAGACATGAATTATACATTGTCGAATTCCAAGTATATCCAGTTGTCGACACATTTGTCTATGACAGATATCTATTGGCAATGTGTAATTCTGGTTCGCGGTCTTTTAGACAATCGATATGAAACGGAACACATTAATCTTGCAACGAATCTGAACATGGGTGGAGATTCAGAGATATCTGTATTTGATGCCGTGTTGATTCTCGAGATCCTGATGAACTGGCATATCACAACTGTACGCGGCGACTCTTTGCACGGCGATATGTATTTGCCAAACGGAACATACGAGGGAATGGCTGCATGTGTTGATATGTTATTCAACGGATTGGATGAATATGGCAATCCGTTGCCATTGAAGCCAGGTCTTCCATTCAAGGTGTCTTCGTTCAACTTTGATTTTCCCGAAGAACATAGAGAATTCTTCAACCAGATTCTTCCTGAGATGGAATACATTGATCCTGATACGTTCATTCCAATGCTGAACCGAGTCTTCCAACGGCAAGAAAATAACATCGGTGAAGTATTAATGGGTGACGTTAAAAAGATATACCATTATCTTGAACTGAAACTGCTTGGATGCGTAAACATCCATCAGTTCAGACAAGTCACCGATGTATTCAGCAGATTGTTCCTGGTTGATCCTGAACGCGACTGGTATGAAGAAGGTATGATCGATGTCGACGCGTATTTGTGCGAGACATACAGAATTTCATTGTACGAACTAAGCACGCTGAAGGCGTTCTTCAATTCTGATACTTCAAAACCGGAAGACTTTGACGTTGAATACAATGATAAAGTATATCCGATTTATTTGTATCAGATTATGAATGAAGATGTTTTGCATATTGAAATCAATGGGGAAGTTCCTTTCCAGGACAACAGATTTGTCGAAGCATTCATCGCGGCATTTGATCAGTATCCACCGAATAAGGATGAAGATCCGGTCAAGAATTCGAACTTGCCGATTAACGTTCGCAATTCGTATAAGAGCATCATCTCGGATAAAGTCGTGCTCGATGTTGGTAATGGGCTGAATGGACCTAGAACATTTGAAGCTCTGTTGTTCAGAAATAATCCTGACATCTATAAGCATCTGATTTCTCTGAGAAGTAACTCTGAATCTCTGATACTGATCATGCGGTCCATCGTAAAATCTCTCGAGAGCTACACGAACTCTGCTTTGACAGGTTTGGAATTCTCGGCAATCGGTCAACAGGAGTACTTCAAAATTTTGAAAGCCGTTATTAGTTACTTTAAATCATACATGGTTGAATATACGAAAGACGAATTCATTTACGTGTTTGATGGACTGTTCGACAATGGCGGAAACTCTAACATGCTGAATCTATATGACGAGATTACGAGCGGAACGATTCGCATGGTTCCACAGGATTCATTGACACTTCATGATGCATCATGTGCTGTTAACGTATATAAATTCGGAGATGGTGGCTTGACGACAATGTATGACGAAATGCAAGTTCATCGCCGCGCAGCATACAAAAAAATCAAACAATTGGGATATGACATTATCTTTGACACACCATACGGGATTACCAAATTCCCGATGGACGTACCAGGGGAAGACGACAAGATTGAATTCTCGGTGTATGAAGTTGACGGAAGTTATCAGGTAAGAATCTTCTTAAAATAAAAAATGAGATGCGGGGGCTTTCGCCCCCGCATTGTCATCTCATTGTGCTTTATCAACTGCGGTCGGATCGACCAGCACTTCAATCGTGCCGATCTTTCCTCCCATATTAAGTTGGACACAAGCCAGTCCGCTTGCGGGATCGATCCCTTTGAACTTCCCGTTGAACTTTGGCACGACCTCGCCGGTTGTTTGATTAAGTGTGCCCGCGGCGAGCACGACTTTTTCGTTCAGATCAATCGTCTGCACCGGTGGCTGCGGCTCGATAATTTCCGCTGCCACGGGTTCGGTGGAGCAACAGTCGTCAAACTCCTCCGGATCATATGTCATCGATCCGGCGGGCATCGGCATTGATGCCATCTTCCGACGTTCCCACCATCTGGTCGCCGCAACGTCGATCGCTGAGAGGACATTTTGTGTCGTCAGCGCGACGAGCATACCGGCGATTTCTGCACCGGTGATGCCGAACAGAACAAAACTCATTGTTTTTCCTCCTTATTCATTTATGTGGTTTACATCTGTGATCTCCTTGTCAATCCCAGGATGTCATGAGCAGCTTGTTACAGAGTGACTATCAGCCAGGTAACAAGCTGCTCCAGCAGCTTCTGAAACAATTACTCTTCAGAAGCCGCAATTCTGCGACCCACGAAGGCTCGCTGTTGTTGTGGCCACTTCGGAACCGCTTCCGACGCTGTCGATAACCGGGATATCACATCCGGATTCGAATCGGCGCTGGTACCACCGCATTGCAGCGGCGCCGGCAACGAGAGATACAGCCGAGATTGCCACGCCCTTTGCGAGGGAGATTCCGGCGTGTTTCAAATATTCGCGCCGGATCATTCTTTTTTCTTCAGGGGTATACTGCTGCTGCTGTCTCATGGATATTCTCCTTTTCTGTAGATTACTAACTCGGTATTACTCTGGGACGAACCTACAAACTCCCAGTACCTCTTGCGAATATGACACACTTGTGGGCAGTGTGTCTCCTATTCATAATAATAATATATATATGAATTGGCAAAAAATAAGGGTATGTGGGGGCTCGCGCCCCCACACTTTTACCCACGGCATGCCGGATCTTTTGCTTCCGACATCTGCTTCATCATATCGTCGTAATACTTCTTGGGATCCTGAGACATCTGAAATGCCTCGGGAAGCTTCAAGCCATGCAGACGAATCGTATTGCCGTCGGGATTCGTCAGCGTATAATCATGGAAGTCATTATGAGTTGTACTCAGATATGAATATCTGTATCCATCTTTTTCACCCTCATACGGTATTGCTTTTGGCATTATGATTCACCACCTTTCTGATTGTCTATGATTTCAGATATATCAATTGTCTTTACGATGTGTGCAAACTGTCCTTTCTGAAGATTGTGCGAGATCAAGAACATTTGTTCCATTCCGAGTTTACCCATCATAGCCTCCAACATCAGAATGAAATCATCTCGAATTGATATATCTAGATATGCATCGATCTCATCTACAAGCGGGATATTGAATTGCGATAGAGATGATGCGAGCGAGAGAGACAAAGCCAACGATAACAATGTTGACTCTGATTGCGAGCCATAACGGATGTCAGCAGATTGATTACTACCACATCTGAAAGGCAACGCAAAATTGTTTTCATCAATAACCGGATGAAGTAATTCGATCTCATGATCATACATCACATCCAGTAATTGATTTGCTGTGTGGATTGCGCGTTCAACTGTATCGCGAATTGCAATGACGGGAATTCCTTTTGTGGAGGAAGTGGCTTCTGCAATCGCTTTGTATGTTGAATCCTTTTGTGAATGCTGGTCGATTTCTGCAGTCGTTTTCACATACTGATCAAACGCTTTTTCCAATACATCCAACTCTGATACCAGAGATTTGTGCTGTGCGACACACTGGTTGTATTGAAGGGTCGTCGTATGAAGTTCTGTTTCTGCAGATTTCTGACGGTCGATAATCGTTTGTAGTTGGGTCTTTCTTTGCTGAAGGGTACCGATATCGACACGTTTTATATTAGACAGCATCAAACGCTTTTCGTCTGTTGCTGCTAATTGCGTTGTAATATCCGCAATCGTCTGATCAAGTTCTGCCAACGATTGTTTCATTTTTTCCAACATCTGATCGAAGTTTTCGGTGTCGGCCAGATCAATATTGGCAGATAAGCGTTCCTGGATTACTTTCAGAGATTGTTCGCTTTCATGAATCTGCTGAATATACTGACCACGTTGTTCCATCTTGGTTGCTTCTTCAATCAGACGTTTGATCATATCAACATCAACACCGAATCCAAATTTCAACATACTATTTGAAATTGATTTAATCGAGAACATTTCTCGGATTAATTCGTTCGGAATTTCGATATTGATCAGACGCTTAATAGTCTGGATATTTTTGTACGCATGATCCATTTGTTCCAAATCATATTGTGTATAAGCACCACTTTCAGATGATTGATATGATTTGAAGTACGAATCAAATGCGTCATAGACCCGTCGATAGAGACAATTTTCTATGCTACATCGCGATTGATCTGGGATTTCGCCGTCGATTGAACTCATCATTGTTCTGATGTATGATATCACAGATTTCTCTTTCTGAGAATCTAATACATCTGCACCAGCTTTCATCAGAAATGCAGACACATCAATTCCATGTGTTATCATGTCGATCATGAATTCAAGATGTTCGCGTTTCAAAGATGAAATGATTTCTTTGCATGTTGAATTGATAGCCTGCGCCAGTGACAACATCGTCATCAGATACGACGATGTCAATTCCGCGACAACCGGATCTGGTTTTAATAGCGAAACCTTTTCTTTCAACATTTCAATTGTGTTTTCCAATGCGTTTTTGTCTTCAATCGATTGTCTGTATGAGCGTGCGATTTCAGCGGCTTTGTGTTGTTTGTCATATACATCATCAATGTCCTTTAACAGAATCTCACGTTGTGCTTTCGTGTCTGACAGTTTCTGATTAAGTGAGATTTGTAGTTCGACGAGTTTATCCGGAAGATCCGGTTCATAGCTTCCACCGAGTTGAGCAATGTTCCTTTCATATTCTTCAATGGATGCGTTAACGCTGTAAAATTCTTGTGTCGGGTTTTGTTGCATGATTGACAAAACCATTCCCTGCAGTTTGTCCATAGTTGATTTCAGCTGCTGAACCTCGTACTCGAGTTTGTCACGTTCTGAACGTTTCGCATCAACCTGAGCAAATAACGATTCATATGAACCATATGTGGTCAACAAATATTCACGTGTGTGGTTTAAAGATTCAATCAATCGGCTTGTGAATCTGTAATCATTCGTGGCAAGTTTGTGAATCTTGTCATAGATGTCAATACCCATTGCCTTGTTTAACAATGTCTTTCTCTGCGCTGTACCCATACCAGCAAATGATGTCAGATTTGTTCCATTGATAATGAATTGGAATTTGTATTTATTGATGCCAAGATGTTTCTCTATCAATGCGATGCCAGTATTGACACCACCTGATGGATTCTGTTCCTCTCCATTTACAACGAAAGACGTCGATACTGTATGGGATTTACCACTGACTTTGTATGTATGCGTGATATTGATGACATTACCGTTCACTTCATAGATGATATTCTTCACACCAACTTCTCCAGGAAGAATCAGATCCAAATCATTTCGTTCATCACCTGTCAGATTGATAGATGAGAATGGATGATGCTGTTGAATCATGACAGTCTTGCCACAGCGGTTTCTTCCGTATAACTGAATAATCGGCTGGGTGATTTTATCATACTTGAATTCGATCTCCGATAAACCGGTTGCTGCTTTTACGCCAATGAAATTAACGAGTTTCAAATATACGATTTTCATGTTATCGTCCTTTCAAAAGAAGATTACAAGATGAGTCGTACGAGATATAATTTTCAACGAATAGATACATTCCATTACATCTATTCAGAAGAGACTCTATCTTATTCGATATAATAATATATCTGCATAAAAAATAATTTTAAACACATATATGATTGAAATGGTTAAGGGGAGTTTGTGAGCTTCTCAGACCTATATTACAAGAAAGAAGGAGTTAAGACTTATGGCCGAAAAAATTGATTACACTGGTCGTCGCGTGAGGTATATGGAGACTTTCAAGGAAGATCCGAATCTCACACAAAAAATTCCTCAGCTCGCAACGGAGTTGCTCTATTCCGAGTTCGGAATCTCCATTGCGGATATGACCGCAGTCCCTGTTGTATGGGGTTGTGTGTGGTCGAGATTGATGGAATTCCTCCATCAGCAGAAGAGTGATGCGTTCTCCGTTTCAATCGCAGGTTTTACAATCGAATATATGACAGAATATTCCGAATCTGATAAAGCGAGAAACATCGTGCCGGAACTGTATCATGATTACATTCCGACATTCACAGAACGCAAACACACTGCGGTTCCTGGTTGTGATTATAATCAGGATCTCACATCGAAGTACAACGACTGGCGGACAAACAACTTGACAGAAACACTTGACATGGTTGAACGAAACGCATATGACGATATTCTGAAGAAGTTCGGTATCGATCTGATGGTCTCAGCAACAGTCATTCCGTTTGTGGCAGCTATCTATGCTGCGGGCATCCGGATTGCACTCGAGACGAAGCAGCCGGTTAATATGTATAACTGGTTCACCATCACGGCATGTGCTGATGACAAGATCATTCTGACACCGCTCGCTTCCATCAAGCAGGGTCTGAAAGACGACGGAAAGCGTGCGTAAGACAATGGGCGGAGTTTTCCGCCCATATCTTTTCACAATAAAATAGTGGTTGGCTTTGTATCGATCACACATTTCAAATAGAAAGGATGAAAGCAAATGTCATTCAATCTGATAATCGGTATGGGCAATACCGGTTCCCAAATCGTGAGAGCTGCAGCAGAATCCGAGATCCTGACTGATTGCAAGCTGTACACGATTGATTCCGTGACCTCCAATGTCGACATGAAGACCGTCAATACGATCGAATCGATTTCTTTGATCTCTGACGACAAGGCTGGTAGCGGACGGTCCCGTGAACGTGGTGCTGCGATGTTCGAATTCCACGATAATAATGGGACATTCGACGAACTGTATGCTGAAGCACAGAAGGCGAAGACTCCGATCATCGTAATCACCTCTTCGGCTGGTGGTACTGGATCTGGTACAACACCCCCGCTGTGCAGAAAGCTCATCGCAGCTGGCATTCAGGTGATTCCGATCATTGTGTGTCCTGCGATGGAAGATCCGGTTGCATTCCATATGAATACAAATGATCTCTTGTTGGAGCTGCAGAAAGCTGAGATCTCCACATACTGTGTATTCCGGAATGAATACGGAAAAGCAGATTACCGTGACATCAACAAAGAGGTTGTCTCTGCAATCGAGATTATCCTCGGAAAGCGGTATGATGCAACTGACAAGGATTCCATCGATGATTCTGATCTTGACGTGATTCTTTCAACACCAGGACGTTTCATGGCAGTCGAGGCTTCCGCACAAACCCCGAGCGACCTGAAACGCCGAATCACAGAACGCGTCCTCAATGGACACCAGCCTTGCTGGAATATGACAGATGCTGAGTCAGGAACGCTAATGACTGCGTTTGCTCTGTCTTCTCCTTTTGCTGCAGGTGACTTCGAAGAAGTGTTCTCTGAGTTGAATGCTCGTATCAAGAACAGATTCGATGAATATCGGAATATCTGCAATAAAGATGGTATGTGCAAAGCATCCATCATCGTTGCAGGGCTTCCGCCTGTTGAATTGAAACAGATCGACGGTGAATTCCAGATGGCCGCGGGCATTGCGGATGGTGTCAAGAGTACAGCAAAGCGTCCTGCATTCATGCAGAAGAAAGGTACTCTGCGTTCAGCCAATTTCCCGAAACCATTCCAGCCGGTTAATACCGTTGCTCCGGATGAGAAGAAATCTGGAGATGTTCTGGATAACTTCAACATGACCTAAAATATTTTTGTGTCGCAGATATGTACATAATTCCTGCGATATCTGTCACACAAGGATATCTAAAAATCCAAAGGAGGAAACACACTTATGATCGCTTACTCGCAAATGTACCCCGGCGACATCTCATTCCTGGAGTCTCTCGAATCATATTTGAGAAAACTCAACGTGTCTGCAGCGTCTCCGCAGGAAAGACTCGCCATCACTGAACAGGCAAGAGGAAGCTTGTATTCCTATCAGGTTCAGTCCATCGACAGAGTCTCCAACAAGATTCTCGAATCGGACATGGAAGTTGATCAGGAAGCTCGTGCCCTCTGGATTGCGTTCAGCCATCATGTAATGGATCCGGCATTCGTGAACATCATGATGCAGTATCTCGGAACCAGACAGGATCCGACGCTGAACGGCCAGGTCGGCGCTCTCCTTTCCAAGGTGATGAATGAGTACATGGAATCTCACTGGAAGCGGGATGAGAAGAAAAAGAAGGACGAGGAAGAAGCCCTTCCGGAATTCGAAGAGATCAAGCACATCCAGATCGCTATCGAAGATCTTCTCGGACCGACAGCAAATTCCATTCAGGTTCGCTGCGGAAACCTGACACATCCGGAAGCACTGTTTATCGCCGCATGCATTGCAATGAACTCTCAGAAGACACTGAAGGAAATCCTGTCCTCCGGTCTTCCGATCACTGCAGATGTATTCGACAACCTGCTGAATCCGGATCCGATCATTCGTGGTGCTCTGACTCTGCTGAAGTCTGATGTGCCTACGAAACCAAACGCAAACCAAACTGCGTTCCTCGAATCTTTGAAGCGTTGGATCTATACCAAGCTCGACAAGATTCCGGGCGGCTCCAGTGTTTGCTATCAGTATCTTGTCGGCGTATACGGAAGCGTCTCTCCTGATGTGTCTCCGTATTATATCCAGATCAAGGACTGCGGTACCCTGTATACAACTCTGCTTACTGTCGCAAAGCAGATTGTGAATAAATAATCGAGGAGGAAAATTACAATGACTGAGAAAATCAATCCCGCTGTTGTTCAGATGATTCAGCCCATCATGCAGAGAATGACTGCAATCCATCTTGCAGAACGCAACATGCCGGTCATTGGCGCAAGCCACAATGATCCGTATAAGGATGATAAGCAGCAGTGTGTTCACTTCATCTACAATGGCAATCAGCCCGAGTGCATGCTCGAGAAGACTGCTGATGGCAAGCTGAAGTGCAAGGCTTGCGGCCGTGAAATCGGAACGAAGTTCGATAAGAGCGCAGTCGAGACTCTGATCGAGGCACGCAAAGTTATCGAGCAGATCATGTTCTTCGGAATGATCAATAACATGACTGCGGATCTCATCTCCGGCTGCATCCAGATCAAGAGCTCTATTCCGGCACTTGCTCTGCTGATTGCACAGCTGTCTGATTTCGTGAAGCGTGAAGAGTCCAACATGGATACAGTCTCCAACATCGGTGACGAGTATCGTTTCAAGGGAATCACCGGCGCATTCTAATGCTGATTGATCGATCAATGAACATTCGAAGTGAATATGAGGGGGCGGATGCCCCCTCATATTCATTTTTTAGTTTGTACATAATTTCATTACGGTCTGAGGCGCAAATAATTCACCAGAAGCATTTGAAAATACATGTGCGGCATAGCAAATGCGATATGCATCAGCAATCTTCAAACCACGAATAGGAGATTCGAATACGAGATTCACACGAGAATTCGGTTTAAATGCAGCAACATCAATTCCAGCACATGAAATATCAACGCGGGTAATCCGTTCATTCAATCGAGCAGCTTCTTGAATCGTCAGTGTCGTTCTGTCTGTCTTATGAAGGATATTTTTTTGCTCGATCGGACTGATGTATCTGGATACATTTGAACTTTCTTTCAGTTTATCCAGCTCCGTGTAATTCATCTGTAATGTGTTGACGTTGATATCCGACAACCGTTCAGGATTCAATACGCGTTCAACATCAGATTCCGTCAAGACGGACACATTCACGGATTGTGTTTGTGCTTGATATAAACCATTTGAATAGAACATGCCAGATTCTGCCATTTCGTCATTCTTTTCTGAACGCACATAAATTGGAATTGTAACAGTTCCATTATGTGCAGCTGTATCAGACAAATACATCTGATTTGTATGGTCCATGAACAACAAACCTCCGTGTGGATACAGACCATAGTTTCGATCAAAATATGAGAATACTTCGATTGCTGACAGATTCGGTATCAGTATCTGGTCATATCGTTTCTGATTCTGAATTGGATCAATCGTGATTTTGTTTGATGGGAGACCAACGAGATTCATCAGAATATCATCACAGACTGTTCCGATTGTCGAATCTCTGTAAACCGATCTTGTTTTCGAACGCATGTTATGGATAATCTCTGGCCAGAAAATGAATATCTCAAATGGAACCTTTGAATCAACATTCAAATCCGTGGCATCTTTTAGACCCATCTTAAACTGATCGAACTTTGACACAGGAATGTTTTTGTTCTCAATGTATCCATAACCAGACATTGCAATTTCAGATGTAGGTTGAACCAGAGATGTTGTATGCGTGTCTTTATCGGTTTTATATACTCCACCGGTCAGAGTAATGCCAATCGTTGTATCATCCGGATTCTCATTGATGTTCTCGATGAGATTCATATCAGCATAAACACGAACACGAATGATTGGGTATGTTGCCGTGTCATACTGATTGATGATAGCGATTGAGACAATATCGGAACCGGATAACTGTTGACGGAATGTTGGACCCGATGCGATCCATCCATTCAATTTGTACATGACATTATATACAGAATTCGCCATAATATCACCTCATTTGATTGATAAAGCCCTTCGACTTTTTTATAAGCCCGTATACTATAAAAGATACGGATTATTTTTTTTTTCATTTTATATAGAAAGGAATCAAGATCATGGCGATTATATTTCAAGAAGCGGCAATGAACTTGCCGCGTCTTTCACAATCATCGCTTTATGCAAAGTTTGATCAGCAATCGCACATCACACAGATCTGGCGTGAAGCGATCAGTGATAAGAGCATGTACGTATCTCCTGATGCAATGAAGGAAATCATGTCTTTGATTCGTTTGAATGGTTCGCCGAATGCAAAGAAAGCCGTTGACATGTTCACTTCAGGCAGAATGATCCTCATTTACAATAAGGACCGTTCAAAGATTCCGGCAGTTCTTCCATACATTATCACACAAGGCAAGGACGGAAGAGCAACAGCATTTGTATTCGCCGACAGAGTTGTTACGAATCTGACATCTACTGCAGAATATCCTAATCTGATGGCTACCATGGAAGCTGCATTCCTTGCAGCTGCATTGGTTGAGAATCCTTCACAGTTCCTGTTGAACCGTCAGCTGATTCTGAATCTCTGCAGTTTATATCAGTATCTGTGGTTGATGCCGCTGGAGCAAAAATTGTACATCAAGGGTGAGAATCTTACAAAGGTTCAGATGTACGTAACCGCATATTTCTACAGAATGATTGACGGCGATAAGATGGGTCCGACAACGATCCCATTCAATCGACTGTTGAAGGATAAGGTCAGCGGTGAACAGGTAAAACAGGTTACCACCGAAGTTTCTATGATGCCGTCATTGGGAATCGGTAATGTGATCTCTTTGATTAAGCAGATTAATCCTGTCAGATACAAAGATCTCGACAGCACATTCATGACATACTTCGCTTCTTCATGTGGTGTCACATTGATCTTTGCACTGGAGAATATTCAGTATCTGTTCCTGTTGATGACATCTGCAAATTACAAGACAAAAGTCACTGCGTACGCACTGAATAAGAGTGCAACAGACAGTGTTAAGAGGTGCATGTCCACATTGAATGGTATGAACATTCATATCTGAAAGGATGATGAATAATGGCGCTTTTCCCAACATACCCAGATCTGATCAGTGCGGTGGATGTTGCACGTACATCGTATCGGATTGGGTATAATATTGGTGGCGCGATAGGAACACTCGTTTCAAATATTCGTGATCTGAAATCAACTGATCTTTCTGAAGTTGTTCGGTATGGGACAAACGCAAACAAATCACACTACGGTGTTGATGAACCGACACAAGCGTATTATTTGCAAGGGCCATATCGACCAAGAGATGATTTTCCGATTGGTGGTCCCTTATATACAAGCATTGATCAGACGAATATTTATCCGTGGATGCATAGCATGGGATCTGGGCAGACAGATGAGTTTTCCGCAAAATATAACGGAGGAATGTTGTTTGCCGTTGACCGTGAAATGCATGTCACGTCGAATTCATCGCTCGATCCAATATACACACCCGAAATATTAAAACAGATATCTGCTGGAAATAGCAGTATCATTTATCCGATCGAAAACAAAGTGCCCGGTGTTGATTCTCCTTTTGCAAAGTGGAATCTACCATTCCGTCAATCAAATGTCTTCCAATATCAAGGATCGGTAACTCCTGTGAATCCAGAAGGAGATCCTGAAAAGAATTACGTTCTGACAAATGGTTTGGAGAACTCTGATAAACGGAATGCTTCATTTACTGCAAGCTCAAGCGACGAAGCGAATGCTTCTCCGGGTACGCCAACTTCACCGATTCATCCGTTTACAAGATCATATTCGGAACGTTCACGAAATGCTCTTGTTACAGCATACAATAGAACGAAGCTGCCAATTGCTGATGCGGAACATCGTAAGGGATTCCGCTATATCTTCATCACGCGTCCGGAATGTTATCTGTTGGCTTCCGATGGAGTCGGCGGTACAAGGATGTCTGTTCAATGTCAACAAGATGAAGATATGAACACTTGCGGATGCCGTATGCCGCACATCCTTCGAGCGCTGTCTCCAGTTTATGTGTGTCCCGCACCAGGCAATCCACACTATGCAAACTGGAACTATCTTTTGTGCAACCGTATCATGAGTATGGGGACACAAGGTCAGTCGCTTTCAATTCTCGACTCGGTTACGAAAGGCATCCATGGCGCAACAGTTACCCCTGGAAAGATCATGACATCGAATCTGGGCGGTACATTAGATATTTCATTCCGTGATACAAAATGGATGGACGTCTATGAGATGTTGCGAATCCATATGTTGTACATCCATAAACGTAAAATCGGAAAATTCTCTCCTCCGTTCAATGGATACACGTATGCGAATGAAGGATTCGCAACAGGATTCGTTCGTCAATTTATGCATCCATATGACAGAGCACTTGAATACTGCGTTTCTATTTGGGACATCATAACCAACGAAACCGGTACAAAGATTTTGTATTGGTGTAAGTATTATGGTGCATATCCAACGGCATGTTCAACATCTGTTCTGTCTAATGATAATGCATCAGCAATCACAGGAGAAGCTCGGGTTTCTTCTACATGGCAATATCAATATAAGCAAGAAAACGTTTATCAGAACCTGATTGAATTCAATTACAATGCAGGTATTTTTGATAACATGGGAGTTCTTCGCAGTGATGTTGATCTTCGTAATGCTGTGCCATTCTTGTATCGTGAAGAAGGAAACGGCGGTTCCAGTGATACATCAAGTATATTGAAAAATTACGTCGGTGCAGCTTCAATGTTCACCGGATCACCATTTATCATATCCGAAGTTAATGGTGCTCACGATCCCTGGAAATGGGATCAAACGGGTTTGGTTCAAAACAACCTGTGCTTTATGCCTGTTCATAATGTTGACAGTGCGATTGCAACCAGAATGAATCTTGGTATCACAAACGAGATGCCAGTAAAGTGAGGAGGTGAAGCATATGGCACAGCAAAAAGAAAGTAATGAAGAGCGATTGATACATGGCTTAATGAATGACTTAACCGGTGGAGACATTGTCATGTCGAAAGACGAACTGTCGACAACGATTTCCAATATCTTGAGAAAGTATAACCTTTCGACAGATATGTCATTCATCGAGAAGATTGCGACAATGAAGTTCCCGGATTCAAATGAGAAACTCTCACTTGATATGATGCCGAAAGAACTGACAGACGCCGCATTCTTACCGGTCACAACAATTGCGGATATCGCTCTTCGTCAAGATCTCGACATGGTCGTTTCCCAGATTCCTGAATGGTACAACGCATTGATTGTTACGCGTGATGCAATCTGTGAATCTGATATCGTTGATGGTACACTTGCACGTACCATCACATTTGACAAAACCAAACTGACTGACACTGAAGAAACGACAATCATGGAAAAGATTAAAGCAGTTGAAGAAAAACATCGGCTGCATGCGATCATCAAGAACCATATCGTGTACAACACGTTGTTCTATGGCGAAGGCTATGTGTATTGTGTTCCATATGCAAAAGTATTCGAGGATCTTTATAAGTACAGACTGAAACAGACTGAACGAAAGGATCCGAGAAATTCAGTTGCGAGTATGTTTGAAACATCCTCGTCTCTTACCGGATATGGATATGCTTACGGAGAAGCTGCTGTTGAGAGATCTCTGAAAGATACTTACGGAAAGATTGTCCAAGAGCAAGACGCAAAGAGTAACGCAAAGAAGCAAGTAACACAAGAGCATGTTTCTTTGTTTTCAGAGCAGGAAATCATCGAAATTATTCCGGGATATCATGCAAAACCTAACGCCAAGTTGGACCCGGAGGTTGTTGTCGATTCAAAACGCGATGAACAATTCGATGATTACATTGACAGCATTGCGAGCAACATCAGATATATCGAGCAGGACATTGCGCTCCCTGTCATCGAGGAGTCTGCACTTGACCTGAAACGTGCATATGATGTGAGCTATGGTGAATACAATGATGGAGAGTTTGTCAAGAAAACAAACACCATCTTTGAATCTGTCATGAACGATGGCGTTTCAGACCCGGATAGCATCAGTAAGGAATTCAAGAACGTTCCAGGTATGTACATCAAGGTGCTCCCGGCGACGAAACTGATCCCGATTCGTATCGACCGAACTGTTATTGGATATTACTATATTTCTGATTTGACACGTCCGGATGATGCTGGAGAACGTCGTAACTCAGGTCTGTCTGGTTATACGTTGAGAACACCTTCGATTGGTCATGATACATTCTCACCTGACAGAATGCTTTGTGAACGGCTTGCGACAAAGATCATCAACAACTTCAATCTGAAGTTCATGCGTGACAATACGGCGCTGCATCAACAAATTGTCACAATTCTCGAAGCGCATAAGTTCAATGAAGCGATGATGCGTTTCATCTATATTCCCGCAGAGAATGTTTGTCAGTGTACCATCAATGAAGATGGTGCTGGTAAGGGTCACTCCATGTTGGAAGGCGGATTGATCACGGCTAGAATGTACATGTTCTTGAAGATGTACTCAATTCTGTGGCAGATTAACAACTCTGCCATCCGCGTGTATAATCTCCGTTCATCTGGTATTGACAAGAACTACAAGCAATTCATTCAGCAACTGGTCAGAAAGTTTTCGGCTCGCCGTGTCACATCGAATGATATCTTCAACTATCGTTCATCACTGACAAAAGTTACCGGTGGATCCGAACTCGTTCTTCCGATGGGTCCTGATGACAAAGCACCTGTAACGATCGAGAATATTCCTGCCGCAGAAGCTCCGCTGAATACCAACCTTCTGGATAAACTTCATGAAGAGGCAATCAACTCAACACCGGTTCCTGCCATCATGGTTAAGAACGGCGGTGTGACAGAAGTCGAATTCTCGAAGGAAGTTGAATTGTCGAATACACGATTTGTGTCATTCATCTCTTCTACAAAGATTGATATGAATCGTGATATCACGGTTCTGTACAGACGCATTCTTCTGCATGAGACTGACATCGATCCTGCGATCATACACGACTTGCGGTTCTCATTCCACATGCCTGCGGCGAAAACATTGTCTGTTACATCAGACATGATAAACAACTTTGAAGCAATCTTTGAGTTGGCTTCTAAGACATTCTTACGAAAAGAAGATATGCAGACAAAGGATGGGGATGACGATCCGCAATCTCCAATCATGCGTGCTTACAAGAAACTTCTCATGGGTAAATATTTGCCGCAACTCGATGTAGAAGAATTCGAGAAAATGGCAGAGCAAGCTCGTCAGGAAGCAAACAGCATTAAGATTGACAAATATCCATCTTCTCAGAATCTGATTGACAGTTCTGATCTGCCAGAAGAAGGAAAAGAGGAAGGTGAAGAATAATCATGAAGATCGAGAAAACGACAACGGGTCTGATCATCAAAGACCCGACAACTGAAGTCAAGAAAAAATGTTTGCAATACTTCACACTTCAGAAGCCACTTCGTGAATTCTTCATTTACAGCGGTAATGACCCAGATACAAAACCAACTCTGGGTCATGAACACGATGTGATTTATATCACTTCCGGTTTCCTGAAGATCAACGATCCTGCAATCATGTCATTGCGAGTGGATTCAACCAAATCGTATCTGACACCGAAACAGATTACACTTGAGATGAATCGCGAACCTCGTTCCAAGTTGCAAGAAGATTGCATCAAACTGGCGACAACATCGACCTCTCCAAAGGTCACGATGGAACTCAAGCCCGGAACAGGAAAGACGTTTATTGCGCTTTATTCTGCATCAAAGCTTGGGTTGAAGCCTTTGATTGTTGCACCTACATCATTGCTGAAAAATCAATGGATTGATAATATCCTTGAACTTGGCATTGATCGTAATGACATTGCGACGAAGATATGGGATTCTCCACATAAGAAAGTGTGTGTTGTCACGATTTCTTCATTGGAAGGTGCTGTCCGCGATGATTGGAATGGCCTCATGAAGACAATGGATTCTGCAGGATTCGGAATCAAAGTTATCGACGAAGCACATCTTCATTTGAAAGGAATGCTGAAGTTTGATGCATTGTGCAATATCAAGCACAATTGGTATCTGTCTGCGACGCTCGGACGTTCTGATCCTTCTGAAGACAGAATCCTGAATCGTGCGCTTGCTGATGCAACCAGATTTATCGGCAACTCTGCATATGAGGAATACCAGAAAGAATATGTCCAGGTTTATCTTCAGGACATCTTCTACTTCCCGTCTTCAAAACTCTGTGAGAAATGCTTCAAGTATGGATCAAAGGGTTTGATTCGTTCCTCATACTATCGCATGCTGATGTCATATCGTAATGGTGAACCTTTTATTCGGAACATCGTGAATGTCATTAAACGTGCAAAAGGAATCATCAACTATGACGGAAAGATCTTGGTGCTTGTTCCATTGCTCGATATCATTGATCGTGTTCTCCAAGCAATGAAAGCTGATCCGTTCTTCAGGAATTACACGATTGCCGGTGTTGATGGTTCTATGCCATTGGCAAAACGTCGTGAAGCAATGGAATCCAACTTCATTCTTTCAACATCCTTGTCGATGGGTACTGGTGTTGACGTTCAGAATCTTGGTGTTGTTGTGAACTTCGACCAATATTCTTCGTCAATTATTGGCGAGCAGATCTTCGGACGTTTGAGAGACCGCGGTAAAGAGACGTACTATGTCGACGTCTGTGATCATGTCAAGCAGGCTTCCATGTTAAGACGATGGGGTGAGAAGCGTCGTCTGCTGATTCCATATTATCCTGGCGCAAAACGGGATATGAAAAAATTTCCGAACATCTTCTGTTGAACGGAATAATAATCCGGAATGCTCCCTTCTCCTCACACAGGGATTGGCCTCCCTGTTTCGCCGAAGCGGGTCGGCGACTACGATGTGTTTTCCTCCTTGAGAACATGCTTACACCATTCGAAAAGCATTCCGGATTTTGATATTTATCGTGCGGGGCGAAAGCCCCGCACTAAAATATCATTTCTTTTTAGAATTGCTGTGAGGAGTAATATGCCATGTCAGATGTATCAATCGATACAAGTGGCATATCACCGCCATAGTCAGTACGTCTGTAACCATACTCGTCATAACCATCACGACCAAAACCATTTCTGTTCGTTTGGTCAAGATTCTCACGCAACAACTGCATTTCGAATCCTTCTTTATCGCGATATGGAATAATGTTGTTAATCTGTTCTTCAGACAATTCCTGTTCGTATTGTTCAACTTGTTGACGACCAGTTTTGAAAGTGCACCGCTCTTTGTATATACCAAACCGCTCCAATTTGTAACCGAAGTAGAAGATATAGAGGATATGGTTGTATGCCATGACCAGGTCATCATGGCATCCTGCAGCCGCTTCGATTTTTCCATTCTTACCACGAACAAGATTCATGATATCGAATGAGAGATATTTGGTTGTCATCAACTCTCTATAGTCATGCACGTGAGACTTCAACAACACAAACATCTTTTCACGAATTGCAGTTGTCAGATACGTACCGATATAACCCTTCTCGACAGCTTGACGTTTAACTGTCATCTCATCGGTCTCACCACGTGTAATCGCATTCTTAGAAGCGTCAAGTTTCGGATCATGATAGAACCGGTGTTCAAGATGTGACTTCTGTACGAAATCAACGATTGTAACACCAAGGGAGTTCGTCTCAATGATGAAGATACAAGACGGAATCAGTTTTGCAATTTCAATGATGACAGACATCGTATCAAACGGTCCCAAGAAGTTACAAACCAATTCACCAACAACTTGGAATGTATACGGGTGAACGACAATCACGGCCGTGTTGTCTCCGTTCTTACCAGATGCAGGGTCGATACCGACAAGATACGGTAACCGCGTGTCATAATACGGTGTATCGGATGTCAAACTCTTGTTGACAATTGGATGATCATAAACATAGAAATTGAATACATTCATAATCTTCACAACATGATCAGGTTCACGTGTATGTTGAGAAATGTAATCAATATCTGCTTGTTCGAACAGAACGCCCTCTTCACCACGATACCGTTGCAACAAAACACCACGACGATACTCGTTGATGGTACCTTTCTTAACGGCTTCGTAGTATTGCTCTCTCAACCAAGCTTCATCTTTGCGAAGTTGCTTGTAATTGAACTCGATGTAGAACATCGAAATCGGAACACGATCTTGGTCTTCTTCGTCCGGACCTGGAACGAGTTGCATCCGAGCAATTTCTTCATCCGTCTTGTCATAGATATGCTCATCAAACACAGGAAGATTATCAATGATCTTTTGGAAGTTGATACCATCCTGCGTTTCCAAGTTACCAGGTGTTGATGCATACATAATACAAGAACGGATACCCATCTGTCTTGCTGTAATGCGAGCTTGAACGATTGTCGGGTTCGCACCATCAATGAATGCTTTCATGTATGGCACGAATTCACATTCATCGAAGAAGCCTGCAAACAGAGAAAGACCACGAGACTTGTCTTCTGCAACAGTTTCAGAACGTGCGGCGGATACAGTTGCAATAGAACAGTTGTGTTTTTCATATTTGAGAGACTGCAAACCTGGAAGATGTTTCATCTTGGCCCAAGGATTCATATATTCCGGCAAAGCTGTGATATAATCGCGCAGAATACCAACGTTGTCCATGCAACGTTTCTCAGTTCTGTGCATATATGGAATATCAATGTTCTGATATTCAAACAACATCATGTATGAGACAATCGATGTCAATACCGTTGTCTTATAGGTCTGACGAGGTTGCACAAGTTCAAAGTCGAAACTGTGAATGAACGACCATATCGCAGCACATCCAGCTCTATGTAAATACAAAGGAACTTTACCTGCACCACGAATCGGAATTCGTACAACTTCTCTGAAATAGAACCATGGATTCTTTTTACATTCACCAATGATTCTGCCAATGTTCTCTGCCGTTATATTTGGATCGTATGGGTCGATGTCTTGTACGCCTAAGTCGGGACGTTTTACTTCCAACATGAAGTACCATTTCTTGATACCCAATGTTTTCAGTTCTTGTGCGGTCAGTAGAAATGATTGGTTTTTTGTTCCAAAATCATAATACTTATTCCCAATTCGTCGAACATCAGACATCGATCGTCACCTCCTTGTTAATTGTTATTATAGCGGTAGAAGAAAAAAGTAGAATACATGGGGGCTTTCGCCCCCATGCAAACATTAAGATTGACGAGCGGAACCTCTGAGGAGGTAATCAAACATATTGTTTCAATTGGTTTAATGTTGGAATTAATTCGGTGAAACGCTCATACATGGACTCGATATAATTGCGATCTCTACCTTCAAACAAATCGGTGTCATCCATAAGTTTGAAGAATTCAGTCAGATCAACGATTGAATGCGTCATCTTGTATTTCATATAGTATGAATACATGATTAGGTACGCACGCAATTCAGGAATGGAAGTTTGAATTTCCACATTGTTGATCAGAACATCATACAACTTATCGGTGGTTCCGATCGTCGAATAACCGAAGATATCAGGACGCAACTTGATACCCATGAATTTGAGCGAGTTCTTCAGATTATCAAGTTGTGGGAACTGATTATACTTGGAGAAGTCCAGTCCCATATCGTTCAGCTGTGCCATGAGAACAGAATTATCCGTGTATTGCGAGCCGCGATAGTATGTTGTAATTTTTGCAAAGTCAACAATTCCAACACCAGCAAGGAAGTTATAAGTATCATACTCACCAAACTTCACAGGGTTGTCAGAATAGTGACGCAGATTCTTATTGAACTGATGCGTCTTGACAGGCTGATCGTACAACGTCGTACGTCCGGTGGAGATTGCCGACAACGCCTTCGAGGGCTCTTGTTTCAGAACCCATGTGTACTGATAACCGATTGGATACTTCTCGTCGAGTTCAATCCAACGCTTATGAAGCTTTGTGAATACTTTGTAATGACGCATAATTGCCGGATACTTCTCGTATGCTTCCAGAATCGCATCACGAACGCAAACCTCATTGAACGGTTTGATCTGAATACGAATTCCATTTTCCAGAATGTCGTTTGCAACTCTGGTTGGGTTTTCCCTGAATAACCGGAGAATTTCTGCACCTTCTTCTGGATTGAAAATGGATACGAATTCTGCTGCCAGATTCACGAACTCTGAATCTTCACAACCGTTTTCATGCATCTTTGCGATATGCTGATTCATGCGATCCATCATGAATGTCATGGATCCTTCATACGTTGCGAATGCAATAATGCGGTTCGGAACAGCCAATGCATTTGCAAGCATATGAATAGGACGCCCATCATCTGTCTTTGGCATCTCATCAACTGGAATGATTTTTGAGATAACAGATTTGTTTCCATAACGACCGACAACCTTCTGACCGACTTTGATCTCCATCGGTTGCAGCATGGTAAACTTGATGATCGTATCAGCGATATATTCCTTCGTAACCCAGACCGAGCTATTCAGATACTTCTCTGCTTTATGATAGATATCCAGAAGCGAAGTATCATCCTGGTATGGATCTGCAATAACGGTTGAAATATATGCATAGATGTCAGAATACCATTGCTTGATCTGAGCAAGATAGAAGTTGAACTGTTCATTCTCAACATCGACGTTCGTGAAGATATCAATGTCGGCAACAATGCCGTGTGAGAAGATCTTTGTATCATTGATATGTGGAATGGAAGCTTCCGCAACAGAGGACACATAAGAATTTTCACGAATGGAACACAAAATGTCGTTTTGTACCTCTTCACCGATGTTCGGGAACGGCTTGTACTCACCATTCTTTCCGTAACGGTTTAACAGGAATGACTTCTTGGAAACATTCACTGTGACGGTATCAACAAAATCGTATTCAAGTGCCTTCGCACATTCATCGGAAATAACCAATGAGTCTTCTGTCAATTCCGGCAATACTGCATATGCCATGCGGACATTCACACCTGCACAATAATTATCATTGACATATGATGATGACTGTGCAATGGATGTTCCCTTCGGAAGAATATCTCCTTCACGAATATTCGGGATATTGTTGTGCATCCGGAAGCCGTATTTCTCAACCAGATTCACGGCCGGGTGATATATTTTACACAGAAACTTTCCATTTTCCATATTTTGGAAGATATATGCAATCGGTGAATATGGTGCATTCGGAAACTTAACGAATTTCTTCATCAAACGATAATCGGCCAAAGCCCGAACATCCCATGACGAGCGTTTTCCGAACTCGTTTTCGGCACCTGAGAACACCATCGGAAACTCGGGGTCACGAACAACCATACGTTGGGATGTATGTTTGACGGCCATACCTCCACGCGTTGTGGAGATCTTCTCCGGAAACACCATCGCCGACATTCCTGTCAAAGATAAGGGATTCACTTCGCGACAACGATTCTCGATCTCCGCCGCATTGTTCATAACTTTACTCGACATTATTAGTCACCGTTCCTTTCGATAAAGTTGTATAAGTTAGTTGTAACCCCTATATATTTAATCATGATTGGGGTTAACATGGAAACGATATACTTCTCTAAAAATAAAAAAATGGAGATGTGGGGCATTGCCCCACATCAACCATCTCATTCTTCTTCAACTTCATCTGCTCCAGGAACAGGGATCTTCGAAAGCACATCGCGAACATATGCCTCACACGGAGATTTCTTTGAACCATCCGGTGCAATGATATCCGCAACAGCATAATCTGCAATCAGATATACCGCGAGTGCAATCAAGAAGTCATACTTTGTGTCCGTATTGGACAGCAGGAGATTCACAAGTCCAAGCAGATCGAACTTGTATTGTACCCGTTCGTCTTCTGCATAGAAATCACAGATCTTCTTCTCTGTCGGGAGGAAGAACAGTGACTCTTCGCGATACTTGTTGATCTTCTTTGCGTTGTACTTCTTCGTGTGAATTGCCTTGAGGAAATCATCCAGCGTGAATGTGGTAGTGACCCACTCAATCAGATCGTTCATTGTTGCAAACATCTGAATGTGGAGCTTTTGGATTTCCTCAATGTACTTATAGACAGACCAGTAGATGAACACATCATCCACGATGTCGTCCATCGTCACTTCACCTTTCACAAGAGCGACGATGACCGGATGTGTCTCATTGAGATCTTCACGGATACGCTCTTCAGTGATGCGACGTTTGATTCGACCGTATTCCGGAACGGTCTCTTCATTTCTGTTGATAAGGAACAACCGCTGTTTCACAAGATCTTCCGGTTCAACAACGTCCGGAGTATCTGTTGGCGCGACGCTATTCGGGATAATAGAATCGAGCGGAGAGGTTTGCAGTTCGATGTCACTGGTGAATGTCTTGTACTCAGCGTCGAAGGTCTTCTTGTCGAGAATACGATGACGACCATTCAACAGTCTGATGTTATGGAACAAGGCATCTGATGCAGCAACTTCGCGAACATATTCCTCAAGCGGTCCTGCAAAGGTCTTGAGTTTCGAGTTCGGGACATTGAACATCTGAATCTTCCTTCCATTGTAAATTTTGCTGAGGATAACGTTGTGCATAGTATTGCTCACGGATCGGCTGATAATTGTCGATCACATATGCAATTCCGTTTCTTTCTATCTGCACATGAACGAACATGTCCAGTCTTGTAAACTGGACATGTCCCATTAAACTTGGTGAAGTGATCATTATTTTTCTGATTCCTTTCATATGGATTTCCCATTAAGAAAGTTCATCGACCAAGTCATCAATCGCCGAAGTGTTCAATACCTGACGTGCGTGTTGAACAGAATCTGCATAGCTTGCAGAATATTGCGGAGGTGGTGCTGTTGCACTCATCTGCTGTTGGTGTTGCTCCAGTCTGCGCTTGTTCTGGAGTTTTCGAAGTTCTCGGAGTCTGTTTACGGTTGGGCGCGGCATCCGTAAGAGTAAATCTAATGGGATACAGTTTCGGAAAAGTTCTCCCAATTCGATTAGGTCTGCTCCGTCTCGATTAAGCTTATTTTCGTAGACGACAGCCTCTGAGATAGCTGGAAAAGTAATGAACGTCCGATATCAGGAATCATAAGCCGATCCTCGTGACGTCCGCACTTGTCACATGTGATGTCCTCAAGGAAGAACTGAACCGGCTGGACATCCGCGCCAGCATCTCTGATCAGAGCGATCAATGTACCGGCGTCGACAGTATCGAGAGCAGTGGTAAGAATCTTCTCAATGTCAGCGAAGTCGGTGTACTTGTACACAGTATCACCAACGATTTTAGACATTGAGAGGATATACATACCATGGCCAGCCAGATATGCGAATTCCTCATCGTCGAACTCGTTCTCAGTGTCTTTCTTGTCTTCCGTGTTGAAACGCGCCTCGAGTTCATCCAGCAGCGGATAAACACGATTCAGATAGTCGTATGCAGACTGACGCGGTTCGATTTCCACAATATACTTGGAATGCGGAAGCTCATAGAACACCACGGAGTTGTTGATTTTTTCGAAGTGCTCCTTAGCAGCCTTGCCGAACAGCGTGCCAGACTTTTTGAACTCGTATTTCGCCATGAGTTCATCGTTGACGTGCATAATGCTGCGCGGATTGTAATGGATTTCATGCGGTTCGCGACACTTCGGGTTTCCGCAGAGCAGTGTGATCGGCTCGACCTCATCACAAGAAGAAAGCAAAACGCCGTACAGAAGAATCTGAATGTCAGCATACTTTGTTTTCTTGAGGAAGTCTTCAAAGTCTGTGAACGGACCGATCGACGGATTGGTGATATGGTTATAAATGATACTCCATGTACGGAGATCCATATCAGCATTTGATCCGGAACGCCGTGCGGTTGTAAGCTGGATGAATTCCCAGTAAGACATCGGTGTGATTTCACAACGATAACCGGACAGCGGAAGTGTGATCGGGACAGTTGCTGTCGTGACCTCGAACGGTTGAATGATGTCGGTTCTTTCAGAGTTCAGAATGACACGCTTTGCAGCGAACATATCCTTGTCAGTCGTCTTGACAATGCGAACATTGACTTTGTGCTCTTCCGACATTTCTTTGACCACATCAGGATCGATGTTAACGGTAACATCCTTACCCTCTTCGGCATTGATCACGATTTCCGGAGTTGTTTTCTTCGGAATTTCATCCGTTGTTTCGATTTCAGCAGCTGCAGCAGCTTTGTTAGCAGCCTTTTCTGCTTCGGTATAACCGTATCTCCAATACTTGAGAACGATCTCTTCAAATTCCGGAGTAACCTTATCACCATTATTGTGATAATATTCGATCAGATCGCCCATTGCATGGTCACGGTGCTTCGGATCATCGTCGGTTGATTCCGGAATACAGCCTGCTGTCAGATTCCGGTTTGTAACAACCTTCTGAATCATGTTTCCGACAATCTCCAGAACACTTTCCTGGAATTCAACAGAATCCTTCTGGAATTCCGGATCCAGAGAACGCGGAGGCATTGCTTTCAGCTCAGCCTTAGTTGCTTCAACCTGTGCAGCAAGTTCTTCTTGATGTGCAATACGTGCAAGTTCTGCCGCTTCATTCTCAGCAGCAATTTCTGCTGCTTGGTCATTCATGCCGAATGGATCATCATCTTCCGGTTCATCCACCGGCAAATTGACCGCTGCAGCCGAAGGATCTTTTGTCGCCCCATGACGATTCATCAGAGCGTCAAGCGGATCATTGAATTCAGCCATGATTATATCTCCTTTTTGCGAAAAATTTTTCAAACAGAAATGTATATCATTGAATTGATATACAGAGATACTCTGTATGAAATTATAAAGGGAGTATAGCATATGGTTTTATTTAATCGAGATGAACTTCCGGAAATGTATACAAAAACATTGTGGATGAATCCGGATATTGAATATGTGTTTGATAAGAACATCGTCGAGTATGATATGCAGTCTGCATCACTGTCGGTATCCCGCAGATTTCATTTGATCCCTGACAAAGAATTGGACCAGATGGTTCGGATGCCAAAAGAGAAACGAACCAAAGCAATCGGTTTACGCCAGCGTGACGATAAAGAGTTCTCCGAGAACATGATTAATGGAATTCTGCAAACTAGAAAAGAATTCATCGAAATAAATCATTTGACCGCATCCGAAATCGTTACCTTACATTCAGATGCGTCAATATTCATCCAAAAGCGTCCAGTCATCGCAGACATTGACGGTGTGCCATTCATCAACAAGAATTGTTGGTCATCCTATTTACGATATGGGCGTGTGGAAATGTTCTATAAGGACGGTGTGATTGATTATAAAGGTATTCCGAAACAGATGTTACAACAGCACACGCTTGGAATGAATCAGTATCTTCTTAAGATATTCCGCATGCTCGAGGACAAAGATGAGGAGATTTATACGTTTATCACCAGATTCCAAAAACAATATCTCCAAGAACAGTTGCCGGAGTACTATTACATTGCATTCGGTAATACCGGCAAATACAAAGCCGAAAATCTAAATCTATTGTCATTCGTCGCAAACATTGTGATGAAAGAGGTGAGGTGTTAACAATATGACAATCTATGAGTTTTCATGGAGGCCTTTGAAATATGATCCGATTGTAGAAAAAGATAATCCATATAACTCAGTCAAATATGTTCAGACGCATGATGAAAAATTGATGAGGATGTTTCTTACACAGCACGGTTTTGATCCAGATACGCCAAATGTGAAAGTCATTGAAGATCCGCAATATAATGATGATGATACGATTGCGTTACATACATATCAAATTAGCTCACGGGAACGTGGTAAAGTATATAAAATCACAACAACATATGAAATTATGGAGCATATCATAAATGAGATTGCATATGAACTGAATCAAGCCATGACGTTCGGATCATGTGCTCTCAAATGCGAAATTCAATTGTTCGACAGAATTCAGGAATTGATGGATGAATTGGACTATGTTTACATTCAAGAAACAAACTCAGCAAATGCGTCTGGATTTGATGAGATGGCAGAATATGGATACTATCGTGTATCAGGACGCATTCCAGATATTGATTATGAGGAACTATCACGGGATGATCAACGAGATACCGTCTTTGGAGATTTAATCGAAACGGTGAGCGACAATAAATTATTACCGATTCCGATTACAATCGAATCGTACGTCTCGTTCTTTACAGAAATATATCTTATTGGAAAGGAAGTAAAGAAACATGGCTAAAAAGCCTGCACCCACATTGGCGGAGTTGGTTGATTCCCATCGACCAAAAAACTTTAAGTACTATTATTATTTCCATGATCCAAAAGATCTGGAACAGCTTGAAGCAAATGGGTATGACATAACTACGATTGACACAATTTGCAATCCAGCGTTGATCAAGGCTGCACAATCAGCTTCATTCAAGTACTATGAGCGTGATATCGTTGCACATGCCAAAGAACCAACAATCCTTGAAAAAGGTGTCATCATGACAAAGAAGATGGCGACCAAGACGGATAAGAAATTATCACAGGTTGGTGTTGGATTCTTTGAGTTGAATGACGTTGAGTATGTCGCAGTCAAACTCTGTTATGAGAAATTCGACATCTATGAGATTTTCATATTAACATAAAACAAGGATATGTGGGGGCGCGAGGCCCCCACATATTCTTTTTTTGTTGTTGATTAGCCCGGAGCAGCGTCGGATGCATACGGATTCGAGATATCCGTATAAGTTCCTTCCGGCGTGTTGTAGATCTTGGAGTGATCGCTCGGTGTGATCGTCGTCTCGGGTTTTGCCTGACGAGAAACACGCTGATTGTTCGTACGGAAAACAGGGATGTTTCCGACTCCAGACTGAACAGCGTCGAGGTCCGGTCTCTTGCCCTTGTTGAACATATCGGTGTTGATATCTCCATAGGTGGTAGGATTCGTATCGGTGAAGAATGCGTCTCCAGCACCAGGGTTGTAGTTCATCTTGTTTCCGAACACGGCGAATTGCTGCACGTATCTGGTCGCAAGATCGTTGACGTATGCAGACTCGACGAACTGGCAGTTGTACTGCAGGGTCAGGGTCTGAAGCTGAGATGTACCAGAAGCGTTGGAGTTGAAGATATCGTATCCAACCTTTCCGGACGGCACACAGCCAAGTGCCATCAGAGCACCCTCAACACGTGCACCGGAACGATCCAGCGCGATGATGAGGAACTCGGCGACTTCCCATGCAGGGGACGGCTCCAGTGCAACAGTGGATCCACCGCCGTTTGCAGGTGCAAAGATTCTCTGCGGAATACGGTTAGCATCCACAGATCCAGCAACCAGACCATGATAGTGCGTGAGACCAGTGATCTCATCAGCAATACCATCGATCCACATGTTGTGGAAGTTTGCAGCCGGACGACCAACCAATTCAGGAATGGTAATCTGGAGCGACTGGTTGTTGTTTGCATTCTGCTGGGTCGGGATCGGAATGCTTCTGGAAGCAAAGCCGCCCTGCAGGTTCGTCGTTGCCAGCGAATGGTCGCCAGCATTTACCGTAATACCCGTGTTGTAGTACTCGATGAGCTTCTTATACGTTGCGAACTCTTTGTTCGTGTACGCATTCGAACCTTCGCCGAAGTAATGCATCAGGAAATAGGGTCCACGATACATGACACAGATAACACGGTTTGTAGTCTCGGGGTTGAGACTCCGGAGTGTATGTACATCCGGAGTCAGGCCGCCGAGCATACCTGTGTATTGTGAAAGGTCTCCGTTGTATTCACGGATACCTGTCTGAAGGCTAATTGCCATGACTATTTCTCTCCTTTCTCAAAGCATTAGACCAACGTAGCACGTCTGTTGACGTTCACGATGACCGGGATGCGGAGATTGATGCCACGGAAGACGACGTCGACATAGCAAACAATGAGTTCGCCACCATCAAGCGGATTGATATCGCGCTCGAAGTGGATATCGAGAGAATCGACAAGGTTGCCGACCCAGTTCGTGAACAGATTGTTCACCTCGTCCTGCATCGTTCTGAGGAACGAATCGTCGTTGTACTCGAAGAGCTTCTCCTCGAGCTTGTCCTGCAGGATGTAGACAAGCTGAGTGAGGGTTCTCATGTTGGACTCCTGGATCAGGTCGGACGTATCCGAAGATCTGTACAGGGTTCTCTGAGAACGACGCATGATTGCACCATTCTTGTCAGGAATCCAGGCGTTACCGCCGGAGTTGTACATGAGCTGACGATAATCCCAGTCAGTGGTGTCAATGTCCGGGAAGTAGGACGTGTACTCGGTACGATCGATCTTGCTGTACGTGTTGACGAACGGCTTATTGACCGAGAACGTCTGGCAGTGACGGAAGAGATTGTCGACAATTCTCTTCATATAGGTATACGGCAGACCATCCACGCTGGAGTAGTAACCACCGATATCCCAAGAAGCGTTCGGGTTATTGAAGCGCTTCTGGAAGGAATTGTTGATCGTGAGTGCCATGGTAGCATCCGTGACACCGGAGTCGAGATGCAACGACATACCGGAACCAGGTCCAACAGGGCGCATATCCTCAGGCATACCCGTATAAATACGGTAATCCATCAGATCATACATTGCCTGCTTGACGTCGATTTCAGCACTCTGTGCATTCCAACCAGCAGTCAGATCAGGCTCGTAGAGAACCTCATCTTTCTCCTCAGCGGTGAAGATGGTAGACGCATTGATCAGATCAGCTGCACTGTACGCCATAGACGGAAGAGCAGACTGACCAACAACGGTGTTCCAACCGCCGTCGAAGAGGTACTTCGCAGGAACGCGGTTCGGAGACATGATTCTCGGGTCGATACGGCCGCGGAATGCTTCAACGAGCAGCTTGGAGTAGTTCCACTTGTACTCGATATCAGACATCTCGGAAGTGCCGTAATCATCGAAGAATCCCGTACTACCATCATGCAACTTCACATCGTCCGAAGAAGCTGTGACGTTGATACCATAAGAGGTAGAATAGTAGTTCGCCGGAATGTCAATCGCATTCTGCTGCGTGCGATACAAGGAACCGATGGTTCCGATGACGGTGAAACGAGTGATCTTCGTTGCAGAACGTGCATCCTGAACGTAAGTGAAATCACCCTGAACCAGCTTGAATGTGAAGCCGCCCAGAACGAGATCTGTTGTATCATCCGGAACATTTCTGTCGATGTTCCATTCACCGTTCGAATTCTGATAGTACCAACGCAGAATCTGATCGTTGCTGGAAATATCAGTCAGAAGCACATAGGCAGAGCCTGTGCTCTTGTAGAACTTCGGATCGGAAGGATCGGTGATATCCTTGAATGCGCTCCACTTCGAAATGTCCGTCGTCTTGTCATACTTGCTGGTCTCAGCCAGGTTATAACGTGCGAAGAACTCCGGAGCAGCGAGCTGTCTGTAGTAAGTATTTGCAGCCCAATCCGGTGCAGGATCAGATTCCGGAACTGCGACATATTCACCGTTCGACTTCGTAAAGTACGTGGTGTATGTCGTGCCCCAGTCTGCCGGCTCACTCATGGTCAGCTCATACTCACTGTAGTATGCGTCATACAGATCGAGTGCGACGAAGACGGTCATGCCGTTGACGCCGATCGAATTGTTGTAGTAGTTCTTGGAGATTTCCTCATTGGTGAACTCTTCAAGAGTGATCTTTGTGTCAGCAATTGCCTTAGACGCATTGAAGAGGAAACGATGGCTTTCAGGAATCCAACCGAGAACGCGGTTCTCAATCTTCTTTCCATCAGCACCAGTGACGGTTTCCTCAACGGTGTCGTTGATGTTGTACGCGACAGCATCGGTCTCAGAGACACAGCATGCATCATACTGAGAACCAACGACGTTGGTTGCGACGAGGGTTGTAGTAGTTGGCGGCTGGCCATACTTCAGAACATTTGCGAGAGATCTGTCCTCGACAGTATACTTCACCGCAACGTTCGTGCCCTCTGCAGGATCCCACTCAGTGAATCCGGCGTTCACCCATACAGGTGTGGTCGGATCGGTCGGAGTAGAGAATGCTGCATCAACGTTGATGCATGTTGCACCAGCACGGTTGTATGCATCACCGTAACCGGTGCCATACTCACCGCCGACGAGACCAATCACATTGCCGACGTTCTCCATCAGTTTCCATGCGATAAAGTCATAGCCGTTGACGTTTGCGTTCTCAGGATCATCCGGATTGAAGTATGCAAGGAGTGAAGTTTCGAGATCAGCATTGACTTCAGCAACGTATGCATCAGTCTTAGCCAGATCAACAGAACCGTCCTTGACATAATACAGATTCCAGGTGCCGGTTTCCGTATTATACCATGCAACAGTATCGTTGTCCTTCACATAGCCCTTGCGCAGCTTCTTGCAGACTTCGGAGACAAATGTGATTTGCTCCTTAGCCTCGCAGAGATATGCAAGCTTGGAGTCGACGCCAGAGATCGAACGGTCTGCCGACTTAAAGCGGAGCATATTCGTTCTGACAGTCGTAACACCGCTCGTGTACTGGTTGATGCCAGCAACGATATAGATGTACGGATTGGTGTTAGAAGTGATTCCGCCGTACAGATACACATCGCCGAGGAATACTGCGTTCGGATCGAACACGCCGCTGTCATCAGTCGGAGCAACCTTGATACCAGTTGTCAGATCGACAAGGTATTTGGACACTTCGCCTTCGATGTTGACCGGATGCTCAGGATCTTCAGAATCAGTGTAGTACACTCTCTGAGACTCAGCAAGCTCCGGACGGTCAGATGTACGCATGTCAATCTGCAGGAACGGAAGACGTGCGTTCGAATCAGTTCCATCATAGAGATACAGGCCGAAGATCGGATCGAACGTATTCACGTTCAGAGTCGCGTATACTTCGTTCTCATACTCAGTGAACTTGTTGCTGTTGTCATTCTTCATCTCAGCGTAGTGCTCGCGGTAGACGTTGTACAGCTCCTGAACTGCTTCCTCATTGAGGAACGGAACAACAACTGACGAACCTTCGACACGCTTACCGATGACGATATTGACCGGATCGATCGCATCATCACGGCTGTTGCTGATGTTCACCAGAGAAGCGTGGAACTTCTCGGTGACGAGATTGGTCATGCTGTCAATCGTGCTGAAGAGATAACGGACATTTGCCGGTCTCTTTGCCTGAACAGTCTGTTCGATCGTAGTGGTATATCTGTTATAAGCAGAACCACGACCAGCCGAGACATTGACCAGAAACGCACGGCGTGCATCCCACTTCTCGCCAGTATCATCCAGGAAGTTGTTCTTCTTGCAGTGCTTCTTGATGTAGTCTGCGAGGCGCTGCTTGTTCTGGAAGTTCACGAGATCCAGATCGTTCTCCAGAGAGTACGTGCCGTACCGGACATGAAGAAGCTTGTTCTCTCTGTCCCAACGCCATTCGACCGTGATGCAAGAGTATGCATATGTTGCGTCAGGCGGAGTGATACGGAGCAGCTGTACAGGAGCTCCCTGATCGATGATGGACAGAGGATACGTGATCGTCTGACCATACTTCTTGATGTCAGAAGCACCGATCTTGCCGAGACCATATGCAACACTGAGGATATCCGACCGTGTAACCTGAATCACTTTGCCGTCTTCACCCATAGGGAAGCCTGCGACAACGATGGTTCCATACATAGACGGATCTTGCGCCACGACAACCGGGAGATCGCCAGTGTACGAAGAATTGTCCACAATGTGAACGAGAGTATGAGGAAATGAATATTTCATCCCAAACTTCGTATCAAGCATTATTTTTTCTCTCCTTTTCTATAGATTTTGGATATTGTAATTACGAGGAAACAGCATGAAGAATCGCGTTTCATGCGGGAATAACCTCACAATTATCATTTTGTGTGAGGTATATTAATAGTGGCGGGGCCGAAGCCCCGCCATCTTATTAAAGTCCGAGTTCGTCTCTGGTTTTAACGGGATATGATTCCATATATTCATCAGTCGCAGTCTTTGTTGACATGTCCAGGTTTGTTATCCTCGCACTTGGGACCGGATATTCGGATAACACATCGCCGTCTTTGTTGACAGTAACAAATTCGCGGTCCGATTCATCATCTCCGATAACGACATACGTTGTCGGCTCTTCGGATTCGAATGCAGTTGTTGATGCGACACTGCCCTCGTCGATGATATTGTTCAGAACAGATGCCGCTTGATCAAGACTGACCGTCGGATAATTGTCGGCAACAACCGGCTCGCTGTCTTGCGTCATAGACGGCACTTTGAAAATATCGTCCAACATGGAACGACCAACAGAGTACACATCTGTCTTTGTAGCAGGTCCAGCCTGTGCTCCAGGTGCAACAGCGCCAGCAGCTTGCTGCTGTTTGATTTTCAATTCCGCAATCGTCTTCTTCACGTTAATCTGCTTCTCCTGAATTGCCATGAGTGTTGACCGAGCTGATGTCAATGCTTGCATCGCAGCAATGTCATCTTCATTCAAACCAAACTTGCCTTTGTCGTTATAGCTTTCCATAGCTTTCCGTTCAAAGACTTTGATCAGTTTGGCTTGATCAGCAGCCATTGTTTTCAATGCAGCAACATCGGCAGTGAAAATCTTGTTCGGTTCAACCTTTTCCTGAAGCGGTCCAAGTTCCATTCCTGCCTGGAGTGCATTCATGACATCTGACACACCGCCCCATTGTCCAACATACGGACGAATGTATCCATCCATATTAGGGTTGAACTTTGGTCGTGTTGTAAAAGATGCATGACGTTGGAGCCATGCGTTCGGATCCGTTTGAGCAAGATCCCAAGCCGGTTGTGGTTGTTGATGATATTCATCAGCCGCTTGCTCAAATGAACGCACTTGATTCAGTGTATTGAATGCGTCCAACATACTCATACTAATCATCTCCTTTAAATAGTATATGAGATTACTCTCAATACTGTAGAGTTTAAAAGCGACAGCATAATTACGTGGGGCACAAGGCCCCACGTAATGCTTTTCATTATTCGAGTTTCGTAAGTCCATACAGACCATTCAAACATTCCTTTTCAATTGGGAATGCCGCGGTCAAATCCGTACGAACACAATAGATTTTAGAGTACATCATTTCTTCTGCTTGTTTATTCGCTTCATCAGACCAGATTCCTGTACTCTTGACAGTATCACCATCATAGTCACCACCGATGTTCACCAATCGAGCATTCGACATCTGGAGAACGTCAATGAATTGTGTTGATACTTTTGCATGGTTCATTTCCGGATCAACAACGGGATATGTGTCATACTGTTCTCCATTGAACTGAACCGGAATTGTTGTGTTTGTTGACAGCACATGGACCTTTGTAAAGAATGCACCGTACAAGTCGCCAATCGGATATCGCACGGTGTAAACATGTCGGTCGGCCTTCACTGTTGCCGCGTAGCAGCATAGATAAATGACGTCAGTTAATGTCAGTGGCCTGGAAATGGACTCATTGGTTTGTGTATTTACAGCGTTGAATATAATTGGGGTCTTATTTTCTGGATCCGCATACAAAATACGGAATCTGCTTCCCGGATTCAGCATGAAGATCTTGATCAGATCATCGATTTCTCTGTCATCATAGATGTTATCAATATCAGAACGTTTGATTTGATCTGGATTTGAATGGAATGTGATGATGTTATCATATGAAAGGAATTGTTTCATATTGAACTTCACAAATGGACGGAACATTGAAAGAATTGACATCAATGGATATCCGGTGCGGAATATACCAACCGGTGTATTATCCGTTCGATATGATGGTGCTGAGATAACATTACGAACAGTACCAATAGTATTCTTTGCCAACAGGTTTCTTTGGAAGTATCCATTCTTCGTTCCACACAATTTATGAATGTATGAATAGATTTCAATGACGGTATCTTGAATCTGGTTGTGTGCTTTGTGAACTGTCGTCGTGACATGCGTTGTGACGGACTTGAAACCAATGAGCTTCATATAAATAGTATTCAGCTCGGATTTGATTTGACGCCCATTGCGCATACCAGTAGGACGCATAGCGGGTGGCAATACGAGAACCTTATCGACAAAAAGAAGACGTTTTGGTGTCCGTGTCAGAATCTTAATGTTCTCATCGCGTTTTGTCTTCAGTGTTTTTGCGATATCGATTTGATCCCAAATGTTATACAAATCGACAAAACCACAGTATTTACCACTTTCATTTTCAACAAGCACGCCATCAATCAAATCACATCTGATTTCGGCATATGCAAGTTTGCGGATGATACCACCGGAACGAAGAATGATTGTCTTTGCAATATGCGGATTGAACACATGAATTGGCAACTTGATATATCCGCATCTGTACTTCTGTTCTTCTTCTGTTTGACCAAAGATTTCTTCTGAGAACAGGCCAAACGGGTTATATTGGTTCGTTGATCGATATATCTGAGGTGATGTAACTTCTTGCCAGTTATTCACCTTAATTGCATAATCCATATCATAGAGACCCTGAATTTGCATATCTTTCCCTCCTTCAGGATATAAAGTTACAAAAACGTTTTTAAGATAAAAGATAAGTTGCGGGGCCGAAGCCCCGCAATAAAATGAGATTAGGGACGCTGTGCTGGATAACACAGCGTGATGACGGAGAATACAAATGAATTACAATGGATCAAAATCAATCATCGTCCGGCGAAAGACGATTTGGTTCATTTGCATGAACTTATTTTTTTGTCTGCTAAATAGATATATTATTTTCGCGTCATGGGAAGTGTATAATCTTTAGCTTCTCTGAACAAACAAATACAATTTTGTTGCGAAAGGCGGGTTTTTATCATGGGTATGATGATGAAAGACGACAAAATGGATATCATCACAAATGATATCGAACGCATCCGAAAACGACCAACAATGATCGTTGGTTTTGTTGGATCGAAAGGTATTCTGCATTTGTGTAAAGAGATCATAAACAACAATGCTGACGAGTGTTTCAAGAAAGAATCACCTGGTAATACGATTCGAATTGAAATCACTCCATCTTATATTATATCAGAGGATAATGGACGCGGTCTCCCGACAAATCTTCTGCGAACAATTCATGAGACGTCCCAGGCTGGTTCTAATATGACACGTGCACACGGTGCATCTGCTGGTGAAAATGGAATTGGCACAACTGCATTCACTGCGTTGTCTAGTGAATTGATCGTCACAACGTTTCGTCCACAAGAAAAGAAGAAACTGACGATTCATTACAAAGAAGGCAAACTGGTTGAAGAGATCTTGGAGGATTACAAGGGAAAGGAGCATGGTCTCCGCACATTCTTCAAACCGTCCAAGAAGATCATGAATGAATCAGAGATCCCGGTTGATGATCTGGTTGCATGGATCAAAGGTTTCGAGTATACGCTGGATCCTGCCATAAAGGTATTCTATACTGTCAATGGCGAAGAGCATCAACTTGAGCACAAAACAATTGACCGGTATTTCCGTGAAGTGATTCCGGATGATAAGTTCATGTCAACTCCGATTCGGATTGAGTGTGATGAAGGAAAACTTCCCGAAACTGTCCAAGGTGTCACATATTCGCGCATGTTCAAGATTGATGCGGCCTTTATGTATGCAACTCCAGACTATCGCGGAGAAGATTTGCGTCAATCGTGGATGAATATGATTCAGACTGCTGAAGGCGGTTCGCATGTCAACGGTGTTGTGAACGGTCTGATCAAATATCTGACGGAACGTGTTATCGCAAAGAAGAAAGGTCTCGAGGATGATGACCTTCGTCGTGATATTCTGATGCATCTGAATGTTGCTGTAAAGGCAGAATGTGACTTTGCGAATATCTTTGCATCACAGGAGAAATCCAAAGTTGATTCCAGAGCACTTGCAACCGCGATTTCGAATGCAGTGTATCAGAAGTTGTGTGACATGAATCAGACGAAGCTTGCTGATTTCGTTGATATTGTCATTCAGAATAATCGTGTTCGAAAAGAAGGAGAAAAAGTCCGTAATATTTCGGCTGAATCCAAGAAGAAACAATGGTCGAAACCTGACTCATATCTACCATGTGCTTCTGTGAAAACGCCGCAACCGAAAGAGCTGTTCACCGTTGAGGGTAACTCTGCAGCGAGTGGTATCAATAGTGCACGAAATGCAACGTTCCAAGCTGTTCTGCTGTTCAGAGGTAAATCTCCGAATGTTTGGGATCTGACGCTGGAGGAAGCATTGCGTTCAAATGTATGGCGCGATCTTGTCATCGTGCTCGGATGTGGAATTGGTTCAACGTTTGACATCAAGAAACTGAATTTCGATAAGATCATTATCGCAACGGATGCTGACGTTGATGGATATCATATCCGTGTTGAGATCTGCACATTCTTCCTGAAGTTCTATCCGGAGATTATCGCAGCAGGTAAGCTGTATATCGCAGAACCGCCGCTGTACAAACTTGCGGTTGGGAAGCAGATCTCATATGTCGCAACACAGACGGAGTATATCAACGAATGCATCCGTTCTGTTGGTAACGTTCAGCTGCATTTTCCAGAAGGCGTTGTTGCGGATTCTACCGGAAAGAGATTTATCGAGGAAGCATTCACATATCTTGCGGATTTGACAGATGTGTCGGAACACCTGTCTGTCAATCGTTATCTGCTCGAGCATATTGCACATGGCATGATGATCTCTGGTTCCACAGATCAGTTCATTGAAGATATCGTGGATTGGCTGCGTTCTCTTGTTAAGATATTCCCAGAACTGGGATATGACGAGAAATCCCATCAGATCTTTGCAACAATTGATCTGACCGACCAGGTGGTTGTTGTAGATGAATCGTTGTACAAGCGTCTTGTTCCAATCATCCAGATTCAGCAGAAATATGGTATGATTGTTCAGTATGACACAACAACTTGCACGCTTGCTAGATTCTTTGAAGAAATTCAAAGAAAGTATCCAGTAATCAAAGACCGTTACAAAGGTCTTGCGACGTCTGATCCGAGAGTGCTTCGTGAAATTGTCACGGATCCAAGAACAAGACATATCTTCCGAGTCGATGCGTCTGATATCAACACCATGAAGACATACGACATGCTTGTTGGTAAAGGAAAAGAAGCTGTGAAGGCTCGTAAAGAAATGATAATGAATTTCCAATGGAAGCCATCCGATATAGATACATAAGGGAGGAATACACATGCCGACCACATATGATTGGATTACAAGGCCAAAGTATGAACTGTTTGATGATCTCAATGCACTGGATGAGATCACTGATCCCCAGCAAGTAGTCGACTTGCTGGGTGATCCTGTTGTTCTGGAACGTTATCGGACAGATACCAGATTCGATTATCTGATGAACAGAACTGTTGGTATCGCAGAACTGTGCTGGAATAATCGGACACCCGACGGCGAGAAGCTCCAGAAAACGAATATCCGTGTGAAGAAACTGATCGAAGATGGCGATGATAAGATCAGAGTTCTTCCGCTGAACCGCTTTATGTATGTCCTGTCTCTGCTGCGTCCAATTATGGATTTCGTCGAAGATTTCAATCTCGACGAATTCATGTTGACATCGTATCTGACAAACAAACTTCGTGTACAATTCCAGGATAAGATTGTGCGTGAACTGCAACGTCACGGCACTTCGATTAAAGACATCAACGAACGCATGGCTCGAATGTCGCTCGACTGGAAAATGATGATGATCGATTTTGCTAAAGCCGACATGCAGATTTATACCGCAGAGAATCTGTTCCTTGATCATTATCGGGATTCTGAAGAAATCCGTGAAATCAATAACACGGAATATCCAAGTGACATGCAGACTGCTGACATCGTTGAAGAGAATGCACGGCGTTACAAGATTCTGGAAGGAATCATGGTTGCGCGGCACAATCCATTCTTCGAGAATAACAAGTATACGAAGCTTGTTAAGGATAAACAAATGGAAGAATTGTTTATCAATTTCTCTCAGATCCCGGATGGTCGTAATATCATCCCTGTTATTATGAATGGCAATGGCTTCCGTGCAGGTTATCATGCATTACCGGTATTCTATACAGGTGCAATTGCAGCACGTGTCCCTGACATCATGAACAAAGACTACATGGGTCAAGCGGGTTACTTCAATAGAAATCTGATGATGCTTGCATATGGAACGATTTCTCCAACCGTATATGACTGCGGTTCTAAGAATCCAATCCCAGTGACTGTCGATGAAACAATTCTCGAGATGTTTGATGGAAGATACTTCTATGAAGAAAAGAACAATGGTGTGCTCAAAGTTCTTCATAAAGGTGACAAGCACAGACTTGGCCAGAAACTGTGGTTCCGATCTCCGTGTACATGCAATCTGAATGAAGATTGTTGCCACATCTGCTATGGTCAACGTGCGCTGAAAGTTGCTGATCTGGTCGGCGGTTTCATCTATACGACAGAACTGATGACATCTCGTGTATCACAGAATATTTTGTCAGCAAAGCATCTGCTGAAATCAAACGCTGAGAAGATTGTTTACTCTTCGAACTTCGACAAATACTTCGTTGTCGATATGTCGACGATCATTCCGCGTGATGAAAAGCGTTTTGACATTTATATCCGTGAGGATTATCTCGACAATATCTCAGAGCAATTCACATGCTACATCGGAAAAGATCTGATACCGGTGACGATTTCAAATTATGCATCAATCTCGATTCCGGATACGATTCTGGATAAATGCAAAGATGTTGTCATCGATGATGTGACATATTACAAGATTACGTCGCACAAGATTCTTGATGCAGGCGGACAGTTTGCGTATGTCATTCCGATCAATATCATGATGACAAAGCGCTACATGGACATCATGAAGCTATTCGAGTCCGACATTACCCGTTTCGCAACCATTGAGGATGCCGTTGTTGCATTGGCAAAGATGCTGCATGGTCTGATTCCGATTCTGTCCACGCATGGAGAAATCCTGATTGGTCATCTTGTGCGCCGGTTGGATAACAAACTCTTGCGGCCTGACTGGACTGTTGAAAATCAGGAGTATCAGATCATGCGTCTGAAAACTGTGCTTCAGAACATTGAAGCATTCTCGACAGCGATGTCATTCGAGCAAACGAAACATCATCTGTATCACGACATCTTCGACAAACGTAATGCGACGAATCGTGTTGGTCCGCGTAGTTTTGTTGACTACATGTTTGGCCAGGAGAATATGTGAGGTGTTCTATGAATCAAGTTTCAAGTGGTCCGATTACTGGAACGCTGAAAGCGCGTTACAAAGTGATCTCCACAATTCTCGGAGAGTTGTATGATGCTCCGAATGGAATTGATATCTTCATCGACTTTGACACCTTCATCAAATCATTGTCCACATACCAAAAGTATCTGAACTATCTTCCGTTCTCTGGTGCAGAAGCGGAAGTTGAGGTGGATTTAATGTCGTCATTCTTGACGACATTAAACCACTGGAAGAACTTTGCAAAGAAATGGGACCATGTCCGTGTCATAGGAATCATGAATTCCTTCGAGATGAAGAATCCTGCTGAACGGAAGCAGTTGAAGACATATCTTGTTCCGTATGAAAACAAACTGAAGAACGACAAATATGTTCAATTCAAGTACTATGTGTCAGAATCGGTTAAGAAGGTTCAGGTCATTCTGAAATACGTTCCGAATATGTATCTGATTACATCCGACGAATTCGATTCGTTGGTCATTCCGAATATTTTGGATGACTATGCGAAGAGCGGACGGAAACGGATCATCATTACTGGCAATCCTCTAATGACCGGATATCATATGATGCCGAATACGAAAGTCATCTATTCCAAGTTCAGACGAAACGGATCTCAGCAAATCGCAGATCCTGTTCAAATCGTACAAGCAATTTCAAAAGTTGATGAAGACGATACTGTTGTGGAATTCACAAAGAATCCTGTATTCTATAATCTCCTCAATGTTATTGTTGGAGATTTTGATCGGGGTATTCTTGGATTAACACAACTTGGAATCACAACTTTTGCGTACAATCTGCTACGAGGCGTTGAACAAGGAAAGATTCGAAATGATCCCAAGAGTGTCGAATCCGTGCTTCCTGTAATTGATAAGGTGTATCATCCATACGTGTTACAGAATTATCCGCTCGTCGATCTGGAAGCACATACAAAGATGATTCCGCAATCCGCAATTCAGAATATGAAAGCGACAATGATTGACATGGTCGACATTGATGGATTGCAGAAATACAGCATTGACGGTTTGAATCTGTTGGAACTGTTGTGATATCATGGGGGCGATGCCCCCATGATTTATTTTTTCTTCATATGTATATTATTAACATGACAAAGCACGGAAGACTTTGCCAAATATTTTGTCGAAAAGGAGAATTAACTATGAGCGAAGAAATTTCTGAGCGGATCTCTGCTATGCAAGCTCAAAGCAAAAAGTACGCGGAACGCATGATCGAATTGAAAAAGGAGATCGCGGACGCGGAAAACGAAATCAGATTCTATTGCACAGTCTGTGGGGTGGATCCTGATGCATTTCTCTCATTGGATATGGCACGAGTTGAATCCGCAATGTGTGCCATTCCGGATGATGACAACAAATTGAATTTGGTGCAGAGTACACTGAAATTCTGCGAAGGCCACAAAGCCATTGATGCACTGCGAAACGAAGTACTTGAATTCCAACGTGGTGTTCAGGAACTGTCTGCAGCCTCCCGCAGAAACGTCATTGAAAAATATGGCGAAGAGGCGGCAAACTTCGTTGAAGCTCTGGTAGACCTTATCGGGCCGAAGAGCCTCGAAGAAATTGCCAAGGAGGGCTGTGTATGAACGCCATTGGACGAGTTGTATCAAATGCGGTCTCGACAGTTCTGTCTGAACCAATGAAGATGCTCCAGAATACAATCAACGGATTGATGTGGTATACTATTGATGTTTCAACGTGGCGTTGGAATATCAAACAGGATATCATCATCAAGCATTTCCCACACATTCCCACGGAAATTGGTGTTGATATGTTCTGGACGGACACGATGGAAGCCGTCAATGGAAAAATGGTCGACAAACACTACAACAGATCTGTTGACTATGCCAAGATTCCTGGTAAGAGAATCGATGCGTGTGTCTTCGAAGGCACAACGATCTGGTTAGAATATGAGTGTAATCCGAGGGACAACAATTCTGATGGAAACTATCGGTTGACAATGGCCCTCAAGGTTCTCTACACAAAGAAGAACACTGAGACACTTCATAGATTCATCAGGATGATTGTAAGAGAATCAAAAGCCATTGAGGCGTATGAATCGAAATTCATATACCGGAAAGTTCGTGGTAATTATTCTACAGAATGTCCGGGCAGACCGACCAGAAGTTTTGACAACGTGTTCATTCCGGACGCACAGCAACAGCAACTGATCAATGGCATTAAGAAATTCTGTGCTGCTGAAAAATGGTACAAAGACCATTGCATTCCGTATCACTACGGGATTATGTTGCATGGCAATCCCGGAACAGGAAAATCGTCTGTTGTGCAGGCAATCATCAACATGATTGACTGTGATGTATTCTTCATTCCTTCAGACGGTTTATCCGAAGCCGTTGTCAACGAAGAGTGGTTACGATTCGCGTCAAAAGACAGGATGCGGGTCGTCATCGTCGAAGATGTTGACACCGTTCGATTCACACTGGACAGATCGAATGATCATGACGAAAACGCATTTCGCGCAACTACAAAAGTTGCAACGATTGGTACGTTCTTGAACATGGTCGATGGATTTGCAAATCACGAAAAAGTGATTTACATTTTCACGACAAATCATATCGATCGACTCGATCCGGCTTTGATCAGACCGGGACGGATTGACCTCTGTCTCGAAATTGATTATGTGAATGCCGAGACGTTTAGAAAGTTCTGTAAATTCCATTACGGAACTGCACCTGAAGGAACCGTTAACTTGCGCAGACATCTGACATTTGCAGAGTTGCAAGTAAAGGTTATGGAGGGATACACAATGGACCAGCTGGTTCAATATGTCAGAGGAGGAAAATAAAATGGCAAGGAAAAAAGACCCGGCCAATGAACCGAATGCATTTGAGATCTTTAATAATCCCGATAATGTGGAAAGCCCTGCAGAAGCACTGGGGAAGTTGCTGGCTCGAGGTGCCGAGCCGGAACCTGATACAAACGTGCAGCCGTTGTACGGTTGTCCTATTCCGTCGGATCAGCAACCGCAGCCGCCGCAAATCAACTGGCCGAAGCTGCCGCAATTTAATCAAGGCGTCATTCCTAACAACAATTACAGGATCGGTATCGGTAAACCGCCTGTTGGGCCAGTATACGCATCAGCGGGATTCCCAATGTGCGAATCCATTTCGACTCCATTCAACCCCATCGCATCAATTATACCAGATGTGAAACACATGCAGTTTAACCTGAGATCGTTCCGGGTTGGCGAAGCCTACCATATCATTCGAACTGATCGGAATCTTGGAGGAAAAATTTCGGAGACTGACGCATTACTGCAGAATGCGTCACCGACCAAGCTTACATTCCTGATTACTCGAGATGGTGGTCGAATCGATTCGATCAATATCACTATCGAAGATATGATACTGACAATGGCTGATCTGGACAAACCGTATATCCAGATCTATTATAAGCACATTTGATAGAAATAGAAAGGAAGCACAAAATGAAAGTGAAAGAAATGAAACCTGACTGGTTCAGTGTAGAAATGCTGAAAAAGTGGGGCGTACAGATCATCAAACGCCCCGATTATTATGATGGCAGAAACCGTTGCGTTACTGTCATCATTGATGAAACCGTGCCCGCCGATACAGTTGTATTCGAAAATGGCATCACATTTAGAATGTCAACTGTTGCGCTTGACGATGTTGTCGATAATATTTCGGTGGCATTGTCATCTGATTTCGTAAAAGCTTTCGTCGATGCAGTCAATGCATATGCAAAATGGAACGTCGTTCTGATCAGAAAGGTTCCTGGTACAAAATGGCTGAAAGATGCAATTGATCGAATTGACTTTATGCTCGAAATGTATAAGGTCGACATGAAGCATTTCAGCCATCTTGACTGGATGAGATGCTGCGCGCATTTCGGTGGTGCAGATGCATTTCGTCAGCTTGTTACAGATGCAATCGCTTACAAGAGCGATGAGTTGTTCTCACTCTGTATGATTTGCAAAAATTGCAAGTGTGATCATGGACGACGCACTTGCAAAAAGGTATACGTTCCCGTTGACGAGGATGGTGAAGGAATACAGTCCCTGCGGAGAATGGATGACGATCAACCCATTTCGAATGCTATCTCCGATATTCTTCCGACATTTCAGCAACGAGAACAATGTGCCCATTTTGTAAAGAACCAGACAAGAATAATCGACGCAGTCACGAAATTCCGTGACGCAAGAAAGGAACGGTGATCGCAGTGGGCATATTGTATGAAGCAGTGATTGGTGGATTTGACCCGAAAAAATATAAGACGGTCGATCGCCAACATCAAACATCTACCGAACCTCGTGGAGACGGGGAGGATCCGCGGGGTTCGAAACATATGGGGGCGAACGGGAGTGGGGAGGCACCCGTTCGTTCGGGGAGATAATGCATGGGGGCGCTTCGGCGCCCCCGCATTATTTTTTCTTCTATTATAGTATCGAAAAACGACTTCATAACCTTATATGGAAAGGAGTTGTCAGTCATGGCAGCAAACAATGAAGACATCAGCACCTATCCGTTGACTTATGAGCTTCCGGATGGTGATGTTGTTCAACTTTGTACATGGGAATTTGTCCTTGCAAAGTTGACACAATTAATCGATCCATTGGTTCAGCTTCTCACCATTGAGAATCAGGATCTTACCGGTATCAAAAACCGTATCGATGTATGGATCGAAGAGCAAAGAGAAGATTCCGAATAAGGAGGGATTAAAATGGCTACAAGTATGGAACCGATTTTCGAGCAATTGATTGGTGTTATTAGCGCACAGCAATCATTGATACATGATATCAAAACAAAGCTGGATGAATTGCAAGTCGGTGCCGGCGGCGGTGGAGGAACCGCATCAATCGAAGACTACCAATCTGGAAAACTGTATAAGAGAAACATGTTGATCGTTGACACGGATACGGAAACTGTATATCGTGTCCTCGTTCCCGAATATGTTTCGGATACAGTTGAAAACGATAAGGCGGCCGGTAAAATCAAGCTGGTCGGATTTGAGAATGCTATCCAGACATTTAACCATGATCCGTCTCAGGAAGAAATCAATGCATTGCCGGATGGGACGCTGGTTGGTGTTTATTCTTCGAACGATACACCTTACAATCCAGACACCTAATGGGGGTGTAATGAATGGCAAATATATTTGTCTATGAAAGCAGAATGTGGAAAGCGAGAGAAGAGTTCACCGCGGCAGGTGAATATTCTTTCACACTTCCAGCGGGTGAACATCTATTGATGTGTCATGGCGCTGCAGGCGGTTCCACATATAATAATTATCATAATCTCGGCGGTGTTTCATACGGCATCATCAACTTGAATCAAGCTACACCAATGCATGCATATGTTGGTGGTAATGGCGGAGATCCAGGTGTAAATGGATATGACATCGGTGATGGCGGTTATAATGGTGGCGGTTCGGGTGGCAGAGCATACTATAATAATGCATCATACAAAGCCGGTGCTGGTGGTGGTGGAGCATCTGATATTCGTATCCACACACCTGGCGAAATGTCACCTGATGAACCTTACACGCCGACGATTCCATCCGGATACAAACGTGTGGAATATTTAAATGTAAACAGTGCATATTTCAATACTGGATACATTGCAACAGAAAACACGACGTTTGTTTTTTCTGTTGAATATGAAACGAAGTCGAGTTCAAACACAGAATATGCGATACTCGGTACACAATCTGGACAGAATACAAATCCTGGTTGGGCCGTGTGGTTAAACTCATATTACGATAATACCCCGAAGATGGCATCCATCTATGGAACCATGGAATGGGGTTCAGGTGCGTCGGCTGGTGTGTATATGATTCCAACACGTATACCATCAAACACCCGTGCTGTATATCAGGTTGACAAATGGGGCACGTTCGTAAACGGTCATCCATTGTGTTACAATTCTGACATCACCGGTTCGCCGCAATCAGATCAAACAATCATTTTCTGTTGTGTAAGACGCGCAAATAGTATCATGTCAGCACGTATATTCAACGGTAAAGCATATTATCTGCGCGCATTTGAATACGAAAATGGTGAACATGTGTTGAAGATGGAGTTGATTCCGTGTATCCGTTTGTCCGATAATGTATGCGGATTCTATGATACGCAAAACGACACGTTTATCCCACGTATTCAGTACCAAGGTGATGCATCACCCGGACCTGCTACAACAGGAACAATGGACAGACCGGTTGTGACTGAACGATACAAGCCTACGATTCCAGATGAATATACACAGCTCGAATATCTTCAAACCCCGGGTGGAATCTATTTTGATTCCGGTTATAATGCGAATGTAAACACCGCAATTACATTCCGTGATACCATCACCTCTGGTACCAGCAACGAGTGTATTTTTGGTACGCAATCCGGAACAAATGTGAATCCAGGATGGGCATGTTGGCAATACATGAATGGATCATATCTTGGATTGGCATCCATTTATGGTACGATGAGCTGGAGTGAGTCATACTTGTATTCAACTGGAATCCCGTATGGCTATTCCGCGTTCTATCGTGTTGAAAAAGATCGGACATTCGTGAACTTGAAACAACTTTCGAGTTACGAGCCGTCTGGTACACCCGAACCAAATCGTTCATTGTTCATCATGGCCTGTCGACGTGAAAATGGTTTTGCCGGTAATGCTATCACTGGTAAGCTGTATCACTTCCGAATCTATGAGAAACAAGCTGACGACACATATGAACTGGTACATGAGTTTGTTCCATGCAAACGCGTATCGGACGATGTGATCGGTTTGTATGATACAGTGGCAGATCCGGTTTCCGGTGATCATCAGTTCCTTGAACCGATTTCTTCCGGAAATGTGTTGACTGCGGGACCGACAGGAAATTTCCCAATCGTTGACTATGACGGTACAGATGTTAGTGGTGCCTCGGGTACAGATCCAGCCGTGTATGCGTCGTTGAACACACGCATTATGGTTGCAGGCGGTGGTGGTGGCGGACTCCCATGGACCAATAATTCGGTTGAGAACTATCAAGACAATCGTTTGTATTTAAATTATCTCGGATATGCCGGCCTCGGCGGTGGTATCAATGGTGGATTCCGTGAGATTCGCACAAATGCCACAGTCGATCGCATCTATGCAACACAAGATTCTGGTGCATCTTTTGGCTTCGGTCAAAGTGGAAGAAATTCTGCTCAAAATAACTACTATGGATACAGTGGTGCATCCGGTGGTGGCGGTGGATGGTTTGGTGGTTATGCTTCAACCAGTACCGCAACATATACCGACGCATCCGGTGGTGGTGGTTCCGGATATGTGTTAACGAGTTCTTCATATATTCCCCAGGATTACATGGAGAATTATCAACCATATCAGATGACAAAAACGTTCATGGGTGGAGGATATGCAGAATCCGCATGTGTCCGTGTATGCGAACCATGCGAAACACCACATGCTGGTGATGTCATCACCATTTATGGTTTCGGCAAAAAACAACGTATTGATCTTCCACCTGGACAATATCGTTTAAAATGTTGGGGTGCATGCGGTGGTGGCTACTATAATGCGACATATATCGCACGTGGTGGCTATGCTGAAGGTGTCTTGACATTAACAACACCAGCTACATTGTATGCATACGTCGGTGGTTCTGGTATGTATCATAATATGATCTCATATGACTATACATATCAGATGCGTCCTGATTTAAGTTTCAATGGTGGTGGTGCTGCTACGTTGTACGGACAGCAGACCGCATGTTATTATACAGGATTCCCCGGTGGTGGTGCATCAGACATTCGAATCAATACAGATTCATTGAATGCACGTGTTATTGTTGCTGGTGGTGCTGCTGGCACTGCTTGTTGTTCTGGTTCAATCCTTTCAAAAGGCGGCGTTGGTGGTGGTACAACCGGTGGCGAAGGTATATATCCAAACCAACAATCACGAAACTGCTATTTGTCAGGTCCTGGTACACAAACTGGTGCGGTGCCAGCTGAGCTCGATGCAATCATGGGTGGTTTCGGATATGGCGGAAATTCGTCAGGTGGTGGAACACCATATGTGTCAGCCGGTGGTGGCGGTGGATGGTACGGCGGTGGATCATCCGCAAGAATTTACGGAAATAATCAGTCGTACTATACAGGTCCAGCACATGGTGGATCAGGTTATACATTCACCGAAGGATCATACAAGCCAGACGGGTATTTGTTGTCCGATGATTACAAACTGACAGAACCATTACTTGTTGCTGGTGGTAATGATCTTCCACTCGGTGTATCCAAGATCGTGATTGAAGTTATCGATACAAAGATCGTTCGTGTCTTGTGTCGTGACCAATATGGAATCAAGTACTACGATGAAGACCTTGGGCGTTGGAAAGTCATTCTTGATGCAGAGCTGAGTCCTGAGTTGTTCATGGAATATGGTTCATTGAACATGAATTCTGATGAAGGACTCGATGACAACTACGAGCTTTTGATTTACGATCCGGAAGATACGACTTCAAAGCTCGAAATGAATGTCGTTCCAAATGAACAGACAATCACGAATGAAACAATGACTGATATCACAATACGTGATATGTCACAAAAACTTGACTTCGATCCTTCTGTGTATGACATCAACATCACCGCACGTCGTCAAACACTTTCTGTCGGAACGAAGATCACGACAACCTTCAAAGTGAAAAAGAAGACGCAGACTGATGATACTGCGAAGGTATTTTACGTCACATACTCCGACGGAAATTGAGGAGGTGAAAGCACATGAGTGAGCATTTGCTCCCTGTAAAGACCGGAAACGAACAGTTTCCGGTCACATACAGGAACATTGGATATGGTGTCGATAGCTATTATTGCGGAATCACGTATGAACACAATGCCATGTTGTTCTGTTTAAAACAAAACCATTACAACTCAAACCAGTCTGCGACATACAACGGTAAGGCATTTATTGACGTCATCAATCTGTTTACTGGTGATATACGTCATTATGCGGAACTTGATTACTTCACTGATCTGGACCAATCAGATATTGGTGGTATTGTCGTCGATGATAATTATTTATATATATCCAACGCATGGACCAATACAGACAGTTATCGCCGTATATTCATATTCAAGTTGAAAGATTGGAGTAGCCCATCGTTACAGCTTGAACGTGTTGGTGCCTATAAATATAGCGGTGGTTATTATGCTGCCACTGGAAAACTGATTCAGTGTGATAGAAACACATTGGTCTCAATGACACGAACAGATCTGATATTATTCGATATCAATCACCGTGCATATATCCCGTATGCACATGGGTTTGGTAATGATATCCGCGATTATGCTGTTGGAAACAAGTATATCGTGATAACAAAAGATGCCAATTCAACGCCAAATGTCAGATTGTTTAATCGATCGACGAAAGAATTCACATCAGTATCGTTACCAACAACAGGTGTTGCCAGTGTCGGTTATTACGGCGGAAAGTATTTCTTTGCCAATGCAAATTATTTGTACATCATGGATGAAGAAACACTTGAAATTTTGACGACAAAGAATATTCCGTGGACAAAAGCCGCGGATCTCTGTGTATCTGATCATGCAGTATATGTCATTCAAGATAATTCCGCATATGCGTACATCTATGATTATGAGCATGATGAAACGCAGAAGTTCATGCTTTCATGGACGATTCCGACCACGAACACCAGTAACATTACACGATGCTGTGTTTCAGAGAACTTCTGGTTTATTTACCGGAACACACTGATGTCATGTGACTATTCCGGATATTCAAAATACAACTTTGGATACAAGTATGAATCCATCGTTGTATTGTGTAACATCTCACAAATCCAGAAGTTCACATACGACTCAAGGTTCGTCACGTTTACGGAAACATTTATGTTCGTACATGACGGAGATCTCGAATATACATTCGAACCCGTTGAAGATCAGGAACATATCAAATCCGTTTCGATTTCGAAATCGGATTATCGTTTCATAAATAGCATTCAATTCAAATCAGAATGAAAGGAGATGATAATATGCATGGAGAACAGTTGGATCCCAAGTTTCAACGTGCAATGGAATTTGCAAAGAATTTCAAGCAAAAGCACCGTGGAACGAGTATATCCAATATGTATGTGATTCAAGCGATTGATCGTGACGGAAACGTCGTTGACGAAAAGTATGGTATGAACCTTATGACAAACTATGGTATGACACAATATTTTGTCACCGCATCATCAGCGTTTCCAACCAACCTTTACATTGGAAACGGTTCTGGTACGTTCAATCACACAACAAATACACTGTTAAGTCCAATTACTACAACCGCCGCATCAATCAAAAGTACAACAAAGTCATATGCATATCCTGTATATTATGACCCAATCGAAGGCATCGTAACAACGGTTGTGAAATATATAGACGTGTATTTCAATTATTCGGTAACTGGAATCGATGGTCCTGTTGATATTTCCGAATATGGCATTGGTACCGCTCACAATCTGTTGTGGACACATTCATGGGTTTACAACTCTGCTGGTCAGAAAGACACCGTTCGAAAAGACTTGAATACACGTTTGGACATTACCGTGTACATGTGTATGTCCTTCTCAACATCATTGATTGAAGATGCTTGGGCTGAAGGCAAGTGTATTTGTATCACGAACCCATCCAGATTCTTCAATCGTTCTGGTGTGACAATGAACGAATCGAATCTGTACACGTTCAGACGATTCGATTACTATGACAGAACCAAGACCCATACAACTGGTTATGCTGACAATGTTCAGACAATCACGTCGAATATGGGTGCGTTTACTCTGTTGCCACCCGACATGTCGGATACAAGTGCGAATGTGTATGTCGACGGATTCATCTCGTGGAATGCGGGTCTTAATATGATGGAACGTGGATTTATGCCAACTCCTATCGCGTTTGATCGTGTTGGAAAACCGGATTCTACGTATATTGATAGACCCGATGGTTTCACATTTGCGTTCGGTGCAACTGGTTGCAACATTCCATTTACACAAGCTGACATCACCGCGTCTTATACGTACAACTATAAGACTGGTCAGTATACGTGTCCAGACCATTTTGTGAATGATGCACGGAAATGGTACAATGAGATGTCGTTTGATCTGAACTTTGCTACAACTGCAAGATTCACAAACAACAACGAAGTCGTTGACATTAAGCTGTTCCGCAATTTGAATACAGAAGACCCGATTATCGCAATTGATTCCGCCAATACGACAGTGTATGCAACAGATACGTATTGGAGCACGGCATCTTGGGTTCGCATCGAGGACCTGTCTGCTGTTCCGGCGGCAGTACAGAACAAACGGTACTGGTTGACAACTGACGACGTCGCAATTTCACCGGTGCGCGGTCTTCCATATTTCGAATTCCTTGCATCTGATGGCGTGACACATGCTCCGACATTGCAATTCCGTGCTGCGGATTACACGATGGCATATAAACGCTCGACATTCGACCGCGGACCACAAAAGAAGTGGTTCGTCCTTGGCAACAGGATTTACATTGCCGCGCGTGGTGACCTGGTTGTCCAATCAACCGGACCATATGCGATCGGGTACAATAACCTTGTGATGCATTATGATCGGGAAGGAACGGCGACATCATTCTATCAGACTGATGTGACGGAACTTCCGACACCAACACCTGTTCAGGTTTCAACAACGGGTTCATTGAATTTCCGTTATGCACATATCACAGAATCTGAAAACGGGTATGCAATCGCAGCTGCTTCGAACAATTCGAACATCACACTCAAATTTGATTTGACTGGTGCTTCAATTGTTCAAACGCAACTGACGAACACGATTGATGCTATTTGCATTCCGAGATCTCAGTATTACGCATATATCGAAGATGCGAATCCGCGTCGTATTTTCGTCAAGAAATTGTCTGATGATACTACCATCAAACAATTGGATTTGCGTTCTGATTATGCTGCTCCGATCTTCTTGTTTGGTTGGCGAAATTATCTGTATATCACGGATACGGCAAACTATGTGTATCTGTATGATATCTCACAGGATGTTCTGACGGAACTTGATACCCTGATTCCTGGGTCTGCATACAACAGAAGCAACCGTGGCAGTAGCAATGATCATGCGTTTATGGCGACAAGTAACAATGGATTGGTTCTGTACAAGGGTGCAATGAATAACGGTTATGATGATACATTCATTATCACGTACGATAATCCAACTGTGATTCATTCACTTGCTGGTATGACCGATGGAGGATTGGGTTCTAAGAAGAACGCTTGTATCGATCTGATCGATGTAAACACGGATTCATTGCTGATGGTACGCCAGTGTACAACATCTTCATCAAGTACATACTATTCTGCATTTGTTGCAACTGATATCGGAAAGTATATTCGTGAACAAGTTGTCGAGGGCATCTATAAGGGCGGCAATAACCGTTATCCGTTTGCATTGTTCGGTGAGTTCTATGTGTGTGACAACCGGACATTCCATGTTGGAAATTTGATGCATCACAGACTGGTTGGTACAACACGTTGTATCACGACTGCGAATGGTCAGAAGAATATTTCTAACAAACGATGGACATTGTCCGTCACAAACCTGGGTGGTTATTCCGGTCTCCCACCTGGGACTCGTCAGTGAGGTGAGTTTCAATGTCAGGAATTCATAAATCACGAGAAGTATACAAGTATACACCGACACGAAGCGGTAGAAAACTTGTACCCGTACGAGGATTATATGTATCGGGACTCCACACGGAGCCCCGATATATGGATCACTGGTTGGAAGTTGCTGGTTATACATCCAATGACGGTGACATTGTCGATTACACTGAAATCGCAGTTGATAAGTATATTCCAACACACACGGTTATTGGTATTGAGTCGGCTCCGATTGATGTCGTTGATTATACAACATCCGAAAGAAATGCGTTAATTTATACACACTCAGTCATCGGTGTTGAAAGTGACTCGGTCGACATAGTCGAATACACAACATCAAAACCAAGCGCATATATTCCGGCACATACAATACTGCACGTTGAGAGTGGCGGTGATCCAACAGTTATCGATTATTCCCAACTGCGAATTGATTCATCGATGGAGCATATCCTGACAATCAACGGATATACTTCATCTGAATGTATCATCGCAGATGTAACCTAATAAAGAAAGGGTGATAATGACATGAATGAAATTACACAACGCACCGGCTCGATCTTTGATGAGCATCCGCAGTTGCGAACATTCCGTGAAAATTTCATGAAACACCATCCGGATGTAAACTTTGATGCGAAGAATTTGTATGTGATTCAATCATTCAACCAAGATGGTGAACTGACTGATGAACATTACGGATTGAATCTGATCACCGATGGTGGTCTTACTGCGATGAATGCAAACACCAACAACACCAACGGAAAACTTGCACTTTTGGAAGGTGTTGAAGAAGCTTCGTCTGTGTTGGAATATGCTTTTCCAACATATACTGCAATAATCAATAACACGTCAACTGACACCGCTAATTCTGTGTATCCTATGGCGTATGATTCGACAACAGGGATTGTAACGCAACATGCATCCAAAACAAAATGGATATATGATTACAATATCGATGGTATCACAAGAGACATCGAAGTGAATTGTATCATATATTATTACACTGGCACAGGTGCCGGCGGCTTCAACAATACCCCGGTCGCAAAGGTCACAACGTATGATGTGAACGGTCTGCCAGCATCATTCACCAAACATCTGAATGAAAAGATGGTCATCACGCTTTATATTGTGAATTCTTTTCATGAGGATTTGATTGATGATGCTTATGACCAAGGTATCTACATTACAATGAATCCTGGTAGAATCGCGGGAATAGGCTCTGGATCAAATATATGGGCTAAACAGTGGATGTGTTGGAGTTCCCTTTACACCGCTTATGATGCGACGGACAACAGTGCATATACCAAAACATATACGTCATTGAGTAATTTGTCATATTATTCGGAATCAAAGTATATGCAACAGAACGGCGAGATGACTGATTCCAATTACTCAGGTTGGACACTCATGACAGATCCGAGATGTTTCTACAGTAGATCAATGCTCAGGTTTGGAAACTGGTATTCATCCGGATTCAGTGATGGAGGTGTAATACATATCACTGAAGAGATGAAACTTGCCACCCCGGAAGAGATCGTGTGCGATACTGTATATACGAATAACTCAGAAACAGGATCACTGTCAAACACATTCGGTTTATGTGCGTTCGCTGTCGAGTATTGCCAAGGAATGATCCCTGTCGCAGATTTTTCAATATCAGCAGTAAAGGGCTACAATTATACGACACATGCTTGGGATATCGATATCTCGTTCATTGATGAGCCTGATGCTTATTATGACAATCCATTTTGTCAGTCTAGACTGAATGTCGGTATAAGTGGAGCGACTCCACAGTGGGACAATTATGTGTACACAAACCCGCGTGCAAAAACAATCACTGGACGACCACCTGCCGTACCTGTAACTGCTCTTGCGCCCACTGCTTCAAAAGTGTATACAATGTATGCCACTGATAAATGGTGGGATGTAAGTTCATGGGAGCTGATTGCAAACAGAAATGCCATTCCGCAATCGCTCCAGAATAAGAAGTATTTCATCTCATCTGGTGGTGACAATGATACCCTGATACCAACATATGATCAGGCGGTTCATCGTTTGAACGTCGGTACGGAACATACCGTGCTGAATACACCGGCGGCACCATATTGGGTACAAGGATTCAGACCCATTATCAACAAAGATGATGGATGGATTCTTGTTCAGGATCATATCCTGTTCATGAACGGTAACGATGTTGCTGCATCGTATCGTCTTCATGGTCCTGAGATGGTTCCATGGATGTATTATAGTACAAGATGGGAATACGCATATCAGAATCTGTATGTGTATGATGGTACGGATTATGTGTTGAACACAAGTCCAACGTATAACTCCAGAACGACGTATTATATTGATGGACTCGACGAGTATACGATTCGGTATAATGTCGGAAATAAACTGCTCGTTGGCTCTCATGTTGGAACATACAACACCGGGTATCCAACGAAGCTTCGCTTGTATACAATCATTGATGCGTCTACTCCACCAACATACATTGACATCACGGTTGATACAAACACGACTAACCGCCAGTATTTCTCTATGTATTCTGGTTCTCAGAGTGGATACTATGTCATTCAGGATCAGCAGACACATTGTGCGAATATCATATCTCTTGCAGATGGTTCTGTTGTGAAGCTTGAGAATGTCATGTACTGCTTCGCCGTCGAGTATTCGAATTATTGTGTGTACATGGATTACAATTCAAGCCCAATCATGTTCCATGTATACGACATGACGACGAATACAATCAGGAGTGACATCATATTGCCGTCGGAATATGCAAACATTGTGTACATGTGTGGCTGGCGTGATTACGTGTACATCAAATCGACATCCGGTACGTCGTCTTATGTTAACATCATTAATGTTGAAGATGGTTCTATCAACCTGAGTAGCGTTGTAATTCCAAACGTGTTCCCATCATTGACATATAACTCCGGTAGTGCAGTTGCCAACGCATGGAGACTCAACATGCTTGTCGGTCAGATGTATACAGAAGAATGCATGATCATTTCACAACCGTGGCAAGGATCGAATTCTCCAATTGTAATCAAATATTCTGACCCTGAAACTACATTTGATTTGTTCAAAAACGGTTATCTGAATGAACGACCGATTGATGCATATTTCGAACGTAATAACTACAATGGAAAATCGGGTAGCCTTGTGTCATATATCGTACATGATGAGCAATCCATTTCCCAATCAAAGTTGTTGCTGGTGAATGCTTTGGGTACACAGGTTGGATACCAATCTGCAACGTCCAAGGAGTACTGGATATACGATTCGTCTGAATTCTATCCGTCCGTGTTGGATATTGGTCTTGCAATCGATTCTGGTTCTCCAACGAATCTGTGCCGTTTTCACGGCATGAAAACCACGGATGCAACTTATTCTCACGGCGCACTTGTGTACTGGAACAACGGCATCATCCGAATTGATAAGAATGGCGATGGGGTGTGGCGTCCGTTGCAATGGTTCATTGCTTCACAGGTAACTGGCACAACGAATACAATCCAGGCATACAATAACCCAAAGAAGATCGGACATAAATCAATCAATATCTTCAAAACCAATCGTGGTATCATTCAGCACACGCAAGCACCACGGTCAACTGGAGATATTCAGATGGTGTTCAAACACGATGATTGTTTCTATAACAATTATGGTCCATTGCCATCAGGTGCAAATTTTTACAAAGTGCTCAAGGGTGAAGTGATTGGACCATATGGTGAGATCATCTCTGTTCCAAACGGAACGACTATCCGTGTTGAGGTTGTACCTGCTGATGGGTTTGAGTTCTTGGTTGGTGCATTCAAATGGTATCTCCAAGATTTCACCCTTTCATACAACACCGATGGTGACATCAGCAATTCTAGCATTGCTTGGACTTCGAGCACTGCAACAGCTGACGACAAAGATCAGCAAAATGGTACCGCAATCACACTGACGCGTGATATTGCTGTGCTTGGTATCGGTATCGGTATAACCGTAAACACGCCACAAGTGCTGACTGCAACGATGATCAAGAGCATCAAAATCACAACGGATCCACATTTGTCGACATAATTCAGATATCTGACATATATATTATTACTATGAACGAGAAGAAACTGACGCGTTCCGGGATCAAAGGTTTGATGTCTAACGTACCTCCCGGGTGTCCAACTATGACGACGCGTAGATTGCATTGTGTTTCTGATCGTTCTATTCAAAATGCATGAATGAAATGCGAGTTTGAAATTCACAAATCATCGGACAGATGGTCATGCCGTACGGGCGTGGTGAAAGGATACTCGTATTTTCATTCATGTGTTTATTTTTTTTTTGATGAAATGATGTGGGGCGTAAGCCCCACATCAATCTCATTCTTATATGATATTCAATACAATGTTTGAATCAGAGAGAACGAACATTTCCGGTACATACCGTTCAAGTTCATTCTTCGGCATATCGTCCAATTCATCCCACCGTTGAACAATCGCCTGATAATCGGCATTCATATAATGTCCATTCAGAAGTTTCTTCTGGTTGGTGTACCAACCTTTGAACTTCAAGAATGCAACATTTGGATGTTCCTCAAGCTGTTGAATCAGCTGGGAGATGTAAATGTTGTTGTCCATCGAAATCATATCAACCGGAGTATGCACAGTTGTGATGCGGTTGAAGTATGACTTGATCATCTGACGAACTTCGTTCAGTGTGTTTGTCGACAATGCAGGGTTGTACAACTTCAAATCGAACTCAATCTGGACATCCAAATCCGGCCAGAATGCAGGCGGATCCAGAGTTTTGTCAACATCAGCAACATATGAGTGTGGGAGACCATAAGTTGCAATCAACTTGCAATCCAGATAGTTATTACCTTCCAAGCGTTTGAAGATAACTGGTTCAATTTCTTTATGCACTGTCGTGAATGCATTCACGAATGACTCGAACATATCAGAATTCATCATCCGAGCTTGCACAAATGGCATGAGCTGCACCTCAATCGCACTGTTGACAGATGTTTGAGAGAAGATCTCATCGATCTGTGCAGGATAAATCGATGTGTTGTTGTACACACGTTCCCAGTCGACATTTCCAATATACGGAGCTTCTGCAAGATCTTCCAATGTCAAACGCAATTCTGTCATGAATCCGGTAGACAATTCCGGAACTTCTGGATTTGTTCCGTATGTATGAATGATGTCATCCAACTGCGACTTCATATCACCCGCAGCGTTCTTGATGTCTTCAAACGAAAGTCCGGAGTCATCAATGGTACCGGTGATGATGTGATATGCATACTGTTTGATTGTATACAGGTTCTTCACAGTCGGATCATATTCACCGAGTTCAATCAGTTTGTCGTATGCTTCAATCTGAACTTCTGACGGCTGCTGATATTCACCGAAGTTTACAACACTCCGCATTTCCTTCAGCTCTTGTACAAGTGAGAATTGATCAATGTTCCACTTGTCTTGGAGACGATATCCCTTGAACGAATCATCGCCGTCGATTGGTGATTCCAACGTCGCATCTTCTGACTTGAACAGAATATTCATTGTCAGTTCAGGTGTTGTAGCATCGACTGTCACGATCTTCGAAGAGTTTGTCGAAACCCATGAGCCGCCGCCATATTCTGTAGAAGCAATTTTAATTCGGTTATCAACATCAACCATTTTGTTCAACGGATACATCTGCGTATCGAAACGGATACTGCCATCAGATTCAATCTGAACTGGCTGCATTTCAACACGTCCGGTTGTAATTCCGTCAACCTTTGCTTCCAACACGACACGCATGTTGTTTTTCACAAGCTGCAGTTGATCAGATACCATATAGAACAACGGAATGTTTGTGTTGCTCATGACGGCAGACAGTGGCATTTTATAATATGCGACTGCACTTTCTGATGCGGTCGGTTTCATATCGGCATACAAGATGATGCTCTTGCCATTTACCTCATTCAAATCGAATCGACAGGTACCATTGCCCAAATCAATTGGTGTATACGGCGTATAAATATTCGCAGCATTGCTGATTTGATATTGAACCGTGATACCATTGCTGTATTTGAGTTGGAAGTAAATTGTCGGTGCATACGACTGTCCGATACGGTACAGCTTGGTTTCGCCATATTTTGTCAGACTGGTTTCAAACACATCATTCGAAACTGTCATAGACTCGAGCGTACCATCTTCTTGACCATCTTTCAACCGCAATTCATAATAATTCTGCGACGGATATCGCTGGAACGAAATCGGATCCGTATCTTCAATTGCCGGATAGATATGGAGTTCCGTATCACCGGTGACCTTGACTTCTTCACACGGTCCATTTTCTCCCCACAATTCATTGCTGCCCTTGACGCCAGCAAAGCTATCACTGACTGCGATTGGATATTCTTTTTTCTCCGGTCCAGAATAATCTTCAATTCTCAAACCAGACAATGCCCACGTACCATCATTGTTACGGGATTTTTCTGTTACGCACAGATATGTCGTGTTCGGATTGAATACAGTATATTGCTTCTTCGGATCCTGAACAAGAATCGGAATCATCGCAGCATACATGTCGACCGGTTTCACGAAATAGTTCCACATGATATCCGGGAATGACGGTACTGCAGCATTCCGTCTGAAATGCTTTACGAATTCGGAACCGACATACGATGGTGCCTGATTCGGAATAATAACCGATTCAATGTTGTAGTAATCCTTTTGATATGTGCGGACAATGTGAACGAACGACGGGGTTCCATGATAAATGATACTCTTATCCTCAGCACTCAGTGATGTATCCTGATATGCAAATGGGGTATTAACAATCGAAGCTGTTGCTGTCGTATTCACCCATGGGTTGAAGTATCCAATGGCAAATGGTGATTTCTGAATACGAATACCGAATGGATTTGCAAACAGGAAATCTTCATCAAAGTTTGCCGTGGTAGAAGCTGTTTCCACCTGTTCATTTGTTGTAACGACAAGCGGTTTCACAGTATACCGATTGGATTCTTTGTTTGCGTAAACCCATGCCCACCCTGGCGGAATAATGATTTCATTTCCATTCGGAGAAATGATTCCATCGTTGCTTCCATACAGAACACGATATGGGATTCTTCCATGTAATGTGTTCGTTCTGTAAACATCGCCGTTGGGATCTGTCAATGCAATGAATCCGCTCCAAATTCTGCCCCATGGATCATCTCTCCGTTTGAAGAAGAACGGATACAGAATCTGTTTGAACAGAAACGTCTTGAACCATTCATAGATGTCATGGTCGGATGAAATAACATTTGCAGTGTTATACGCTTCAATCGTCTCTCTGCGAGTCGTTTCATTCGTTCCAATGTTTGTACCTGAATGGCTTCCGGATGTTACAAACGCGGACTTCGTGACATTTCCGTTGTTGGTGTACTTGTTCGTCGATGTGATGATCGATACAGACTCTTCTGTCGTAAAAGATGAGAAGTTCGCAGCCTTTCCATGACATGTGTACACCGTGAACACGAATGACGAGTTTAGTTCCGGAACAAAGAAACGGTTTCCGTTCATTTGGAATTTGAAACGAATCGTTTGTGGAGAGTCCATGATGTAGTGCACATACGGAAGCTGATCACTAACATCCGAGTGAATTGGCAGAATGTGATCTTTGTCAAGATACTGCTCATTGCCAGATGCATCGACATACTTCACATCAAATCCAGCAATATGATTCTGACATGTGATGACAAAATCATCATTCGGGATTCCATTCGTCATGTTGTTGACGGACGTGTGTGTCTGCCGCTCGAACTCGGACATCTGAACGAAGATGTGCAACCAATCCGAAGATGTCCGATACAGAATGTATGGCTTCTTGTTGATTGCGATCGAATTCTGCTCGTCCATATTCGTATACTGAATATTCCACGTCGGATTCTCAGTATTCGTAAATTGGATCAACACGTCATAATCCAACGAATAAATCGATCCATTCGCGAGATTAATCTTCGTATTTTTATCCAATACGAATTCCATCAAATTTCTATGCTGCGGATTCTCTTTGGCATTCTTAAACAAATCCGACAGTTTCAATTCGATCATGAAATTGCAAACTGATGGAATTGCGAATGAATAGCCGATGTTGAAGATCGCCGCATTCGCATATATGGAATCGGACAGCACTGCTTTTGTGATAAATGACTCATTCAGATAGAATGCCGATGTAAATGCCATGTTCTCGAGTGCCTGTGACATGTACTCAGATGCAACCGAGAAGAAACCACTGTTCAAAACGTTCAGCGGAATGTCATGGAATACGCGCGGCATCAGAACTTCCTGAATGTATTGCTTTGTCTTCGAATCATCGGAATAATTCTGCAAAACAACATTGGGATCTTGTGTCGCCATGTTCTTTACCTCCTATATGGGATTATTTGGTAAAAACCCAAATGTAATGTTTGACGCCTAATAAATAGGTGTTCACATTACTTCAACGTTTTCGAAACGTTGTATACTATTTATATACGAAAGGAGCTGCTTTCTCAATGAGCATGGATAATGTACAATTGAAACAGGAAGATGCGTTTGGTGATCATGTGGTATTGTCTGATATCAATCCTGTATCAAATACAAAATCTATCGACAATGATGATACCGGTGAGAAGCTGAATGAAACTCTTTCTAGACTCTGGGAAGCGATCAATAACAAGCTGTCTCGATATGTAAATTCTGTGAATGGGCGTACAGGCGTTGTTGTGTTGAATTCCGATGACGTCGGTTTGGGAAATGTCGACAATGTATCATTCGCAGTCATCAAGTCGTGGGTTATCAATGAGATCGAAAATGCATTCAAGAACAAACAGCTGCATATGTATGACACATATACGGATGCATTTAATGCGGCAGCAACGAATGACAGAACACTTGCATGGGCACCATTCTATTGTGATATGTACGGCGAGAGTGATCGTCGTTCTGTCATCGGTGTGTTTACGTGGAATGATTCATCCTCAACTCTCGACCTGACCTATCGTATGATCAATACGATTGGTTATGCTGATGAATCAATCCTGTATCGTACCTCGTCATCTGATTATCCGACCGAAAATGATGGTCTGAACCGCGACATTCCCGTCGGTGGAATCGGTGTTAACATCTATCAAGAGGAACGCCCGGAAGACCAGGTACTGTTCCTTGAACGCGGCGGATCCAAAGCCGTATCTGGTCTCAGAATCGACAATGAGAAAATCGGCTCTCGTGTCTATTATGAAGACACGCCATATGGAGAGTTTAATCCAGAGACTGGTTTGCCGAGTGTAGAACCAGGCGGCTATATGCTGTGGCGCTACAAGCAGGGTACTGGTCAGGGAGCCGACTACAAGGGATACAAAGTCCGAATTTTCATTGACGGACACGAAATTACACCGAAATTCACAACAGTATCTTCAACAAATCCTGAACCGGAAGAATATACCAGAGAATTCTACATCGATAATCGTTGGGTCAATTATGCTTCTATGAGAAACAACGATATCGTCGTAATGAGATTCTCAAACTTCATTCGGGATAATGACACAACGTCTGCCGGCGTTTGCTTGGATCTGAGCAGATGCCAGCCGGCAGTTGGCCGAATCGTTAAGAGTTCCAATCCGGAATTCGATTACGACATCTATTTCCAGACTCTGAATCCGAACACGAACGGCTATGGTCTGATGACAATGGAAACGCATCAGAATCGTGATGTTAAGAGTACACAACTCGGTGTCAACATGTTGACATCTCGTGCCACACCTGATGGACGTATTGGTCATGGTGCATATAGATATGCGAATGGATATTCGATCAATATGTCTGGAATCATGACATATGCCGGTGAGGAATCTGTTAAGAATACTCTGGAACATCGTAACCCGAATATACTTCGTGGTATTCACACGCCATGGAGTGCAGGAATTTCATCGGGTATATCTGTATATAACCTCCCGGAAGATCCTTCAAACAAGGGAAGTATGCACATTTCAACGGATGGTACGTTGTGTACATATCCATATTATCAGGCACTTGCAACGCGTCTTCGTGCTGGTGTTGCACCTGAATGGATCTCCGGAAAGTTCTATCAGAAAAACGGAGATTCATATGAAGTATTGACGTCAGAACCTGCCGGATGGAATTATCTATTCTTCATGTACTACGTCAAAGATGAGAATGATGCATACGTTTCTGTCTCGGGTATTAAACAGGCATACAGTGCGATCAACTTCAGAACTTATGAAGGAGACCCAACAAAACAATTGTGTGTCGGATCATTGATGGCAAGCAATGCTGTCTTTGATAATCAGGGTTATTCGTTGTCAAATGACTACAACAGCATTTATTATCCAAAAGACAGCACGGTTGAAAACCCGGCAGGCTTGGATCAATCAGATTTCATCGGTGGAACACAAGCATCCATCGGAATTAATCTTTACAAAGTTTCATCGTCATTGTATGATCATGATCCGAATGCGACCGTTGATTCAGTTGATATGTTTGAACATATCAAAGAAAAATTCGGTTACCAATTTTTCAATTTGTCTGGTATGCGCATGAACTTTGCCGATTGGCCATATGATGACGGAAATCTTCCTATTATTGATTCTGGCACGACACATCAGTTTGATCCGAAGATGCTGTACATGATGGGTCTTCATGATTATAAGGATGCATACGGCAATGATCGCAAGTCATATATCGTTCCTGGAAGTTTCTCTGACGGTATTTCTATCAATGTCGGACGTTTTCTTGAGATTACTCCGAAGAAGACATATCGTGCAGAAAAATATTGGGAAGGCGGTAAAGTTCAAGTCCGTGTAGGTCCTGGAATGACTGAAGAAGTTGTTCAATACGATGTCACCGATGTTGTCAAGAACGGCAAATCTGCCATGACTGCTGATATGCCGTTCACATATGACGAGCTCGTCGAACGTTGGTTCACGACAGGCGAAGAGTTCGTTTTGTGGATCAATGAGTACACACAACATCTGGGAACAGTCATCCACAATCAACTCGATTCAACTGGTGAAGAACCCGAAGATTGGGAAGATGAATGGTATCGGTATGAGTACAACGTCGGTACTGAGGAAGATCCCGAGTACGTATTCCTTCCGAATATACCAGGTCAGGATATTGGATTCAATGTAATGTCCCCAACATACATGGGTCCATATTATGAACCAAACAGAACTGGTGTACTCGGTGGATGCATGACATTCGCAGAGCTTCGCAATAACATCTTCAATTCCAGCAGATTCTCAAGTGCAAAACTGATTTGGAATCGCCCGACAAACAGATTGACACCAAAGCTTGATCCTGAGACTTTGGCAATCAATCAGAGTGGTCAAATTACAGTCATTGGTGGTGCAAATGATGCACTGACAACAAATATTCGTATTATCGATCCCGATGGATTCTATGCGGATACATATCATGATGACGACCGTGATGACACGCAACCTCCACATACTGAACATATTCTGCTTGGAGATGGTCTCGCACTTGTTGGTGGTGATGTGCGAGCAACGCCTGATCTCAGAATTGAAACTGCTGAAAAACGTATCAACAGGAAAGTTCGTTCAATATGGGATGCGTTGTCGACGTTTGAATATTCAGACTTCATCGCAGGCAACCCGTATAACTATTTCGATATCACGGTTCCGAACGCTATCACACTTGCATGGCTGATAGAACACAAGACGGAACTTGGAAATCAGATAGATACGAAGTCTGCATCACAAGCATATCTTCTGCTCAGGTCATTGAATTCCCATGCGACGCAATTCAGAGATAAGTGCAATGATGCCGAGCATACTCTCACATTTAGCGATGAAACATATAACATCGCGCCGGAGTCATTTAAGGTGAGCGAGGTGCGGCTATATATGGCACAATCATTGACAAATGTGATTAAACGTGCGACAGACATCATCAATGCAGTTCCACAATATGTCCCCGATGCAAGCAATGCACTTAAGCTCTATCAGTATATCGCAGATCATTATTCACTCGGACAAGTATCGGGAGCAGATCAATTAATTTCTCATATCCCAGAAATAACCGTATTCAACAATCACACTGCGGCTGAATCAAACGATTTATTGCCACTCGACTGGCTGTTCGGCTTCTTTGCGCGAACAATTCTGAACAGCAGAGGATGGGAGAAAATCATCACAGGTACATTCGATTACGATCCGTTGGAATATTATCCTGCTGGATGGACACCGTCTGGATTTGGTGATTACTTCTGGAAAGATTCCGAGAATGTGTATCATCAGATTGAGAACGGAACATTCGAGTCGAGATATGCTGAAGGTGTGTACTACACGCGTGATGCTGGTACCGGAACATTCTCTCTGATTACAACATTCAATCAGAGTGATGTTGTGTCTTCGTACTATATCCAGAATCGATACGTGAAACAAGATGGCACGAACGTTACCCAGCCAGCTGACTGGAGTTATGCATGGGCAAAATACTACTATACCGATGATGCTACTGACCCGAAGCTGTTTAAGCATGTCACCGGAAGTACTGCTCCAGAATGGGTCGCGAACACATATTACACTGAAAAATCTGATGGTGATGTCGTCGGATATGAGAAAGTGTATACAACATGTGCGTTCTCGCAAACTGAACGCGGAACACTTCCGCCAGAAGGTTCTGCAGATCCAGGCAACTTCATTCCATGCGCACCGATCTGGTCTGAACTCACTGTGTACGACAGTGATTCGTCTGAAACGCCACAAGAGTCCCAACCTGCAGACTGGTATACAAACTATGCCAACTACTTCACTCGTACTGGAGAAGTCGGCAGCTACGTGTATACTAATGTCGAGGCCGCGAAGTATTACTTCAAGACTTGCCGTGGCACATACTATTCAAGAACACTTACACCGTCTAATACATGAATCGAGGTGGTCTTATGATTACGCTCGGAATTACGCTCGGTTATGATCTGCAAATCAAAGATCACATGATTTGTGTCAAACGTTCTGAGGAGAATGCAGAAAACAATGCTTTCGAACTTCATGAGAATGGTATTTTCATGGATGACAGAATCGTTTCCAACGGAACTGGGTTTGCAGATCAAGCCGCGGATATCATACGGATCGGATATTACGGTCCGTATGATACTCCTAATTCCGGATATACTGCAGCTGCAACGGGACGAGTCTCGGCAAACTGCATTGTCCATCGCATTTTCACTGCGAAAGATTCGACCGGTATTGTCCTCGAGAATTTCCGTCCCGTAGACAGTATCATCCCTGGGGATATGTTGCGTATCCCCAAGGGTGACGGTCGATACGAATATCGACTCATCATCAGCACAACATCGACGGATGACCGAGGTATTCGAAACCCGCAACAAACATACGGAATGAACAATTCCATTGCAGAAAATGGAACAGTTGTTCTCGGAACTTGGTAAGGAGGATTAAAATGATTATCGTTCGATTTAATTTCTCCGAACAATGTTATGATTACGGGATCAATTCTGTTCGGATTTCACCAGATGAACACAACAACTTCTATCTGGATCCAGTTTCGAATTCGATCAAACTCCATACGATACCAGTCGCTGTGAATAATGAAAACACACCAGGCAACGGTATTGATGGTCAGGTTGATCAACCGATTCCGATCATCCGGATGAACAACTCCGTGAGTAGAAAAGTTGCTGGTGATCCCACAGCATCCAATGAAGGTGTTATTCTCCCAGATCTGCTGAATGCATACTTCGATAGTCTGGGGGTGTAATGAATGGATGTCATATTTAAGAAACCAGAAGGTGGATTTGAATTCAATGAAGACAATGCGTTGACATTAAAATTCGATCCATCCGTGAGAGTACAGAAGCTCGAATCTGGTATCTATATTCCGAAAGACGGCTTTGGCCAAGGGCTCGATGGAACGGTCGACAACTGGACAATTGTTCCGCTCATCAATAAAGAAAACAATTCGTATCAAACAAATACGAATGGTCGAAATTTGATTGGCGTTAATCTGGATCATGTTGTGTGTATCTATTCAATGTCCAGAAAGAAAGTCACCCAGCGGACAATAAACGGTTATCGATGCAGCAATGAAACGAAGACCGTGCAAGATGTCATGGATGAATTCAATTGTGCAATGGATATCGGAGTTCCACCCGGCCTCCCGTTTACATCGTACAAAATGACACCCGGTGATTTGTTCCAATTCAGAGAGGAAGAAAAACCGTGGTTTGCAAAGAACGATGTGAACGGAAATACATGGCCGTGTATGATGGATGACATGAACCGCTATGAAACTCAGGTCACGTTGGCGTTGTTTTATGTCACAGAAGTCGAATACAATCTTCCATCCAACAGCTTCTACATGACAAAGTTGTCATTGAAATGCGTTTGGAAAGAAACAAACGATAGTAAGTTCGCAGCGTATGATATCGGACAAACGTATACTGCGATTAAATCTATATGAAAGGAATGATATCATGGAACAGAAAGAATTTCTAATGGCCGATTCAATAGGCTTTCATGATAACGCTTCACAGAGTGACAATCACCACTATCTCAGAGGTGTGATTGATATCTCGAAGAGGAATAAGATCACTGGTGAAGTGAAACACGTTCATCGTGGTACCAACATTATCTCGATCTCCGGTATGCAGTGGATTCTGATGAAAATGTTCGGACTGTATCTGGATGCTCCGCATGCAGTTTCGTACGAAACACTTGACAAAGATACCAACCTCGTGATTCCGGAGCTGAATCAGTCTACCACGATGGGAATCGGCGTTGTGCCTGACCAGTATTCTGAGATGAAGGATCCGATTGCACGTGACCACATTGTGCAGGGATTCATGGTCGGCAACGGTGGTGCCGGGGAAGATCAGATGACTACGAAGAATACGAACTATGCGTTCATCAATCTTCGTAATCCGATTCCATTCCAACAAACACAGAACTCTTTGCCGAATGAGATTGCTGGAAAATACCTCGGCATCTACAACCGTGTCGGCGGATCTTCATATTCCAAATCGTATTTCATTAAGCGGTTTGATGAAACCCCACACATCTTCCATTCATGGTGGAAGGATGGGCAGAAGTGGGATTATGTTGACCCGGTTTCTCAGGATGATCTCGGTCCTGATGCAACCAATATCCCGAAAACAGATCGTATCGAAACATACGTCGAGTGCAAACTCTCGTTGAGTGAAGACGATTGTATGGCATATTTCCAGCATGATGGATACTCTGAAAATGAGACGCCTGCAATCAATGAACTTGGCCTTGTGGCATTCGATACAACTGTCGATGGAGATCGCTCCATCCTGGAGAATCTCTATGTGACACACATCAAAACAATCATCGACATCGCTTTCGACAATAAGCGTCGTGAAGCAGATCCCGCAGTCGTTGATTATATGAAATCACTCGCATCCGAGGCTGTTGCCGTTCTCGATGAGTATGCTGTTCAGAAATACGACATTGAAACAACACAGCCACAGCTGTATGCACTGTATCAGACTCTTGCAACGGTCTCTACAGCTGAAGAAATCGATTTTACCGTGGTACAGGAAGCACTTCAGAGTGTGGACAATATCCATGTCGAAGCTTTCTATAACCAGTATGGTGATTACCGCAGTGAAACCGATGAGTATTATACCTGCTTGAATGATGAGGCATTCGACCGCGCTGAATCAAATGAAGCACAGCGAATTAAATTGGTTACGTATTACACGTTCAAACCGATCGCAATCGAAGAGAACTGGGAAACGCTGATCAATTATCGCATTTATGCAAATTAACATGAAAGGATGTGTTGATACATGCCAACAATCGGTGATGATAATATTTCAAAGCTGATAAATGAAGCGAATGGTCGTACCCGCTCTTTTGTTGCAGAATGCATCAACGCATACAAATCAATTCGATGGAAGACGGTATCGTTCATCATCCCGACGGAACCGATACCGTCCCATCGTCCAAGATTATCTGGATATCGAGTATATGTGCCCGGAGCTGCAAAGAACCAGGCATTCTTCAATAAACATGTTTTACCGACACTGAATGGATTATTCATTACAACACCCTGCAAAATCAAATCTGATATCTTTGTGAAAACGCCGAAATCGTTTTCTATGGGTCAGAAGATTCTTGCAGAAATGAGAATCCTTCGTCCATGGGGTAATGTTGGTGACGTGGATAACTATGAAAAGAGTATCTACGACCAAATGCAACCGAACGAGAAGCGTGGACACGTCGGTATTATGTCAAACGATAGTTTGATCATTGAGGCACACACGAACAAATATTACTCGATTACACCTCGTACTGAAATCACGATTTCTTTCATGGGGAAGATACCAGAGAAATTGAAGAAAGTCCTTCGCATGCGGGAATAATACAATAAGGAGTGATTTCACATGGCAAAAGCAAAAAGCGATCCAGCATCTACCCCAGTAGATGCTGCCAAGATTGCACAAGGTGTTGCGGACCTTGAATCGGAACGGAAGAAAGACTGGGCAAAATATTCAGACGAGATTCGTCCATTCCAAAAAGCTGTCAAGGACTTCGAAGGAAGTCTCGACGAAGTAAAAGGCAGCGTTGGCTCACTCGGTGGTGAAGTCGGTTCGCTCATTGCGAATACGAAACTGAAGACCAGTGCAACAGCCGGACAGTATCCGACTGCGTCTATTGTTAGACGCGCATCTCGGAATGTTGTTGAGTTCCCGGTTTTTGTTTCTTCTTCTGTCCCTGTTGATTATGCAACTGCAACGAATGCTCTGCTGGAACAGCTGTATGCCTCGTTCTTGCAGATGGCAATCTCTCAAAATCCCGTTATTTCTGAGGCAGACGCCAACAGCGGCGACATCTTCAGAAGCATGGGTGTAAAGAGTGACGTTTCCAAGTATCTGGAATACGTCAGTGATGATATGTTCTATGCACACGATGCATGCCACAATGTTATCACAACTGATGAAGCTGTCGTGGAATTCAACATGCTGTCGATTGACAATCGTATTGCAAAGATGATCAATGAAGCAGTTGATCATCAACCTTTGTCTGAATTCGACCATTTCTTCCAGGAAGCGAAAAAGACTCCAACTGAAGCAGAAGTCATCGAAAGAAGGCTCAAAGACTTGGCTGAAAAAGAGGCCGAGCTTGCAAACATGGAGAAGCGGGACCTTCTCACTCCTGATCAGATGGACACGCTCGAACATGTCCGCAAAGATATGTCTCAACTCAGAAAAGATCTGAACTCAATCAACAATGAAAAGCGTGCAGCTGCGGCGGCGGAACGTGAAAAGAACAAACACGAAGAAGACGAAAAGGATCGGGAAACCAAGCGGAAACGTTCCGAACAGGAAGAGATCAGAGAACGTTTCAAGGCAGCTGATGAAGCCGGTCGTAAGAACGATCTTGGTGAGGGTTACTGGTATCCGGATCCGGATGGAGAGCCGAAGAAGATGCCGGAAACTCGCCGTGACCGTGACGAGAAGCGTGCTGAAGAAAAGCTCAAGTATGAGAAGATTACAGCTACACACGCGAAAGCTCCGCAATTCATGGATGAAACCAAGATCAACAAGCTCAACAGCATGAAGCCGTTGATGATGACTGTCGGTCTTCGTATCATGTCTGGCGGCAAAGTATCTGATGTCATCGACTATGTCGTCGGTGTTAAGACACATTGCCGTGTAATCGATGCAGAAGTTCTTCCGGACTTCGCAGAGTATCCGTCCAAGACGATGAACTTCGTTTCCAGAAAAGCGCGTTGGCGTGCTGGTGAGTTGAAGTTCCTGGATTACCTGTTCGCCAGAAAGGAAAAGAAACAGGCGGCATATGATTCCCGTGATCCGAAGCGTAAGTGGTATCATCGTCTGTATACACTTGCGCATTCCAAGGGAAGTGCAAAAGCTGCAAAGCGTCTCACCGGTTCTTCTTCTACAGCCGGTCTGATTCCTAATGTCACGATGATTCTCTCCAAGTCTGACGTTGATATGATCGAAGCGACGAATGGCATCGATCTGCTGAATGGCTCCACTGCAAAGAGGATCTGCAATGAGCTCTTCTTGATTGCAATGGTCGTTATCGATACCGATTCACAATCAGTGAAGCTGTTGCTTCCGGATACCATGAATGACTATGAGGTTCATTCGATGGCATCTATCAACAAACAACTCGCAACACTGGATTCTTCGAGTGATGTATCGCGTGAAGTCTCCAAGATGATGCGTGGAAGATAATCAGAAAGGAGAGAAACACAATGGCTATTCTGGGCAAGGACAAGGGAAGCCAGAAGAAACTGGATTCCGCAATGCTCGCGATCAATTCCATGCTCAATGAAATCTATTCGAACAAGTCTTCGGATGAGTATAAGATGAAGGGTGACATTACAAAGTCACCCTCATACTCTAAGATTGAAGAGATGGTTGTTGATCTGAAAACTCTGAAAGGGTACAGCCAGGTCGATGCTGCTGACATCGGGAAGATGTTCAATACACTGCATCGCCCAATCTTCAAAACCATGGTGAAGGAATATATCATGGAACATAACGACAGAAACACTGTATTCACTGCTTTGTTTACTGTCGGCTATCGTCTGCTTGTCGGTGAACTGACTCGCGTGTTTGCATCCACCACCGCAACGGACAAGGGTGTCGTGTACAAACCTGACAAAGTTTCTCGCAAGTCCGATGCAACCGCTATGATCAAGCTGTATAATGATCAGCTCGAAGCAAAAATCGACAAATACATCAAGGATGCGAAGGCCTATCCACAAGAGGCTCCTGTCAATGAGTCTATGTTGATTATGGCTGTTGACGCGATGTATCAGGAAGAGTACATCCAGGAGATGACCAGTCGTCAGAAAGAAGTCATCAAAGGTACTGTTCTTGGTACGATTCTGCTTCCGGTATCCGTTGGTCTCATGTTTTCTGCCGGCGGCATACCTTTCACCCTCTTGCATCTCATTATGACAGCTGGTCTTGGAGCAGTGGCTGGCGGAAGAGGTCAAAAGCAAAAACACAAGAACATTGATAAACGCGATGTTGAAATTGTTGACGATATCAAGAATATCGTCGAGTTTCTCAGACAGCGCGCTTCGTCAGATGTCGAATCGGACATGAAGGAATTCAAGAAACATGTCAAGAATCTCCGTCAGAATTGTTCAGATTCCAAACTCGTTGTTGAGAAAGAGAAACGGCATTTCTATGCGGATATGAATGAAGCATGTAATGCCGTTCTTAAAGATCTGAAAAAGGACGCTTCGAATGAGGAAGTTATGTCGAACTTCCTTGAGAAGATGGTGGCCCTTTACGAAGCCATTACCGGAGAAAAGTTTGGTGGTGACTACGCCAACAAAACTGTTCAAGAGTCTGCTGTCGAAGGTGAATTCATTCAGGAGTTCACTCTGATCGAACTGATTCTCACTTGTGCGGCAATCGGCGTTGGCTCCTCAATTGTCAGCGGAGCAATTCGCAGACATAAGGACAAGAAAGCGGTCAAAAACCAGGAGCATGAGAAAGAGATGTATGAACGTCTCAAGAATGTCACAAAACTGATCGAATCAACCAAAGACTTTGCGGTCATGAAGCCTGACTGGAGTTATGATGAACCGGATGATGACGGTATGTCAGACACGTTCCATGACTGGTTCGAAGACCAGAATGACTTCAAATACCATTGCGACCGCATCGTTGATGAGCTCGGAAAACTCGGTGAAGTTCTGACCTTCTGCAAAGAGAAGAAGACTGCTCTGTATCTTATTCTCCCGCAAGAAACCAAGGACTATACCGAATTCATCTGGGAAATGATCGATCCGTTTACTCTGATGAGCATCGACTATGACAAGCAGAAGTTCTATACTGCCGAAGACATCGAACCTGTTAAGAAGGCTTGTGAGGAATTCGAGACCAAGACCCGTGAATTCATGGAAAAGGTCAAGGGAGCCTTCCAGGATATCGTCAAAGAAGCTGCCGAAAACCTGGCAGACGATGATGATGATGCTGAGCCTATCACTGAAGAAGACAACGATGTCACAAACGATGTTGACGTTGATGCAAGCGGTGATAATGACACCGTTCAGGAAGGTGTGCTCGGTACAATCGCATCCGGAATGTCTGAGGGAACCAAAACTCTTACCTCAATTGCAGGAAGCCTCACGATCATCGCCGCATCTGTCGGTATTATCGCAGGTCTGTTCAAAGGTATCAACAGCTTCTTCAAGGGCATCAACCCTGTGGCAGATGTCAACGCGTTGTTCATGAACTCTTATGAGAGCAAGATCGACAAACTCGCATCTGTTTCCAAACTCTATGACGAAACCAAGAAGGCATACGAGGAATACATGAAAATTCCGGCAGCTCAGCGTAACAAGAAAGTCGAGAGCAAATATGTCAAGAACATGGAGAAGTACAACATCAGTATGCAGAACCTCGCGGCACAAATTGAACACTACAATCAGCGTGCTAAGAAAGAATCTGCAGATGTTGTGAACAACATCGAGACCAGACTCCCGAACGGAGATGTGAAACCTGCGGAAAAGAAGGTTCCCGCTCCGAATGTGGAGAGTAAGCCCGATGCTCCACAGCAGGATGATGACTTCCAGTTCTAAGAAAGAAGAGAGCGGGGCTTCGGCCCCGCTCTTTTTTATTCTTTTTATTTACAGATATTTATATGGTTGATCTGGAAAGGATGTGATTGTTTTGAAACTGAAATTCGTTGTAAACGACATCGCATCTCTACTCGTTGATTTCTATATAAAGATGACAGGTCACAATCAGTCAGCATCAAAACGATCAATCATGAATTTGCATATGAAACAGGCAATCACGTCTACATATGAATATGCATATGAGGATCTCGATGAAGTTTGGCAGATTGACGTATACAATCTAAATACCTATACTTATGAATTAAACCATGACGTTGAATATGACCCGCAGCAAATGCGTGATGTTGTGGAACAGATTCAGTGTCGGTTAGATAGCATATTGGATCATATATTACAAACTGATGGAATCCCAGATTACGACAGACCTTTCATCGGGATCTGCTGTGTTCCATTTGATGGCATAAGCATCACAATACGCGATATCATCAGCTTGCTAGATATTGATTGTATGTGATTGCGATACTATAATAGAAAGAAGTGAGTAGAAATGAAACGACCAATCGTTATTAAGGATTACAAAGGAAAGGAAATCGCACAGCAGTTGTGCGCAACGGAAACTGATATATTGACATATATCGCAAAAGGCTTTACCGTGATCGATAGACGGAGCGGTGAAATTATTCAGGAATCTGATGTGACTGATACTGTTGGCATCGCTGATGGCGATATGATCATGGGCTAAAAAATATTTTTATTTTGAACACATATATCATTCACGTGTATAATCAGGGAGATATTGTGCGGTATCGCCCAGATTGTATATATCAAAAATTTAAAGGAGGAAATCCAAATGGCAACCAACAAAGTGGCCAGCACACCCGCATGGGTAGCATATGGCAACGCCAAGCTTCAGGCAGCGGCGAAAGCAGACTTCAAGAAGAATATCGGAAAGCTCGGATATCCGACTAAGGAAGAGGTCGCAGGCGGTATCGTTGATAACGCTACCCTGGACATCTCCAACACACTGGCAGCAATTCCGGAGTCCATCTCTGGTTACATGCACGATGAGAAGCGTGCATTTGCTCTGCCGGCACCGGATAAGAAGACTGCACCTGCAACGATCAAGGTCGCAGCAATTCCGAAGAAGACCAAGACCGGTGTGTCTACTCTCGGCCAGAACAAGGGTCAGACCTACACCACCACCGTCGAGGCTCATGAGGAGCCGAAGATCAAGGCAAACCGCAGCACCTTCAAATCTACGAAGTAAGATTAGGGTCCTTGCTTCGTAAGACAAAGATCTGACAATTTGGTATGGGGGCTTCGGCCCCCATATCATCTCACAATTTTATTCTGGAGGATTTAATATGAACGAACACAATTGCAAACCAACAGTTGACTTTCCGCTCAGATTTGATCTGCTTGTGAACCAGCACGTGTCTGTTCGAGAAGTGATCGAATATTTTGCTTCGATGGCTTCCAAGTATCAGGTCAATATCACTGTGCGTGATACATCTCTTTTGGCAAAAGAACAGAAGATCGGTCCGTATACACTTCGCAATGATGTGACGAATCACGACATCAGCAAACTCATCGATGAAATGGCGCATAATGCAGAGAAGAATAACATCCCATGGCCGCCATTGAACAATTTTTATGCATACGGAAATGAAAACGTATGCAAAGGAGATTGCGGACAATGCAATGTCCCTGCATCCGAATGCGACGGTGGCAGCGATGAAGCATCCGATGATACGGAAGAGTCACCAAAAACATATAACCGCGATTCGGTACCATCCAAATGTGGCAAATGTATGTGCAGAACATGTGAGCTTGCGCGCAAATCATATGAAAACTGCCAGGCTCGTGGATATACATGTGATGTATGCAGAAACACAACTGCTGTACCTGTTGGTACAGATGGTAACACATGCACATTCTACAAAAACTATTTTCCTGTCATGAAGGAATTCCAAAAAGCAATTGACGATGCTCTGAAGAAGTGTCATGACAGCATGAAGGATGACCCGCGAAGTGTGGGAGCAGTAGTATCGGCTGGTGGAACTGAAGGCAAACTGCTTGTAACATTAATGGTCAGCGGACGTGCACAGTTCGCACTTGAGTTGTTGTACCGTCATCGACTCGGCAAATGGGAGTATGTCATCCCTCGCAGCAAGAAGATCCACAACGTGTTTAATGTCGACACGTCATTGGCAGAGCTTGTCAATGACTTGATCAGATTTGGCGAGTCTGTTACTAAGGTCCCATATGATACGTTCCTGTCCGAATGCAAATACAAAGGTATCGACAATTGAAGGAGGAAATACCCATGATGAAAGAAGCTTATAAGATCTTATTCCATATCGTTGACAATGTATCCCTGGTCCATGACATGTTCAATGGATATGCGGCTCGTCTCGTAAAGATGATTAAAAACATCGATCACGAACCGTTCTGCAGCAGAGATCTCCCGAGAATCGACATGACTGATATTCGTGTCAAGTTCGCGGAAAGCGATATCGGCCGGCTTGAAGAATCTGATCGGTTCATCGGAGATAGTTCGACTGTCACAATTTCAATCAAAGTTGATGGCACATGGTACAAGTATTACATGTTTGATCTCCGCACGTTCTGTCCGTATGAGAATGATATTCGGTGCGAAATGACTGTCAGCTATAACAGTAAAATCTATGAGCAGGTTTCTGCAAGATGTGGAGACAGCTCGACATCATTCCCCGACATTTGTCTGTTCACATCGTTCATGAGAACAAATATCGAGAAATATTTCTATGCGACTTATACGATCGCGTATGATAGCCGTATGGATTCATTGGCTCGATTCAGAATGGAATCATTCGAGTACCTCGACAGAAAGATCTTCAAAGATTATAAAGAGAATTCTGAAGAATTGAGATATTTCGGTTATGAAAAGCTCCCATCTGAAATCACAAGGGATCCCAACGGCATTATCATGTTCGAAGATATCCGGTACAACTTCAGATCCAAAGGACACATCGTATACGGCATTGTTGCAAGGCATATTAAGTCGAGTGACACGCTTATGTTCGTCGAACCGAAAACAAGCCTGAAAAACATTACGAAAATTCCGACTGATCTGAACCCGTATCAGACGGATATCATCAAAGGCTTCGTTTCTATCTGCGACAAATATGCAAAACAGAGCGCAAATGCCAACTGATATTTTCATGCGCATGAAAATACACGAAATACGCGGGGTGTTTACCCCGCGTATTTTTTTTACTCCGAGATAAGGTCGAAAGGCCTAATACTATCGAGGAGATGATAATATGGCAATCAAGGAGTTTGTCCCGAGACTGCAAAGACCTGAGGCTGGGAATAAGTTTTACATTACGAAAGGCGCAGGAGGATATTCCAACGCAATTAAGGGAAAACCGACTGATTCAAAGTGCGACGTTCTGTCAAACTGTGTCGGCTATGCAGATGGTCGAGGAAATGAAATCAATAATGACCCGACAATGTCATTCCTCAAACCGGTGAATGCTGAACGGTTCTATGACGTTGCAATCGAACAAGGTCATACTATCGAACAAACCCCATCTCTGGGCGCGATAATGGTATGGCAGAAAGGTCCGACACGTGAACCAACAGGAAAGGATGGTGCCGGCCACGTTGCTGTCGTCGAACAGATCATCAATGAAAACGAGGTCATCACATCAGAATCTGGTTACAACTGCCAGAATCCGTTCTGGACACAGACCAGAAAGAAGGGTGAAGGTAACTGGGGCGCTGGACCTGATTACAAATTCCTCGGATTCATTCGGAACCCTGCGATCTCGGCGTCTACAAAACCTGTCAACGATACAACAAAGGTCGACGAGCCTTATCTCGTCAGACTTGAGAAGGGTACTGGTATTTATTCCATAACCGGCGTTGTCGTTGTTCAGACTGGCACGATCACGGTATCTACAAAGTATACCATCGTCGAAGAACTTACGGTCAAAGATACGAAATATGGTAAACTGAAGTCTGGGGCAGGATGGGTTGTTCTTGCCAAGCTGGAGGTGCCCGTATCTGCGACTGTTATGCGTGAAGGAGACTCTGGTGTAGACGTGCTCAAACTGCAAAAGAAACTGATTGAGCTCGGATACCTGTGTCCCGATTGTGCAACGTCGAAGTACGACACATTTACGTTGTGTGCTGTCACAGGTTATCAGCTTAAGACAGGTCTGCTTGTTGACGGCGTATGCGGTCCGGCAACGCAAAAATCTTTGAATCTGAACTAAGAAAATGGATGATGGGGGCGAAAGCCCCCATCGTTTCCATTATAGATACATTTTGACAAGTTCGCGGATATACATGTCATCTTCTTCAGTAAATTGATATTCATCGTCATCTTCGCCGAAGAAATAATCAAGATACTCCGGAAGTTCATCCGCAATCTGATGTGCCAATGTTGAGATTGTACCAGATTGCACATTCAGATCAGCATTCATAAACTCACCCATGTATGGGGCGAACCTATCCAATCCGTTTGTAAACGTGCAATTATTGACAATATACGCTTGTTGTTCTTGTGGTATCAACGCATCGTCGAATATCTGCATGTTTGGCGTTTCTTCGAAAGATGGAATAATCATTGGACCCGTTGGTTCTTCATACGGGATTTCTTCAGTCAGATCAGGCATGATGAAATCATCACCATATCCACCGAACATAGAAGGATCTTGCATGAATTCAATCATCGGGTCTTCATAATATGTCTCCACCGTGTCGAACGCTGTCGGAATATACTCTTCATCACCAGATCCAGTGAATCTCCAAATCTTCCTCATACGGTTGTATGCTGAGTTCGGAACCCATGGAATGTTTGTTTTGCCAGACAGATACGCAACTGCCGCTGCAGGAGATTGACTCAATCCGGCACCACCATCAAATCCCTTCGGGGACGTTTGTAGATCAACAATTGGCATTGTGACATGGCCGTCATTCTTACCAGTTCCAGTATTTGGAAGCGCAAGAATATCACCACGTTGCAATTTCGATTGTGAGTAATCCAAAACAGTCCAATCCTTCGACGGACTCTTTGCTGATGCGGAATCAAAGATCAATGTATTTCTAGACTGGTTGCCAAGTTCGATTGAACGAAGTCCTTCGTCGCCGGTTGCAGAACCATCTGGATGACGGAGTGTATATCCAAGCTCCTGAATACCTGCGGAGATTGTACCAGAACAGTCTGGACGAATCTTACGGGTCTTTCCGGAACGTGTTGTGATTGGGTTTGGCCACAGTGAGCACTGGTAAGTCAACGATGGGTTCGTCTTCTGATATGCTTCGAAGATCTCTGCAACAGAACGAATCAAACGTTCCTTACCCTTCACATTGCTCTTTGTCTTTGTATTTGTCTTTTTAGAGCTTGATGTCTTTTTCTTGTTTGTCGATGATGTCGTGGTTCTACGAGTATTATTCGAAGACTTTGAATCGCCTCCAACATAACGAACTATGTTCCATGCACCAGCACCACCTGAAAATGCTCCAGAACCCATTGCAGAACGCCACGGAACACTGGTTTTTCCATCCAAATATGCTCGTGCCGCGATTGCAGATTGTCTGATGTTCTCTGTACCACCAGCATCGAAACCGCTCGGGAATGCTGCAGACAGATTTGTCACAGGGAAGGATGCGTGATATTTGTTACCGGTGATATCTCCAGGTTGGAGATTATTTCCAGTAAACTTAAGCAACTTCCAGTCCTTTGAAACAGAACCGTCTGGGTCATGAATGAAGTTCAAATTACCATTCATACCGGTGACATTGTAATGCGTCGATGATGGTGGGTAATCAAGCTGATAACCCATTGCTGTCATGGCTGCACCCAACATACCAGAACAGTCTGGACGTGCTTTTACAGTACGACCATCACGGATCTTGAACGTATGCGTGTTCGAATTATCATAATATTTGTCGCCATTGTAATAGTAACCTTCGAACATCATCGCAACAGTTCTGATCCAATCTTCATTTGAACCACCAATATTCGAATAGTTCGAAGAAGAAGAACTGCTTGACTTCTTTCTGATCTTACGACGTGCTTTTGTTTTTGGACCGACATAACGAATCCAATACGACATTGGAGGTGCGATTGCACCGGCTTGATCTGTCCATTGATGGTCATTGAACCATTTGCCAGGGACCGGATTCAGTCTCGTGTTTGTTGGGAACGATCCGTGTGACAGGTAATATTCACCAAGCTTCACAGAGTTCGCAAGTGAATCATCAGCACCACCATTGAAACCAAACCAGTTACCATCCGCGCCTTGGTATGCGCCCATGTGGCCGTGGATACATCCACCAATACCGCCAAATGTAATATCGCCGGCTTGTGGATTACCAACACCCATGATCCAGTCTTCAGAAACTTTTCCGTTTCGATCGAAGATATTCGGATGTCCATCTGTTGATTGGAGACCCCATGAGATTGCACTATGTCCACCTGACGTTGCAGTCATCTGGTCATTACCCTGATAGGTATCCGTGTATCCACTGCCTGGGAGATAATAACCCATACGTTTTACGATTGCTGCCATCATAGATGTACAGTGTGTCGGTGAAATCTTATCAATCACCATACCGTCATCAAATGTCAAGTTGAACACACTGGTGCCGTTCCAATGAAGATCGCCGCCGGCAGCTTTCTTTGCAGCAACAAAGACTTCGGATGCAGCTTTGAAGATATCACCCGTACCACCTTCGTAGTAGTATTCATCTTCATACTCATCATCATGCGAACTTCTCGCAGCATTTACAAACTTCGCAAAAGCTTCCAATACTGAACCGGAATCAATCGACTTATCATAACTTTCCATGAAATCTGTAAGGCTACTGCCATTCTCGTCTTTTCCGTACAGCGTTTCATTGATTAAATTAAGCGCTTTTTCCTTTGTACCATCAGCAACTTCTTTCACCTTTTCGGTTACAATTTCTGCCGCCGCGGCTGCCCAGTATTTCGCTTTGTTCTTTTCATAACGCTTGCGATAATCTTCATCGCTTTCGCCATAAAGCTTCTCATTGTTGATTGTCGACTTGAACATTTCAAATGCACGGTCATCGATCTTCGAACGTTCTTCATCTGACAAATCCGCCGTATCCATTTGCGCTTTGGCATACGCATTCTTATCAGATTCAGATGCAAGTCTAGTCTCCACGTCAGCTTGATCAGGATCAAATAACGTGAAAATACCAGAAGCAAGCGATTTCAACGATGACAATGCATCCAACACATTGTCGTCAAATTTGTATGGTACATCATCGCCGGAACCATACAGTCCATCCATTGGTGAACCATTCAAAACATCAACCGTAGATTGTTTTGTCGCTTTTGTCAATTCTTTTGCGGTTTCACTGTTCTTGTTTGTCCCCAACAAATTATTCAGGCTGTCTTTCGCAAGCTGTACACTCTTCAGGAATCCTGACTTGACATTGTCTATACCCGATGTGAACAATTCTTTTCCGGTTTCAACAATCTTCTTGGATGCATTATACAATCCGGGTGCACCAAAGAGTTTTGCGATTGCACCCCATCCTTGCAATGAATGTCCAAGAACAGTTAAGATTGCGCCGAAGCCAACTTGCAAGATACCGGTTATGATTTGCATAGAATTACCGATGCTTTGAAGAATCGGTACAAGTACTGTCTTCATGACCGCAGTTATTGGCACAAGCAATACATCAAGCAAATCTGTTATCATCTTCAGGATTGGCTCCAGTATTTCCATCATCTGTTCAAGGAGTGGACCGATCAATTCCAAGAGCGGTTTCAATCCTTCGATAATGGAAATAACAATTTGTGAGAGATTGTCAACGAGCTCACGAAGAACTTTTTGCAATGTGAGCATCACAGGTTTGATCGCTTTATATAATGACTGGAAAGCTTTATTCAGTGGCTTTAACGAGTTCTTGAGTACATTGTGCAGTAGACTCGTGATCTTCTGGACAGCTTTCAACGACATAATTGTCGTCATAACTGCTTGCATGATTCCTGTCAAAATACTGAGCATACCACCCAGCACTTTTCCGAAATCATACATTTTCGAATGATTTGCTTTCCGCTTTTGTTTTTCTGCTTCACGCCGCTGTCTAGCTTCTTCAGCTTTTTGTTTATCGGAATATGTCTCAAACCAGTCTTTGGCTTTCTCTGTTATGTCATCCATGATGTCAAAGAATCGATTGAAGATAGAGCCCAATGGGGAAGGACTGCTCAACAATTGATCGATTGCGTTTGTCGATTGATCAGACAATGATGCGGGTTTGATTTTTGATTTTTCTTTCTGCTGTTTCTTAAACGCGTCCAGAACACCTTTACCAAACTCGCTCTTTCCAATCTTATCTTTGAGCTTTCCACCAAATGACGCAATCTTCTGCATGGGAGCAGAGTTCTTGATCGTGTCTTTCAACTCACCCCAGATGTCGACATTACTTTCGGTTTTCTTTTTTGGTGCTTCATTAATTTCTGTCAATTGATTTTGCAATCGTTTCATGCGGATATTTTGTTTTGCACGTTTGACAATGCCTGGTGATTCGGATGATCCAGCGAGACCTTCTACAATTGATTTCGCACCACCAGCAATCTTCTCACCAGAAGATTTGAACATTGATCCGATAAACTTGGTAACACCATTATTCAGAAACAGTTTTGCACCAGAGAGCACAGTCGTAACAAAGCCTTTGATTGCGGATAGGCCAAAAAGAAGAACTCTTCCAAGAAGAGACTTCTTCTTGTCTTTCTTCGCATTTCGATCCATCGAACCTGTAAAAATCGTTTTGATACGATTCTTAATACCGCCTTCTTTCATTGGGTTAAGCGCCGAAAAAATAGACGATGGATTCGTAGATCCTAATTTAGACTCAGCCATCAACACGGATGATGATTCGGAGAGTTGTTCCTCGTCTTCACCAGTTGTCCTGATTTGTTCGAATGGTTGGAATTGCGATGGATCCGGAGGTATGATTTCCTCTTCATCATCGGGTTCATCAACGGGTTCTTCATGCGGTTTCATGACATTTTGTGATACACGCCGCATTCCGAGCTCTTTATATTCTTTTTTGTTGTTTAAGAATTTAACGTTGATACCGTCATTCAAACGTTCAAAGATCTTTTTGAGAATCTCCAGTTTGATATCTTGTTGACCAAGCAGAAGATGCGCCATTGATTCCGTTGCTGAATCTTCAATCGTGTCGTTCAAATCAGCAAATGTCGTGATGGGTTTGTCAAGATCTTTCAACTTTTCAGGAGAAAGTGTACTTTTACTGATGATTTTCTGATTGATCAGATATCGTAATGTTTTACCTTCGAATTCAAATTCGTCTGAGCTATGGCCGAGACGGGCCATCGTACGCTCGTAAAACATTTTATTGTCGAATACTGTATCAGTGACCTTATTGGATTCAAACACATTTTTCTTCGCTGCGTTATCAAGCATATACAATGCTTTATTGACAGACGCCGCGAAATTGGACCGAAACTGTTTATTGGAAATCAGTCTAGATGTAATAATGAACACAATACGTCGCCAATACGTGATGTCATGTCCTTTTGCTTTTGCAAATAACCGAACTGCGCGTTCGTTTACAACATGATTTCCACCCAGCTCAAAATACTTTGGGCTAATATGGTTGGTTGCTTCGTTACTTGAATACAAATGATACACATATTGCGAAACAAGTGTACGAAGCAATTCTTTTGCATCAGCAGACGACAACTTCGGATCAACAGATTTTGCAAATGAAACAACATCTGAGATTTGCCGATCAGATATTGCAGATATATTGAATGTAACGTCGATTGATTTTGCAAACTGATTGTCAACCTTTGCAGTTGTCAGACTTCCAGTGTTGGTGACATTGTATCTCTTTCCAGTCACGAATGCCGTAATCTGTTTCAGATAATCAGGAATGATGTTAACAATGGATTTGCGCGTCATGTTGTCAAATATCGCCGCGTCTTTATTGAAATCGAGCGCGATATATTTTGAATAATCAATATTCTTTTCAAGTCTATCTCGGAAATGTTCCTTGATGAAAGGAATATCGAATATTTTTGACAACAGGTTATGCTGGAAAGATTGAACTCGCTCGTTTAATGCTGTATCAAGGTGCGTTAATCCGGTGAAATCCATCAAAACTTCAGAGAATGTTTTTGCGACTTTCGTGCTATTCTCATTGACAAAGTTTGTGATAGAACCGGCCGTCAGAAATCCTTTCTCAGAATGTATCTGAGCACGACTCTCTTTACGGATTTGCTCACGAATCTTTGATTGTCCATCAAGGAACAAATCAAGTTTTTTCGCAATCGTCAACGTAGAGGATTCGATTTTGCGCAAACTCGCAATTGCTTCAGATGATCTATCATTTATCGTCGTGATGATTTCAGACGCAGTGTATAATTTAGACTCGATCTGTTTGGATGCAATCTTATATATTTCACGATTCTGTGAACGCATCAGTTCTCGCATATTATCAAAATCGAGAAGCGTTGACGGGGAATCGTTTGATGATTCATCTTCAAAACGGAAGCCTGCATCGAATTCATCGTCTGCATCATCCAAGAAAACAGACCGATCATCAGTATCTTCAGTATGTTGTTCGAACCAACGGAATATGGAACGAATATGTCGATTGTTTCTTTTTAATTCAGAAACGCGAACAGTTGTTGACTGATACGTATCCATGATGGTTGTTTTGATTTCAGCCGCATCTTTTTGTATACCACGGATGGTGTTGTACAATGACGAACGCGACATGATGTCATCGAACAACTGATTCATATTCATTCACTTCCTTTCAAATAAATTAACAGATGTGGAGGGCTCTTTCGAGCCCTTTCCACATCCGTGTTATTCACATTATCCCACAGACAGACGTTCGATTTGTCTGGGGATACCTTGATCTGGAAAAGCTGCATCATTTCTTGATTGCTTACTTGTCCGTGATTTCGTGGTTGCAGTTTGACCACGCTTCTTACGCTCATTCATGAGCTTCAGCATTCCAGCTAACAACGATTCGATCTCTTCAGAACGAATGTTGTACGTGTTCGACATCAATGCATTGATGACGTCTTCGGTGTTTGTATCAACTGCGTAATTATTCACGACCACCGGAGCTGCTGTTTGATCACCGGATTCTCCCGTATCCAGGAGTTTGTTCAATGTTGTATTAAATCCGGTCGGTATTGTTGTGATGGTATCACCGCCACCATTCAGGAGAGGACTACTCCACACCCAATCGTTGTTTACTTTTTCTGCCTGTGCATTTGCCCAAGCAATTGCAGCTTCAACTTGAGCGCGATCCTTTGAGACTTGGGATACAGTTGTTGTAGTTGTTGTTCCCTGATTGTTGGCTGAATTGATGACATTTGTACCATCGTTTACTTGAGCCGGTGCAATGTCAGGCCAATGGATTTGACCATTTTTGACATAGATCTTACCAGCGTTCTTGTAATTCTTATAGTACAGATTGCCATCTGTTGTGTCATATATAACACGATGTGTGTTATGCGATGCTGTCGCTGCATATCCGCCATAACCATTGAAGTCATTGATCAAATCCGTTCGGCTCATCTTATTTGCATAAGACGACGAATATGATGAAAAGATTGAACGCCATACTTTACGCAGATCATCAGTAGAGATACCACCAGATGGAATTCCTTCCATATATGTGAATGTACTCTGGCTGACTGTTTGCTTTGCAGGAACTTTATCGTCGTTGTCATACTTCTCAATCAGAGCTTTTGCGTTCTTACCAGCTGTCGTAGCTGGATAACTCTTACTGTCGACATAGATTTCAACGAATTTTCCATTGCGGAAGTTTGCGATATGCTTTGTATACGTATGTTTATCGATCCAATTCTTGTTTGCCATGGCGTTGTTCGGAACAGGGACATAGTATTCGAACAACTTCTGGCCGGCAGCGTTCCATGCAGTTCCTGTCAGACCGGTTGATTTCTGATCGTACTTTGCTGGAACACCATCCGTTTTGTCTTCTTGGACCGTTGCATTATACTGCGCACTTGATGCTGCAGCAGTATTGCTGAATCCAACCTGTTCTGTCAAAGACGATGGCGATATAGATGTACCACCATTGTAGCTGATGTTTGATGCGTCACCGCTATCATTGATATATCCTTCGTCAAGCAACCAGTTATACACACCAACCGCAGTACCGATATATTTTCTCGGTCCTTCAATCGTATGAATACACGCTGGAACGAGTGCTCCACGGAAGAAATGCTCGGAACCTTCGATGAGATCTTGTTCGTTCATATATGGACCATACAAGTCACCCCATGTCAGTTCCCAACCACTACGACCTGTTGCCGCATTATATGCTTCCAAGTCGGCGGAATCATAATCCGTATGACGTACTTGCGCACGGAAATCCTTAGAATCTCCGTCGAAGTATGTACGCTGAATATATTGAAGCTGCTCTTCCACAGTATCACCATAATCAACGTTCTTGTCCATCCAGTTCATGATACCAACTGCTTGTTGGCCATTGTAGTCGTACGTGGTATTCGTCAATGACTTTGAACCCCACAGCTTTTCACCAGCATCTTCCCAGATACCAGTCGATGTGATGGTTGCAACTTCAGGACCAGTCAAGCCGGCACTGAATGCAGTTTGCATAAACTTCGAAACGCCCGTTTTGTTTTTATGCAGATCCCACACATTTCCATCTTCCAATTGACCTGAGAAATCAATCGGGCCATATGGTGCACCAGAACGACCTTCATGCCATTTGAAGAATGTATGCGGGTTATACAGCATACTTCCATCGGATGTTTCGATTTGGTAATGCAGATGAGGACCAGTAGAATTACCAGTATTTCCAACATGACCAATGACGTCACCACCGCTAACCTCGTCACCAACTTGCAGACTGGATGGTTCGACCATATGGAAGTACGAGTGAATATCTCCACCAACGTCCTGAATACGAACTGCATTACCGCCGCTTCCATATGGTCCGGAATAGATGACAACACCATCAGTTGTTGCACGGATTGGTGTTCCCTCTGGACCGTGGAAGTCAGTACCTGTATGTGAAGATCCATCAAGACCGATAACCTCTTCATTGGCACCAGTCGTTCCATATTTCTGATATGCGGATGACATACCAGACATACCAGGCATGGTATTTTTCAACCATTCCAGCATTGGAATATTTGGCCAGTAACCTGCACTGTTCTTCCAGTGTACAGCATCAGAGGTATCAAATACAGATGGAGTATATTCATCGGTGTACAAACGTGCACCGTTATCAGAATAGAAGCCTGCATCTTCGTCGGAATCCCAATAATCACCGACCATATCTTGAAGCTTGGAGAAGAATGAACCTTGCTGAACAGCATCATCATATGTTTCCATAGACGAGATGAGATCATCAAGCATACCATTCTCGTATTTACCCGTTTCCGGATTATACGTTCCAAGATTTGTATCGATGTAATGTCTGACGGTTCCTTCGTCGGTTCCGGCTTGTTTCTTGGCAGCTTCTTCAAGTTGTTGCATACCAGCTTGTGTCAAATAACGCTGATATGTTTTCGCTTCTTTGAATCGCTTTTCATACTCAGCATCCGTTTCCTTCTCGAATCTCGGATTTTCTTTCTTGAACAAATCAAATGCTTTTTGTATGAATGAAGTCCGTTCTTCTTCTGTCATATCTCCGAGGTCATTCATTGTCTTCTGGTAACTTAGCTTATCCTTCTCTTCTTTGAGTTTTGCCTCAACAGAATCATCACCAGTAAACATACCGATGATACCACTGACGAGATCCTTCAATGTTGACAACTTGTCTTGGACTTCGTCTGAGAATTGGAATCCGGCATCACCAGAGCCGTAGATGTTGTATCCACCAGCAGGTACATCTCCAGATCCATACAGACCTGCAACAGAGTTTGCTGCGAGCGACGAGATAGAACGTCTTTCGATGCGTCCATTCATCGGATTCGACACGAATGCCGTTCCACCAGACGAACCGATGACATTCATAAAGTGGTTATTACCCTTACGCGTTGTAAAGTCTGTACCAGAGCCAATGATTGTGATTGGATTATGCGGGGATGCATACTTCAGCGATGCAGGTGTTACACCGCCAGCACGCAGATTCATACCCATTGAACCAGCTGTACTCATGAAACCAGATACAGATGTACCCAGATTCGGGCTGTATGCACCAGAAGATGCCATAGCCGTCGTCAAGCCACGTGCATTAACAGAATTTCCGGAGCGTCTGGCATATGCATCGGCCAATGCAATTGGTCCACATCCACGCGAACCCATATTCATGTAGTTGCCAAAACGATTCTGGTTCGCTCCGGCACCACCATACATGGAAAGTACATCGCCGTTACCATAAATGATACCATCCATTGGAGAACCATTCAAGGTTTCAACGACACCTTCTCTGTAGCTTGTTGTTCTTTCCTCTTCAGTGCTTTCTTCCTTATCACTAATACCCAGAATATTCGAAGCAGTCGATTTAAGCAGTGACAAACTGCCAGCAAGACCAGCTTTTACATTTCCTGCACCGGCAGTCATGAGTTCCTTACCGGATTCAGCAATCTTCTTACCAGTGCTAGAAAGTCCAGGTGCACCAAAGAGTTTCGCAATTGCACCGATACCAACCAATGTGTTACCAAGCACCGTCAGAATAGCACCAAATCCAACTTGAATAAGGCCTGTAATCTGTTGGAGCGAGTATCCAACACCTTGGAGAATCGGAACAACAACTGTTTGGAGAATTGCAGTCAGCGGAACAATCAAGACATTGATCAAATCCGTCAACATATCGAGAATCGGTTTCAAGATATCGAGCATCTGTTCAAGCAGAGGTCCGATAGCTTCGAGCAACGGTTGAATGAACTTGATAACGGATTCAACAATCTCAACAACATATCCAACGATCTGTCTCAGAACGTTTTGGATCGTCTTCATGACCGGTTTGATTGCCTTATACAAAGACTGGAATGCTTTGTTCAACGGTTGCAATGCCGTCTTCAGCACTTTCATGCCGAGACTCATGATTGCTTTTACAGCTTTCATGGACATGATGACCGTAAGAACCGCCTGGAGCAATCCGCCCAGAATACTTGTCATACCACCAAGAATCTTACCGATGTCAAAACCGATTCCCTTCTTAGCGGTAGATTGTGTTGTTGGTTGCTGATTGATCTCGGAGAGCATCGAACTCGGATCAACCTGCCGTTGCTTTCCAACGTTTTCGTTGATCTCTTCAAGACCATTTCCACCAGTAGTTGCATCGGTGGTTGTAGATGCAGCCGTTCCACTTGCAGCGGAACCACCGGCCGTTTCTGATTTGCCCGTTAGTTTGTTGATACCTTCTTTGACCACGTCGCCAATACCAGTGAGCTTCGTAATGATGGTTCCGAACACAGATCCAGTGCCATCTTTACTCTTCAAGATATCGGCAATCGACTTCGTCATTTGGTCAGACAGTGTTTCAGCTTTCATTTCTTTGTTTGATTTCTTTTTCTCAAACGCAGACATGAAACCTTTACCGAAGTCTGTTTGTTTGAAGCGTTCAACAAAGTTATCCATCGCACGGGTGATTGCGTTACCCTTCTTGGTCTCTTCTTTTTGTTCAGCAACATCTTCACTAATCTTCGTGAGTTGTGCTTTCAACTCAGGATCAGCAGTTGATGGACGGGAGAAGTCTTTTCCTTCACCAATGTCTGACAACACTGACATGTCAACTTTTGATTGGTTCCGGTTGTCATCCAATGCGACCAATGATGCCATCGAGACGTCTGTCTTTGGCACCTCAATCGGTTTGGTTGCTGCAATAGGAACTTCATTGATTTCGACCAGTTGACTAGTCAGCTGTTTCAGGTTTCGAGCTTCTTTCCATCGTCCAACAAGGCCGAGTGATTCATCTGAACCAAAGATACCTTCTTTGATTGCTCGTGCTCCACCAGTGATCCGTTGTCCAGATTGTTTGAAGCTCTCAATAATTGGTGCAAAGAGTTTCTGACCAAGTGTTGTCAGGAATGTTTTTGCAGATTGTAGCTTTGGGAGAATGAATGTTTTCGCAAGACCAAGAGCCCATGTCAGAATCTTACCGAGGCTGGATTGCGCAGGCTTTTTTGTCTCAGCTCTTTGCAGAGTACCCTCAACAACTTTTGCAAGCCGGCTTTTCAGTTTAGGGTTCTTGATTTGAGAGATCTGCTCCATTAACGGACCAACGTCTTCTTTCGTATCTCCGTCTTGAACAGATGCATTCATCGCAGCCAAAACAGCTTCAGAAATCGCTTTATCGTTTTTATCGTCTTCCGATTCACCGAGATTCGCCAACTCCCGTCCTGCCAAGGTCTTGTTGTATTCGATCAAGGCGGTATCAACAGTCGACGCTTTCAGAGATGCCATATCAGTTGATATGTTCTCTTTCATTTGGCGAATCGGTTCTAAGACAATATCACGAATAGATTCCATTGTGTTGTGCAATGGACTGATGGTAGGTTGTTGACCAGACTGTTCTTGTGTTTGCCCACCAGGTTGTTGTGTCGGTGTAGGTGGTGGTGGTTGCTGATCATCATTGTCTTCCTGTTCAGATGTGTCAGCTGGTTTTGGTCCAGGGAGTGACAATACACCATTATCAGAAATCAATGGTATTTGTGTTTGTTGAACATGTCGCAACTTCATCTTTGGGTATCTGGTCTTTCTGGGATTTGCCCAGACATTGATACCGCGATTCAAAATTGCAAATATAGAGGCCAAATAATCAATAGAAGAAGCCGTTACATCACGGAACGTCGTACCAATATTACCAATCAACTCAGATTGTTTAATACGTTCACGACGTGCTTGTTTTAGCGCTTCTTCTGATGGACGTGTATTCAGATCAGTGATATACTTTGGAACGTCTTTTCGCTTAATATCACCATCTTGAATCCGCTCTTCCCAAGTTCTGTCATCTTTACCTGATGAGGATTTGATATAGCCAGATACAACGTTCTCAACCATCTCATCAGATACTTCACCGATGTCATATGTAATTGTCGCTTGCTCCGCATATCGTTTTGCGCGGTTATGCGTATTCAATGCAGCTTGACGTACAACTCGGGCAAACGCATCACGTGATGGTTTATCAGAAATCAATCGAGACGTTATCAATTGAATGATACGTGTCCAATATGAACGACTCTTCTTCTGAGAATCATTCATTGTCAACATGTCAATCGCACGTTCGTTAACTTCTGGATCACCACCATTTTCGAATTCAGAGCCTTGTGTTGCATGACCGGTTACTCGCATCTCATTGAAAACATACATCGATACGAGAACGCGTTGGGCCATGAATACATCATTCCGATTGATATCAGAATCCGCAGACTCCATCATTTGCTTGAATCGTTTATGACTGAATCCGCTTTGAATAGTAGAACGGAATGTTCCTTGGAATTCCTGTGGACGTTCCGTCGTAAGACTTCCTTCGGAAGACACGAACAGGTTCTCACCAGTCAATGCTGCTGTGATACGTCTCAAGTATCCAGGGATGACATCGATAATGGTTTTCCGAGTCATATTATCGAATACAGCTTTGTCACGGTTGTATTGGTTGTCGATATATGACGAGTAATCTTTGTTCTTTTCACGCGCAGTCAAATCGCCGAACAAATTTTTGAACTTATCCCAGTTCAACAGCTTTGACAGCAATGTATTCTGCGCGTTATTGACTCTTTCATCAATACTATCTTTGATTTCATTGATGGATTGATTGTCAAGAATCTTGAAATTTTTGTCGTTGATCAATCCCATGCCCATACCGAACAATGTTCCAAATGCTTCTGCATGGCTTCCTGCAGTCTGGAACATTGTTGGAACGAATCCTGCAACCATTTTTGCAGAATCAACTAATGATGCATAAGGATTGTTCTCTACCAGATAATCAAACGTATTTCCAAGTGTCAAGTTACCGCTGTAATCAAACAGACTCCTCTGACGAGCACGTTTGGTTTCCTTGACAGATCCGAGTTCGATAATCTTATCGAGCTTCGAGGAAATCAGTTGCAAAGATGAATTGATATTGCCAAGTGAAGAAAGGATTTCCGAGGTACGGGTGTTCATCGTGGTGATGATTTCAGACGCAGTCATTGCAGACGCTTCTGTTTGCTTACCCGCAATATTATACAATGAGCTGACGTGTCCCTTTGTGATATCCTTCATGCTATCATAATCGAGAACACGTGACGCAGGTTCGCCGTCATCGTCGCCGCCGAATTTGAAACCGGCATCAAAATCGTCGTCATCATTTTCGAACGATGATCCCTCACCAACTTCTGTACCACGACGGAAGAACCAGTCTGTCACTTTCTTGATACCACCGGAGTTTCGCATCTCACGATACTTATCTTGAGCAGTACGCGCGCCGCCCATAATCGCATCACGTATGCTATCAGCATCCGATTTCAAATCAGTCAGAGAGTCGGGAGCTGCAGCTGAAATGAATCCTTTTGTGAAATCTTTAAACCCATTTGCCATATATCAATTTCACCCCTTTCAATATATGATAATACCAAAAGATATGTGTGGGCCCAAGAGCCCACACATCATCTCTTAGTTTGTTTTCGAATCAGAAGAATGTGATCAGGTCAATGTCATCGAAATGAAATGTTCCTGTCCACTCTTTTACCAGAGCTTTTCGTTCTTCCTCAGCTCCAGACCAAGATGAGATATCCAGTTGGCTATCTTTGAATGCACCACCTGTATGGATCATGTTCTTCAGTTTGTTGTAAAGTGTACGTTGCACATCCAACGTTGCAAGTTGAATAAACGATTCACGACAAGATTCCGGAATGGTTTCCAGAGAAGGATCATGATCACACTTTGCAATGAAGTGCACGAAACCATCATCAGGATGATCATACAATTTGATCTTGTTGAATCCCAACCACTCAGAAGTTTGAGGGCGAGATGTGACACCTGCGTATTTATTAATCGCAGCGCCAGTCATGGTTGCGTTCAGAATATCCTGCGGATAATATGAACCGAAACCAACGAATGGTGAACCAACTGTGAACGAATTCGCAGCAACTGCTTGTCCGCCATCTAATTGAGCTGTTGTAAGATATGCATCAGCCCAACTGACATGAGTACGGGTCAAATCAGGAGGCAGAATATAGATGCCTTGCTTTCTGGCAAATTCACTTGGTGATTGCAGATCCTTGATCGCTGCATCGGATTCACGGATCCACGGTTTGAATTGTGAGAAGGTGTGGACAGATGTTTTGATAATTTCCGCCAACACCACCTCAGTGGGTTTATCAAATGGCAATGCGATTGTTTCCAATCCACATGGTTCTTTGATATCTTGAATGACTTCGGAAATATTCAAGCCTCACACCTCCTCATTCGTCAATCGATACCGGGACGTGCAAGAATGCTTCCGATTGTTGGTGGCGGTGGATTGTTTTCCTGTACGGTATTTACACCGCCATCGTTTGAGCACGACGAACACCACTGATCAAACAGGGTGTTCGTCGTTTCAGCAAACGTTTTGCATGCATTGCATGCTTCTTGATTGAACAATGTGTCCATGATCAGAAGGTGGTCTTCTTACCGTACTCGCGGGCCACCTCATCCTCGGTACCCTTGTGACGGTCAATCTTAGCGGGCTTTTCGCCCTCGACACCCTTCAGGTCCTTCTTGACAGCGATATACGCATCAAGGACCTTCTGAGTACCGTTGGAGACCAGCTTCAGAACTTCGCCGACTTTCTGAGAAGCACTCTTCAGCTTATCGACTTCAGCAGCGGTCAGTGCATAATTTGCATCGACGTTGCCTTCCTTGCGACGTGCAGCAAGCTTCTTTTCAAGAGCCTTTCTCTGCTGTTCGCATGCCTTAGCCAGCTTCTTCAGTGACTTAATGCACGCGCCAGCGCCCTCGAACGGCGTTTCAGAAGTTCTCTTCCGCTTGCATTCCTTCAGCATTCTGTCGAACATGTTGTTCCACTTATCCGGTGTGAACTGCTCGCCAACGATATCATACGAATTGATGATGGTATCAATTTCATCGTATGCAATTGTCGGCCACTGGACAAGCTGCCACGGCTCGCCAACAGCGGCAAACGTGCAACCATGCTGCTTCAGAACAGCGATGGTCTTCGTATTCTCCTTGGAAACAGTCATGTTCTTGATGACGAGAGAACCGATCTTACGCTGGAGGAAGTTTGCGATCGAAGACAGGAAGCCCTTGATTGCGTCGAGCAGCTTCAGAGGAAGATCCTTAGCCTTCTCGAGAATCGTGGAGAACTTACCACCCTTCTTCGCAGCCGCGCCATCACCAGCATCAGCCGCAGGAGCTTCTTCAGCAGACGCTTCGGCCTTTTCCTTCTTTGCCTCCTGGATGACAATGCCGTCGAACTCGAGCTCATTCTTGGACTCGGTCATGATCTGGACAGACTTGACGTAGGTATCAGCCAGTGCACAGAGCACATCACACTCTGCAAACAGCTGGGAAGTCTCGAGCTGATCGAGAGAATCGAGCACAGCTTCCTGAACCATTTCATTAGTCATGATAATTACACTCCTTCGTTAGAATTTTTGTATTGATCGAGTCGATGCATCACCGGGGTGTTGGTATCCCAGAAATGAACCCGATCTTTGACAGGTGCGCATTTCGGATTGACCCTCGAAGTCTTCGTGGCCAACCAGAGATACAATGACATATCGTCATGATAGACTTTCGCCAGCTTGTTGAACTGGTTGCGAGTCATCGTGGCAAGAGCGGTGGAATCGACGCCGGGATGTTTCTCCAACATAGATTCCATAACCACTTTAAGTCGTTGTGTCCCTTCAATGAATGATTCATTGATTGACGTCATATCAGCCAGAGTGATCTGATGACGATAGGGATCATTGACTCCAGTGTTTGCGAACATTGTATCATAGTACTTCTTGGTGGCGGTAATGAGTTTGCCATCGTATTTGTCAGTACCTTCATCTTTATAGGAAGCGAATCCTTCCAGGAATGCGCACATCTCCTGAAGGATTTTCCCATAATTCATTGATGTGTACATCACATCATCATCCGGACGAATGAATCTTGAATTCGTTTTGGCAACGTCTTCAAACATCGTCCGGTACTCACAGACAATTTGTTCAATTTCTTTTGCCATATCAGATCATTCCTTCCGGGAGTGTGACATTCCGCTTCCAAATGCCTTGCGAACGATTAATCGGTTTGACTTTCAAAATCTGACTCAGAAGCTTATTCAGATCTGTTTGCATCTGCGTAAGATACTGCTTCGAATGCGGAACGACGTAACGATCATCATTCATATCGAGGCAAGTCAGATAGAAGTCAACCAACTCAATCTTGGAGCAGGTATAACCAGCAAGCATCGCTTGGTCATTGGAATCCTGAATGGCGTTGAGCTCGACAGTGATATATGCGACAACATCACGCGGAATCGGCTTCAACTTCTTTGGACGACGAGCGAAAAACGCTTCTTGTTCGACGTGTTCTTCGGGATTGAAATCATCATCTTCGAAATCATCATCGTCGACTGGGGACTGATCTTCCAGATTCTTGATATCGTTGACCTCATGTTTGGTTTCACGAATATCATCCTTCAGATCTGTAGGCAACGATGTATGATCTCTTGTGTCAAGATAATGATCAGTCAACTTCTCGACTTCAGCATCAGGTTCCTTCAACTGCGTCATGAAGTTGTTACCGTTCTGAACACCGAGATCGATCTCCAATGTTCCATCGTCAGACATTTTACCCATGACACCAGTCAGGATAATCTTCAGATGTTTTGGAGTATCGATACCACAACGCGTCATCGCATTGCATGGAAGATTCTGCATCATCACGCCAGTTGCATGATTATCCAGCTCTTCAGCATCATCAAAGATTGTACCCTTTGCAATTGCATCAGCAACCGATTCGAGTTGAATTTCGGTTACATCATTTGGATACAGCAGATGAATATGGTCCTCTGTTGTATATGCACGAATTGTCGTTCCTTTATAAGAATCAACAATCACTCGACGTTTCCGGTTCGGATGTTTGATCTTGGCATACTCTGTAATGGCTTTAAACTTTCCATTTTCCAGGAATGCTTTAACCATATCGGATCCAAAACCATTCATTAGCAAATCACACCACCTTTCTATATTATTTTTGGAGGTAATCAATATGAGTATTCATATCGACTTGTTCACCGCGTATGTGTTCATCGGAATCATCGGATTCATTTCAATCGTATTCGGTACAACAATGATCATCGTGTGCCGTAGACTGAAGAAGATTCGACATCAATTGGAAGACACCAATCGCTTGTTGTATTTCAATTTAAAGTCAAATATGGAAATCCGTGCTCAGACAAATGAATGTCAAGAGACTCTCACTGAAATGCAGTCGAATGTATCAGACTTAGCATCCGGATTGCAGATGAAGCTTCACAGAGAAGCCGAAGCTGCAAAGAAAAAGCATTTCCCAAAACCAGATGAAGTCGATTCAATCGTATCAACAATCAAAGATTTGATTGAGATAGAGTTTATCAAGCGACATAATCAGCGAAGTCCATTGGGCGGTGCACTACCTGACGTGGCCGAACGTGTAATTGCAACCTATCCTGATATATCTATCGATTATATCAATGACAAATGTATTGTCGTTATGGAAGAATTCAACGGCGGAATATAATGAATGATGGCGGGGGATATCCCCCGCCATCATCATGTCAGGCGTTTTGGTTATGCAGCATTAAGCGTTCTTGGTGTAGTAGGTGTTAGCAGCCCATGCAGGAGCGACACCAACAACCGCAGTACGCTCACCTTCCTCAGTCGTTGCGACATAGTAGGTGCTGTATGTGGTAGCCCAGTCAGCCGGCTCGGTCTGGATTGCAGAACCACCAGTTGCAGCGGTGAAGTAGAACTTCGTGGTGTCGAACTCAGGAGCAACTGCAGTCACAGCCTCCATTGCAGTACCAGCCGCGTTCAGCTTCCAGTAGCTGGTGTAGGTGGTAGCCCAGTTTGCAGGCTCAGAAGTGGTCACAGTGTAACCCTCGGTCGGATCAACCGGAGGAGTCGGAGAACCGCCAGAGATCAGACCAGCGTTGGAATCCGGAACAAGAACGGTGTTCTTGCAGATCAGGCGAGCCTGGATACCCTGGATTGCGATGGTGCGATACTGGCTGGAAGTGGTAACCAGAACAGCTGCGCCACCAGGATTCTGAGCATCTGCATACGCTGCATTCTCCGGGCTGTTCGTCAGGTGACGAGCAAAGCGGAGGTGCTTGTAGGAGATGTGGAATTTATCCATCGGGTAGCCGACGATTTTGTAGAAATATTCACGGGAGACATCGCCTTCCTGTGCGCCGTCCTGATACGGTTCGATGTTGATGTAAGCATCGACACGGTTGGAAGCAACAACACGGATCGGAACATCGGTATCAGTCATGACACCGAACGCGTGGTTCATCATGACGCCGCCGATTTCAGTGGACTTCTGAACAGTCCATGTGACGAACTTCTGCAGCAGACGAGCAGCCTTCGGGTTCGCATAAACAACGAAGCCCAGGTTGTCGAGCTTGCCGCGATCGCACAGCTCATAGATGAGGGATGCAATGCCGTTGTGGATGATGTTGGTTCTGTACTCGAACGGATCGCCAGCAAAGCTCGGAGAGATTGCGGTCGGATCGAGGTCGACGTACTCAGTTGCGGTATAGGACTCGAGGCCCCAGATATCGGACTCAGCGCCGTCATACTTGTTGAACTCTTCATCCAGGAACTGCAGGATGTACTCATCCTCGAACATTTCCTGAGCAGTGATCAGCTCCTGCACCAAACGGTTGTACAGATTGAAGTTCAGCGAAGAGTTAGCCTCGACGAAGTCTTCAACGGTGAACGGAAGCTGGAAGCGAACGCCATCAGCGATCTGGAACTTGCGGATTTCCGGATACTCGCGGAAACCGATGGTGCGCAGGTTGGTTTCGTTGGAAACGTGACCGCTCACATAGATACCAGTGATGGATCCGCAGGAAGTTGCAGTGATGGTACCCTTGATGAAGTCGATGACACCGGAGAGACGATCTGCGACGCCAGTAACAACTTCACCGGTGGTCTTGCCGTTAGCATCAACAACAGCAAGCTTCATGTCCTCGGTGATACCACCATTGAGGAATACGCCGCCGGTCTGGATATCGATCTGAATACCGCCGTGAGGCAGGCGAACCTTCTTGCCATCGATCTGGACATACTGAATGCCGAAATCGTAGGACAGTCTGGTGCGGACGTTCGGGGTGACAGTGGTAGGATTGCCGTCATCGTCGAGCAGCCAGTTGAACAGGGAATACTTCTTATTCGTTGCAGCCTGGATAGTAGACAGCGGAAGAACGGTGTTCTCGTTCAACCGCAGGCCCTTACCAGCGTTCCACAGCTTTTTCCAGATCGGCTGACCATTCTCATCCTTCTGGAAGTAGATTGCCGGGGTCTCATACTCTTCACCGGTCTGGTTGTTAACCAGATACTTGATGAAGATTCTCTGCTCGATATTGACCGAAGACGCGGTCTGGACCGGGATCAGGTCCTTACCGAGGAAGCGGATATACTGCTTAATGAGGGCCGGGAAATCCAGCGTGCTCAGCGGCAGATAGTTCGCGACGTTATAAGACTCCTGGACCATGAAGGACTTCACGGAAGTGTCCCATGCCTCTTCGAGCTGATCTGCGACAGACTCGAGGTGAATGCGCTCAGTTTTGTCCTCGGATGCGTTCCGAAGCTCATCGAGCAGCGGTTCGAGAAGCAGCGTCTTATACTCCATCATGACGTTCTTGTCACCCAACATCTTCTTGACGTCGGTCATGACATTGACGCCCATGCGATCCTGAATGACTCCAACAGCGGTTTCAAGCTTGGAATCGAACGTGTCACGCATAGTCAACAGCTCAGAATCAGATGCGCTGTTTACGAGGCTCTGCTGTTCCTGGAACCAGTTGTGGGTACCAGCGTTTCTGCTGAATGCCATTATAAACACTCCTTTTTTATTATTGAATTTGATGCGGATGCATCATGTTGTGTAAACCAAGTTATTCAGAATCTTTCTGAAACTTCTTCAGAACAGAATCGATTTCTGCTTGCAACAAGGTGTACAAACTGTCGAGTTTCTGAAATTCACTCAGATTCTCTCCGTAACTCAAATTCACGAACCTGTTGAGTACATAGTCCTTTGAATGATTGAGTGCGCGGTTCAATCGATTGATCGATTTGTCGTTTTGAGCAACGACATCACTTGGAAGAATAGGCAAGATCGCCTGAAGATTATCAAGTGTCTCCTGAATCTCATCGTTCTTCGTCAACCATTGCTGGTAAAGCCTCTGATTCATTATATCATTGGCTTTCTGAGAAAGATGTTGATTCTGGGGTTCACCATTCTCACCGTCTTGTGAGTTATCTCCATTCTGGTCTTCGCCTTCACCTCCATTTTCATCGAAGCTTAAATCCTCCATTCCGCCACCGGGTTCTGGTGGAAGATCATCAGCTCCCATGTCAGTCGGTGTTTGTTCGTTTGTCTGACCTTGTTGCTGATCTGATGCTTCTGCTGGAGGATCTTCTGAAGGTGTGAATGGTTCAAGCAGATCCCCGTCTGCTTCCATAACAGAATAGAACAAGTTCATATCATCCATCCTGAACAATCACCTCTTTCATGTTTAGTACGCCGATTTCGGATTCGCGAACCGTTGTTTGTGAGCAGCTGAAGACATATCAACAAGTTTCTGACGCATACGCATCAGTTTGTACAACTCTTGGCGATCTGCCTCTGATTGCCGTTCACCCCATCTGCTTCCGCTTTTCAGATATTCGATCTTTTCATCGATAATCTGAATCTCAGTTGCAATTTCTCGATTTGCCTCTTTACGCAGGCGATCACGATCAAGCAGTTTTGCTCCTTCGACGCCAAGATCTAAGACGCCAAGCCAAGGAGCGATGGAATAGAACAATGCGAACTTTCCAGTTTTAATTGCCAATCTTGATACCTTATAAAGCGCAGACCGGTAAGATGGATTTTCGACCAGATCCGCTTTCACACGGTCTTCATCTCTCTTGATGAAAGAATCAACCGTGGTGCGCAACCAATCTTTGGTTCTCCTTATCGGTTTCCTGATTGCTTTGCCGGTGTTCATGACTTTTTGTACACCGCGTTTCAGAGTTTGCTGCGCAGGTAGCGTAGCTCTGTCAACGTCCATAGCGGTCGTCAACATATCTCCCTTCGGAGGGTTGCCAGAAACCGATTCAACAAATAGGGGCTCTTCGGAATTCAGAAGTGCGAACACCTCTTGAATACTTCTTCCGGTAGAAAAAGTATTTGAATCCTTAGAATTTGAAGAAGGTCTGGTATTATCTTTATTGTTTGTGGGTGTATTATTAGAGGTGGGATTTGTCTGCTGATGAGAAGACAAATCATTGTGATTTGTGACATTTGACGTCTTTGATCTGTTGGACAGATCGTTGTTCGTCGTTGTATTGTGAGAATTTGTGTAGTTGTTCGTGATGTTGTAAACAACCGTACCAGGCCCAGCTTGTGAAGCCGGTTTCACTTCGCCTTTGTAATCCGCTCCAAGCATATCTCCGAGCGATTTGGCATTAACATCCAATCTCGCGTCGATAGATGCTGCTAAATCTTCCGGTTTATTTGCAGGAATGTCAGGAGGAAGCTGGATGTCCGTAATCATCGGATCAATCTCACCAGTTGCATCCATTCGATTCCGCATATATTCCGGAACTTCGATGTCATCATCGTCATCGTTGTCATCAGCATATGCAGAAGCCGTAGAACGTTTCTTCTGTTGCTGTTTAGGTTCCTCTTCGACTTTCTTGCGTTCGTCAGAGAGTCCGAGACGGGCTTGGATGTATCGTGGCATCTCACCATTCTCTGCAGCTTCCTGAACCAGAGAATACGATTCGGTCGTCAGCCACTTTGCAATTGTAATCGCAGACGAACCCATGTTGTACAATGTGTCACCGATTGTCTCGATGTCTGCGTCAAGTGCATCATGGAATGATTCACAATATCTCATATCAGAAATCGAAAGGTCGCCAAGTTCCTTCATAATTTGCAACGCATATTCGGCAACCTGTGAAGAACCTTCGATCGAAGTCTTGGTTTCCTTTTTCTTTTGATATGGATTCACGGCATGCGAATTCTGATTGATTCTGCCACGAATACGTTTGATGAATCCATCCAGTGTCTCAGCTTCTTTCTTCTTCTCATCCATCACATGATACAGGATCGTGAAATAGATATGTGAGTCAAAGATATTGAACGTGGTGAGCAATGTGTTATTTGAGATGATCGCGTTCTCATTGTTTGCCAAATTCAATTTGAAGAAGTCTTCCAGGAATTGGATTGTTCCTTCCTTATCCGTTTTGAACGTAGAGAACAAATCGATTCTTCCAAATCGCTTTGCTCCTTCATTCTGACGCATAATGGATGTATACGATTTCGTGTAATCCTTGAATTCAGCCTTATCGGTTTCCGCAACCTTATCAGGATTCACGAATACACGAACAAGAATTGCAGGAACGACAGCATCTCTGAATGCACCAGGATTAATCGTTGCCGTTTTAAATAGTGCAGCCAGATCATCCGTGTCGTCACATGCACGCAGACGATGCAACATGTCATCAATTGATGCAGTGAACTGCTTTGAGACGTGCCACTTTCCTTTGCTATACCGGATTCCTTCAACCGCAGTTGTGAAGTAATCGATCTTCGCAGCTTCCTGAACATTCTCATTGATTACAATAGTGCAGTTCTCCAGATCACCAAATGACTGAAACCGTTGGATTTCAGTATCAGGTTCCATCTCTTCCGGAAGCTTGATTTGATCATTATCAAAGACGCTGTTGATGTAGTCTGCGGCATCAAACAACTTATATTCACCGGGAAGCTTTGCAATTGATTCAAGCTCCGGCATCGGAATCGGAGATGTGAATGTCGTGATTGCTTCACGATATCCGGAAGGTTTGGTAAACAACTCGAATGAATAGATACCATTCATCAACGATTCATATTTGTCAAAGTTGTTGGTGATGTACTGAAGCACTTTGAAACCGATAAATGCATGGAACATATCAGATGCACTCTTATCATCACCGGATATGATCTGCACCCATGGATTCGTGGCATCACCAGGTTCTTCCTCAACGGCTTCCTTGACGCCCTCATCGGGTGTTACCGGAGTAGGAGTTGCGGCTTTCTCCGTTACGAGACGCTTCAATGTATTCAGCGTTTCAACTGCTTTATTCGGATCTTCAATCCAAGATGGTTCAACGTTGTTCAGCCATGACAATGTACGTGCCATGATACGATCCAATTCGAAATCGTTGTCAACAACGGGAAACGATTTTGTTTTAAACCCAGATGCAAAGAAGTTGTTCATTGAATCAATTGCAACTTTGATGTTATCAAAGTACCGTTTATTGATAACAATCTGCATTGTGATATTTCAACTCCTTTCATGTATAACTGTCGATGTATTTGATTCGGGTATACATCTGACCCAGTTGGTTGTACGTAATACCGACAACAACATTCTGCATATCTTTTTGATGATATGTGAGTGTTTCGGATCCGGAGATCCGAATAATCAGTGCAGGATGTCCATCTTCTGTAATGTCGTTATATACATCAACCGTGATTCCAACATAACCAAGTACGTTCAGCTGGTCATCCAGCTTACTTTTGATCGTGTTTGGAATTGTTCTGTCATCGGAATATTCATGCAGATATTGTTCAATGTCGATCCCCAGTTCGGGGATCGAAGGAAATTGTCCTGGTTTCATTTTGAGCAACATCAGAATGGAATTCACGCACATTTGGAATGTCGACAAAACCTTGGGTTTGCTCATTTCATCGGCATCAAACAACACGTCATATCCGAGGGTCTGTAAAACCCTCGGATATTTCGTATCAATTTCTGCCAGATAGATACCAGTCTGATCAAGCATGAGGATCACCTCATTTGAGACCAGCATTCATCAGAATGCTCAGAGCTTCACGGCGGATTTCACCACGAAGCGGAATGTGCATCTTGCTGCCGTCATTCTGCTCAACGACAATTGCTTCATTCTGCAGTCCCATGATTTCTGCAGGAGAAATCTGGAAGGATTCGCAGATTGCACGCATGTCTTCAGACTCTTCTGCGCAATACTTTCCGAGTTCCTTCAGGAAAATGACGCATCCTTCTGCATCAGGCTGGAGAATTGCGCTTTCCTGGTGAACAATCGGAGAGATATCGCCGTCAGCACCTTCGTGAGATGGATAGTCAACAAGGTCGTAGCAGATGACCTTTGTGACACGCATGTTCGGCTGATTGTAACCGGCATTCGGAATCATAGTTCCGAGCAAACGAACAGAGAAAGACGGAACCATTCCCAGGTCGACAATCTCTTGTGCAACCTGGCGACCGCATTCACAACCAGGATCGGTTGTAATGATTGCCTTATACTTACTGCCTTCGAGACGATTGTTCCGAATGATATGGGAACAACGAGTCGGTTCCGGAATTGTCATTCGGATATCGGTGAGACGTTGGCCGGCAATTTCCGGATTCGGGTGATTCAACTCACCCCGCCACTTGTTATGGCGCTTCAGCTCAGCAATGCGTTCGTCCTTAGCGACGACAGCACAGTAGTTGACAGGGTCGTATCTGCGGTGCATTCTGTTGTAACAGTCAAAAGTTTGAACAGTTGAGTCAAACTCGACATATGCATGCCCGTCCACTGAACGGAACAGCTTGTATCCACGCGGATCAACTCTGTAATCCACGAGACCACACTCAACAGGTGCTTCCTGAACATAGCATGCTGTCTCATACTTGTTCGTCTGTGTGCTTTTCAATGGCATAACCTTAACCTCCTTCTTTATAGTATTATACTTCGGACGATGCATTCAGAAGTTTGTCAACAACGTCATTGATTCGCTGCATGATATACACCGCAACAAAGCAGATGTATGCTTTGACAATAACGTCATTTGGTTCACCGTATTTCCGCTGCATCGGAATGATAACCGGTCTGCCGGGAATGGCACGGTCAACCGCCGTTGGAAACTTTGTAATGCGTCCCATGTATTTGCTGGTGTTAATATCGACAAGACGATTTCCTTCCTTTGTAATGAATACAAATAGGATCAGATCAATCAGTCTGCCGATATCTTGTTTTTCGACTTTCTGCGCAAATTTGTACAGAACTTCCGGTTGTTTGATTGCTTTCAGATTGCAGACGGCTTTGTACGAAGGATTCATTCTCCGGTACAAGTCATCACCATTTGAAATACGCCGCAACAAATTCACACGGATCTTTGTCAGTTCCAATGTTTCAACCGTTGTCGTATCGTCCGTATCTTCTGCAACAGAATTATTTGCTTCAACGTCGGCGTAGTAACGTTGTGCAAGTGTTCTCATGTTTTGGCGGAATGTGTTTCGAACACGATTCAACATATCGGCCAAAATCTGAGGAGTCAAACCCAGACCAATCCGGGTACGATAGAATGCATAACATGTTTCAATGGATTCACCAATCCACGTGACCATGTTCTCATCCTTCACGATGTTCCACGAACGGTCGAGGTGCATGTAAGTATACTCCATAACAGACGGGATTGGAGGTGAAGGGAATGACATTGCAAATGACATCTGGTATGACGTCAAACCGTATTGCTGACGTGCGGAATCACGCAAACGATTTCGTCCACGATTTCCGTCGCGTCCAATCGTAAGCGTATCATTCTTTGGATCGACCGCCGTAATAGAATCCGAATAGATCAACGCCATTACGTGAATGATGTTCGTCGGATACGCAACGATCGAATTCCAGTCAGATGCATTGACGTGTTTCTGAAGAATGTCCTTGATGAGTTTCTTCATCTCAAGTGGAGTGAATCCAAACAATCCCAACACATCATCAACATATCGACGAGGATAGATAACCTTCGTAGTTGGAAATTGTTTTGCAAGCATTTCAGCATTGAGATCAATGAACTCATTTCCCAAATCCAGATATTTTTTCAATCCAGATGGAGATTTCAGAACCTTGATAACAGGATCCAACAGTTTCTCTTGGATCTCAATGCGTCCTTCATCGCTCAGTGTAGACTCTTGGATGAAATGCATTGCCTCCTCTTCAGATAAAAAGGATTGCTCCATGACAAACATATTGGATCATCCTTTCTGAACTCAGCGGCGATTCTTCTTCTTTTTACCGTAGTATGGTTTCTCTTCTTTGGTCTCCTCGACAGGAGTTTCCTCTGCCGGAGTTTCTTCGATCACGTCGACTGCTTCGAGCGACTCTTCGATTGCCGGAGCTTCCTGCTCTTCAGTGAAAGTTGTGATTTCCTCTTCCGGAACATCAACGATCTCTTCAGGCTCGACAGCAGGTGCCGTCTCTTCAACAGCAACTTCCGGAGTGAGATATGGCGTGAGAGTCGGAACCTCGAACTTCGGTTCTTCCGGGACAGGTTCGACCGGAACTTCACTCTTCGGAACGACAGCCGATGCAACGACCGGTGCCGGAGTTTCTGCAGGTTTGGCGGTCTTTTTCGCGGGAGGTTTTGCTTTCATAAAGTATCTCGGCGTAATCAGCTCGCCAGTGGTAGCAGAGTAGACCTTAACACCGTTCATATTCAGCAAGCGACGAATGCTGTTCTCATTGAGATCAACACCACGTGCCGGAAGAATGCCGATGCCAGCGATAGCTCCGCGTCCAGTAACGTTAACTTTCATGATTAACATCCTTTCTTTAAATAGATTCTCGATTGATATCCTTCATGTTCGCATGAAGTCTTTCAATGCTATAGTAAGATTCTGAAATCAGATCTGTCTTGATGCCCATGGCAGCAAGATACAAATCTGTCTGCAGCACAGTTGGCTTATCATAGACACCCGTCTTGATATCTTCCAACTTCACAGATCCCGTTCGAGAGATCTCTTCGAGCATATTATCATACTCTGTGACGTTGTCTCCACGTGCTCCAGAGATTTCAGACAGAATCACATCGGCACCTGCACCTGCAAGCAGTTCATTCTCAACACCTGTCGTGGTACCTGCTTTGGAATCACCCTTAACAGCACCAGTATTTTCATCACGATCCGTATCAGTGATCGTCAGACCCGTCTTCTTCATGACCATCTGCTGCGGACGTTTTATGTTGAGATAACCGACAAGCACAGGCTCCTTGGTTCTTACAGGTCGGTTGGGGTCAGATGACAAGTGTGGCATGTATACATACTCGAAAAGTGGAATCCCGAGAATATTCGCAGCATTCTCGATGTTCTCGAATTTCAATCTTCGAGACTCCGGGCCAAACTCTTCGATATCCACACGAATATTTGATTTCGGATCCGCAAGGAATCCTCTGATCCATTGGTCGAATTGTTCATCTGACATAGGCTGGAACATTCGACGATATTTCTCAGCATTCTTTCCAGAAATATCCAATGCCCGCAAAACTTTGTCGATCAACTCTTCAACTTTCTTCCGTTTGTCAGTCATTTGTACTCCTCCTTTCGTACAAAAGTTACTGAAACGTTTCATAGTATAATAGTGTGATATTACAGAGAGGGCCGAAGCCCTCTCTGCAAATAGTACTCGTATCAGAGCTTAAGTTTTGTTGAGCTTTCTTGCCAACTTGACAACGAGATTATATCGTTTAGATGAGAAATTTTCCTTGAGGTCCAGCATGATCTGATTCCAGTCGTCTTCTGTCATATCTTTGGTTGGGTTTGTTGGAATAGATTCGACATATTTTCCATTCTGGTATGGCTCAAATAACCATTTGTTGGGTTGTTTACATGCCAACATGATATCTTTTACAATACCCGTCGCTTGGGGATCCGCGTATAATTGGAAGCATATCAATTTACGGAGTTCGTCTCCGTTTTTCTCCTTTATCCATTTACGAATGGTAGGAGTCAACCCATCTTCAGAAATTTGGTCATTATCGTCAGATGTTTTTTCAACACCAGGTTCACGCATGATATCATTAATGTCATCATCAAAATCGGGATTATCAGGAACATCATTGTTATTAACATAAGATATTAATTGCAGATACAGCGACATCCACCGAATTTTCAGCATGATATGTTTGTACATATCCGATACGTATTTATCAATTGCACGTATCATTCTCTCTTTCGAAATAGTTTGTTTCCCCATATCTAACACATCATGAGTATCTCCATATTGATCCAAATCATCATGCGTGATCGTGTCAACGACAGCATTAATCTTTTTCACAACCTTAATAGATGCATCAAAATTTTGTTGCATTTCTGCGATGGAATGAATAAATTGCCCTTTTGTGACTAATTTAAAATAGTTCGGATTGGGCGGATGTCCATTCTTTGCGTTTTGTAAGTCATTCTCCAAATATGCTATGCCGTCTTTCATAGTACTGAGAGAGCTGGACCAGCTTCCATCAAAATTATTTTGGAATAATCCGGCATAAACTTGATCAATGAATATATCATTGAATACGAAATTTTTGTCAATTTTGTTCAGAAATTCCTGCTGCTTCTCTGTATCATTTTTAAAATCATTAAAAAATTCATCATTCAATGGAACGGGAATTATCGGCGTATCATCAGGCACGTTATATCTCTTAACAATGGCTTTCGCAGTTCTATTTAATTTAAACTGAGAAAGCTTGATGACGATACGTTGGCACATTTGCTTGATAAAACGTACCAGTTTTGCGATGATGTTTGTTTTCCGGATAGTTTTCGAACCATCGGTCGTTGCTTCTTGAAAAATGCCGAATGCGCTCAAGTCATCATCTTCAGCATATTCCATCAACACAAGCATCTTGTCATATGATTCAATCAATGACTCATATACTGCGTCTTCAGCTTCTGTAGCTGCAGTTTGAATGTCATCAATTTTCAATAACAGTTCATTCATATTGAAGAGCTCCTTTCATGAGCAAATTTTTACTAAACCGTTTGATTATGATGGGGGCTTTCGCCCCCATCACATCATTTTCATTGAGCCGATTCAGTGACCGTGATATTGTTGTTCTTCACAACATTGTGCAGATGCTGATCGAGATCCTCAGATTCTTTCGGATCAATCAGATTTTTGGCATACGTTGTTCCAATGTCTGTTTCTTCCAACTGCGAGAAGTTTGCGACAATCCATTCGCAATACTTCTTGACATCAGGATTGAGTTTCTCCCCAGAGTTTAACAGTTTCTTTGCAACGATCAACGAAGAATATGCGCGCTCTTCAGCCGATGGATGTGGATCGAATGACAATTTTCCGATCTCACGTTCCAACGTGACAAGCTTCTGAAGACGACCGCTGTCCATATTATTCGCAGTGAATCCTCTGAAGTCTGGACCCAGATTCATGATGACTGGGAATTGATACATTGAAGCAAACAAATCCGCATAGTATTCGTCTTTGTCAGTCTTTTTCATCCACTTCTCAAGTTCATGTGTCATGATTTCTTCAGACACAGGATCATTCGGAACGACATTACCACCAATGAAGATGAACATCAATCCCAATGGAACATGCTTCATTGGAATCAGTGCAAAGCCAACAATTGCCAAACCAATACCAATGATTTTGCGGATAATATAACCAGCTTTCTTGGCTTTAGTTTGACGAGCTTTCTTGGTCGGATCATTTTCTGCCACATATTTCTCAGCGGCAGCAATGTATTTATCAAGAACTTCAATGTTTGAAGAATCATTGATAACGACATTCTTCAGATCAGTAAGCTGACTCTTGTCATACTTCGTGGATGCGATTGCCAAAAGACGTTTTGCAAGCTTTGACTTCGTTGAACCCTTCATCTTCTTGGTACTCAACGAATCAAGCGTGTTCACACAGTTCGAGATGATTGTGCGGCGCAGCTTCTTGTTGTCAGTTGACGATGCCATTGCAAGTGCGGATGAAAGCGTGAAGACAAACTCACCGTTTTCCTTTTCCAATGAGCAAACAACATTGTGCCAAATCTCATGGAGGATGTACGATGTGACAACCTGGCCGAACAATTCACGATTCTTTGTTGCAGGATTCAGTCTGAAGACTTTTCCAGCAAAGTCAATATCGATCGGGGTTCCATGCAGTTGGAAACCTTTTGACTTTGAAACCGTGATTGGTTGGTTGATGTCATTTGCCCATGTTGTAGATGCATCGACCATTTCCCGACCCTTTTCGTCTCTGGTGTCATAAAAACGAATGGCAAGATGACAATCAAATTGTCGTTCGATGCATCGAATACCTTCTTTGAATTTGTCATTTCTGCAGATGTCTTTCAAGGAAGGCTCGGTTTCCATAAAGGATAACCGAGCCGCATTAAAAAGGCTGACCGCCTTCATGATGTTGGTATTATCAAAACGCATGTGCTTCAGATCACTGATCGGGGGTTGTACAGACCCTGTCTCTGATTCCTGAATCATTGCATGTGTCGGTTGGACAAAATCAAATCCAGTTGCATGGAGAAGATCATATCCGAGCGTCGTTGTACCATCGAACTTGTCCATCAGATCCATGAAGTATGCGGACTCACCGATTTTCATGGAAAGGTCATTGGCAGTCTTGTCGATATCCATCTTGATATCATCATTGGTTTTAACACCTTGCATGATATCAGCTTCCTCGTCAGAGAAATATGAACTCTTCTGAGGTTCCGGGGCCTTATCAGGTTCAGATATGAAATCAGGAATCTGCTTGGAAGATCTGAGTTCACGAACCTTTGCAAGTGCTTCCGGGCTGTTGTTCATATCCACCAATCCAGATGAATACGCAATGATCTCGCTGCCGTCAGCTGCAGTAAATCTGCCAACAACTTCACCCTTTGAAGGATCTGCCTGTCGTTGTGATTCAATCGCCTTATTCTGTGCGATCATGTTTGCTTGATATGTATTCAGCTTCTGATCGATACGTTGAGAAATATTATCAAGTACTGCGCCGATCGCACATACGATTGCTTTCGTATTTGCAGATGGATTCTTCATGTCCGGTGTTGTAATACAATCACCGGACACGCTGATCTGCTTTGCGCGATCATCAACGATGATATTCGACGCAGGAATCTGATACATTGCAGCAACAGATTCCAACGCTTCAACAAGCGTGTTGGACTCTCTGATTGCTTTCTCAACAGCTTCTTTTGTAGGTGTGACAGAGTTTCCCTGCAATGTCACATTTGGTGCTCCGCTGTTAACGGGCAACGGGTTTCCTGCTTGATCAAGTGCCATTATTCACACCTCCTTTATTATTTTTGCTCTGTTCCTGGAGCTGGAGCAACCGGAGCTTGCGGTTGCTCCTCAGGCTTCACATAGTTTCCACTTTGATAACCCTTAAGGATTTCAGTGTAGATCCTGTATGAAGTATTGAAGAAAATGTTCGTGATTGCGTTCATCACATTGATATGATAAATCTGCGCACACTGCTGGAAGATGTCGAACAGTTGCTGTGCACGGCTCGTTGTTCCGCCATTGTTGTTGTCAGCTTCCTGGAAGAGATCGCCATTCACATCAGGCTCGGCCGACTCTGTTGTTGCCGGCTTCTGTGCAGCGGCTTCTTCCTTTTTGCGAATCTGCTCGAGAACCTTCATACCGTCCTGCAGAGACTTCACCATGACCTTACAGGTTTCATCAACAAGCTTCTGCGAATTCATGAGATCATTGACGAGCGTGTTCCATTTATCCACAGGAAGAGCACCACTGAACGACACATCTGCACCAGGATTGATCTTTCCATACAGCGTGTAATTCTGAACAGCTTGGGCCAATTGCTTTGTATCCGTCATCGCAGCAAGCTGTGCTCTTGTGTTATCATCACCTGGAAGAATCTCCTTCTTGATTGCGACAGCATCAACCGGAGTATCTTCGTCCTGATATGTTTGAAGTGCATTGCGGACAGCATCTGTTCTGCTCTTAATATCATTGAGCGGAATGTTGTACAGCGGGAAATTCTTCATAATCGGAGAGAACCGGTTATTCTGAATTGCTTTCGAGACTTCATCGTTTGTCTTCTTATGCGCATTCACCCACTGAACTTTCGCGCCATTGATCTTAGAGAACAACGGAGAGATATTTGCAAGTTTCTTCTGAATCCACTCGATGAATTGACGCATAACCGTTGCGAGTTTATTCAGAACACCAGTCTTCGGTACAGTCTGTTGACCGGTCTTCTGATCTGTGAACGAAACGGTTGGAGGATCAGGTTTTGCACCAGCTGTGGTACCATCTTCCATATAGACGAAGGATTCGCAATATGTATAACCAGGAATCATTGTATCTTTCATATCATCAGAATATGTGATGATTGTGCAGTGGTTATCATAAAGCTTGATGACATTGCGCGTGAAGCATTCGCCGAGAACTGCAAGGATATCTTTCACGAGATCCTTGTTTGCACAGTTCCAAGGCTGTTCATTGATCACTGCCATCATGACACCAGCAATCTTCATCAGATTATTTGCCAGCTCTTCGTTTGTCTTCAATGAGCAACCACAATACATGCGATGCAGCATCTTGAGCGTGATTGCGATCGGATGACGATTCTCGTTTCCGAGCGTATCCATACGATAGTTGCCATCCATGAAGTTGTTGCCGTACGCGATCTTGTCGAGCCAGTTCACGTCCGTCAGGAATCCTGCACGATCATATTCAAAACCGAGCGGACCATTGTGATTACCACAGCACGGACGGAAGTATGGTTCGAACATTTGCAACGTTGAAGAGCAGCTGAATCTGTCAGGAACTTTCTTAACGGATGCAGCTTCAACGAGCATTGCATGAATCGGTGAGCGGGAGTCTTTCATGATGAAATGCAACGCGCTTCTCGTGTCTTTGAAGTTCGGTGTGCAATCTTGCAGAACGATGTTACGCATATTGCAATCAAATGGCATGCGAGAATGAATCCGCATATCTGGTTTGATGATGCAGAACTCAGTCACATATTCAGAGAATGTCTTTGTGTCTGCATTCTTTGCAAACCGCTTCAGACGAGTTGTAACTGCAGCGGAATCATACATAGTGCACGGTCCCTCATACAGTTTCACAAATTCGTTCGAATTCATGTTTGCAAGCGCCTTAGACATATCATCCGGAGACGGAGAAGCCTTGTCAGAAATCTTTCCGATGAACTCACCAATGATAGAGTTCACGAATGCCGAGCAGATCTTCTTGTTGTTATCGGTAGACTCCGCAGCATTGTCATTGAATGCTTTCTTTACCAGCAAACCGAGATCATATTTTGTCTTACCAGAATCAATGCGATCCTTGATAGCCTGCTTCATGTCATTGACAGAACGATTTGGTGCATAGAATCCGTAAACGCAAATCTCACCGGCGATGTTGTTCAGCATCTTGATGGATTCACGACGGAGACCCTGTGATGCCGGGGCATATTCGGTTGTCGCGAATGTATAGGAATACAAATGCTCGAGACCAGGATCGAATGAAATTGCAGCATGCGACCATTTGGAATTTGTGAACTTCTTAATGGTCTTGGAGACGATGTTCGTTCCAGAAACCAGAACAACGTACACCGGCTTATTACCGCGCGTAGAAACACTTTCCTGTGTGACAACATTTTCCTTATCCTTACGGAGGTATGTTGTCATCGGTTCACAATAACCGATCATTTGCGTCAGCATACATGTGTTCAAGCTGACAGTAAACAGGATGAATGTTTCAATGTAAGTCATTACCGTCTCACAGTTGCAGCATACAAACGATGCATTCTCTTTCATGGACGTTTTGATGACATCAGGAAGTTTGTTGACGATTGCCTTCATCGTTGCGCCGAAATGCATCTTGTTGATCGTCTCGTAATCCTTCTTTGCATCCTTTGCACGACCTTCCATTTCATCCTGAGAGTACACGCATCTGTCGAAGAAGGTATTCTCGGTTTGAACCAGAAGATCCATGAGTGTCATGTTCCGTTCATCTGGATATGTTCCCTTTGCAAAGACATTATCCGGTGCAACGCAGTCGCCCATGTTCTTTGAAATGAACACTTTTGCCATTTCAACGGAGAATTTCTCCAAGTCAGCAATGTCGCATGCGACCAGCTTCATGGAGATTGCAGTGAACAATTTCGAAATATATTCCGAAATATCGTTCGGCGTAATATACCGCATGTCGTAGCGGCAATTGCAGATGCCGTATTCTTCGCTGAATCCTTTGCCACTGACCAAACTTTGAAGATGGTCCAGTGTATCATCATATGTTTTGATAGCCTTTTCAAATGATGGTTTGAATTCAGGCGAGAATTCAACAGCTGGTTTTCCATCGAACTTGTTGTGATCCACAACAGCCGTTGTCTTAGTATCAGCCATGTCGAAAATCTCCTTTACATAAATTTGATCAAAACCCTCTGCACAATGAGAGGTTTAACAGTTCGTTTTCATATAATATAAAGGTATTCTTTTTCGTGAAAATTTTTTGATTTTTGAAATATATAATCATTCCCAGGAATGATTTCATATCATAATTCTTGGTAGTGTTATGGAAATTCTGCCAGGTCATTATAATTGGGATTATTTTTGATTTTTCGTTTGTCCGGGAAGCAACATTGGATTGACATCCAATGTTGGAAATAATAAAAATTTCGTTCACTTCGTTCACATCATTTTTATTATTTCCGGAAGATTTTATAAAAGAATATCCGTCAATTGGTCGACAAAAATTTAATCTATTTTAATAGAATAGATGGAATCAATAGAAAGGAGGTTGCATATTCTATGCGCAACACTCGTTGTCCTTTTTGTGGAAAGATATTTAACGATAAGCACAAGTATTGTGATCATATTGCGTTGAAACATAATGAACAGATACCTGACGATCAACAACCTCTTGAGTTTGCTTATTCATTATTGGTGCATAAACCAGTTGGCCGAATCTGTGTGATTTGTAGAAAGAATCCTGTCAGATTTAATAATGAGACATTGAAGTATGACAGACTTTGTGACAATCCTACATGTAAAGATGAATATGTCAAACTCATGAAAGCCCGAATGGTTCGTGTACATGGGCAAGAGCATCTTCTCAATGATGCAGATATGCAACGTAAAATGATTTACAATCATCACAATGCAAAAGACTTTGTATGGGACGATGAACACAAGTTCCGGATCATAGGAACTTACGAAGAAGACTTCTTGAGAAAGTTGAAATCAATTGGGTGGTCTCCAAATGACATTATCGCACCATCTCCAAACAATTACTGGTACAAATGGAAAGATGGTACAACGCATTTGTACATCCCAGATTTCTATATTCCATCGCTCGCTCTGGAAGTTGAAATCAAGGAATCGGATAATCAACATCCGAGAATGGCACATGAGCGTGAGATGGAAGCGCTCAAAGACAAACGTCTTGCTGACGAAGAAAAGAAGACGAATATCCATTACATCAAGATTGTTGACAAAAAATATGATGATTTCATGCGAGACTATGTTAAGTCCGATGAAAATAAACCTGATTAAGGAGGATCATTAAAGTGGAAGGTAATTATATTTTGGAGGCTGTTGAGGCTATCGACAATTCAAGTATTGAGGCGGAGATCAATATTATTGATTCACTGATCAATGCGTATGTGAAGGAGTATACAATGCTCCAATACACTGATTCAGCTGTTGTCCAGGAAGCAGGCGGCATTAAGCTTCCGCCAAAAGATAAGGTCGTTCCGCCAACGGGAAGAAAAGGTGAATCTCTCATCAAAAAGATCGTCTTGTTCATTCCACGGCTGCTTATCAATGCTATCGTATTGATTTTGCGAGGTGTCGACAAGTTTGCTAAATTCATTTCCGGTTCAAAGAAAACTGACGAAATGCCGGTGCAGGTACCTTTCGTTTATGAATTCTACATCTCGATGGCTGCATTGGATGAACCGGATGCGTGGCTGCGAGGCATGGTCGAAATATTCTGTGATGCTGATGTAATTGACGATATATTTGTTAACGAAGACGGTGATACATTTGCAGACAGACTCTTCAAAAGCACCACATCAACCCAGGTTAATATCTTGGATCTCACAGAAAAACTTATCGAAGACATGCGTGAATCTGGCAGTGATGAAGACATGACCAGAATGATACCATGGACTGAGGATCTACATAACCAACTGGTTGCATCAAACCAAGGTCTTGCTGGCCAACCGCGAAATATCGCGCGTCAAATGCGTGGTATCATTATGAAGCTGAATGCAATAAACTCAGAAATGAAGGACAGCAATCTTTATTCGGATGCAACTCGTGAAAACATCATGAAGCTCAGAAACGATATAATGTATATCGTAAATGTATATAACAAAGCAAACCAGGCATGTAATCCGCCAAAGGCTTGATCAGATTCTATTCATGTAAAAAAAAGGAGGAATAACACATGGCGAAGCCGAGAAAAACTGAACTTCCGGATGAAGTTTTGAAATGGATGAATCCGGATATGGAAGATGAGACTACGTCGGGTAAGGGAGACGACGAAGATCTCGAAGTAACTCCCGAAGGCGTCGGTGCTGGAGGATTCACAAATTCTCCATTGGTGACATATACGAAGCTGTCACCATTCAAGAACTCACCGCGTAATCAACCGATCTCGAAGATCATCATTCATCACATGGCAGGCGTTGCATCAGTCGAATCATTCGGCGAGATTGTTACCGCTCCTGGTCGTGAAATGAGTGCAAACTATGCTATCGGTAACGATGGACGCATTGGTTTGTATTGCTCGGAAGAAGACAGATGCTGGTGCTCATCTTCTGCATGGGTTGACCACCGCGGAATTGCAATTGAAGTATCAAACTCCAAACTTGGAGAACCTTGGCCAATCTCCAAGAAAGCATGGGATTCTATGATCAATCTGTGTGCCGATATCTGCAAACGTAACAACATTCCGAAGCTGGTTTACACTGGTGACAAAACAGGTTCACTATGCTTCCACAGATGGTTTGCTGCGACAGGTTGTGTTCCGATTGATACAACCGAATTGCTCACCGAAAAGGGCTGGCAATATCTGCGCGATCTGAAGATCGGTGATAAGGTCGCAACAGTAACTACGAAAAACTTCTGCATCAAGTTCAATCCGATCGAGAACATGGTCACTCCGAAGTTGGATACGGTATACCATGTCGGTGATATGACGATCACACGTGATCACAGAGTTCTGAATCAGGATCCTGGAAAAATGGACGGATACAACCTGAAGCAATATCAGCTGATTTGCGATGGTCCATTCTCCGTTCCGTGCGCAGGTTACACTACATTCCCGGGACTGGACATCTCTTCTTCCGAGATGGTCTTCCTGTTGGAAATGCAGCGCATCGGAAATCTGTCTGACGATGGGAAAACTCTCGAGTTCTCATACATCACAGAAAATCAAGTTGGATACTTTGATACCCTGGTGAAGAACTGTGGGTTTGAATGCACCCGCACGCAGGATGATCTCGGACCGGTGGTTTTCCGCGTCACATCAATTCGCGCATTGTCTCTGGTGAATCGTTTCTTGTCTGGAAAAGACTTCACTTGGGAATGGCTGAAGATGAATCCGACACAGTTCTCGTATTTCATCTACAAAGTCACGACGCATGAAAATGGTACATGGAACAGACATTATCATTCTGCGTCGAATGTCAATGTTGATGTCGTTCAGGCAATCTGCGCATTGAACGAGCGTGCCACGAAGTACGATCCAATCGATGGCATCCTGTACGTGTCAGACACTGGAAGCCGCAGTGTGAATCCACGGGAATCTACAGCACAGGAAAACATCATGGTTTCCTGTGTTACCGTTAAAGGTGAATGCTTCCTGATGCGCCAGAACGGAGTTACCACTTTGACCGGCAACTGTCCTGGTGAATATATCTTCTCCCGCGCACAGCAGATCTGTGATGAAGTTAATGCAAAACTTGAGGAGCTTCGTGATGAAGAAATGCAAGAAGCTCTGAAAGAGCAAGCTAAACAGAAGGAAACTGCAAAACAGGAAGAAACACTTCCAGAAGTCGTTCCGGTTAAACTGGCAACGGGATGCATGGTTAAGTTCAATTCGCCGGATGCGACGTATTACACAGGTGCTCCGATTCCTGCATGGGTGAAGAATCAGAATTGGTATGTCACAAGCGTGATTGGTTCACGGGTTGTTCTCGGACGAAATGAATCCAATAACGCAAATATCAATTCCCCGGTTGATGCAAAGTATCTGACAGTGATTGAAAATGCTGCCGCACAGCCGGAAAAGAAGTTTGTTCCTTATACGAAGAAATTCATACAGGGAACAAAAATCTATGATATCAGCACCAAGATCGCAATTAAGATGATCACCGTTGCCGGCGTGTACACCATCGTCGATGAGGCTGTCACTGATGGTGTGAAGTACGGCAAACTGAAATCTGGTGCAGGCTGGGTGGTTTTGTCAGCAAATCCTAACATCACCAGCAATATCATCTGTGAAGGTGACACCGTATCGGTTATCAAGCCGATTACTTACGATGGGAAGGCATTCAATGTCTATGAGAAGTCATACAAGGTTCTCCGTGTCGCCGGAAACCGTGTCGTGATTTCTTCTGATGGAAAGAATGTCACCGCAGCTGTACAAGCATCGAATCTGATCAAACTTTAACCAAAAAAAAATAGATGGGGGCGCGAAGCCCCCATCTGTTCAATTCGTATATGTCAACTCAGAGACGTCACCGTCCCTGATGCATCTGATCGATATCTGGCACATCCCGTTGTTCGAATTATCGAACTGGGTGTACCATCCGATCAGGATGGTGTCCATCGTCTCTGTATCTATAACAATGGAACGCGAATTCGTCCGGTAAACCCAGTTGCCCCGGACGAATTCTATGATCTCTAACGAGCTTCCGTAACGGAACTCGATTCTATTTCCCGGGACTGTGAATGCACACCCCAGGATATATAACGGAATATATTTATATTTCATTTGTTTCATCCTTTCCTTTTCCTTTATTTTTTCTTTCAAAAAAGAACGGCTGTGCGTGTGCGCAACCGTCCCTTTTCAACTGCGGGATTAGAACCCACAGTTGACCGAGCCCTTAAGCCCGGCGGTACCACCTGCGTCGATCGTCGCAGGATCGATTCCATCGACGTCGATGTTGACGCCGCGCTTGGACTTGGACGTGGCAACGATAGTCATGGCCGTCAGGCCGCCGACCATGGCAAGACCGGCAACGGCAGTCCCGATCAAGACTCTACGTCCGACACGGGCGTTTTTGACAGCTTCCTGCTGGGTGATAGGGAGAGCTTCAAACTCAGCCTTTCTTGCCGCGCGCCGTTCCTTGCGGCTCGGCTTCAATGCCTTAGCGGCTTTGCGCTCTTCGCGAGCAGCCTTACGCTCAGCGCGCTTTTCAGCGCGTGCAGCCTTCTTGTCAGTTGCGGTTTCTGCAACGACGTCGTCGGCTTCTGCAGCGTCGTTCATCTCGGTGTTGAGATCTTCGAAGACCTCAACTGCGTTCTCAGCAGTATCTGCTGCAGCTTCCACTGCGATTTCATCCGTCGTTGTGACGATCTCGGCTTCCTGCTGCACCTGCTGTGCCTTGGTGGTGGCTTTCTTGGTATTGGTAGTATTCTTTTTCATAATGGTCCTCACTTTCTCCTCTTACGAGGTTGCGGCGACGCTAAGCTTCTGCGCCGCCTAAATCAAATTTTATTATGAATATTGGAAGTTGTTTTTACACTTCTTCCTTTATTCATAATAATAATATATATATGAAATATTAGATTTTCCGCAGAATTATTCCTTTCTGGATACACATATTATTTGCCCGATGACCCCGGGACTATCTAACAATCCATATTGGGTTTATCATGAAAATTCAGGAAAGTGAGGAATTGTTTATGGCTGAGCTTATCCGTTCAAATCCCCCGAAGCCTATGAATTATTCCACGGATTCGGTATTATTTGATGTCAGATATTACCGGCAATCCAGTCAAAATAAAGAGTGCTTTGAGGTTATAACTTGGAATCCTTTGACACGTCAATTGGAAGTGAACTATGAAGAACCGATCATTGATATCTGGTTCTTGAAACCGGAATTCCGCACAAACACATATCAGATTGCACAGGTGAACAAAGATCAATGCTATCCATTCTATTGCAAACCGTCTCAGGTTTCACGAGTAATTGCCCAGGAGATTGGTGGAGAATGGGAAGACTGGTATATGACCAATCGAGACCAATATGACAGAAATGATGTGACGAAACATATGTGTGAATGCCCATGGGTATTTGCAGCAGACTTTGAACCAACTGTGCACTTCCGCCTTAGATGGTTTGAGCAATATGGAAAGACCATCGATCTGACAAAGGTCAGTACAGCACAACTTGATATTGAGACCGATGTCATTGACAGACCCGCTGATCCGAAAGATATCTGGAATTCTCCCAATCCGATCAACGCAGTGTCATTGATACTCCCTCATGTCAAGATTGCAGTATTGTTTGCATTGGGTCCGCGTCCGAAACATAAGATTGATCAGAAGTTTTGGCCGTATCTGGAGATGCAAGAAAAGGAATACAAGTGGCTGTGCGAACATCAGGATGAATTTAAACGCATGATGCGTGAAGATGATCCTGACAACATGAAATGGTTGGAAGGATTCGATATCCGATTGCACATCTTTGAATATGATGATGAAATCAAAATGATCAAAACCGTATTTGATTACATCAACAAATATCGTCCGATGTTCTTGGAATCATGGAACGCGAAGTTTGACCATCCGAGACTGTGGCACCGCATTGAATATCTTGGATATGATCCGAAAGATTTCATCATCCCGAAAGATTTCAAGACGAACAGAATCTTCTATCAGGAAGATCAGTCTGGCAACTTCCAGATGAAAAACTCTCGAGATTGGTTCCAGACATCAACGTACACAATCTATATCTGCCAAATGAGATTGTTTGCGGCAATTCGGAAGTCACAACAAGAACGCCGTTCATATTCGTTGAATTCTGTCGGCAAAGATATGTGCAACATTGTGAAATTGACAGATACGAAATCCGGATCATTCCGCACGTTTGCATACACAGACTATCTGAAGTTCCTGCTATATAACTTCCGTGATACGGTTGTTCAATATGCAATCGAGCACACGACAAACGATTGTCGTACGTTGGTATCACGTTCATTCAACTTTGCGACGATATATTCCAAGTGTTTCCAAGAGACACACATCGTACGAAATGCGCGTGAGTATTATTACCGCAAATTTTCGAATACGGTACAAGCGTGTCGTTTGATTGTTGACAGAGATCTCGATACTGCATTCAAAGGTGCATTCGTTGCGCCGCCTGAAAAGAATGCACCGACTGGTTTGATCTTAAATGGTAAGAACCACAATAACATCATATTCGGTGCATTGGATGCTGATGCCGCATCCTACTATCCATCCACAAAAATGGGTATGAACATGGATCCAATGTCCTTGCTGTACAAATGTATCATTCCAAACAGTGTATTTGAAACGGGCGAGTGTGTAAACCGTTCATTGAATCAGGTATACGAATGGAATGACTCGAAGAACAAGCCACACCCAGAAGATATGTCGGGACCAATTATCAATGCATTCAAGAACAGAAATGTGTGTGCATTGATGAATAACTGGTTTGGTCTTCCAACGATTACTGAGTACATTGAATACTTGGATGCATGTGATACAAAAATAACAGAAAGAAGGATGTAACCTATGTCAGTTATGTGCTTTGATGATGATATTCCGTCGATCAATCTTGGAGAAACTTCCAAACGTTACATGTCATTATATGGTATGAATATCATATTGCAACGTGCGATTCCTATGTTGACTGATGGGTTGAAACCGATCCATCGCCGTATCATCTGGGCAATCAAACGCGCATCAAACGGTGATCAGATGAAGGTTGCTGAGATTCAGGGTGATACGATGAAGTTCTCTCCGCACTCTGAACTCGGAACTCGTTTCATTGTTGCTGGATTGGCACAGCCGTTTGCCAATAATGTCCCGTTGTTGGCGTCTTCATCTGGATATGGTACACCGACTTGTGGTGATGATGTTGCTGCTGCCAGATATTGGAGTGCGGGTATATCCAAATTCGCGATGGAAGTATTCTTCAAAGAATTTGACCCGAATGTAAACATGAAAGACAATTATGATGGGAAATATCGGGAACCGATTACGTTTCCATCGAAGTTTCCAACGATTCTGTTGAACGGCTCCCATGGTATTGCATACTCCATGTCATCTGATGTGCTCCCATACAATATCAATGAAGTCGCAGACGCAACAATCAAGCTGCTGAAGAACCCGCAAGCAAAAGTAAACTTGATTCCAGATTCACCGACAGGTTGTGATGTGATTAAGCGTGACGACACAACGTTCATCTTCCAGTCTTCATATGAAGTGGACAATGTTAACTATACAATCACGATTAAGAACACTCCGGTCGGTGAATATCTGACCGATATCGATAAGAAACTTCGTGAGATCCAGTTGTCGGCAAATCCAATCAAAGAGATCATGTCTGCAGACAATGAATCCGATTTGATTGAAGGCGGTTTCCGGTATGTCATTCGTTGTAAACCATGCAACCTGTATCAGGTGATCAATACGTTATTCCGTCGCGTACCGGGATTCCGGATTACTGTGTCAACACGTAACTGCAGCGTAGTTGACGCGAATAACCAGGTGCAATATTACAATGAACGACAAATCCTTTTGTCATGGATTGCCAACCGTTTGATCGAAAAGCGTGCATGGTATCTGAGACGTCTCGTTCTGGTGTCTACAGAATACAATATGCTTGACGGCAAGCGTTTCATGTTGTCTCCTGAGAATTTGTCAAAGACCATTCGAGTATTCCGAAAGTGTGAGACTGAAGAAGAAATCATCCAATCGTTGGTTGATGCATATAATGGTAAAGTCTCAACATCACAAGCAAACTTTGTCTCTGGTCTGAAGATGTCAAAACTGACAAACGGTGAGTACAAGAAAACAATTGCACGAATCGAAGAGATCTCCGAAGACATTACGAATTTGAAGGCAATCGTCAATGATCCGGAATGTGTTCGTGACAAAATCATTTCTGACATCAAAGATATCAGAAACAGATTCGGAAATCCGAGACGTTCAAAGATTCTGAACAATCAGGGTGGAGAGAATGTCAATATCGGAATCTGCCAGATCTTGACAGATGGAACGGTCTTATTCTCAGAGACAGAAAATCTGAACCATTTTGCATCAGATGTGACACCTATCGATGGTGATGAAGTGTGTCTCATTGATCAATATGGTAAATCGTTATGGGTTAATGTCAACCAAGTCCCGCATGACACACCTATCGCATTGACGGCTATCGGGAAAGAACCGATGGGTGCGTGCATCGCAGTAATTCCCCGGTCGTCACGATCAATTGTGATGCTGTCGAATCATGGCCGCATTAAACTGATGCCGATCGAAAAGATCCCGTCCAACCAGTCCAGAAAAGCATTAATGCCTCTGAATGATGGTGAATACATCGTGTCGATTCTGAATGTTGATCAGAATTCTGAAGACCTGTTGGTATATACCTCGGATGGATATGGAAAACGATTCTCTGTATCTGATCTGAATTCTGTCAATTCTCCGGACGCGCAAGGTCAATTCATCGTGAAGGGGTATGAGGTTGCTGGAATATTTGCAGTAAGTTCCAGTAAACCGTTCATTTTCTATGCTACACGGCTGGGACGAGTTCGTTTGAACAATGCCCGCTTCCTGGTTACAGGAAAGAAATTTGCAGGAGTGAAGCCAATCATCAAGCTGTCGCAGCAGGATGATTTGGTATCCGTATTCTGCGCAGATAAAGATCAGAGTGTGACATTGTATCATGCGGATGGACGGAGTTCCACTATCAATCTTGAATCATTGGATGTCGTCACAACAAATACCCCGCCGGCCAAACCGAAGCATGTTCCCGCAGTGAAAGTCATCAGAGCAACATTGTCATGAAAGGATGAGATCGATGAAATTGAAGGCCTTGCTTACGAAGAAGATTGTTTTGCCATCAAAGATTCAGAAGAAAGGTGGACACAAAGTTCTGACCAAAACCGAGGATTTCCGGCTGTATGCGATTCGTGATAAGAACGATGAGATTCTCGGTACAATACTTCTGACAGATGGACAGTTTGAAGTGTTAAACAACGCCATCAATCCGGAAGGAATATTTGTCACGACAGGGAAGTGAGTTAATTGTCATTCAAAGTGACAATTCGTGCGACGTCCATAACGGTGCAACCGGGAGAGGAAGCAATGCTCCCGTTAGCACCGTTATTGGATATGCATGAATACGAAAATGAATACCAGGAAACAACCAGTGTGTTGGGATACATGTATGATGAAGAGCATGACACATTGTATTTCCACAAGGGAGTTGATCTGGATTATCTGCGTCGTCTGTTGGGTGACGTTGAATTTGCATATGACAGATTTGACGAATACAAACAGATGAACTACCAGTTCGAAGAAGCTTTCTCTCCGCGTGATGATGACCAGCAGGACGTCATCGATTTCATTTCTGCCAAACCGCCATACCGAGATAATATCGCTGAACCACAAATATTTGTGGTGAAAAGAGGTGGATTCGGCAAGACATATTGTGCTGGATATGGCATGGGCGTTCTCGGAATGAAAACGCTCATTATCATGCACAGAGACACATTGCGCACGCAATGGATGAACTCATTGTACGATTTGAATGGATACCCATCATCTGCAGTGTATGAACTCACATCATCTGCTGAATTGGACGCCATTGCGCGGGGAGAACTTAAACTTGATTATGACGTGTATCTGATGACACATGCAACATTCCAAGCCGCGTGTAATCGGCTTCGAGATTGCGAGTTAATCAGAAACATCACGAAGAATCTGTACATCGGATTTAAGATTATTGATGAAGCCCATCTGTATTTCAAGGATACGCTGTTGATGGATTTTCTTTTCAATGTGAAACGGAATCTGTATCTGACAGCAACAGATGGCAGATCATCAAAAGACGAGAACGCAATTTTCCGTCATGCATTCTCAAAAGCAATCTTTTACCGAAAGCAGTCAATAACTGGTGAGAAGCATCCATCTAAATGGGTTGAATATATCACGGTTGATATCGATACACATTGCAAACCAAACGTGTATAAATATCGTGTGAACGGCGGTCGTGGAATGTCCGCAATCACGTATGGCAAATGGGTGATTCAATACGACAAAAAACAAACACACTTCAAAGTGTGTCGCGATATCATCAAAGAAATCTATGCACAAGAACCTTCTGCAAAGGTTATTGTCTTCATGCCACTGATTGATCTGTGCACAGATTGTGCCTATTTTCTGAATATGGAATTAAGTAATGACGAATCATTCGAGTATTCGCTTGACATCAAAACAGTCAATTCTCACAATTCCAAATCAGAAAATGATTACAATAAGCATCACGCTGATGTTATTGTAACGACGGTTCAATCGCTTGGTACCGGTCAGGATATTCATGGTATCACTGACATCATATGTTGTTCACCATTGGTTTCGAAGATCACAACGCAACAGGTTCTGTGGCGTATTAGATATATCCCGAAACCTTGTCACTACTACGACATCGTAGACACATCTGTACCAGCTGACAGATACTGGTGGCAATCTCGTTCAAAGACATTGAAAGCAATGACAACGAAGTATACACACATCTCATGGAGCGAGGAGGTGACGAATAATGACACCGATTAAAACAATTACTGATCTTTTGTCACGACATTCAATTCGTGTACGATCGGCTGCGTTGTCAATGATCTGTCCGTGGCTTGTGTATTTCATACTGGATTCATTCACGGATATGTGGTATATATACCAGGCAGCGATTTCATTTGCATCGTTCATGTTGTTGTATCAGATCATCGTCGCTATGACAAAACGAAACTTGAAGATGGATCTGATTGCATACAATAAACAGCGCGATGAAGAGAACCACGAATTCATTACGATGATCCTGGATGGGAAACTTTATACCGATAATCATATAATGGATGCAATCGAAGCTTTGGTGAAAGAGAAGCAAAAACGTGAGACAGATGGACAAGATTGATAGCGGGGCAATGCCCCGCTATCAAATCTCATCATTCATCTTCAGGAGGAGAATCATCATTGGTAACAACACTCGGAGGTGCAATAAACTCAGGGAACTCAATCGAAGGATCCAGTTCATGGATTTTGTTTTCCAGCCATGCGCGGTAACGCTGGTCGTCGACGGTGACCCATGTTATGAGTGAGGTCAACCTCTTGTTGAGATCGTCGACGGTCTTCTCGAGATTCTTGTTCGAATTCTGGAGATCTTCCACCTGTTTATGCAAGCTTTCAATCTCTGCGGATGCGGACTCTTTGAACTCATTGTATTGGCGTTTAGTTTCTTCATTGAGCTCTTTGAACGACTGCTTGATGTAGTCCATCTCAGTCTGTTCATTCTTGATACGAAGAGCATCAGCCTCTGCTTTGTACTTCTTCTTTGAGAAGAACATAGTCAGAATACTTGATACTCCGCTACCACCGATAAGTGCACCAATGATTGCGACGATTGAGTTGAGTTTTTCTGTTTCCATGCGAATTACCTCATTTCTTAAGATTAAATTATTAGAACATAGTGCATCGTGAAATTTTTGTTTTCACTTACATTTGAGTTTTCTGACATACAAACACGTTAACATGTCGGCGACATGTAAATCAAACTTTTCTAGGAGGGTTATATGAGAAAAGGCACCAAGTTTATCAAAGTGGAAATTGAAAAGAACGGCATGCGTGCATACGTAATCGACAAGCACCAGCAGGTTTCAAAATTCGACCTGACCCGAAGACAACGGAAAATCTTTGAACAGTATTTCCTTTCAGATTTCCTTGATCGAGTTCGTGCCGAATTCAATGCTGATGTAATTGACGAGAACTTTGTCATTACAAACGAAGGCAAAACCGTATATCCCATTTCTGATGACGAATGAGCAAGGTGGGCGCCGAAGCGCCCACCTCTTCATTAATCAATTTCACCGTTTTTGTCGATCTGTTCGTCACCAGCGTCATCATCCGACAGAAATCGAATCGTTGCATCTATCAGTTCAAGATGCTCTTCATTGTCGTGTGTGGGTGCGTTGACGTCGTCTTCATCATCGGCATCTTCGTACAATTCATCATCATAATTGTCATCGGTGTCAGAAGGTTTCTGCAACTGTTTGACAACTTGATGATAGCCGGTTGCTGATGCGCCGCTCGCAAAACCGATGAATACTGCTTCGACTACATTTTTGCCCATGTCAACATCGGGCATAAAGAAGCCGATGATTGCCAGAATCACACCGAATGCAAGTGAGAACAGAGGAATGAAACGTTTGATCTTTTCAACTCCGGTCTCTCCACCAATTGCATTGGCGATAATTTTGACAATCTCGTTCGCGGCCACAACAAATGCGGCAAGAGTAAACATGCTGAAATCTGCCATAAAAAATCCTCTCCTTTACATATATATGATGTATTCGATATCAACATCAGTATGTCGATATTAATAATTCGTGGAGGTGTTATTTTGGATAAAGATACTATCCAAACAACATTGGCACAAGTACGGGTTTTTGAGAAAAGAACCATGACAAAAGGTCGAGACAAAAGAAACGAAGTTCTGACTGATAAAGTGGGTAAGTCGGAAATCAAAAGAACAACACGAAAGGATGGTCCGAAACATGAGCTTGGATCCGAGAATCGCGAAGAAGCTGTTTCAGGATGTCACGAGTGATCGTGATGTCTCTGATGCAGTTCAGGAACATGATGAAGACATGGCGGAATTCGAGATTGATGGGGTTCCGAATCAGATGCCTATTGATGCAATACCTAACCTCAACAACGAGGATACAATCGTATTTCGCTCAGTCGATCACACCCAATATTTAATCAACAGAAAAGCTATTGATTGGGCGGCGATGTCAGAAGGCATGGAAGCAATGACACAGAACTGGAATGCAATCCATACTGAAATCGAGAATCTGATCTATCTGAAGACGACCGGAGGAGATTGTCAAGAAGATATCGATTTCGTATTGGAGACCGTGCCAAATCTGATAAATTCATTTGTTAAGCCTGACTATGATAGAGTCTATCCGAACCTCGATGACCATACCAGAGCAATTCTGTATTGCATCGACTTCCAGGTTTTGGTGGGTATCTTAATGCGCGAAGTCGCAGTGTTCAATGTAAGCAAATCGCTCAGCGATCTGTTCAATATTATTTCACAGGAGGGTACACTTTATGGAACTCAAGAAATTCGAGAAAATCCTGCCGAATGATATCCCGAAGGATGTCCGGAAGGTATGCGAGCATCTGCTCGTAAAGGAGGGAGTCGACGGTGAGAACACTGAACTCACGATGTACTTCCCCGCAGCTGAGGATCCGGTCACAAAGGTATTCAAATTCGTGATCATTCCGGAGTCAAAGTTCGGCTCTCTCACGATCGTCACGCAGGACATTATGAGATTCATCTTCTCTGATAAAGCTGTGGACATCATCCCGACAGAAGATATGCAGGCTGTTATCAGTGCTTGCACGGTCGGCGCTGGTGAACTGACATCAAAGGTGCAGGAAGAAAGCAAGGATCACGCGGACAAGATCTTCTATCATCTCATGAATGGGCAGGTTCTTGTATCTGACACCAAGGAGTTTGACTGGAGTGAAAACATCAAGAACATGCACAGAATCTCATTTGCAGAAGATCGTATCCGTCAGCTGATCATGCTGCTGGTCACGCAGGAAGAAATTGATGTCATGCCGCCTCGCTCTGAAGATGATACGGATGAAACTCCACGTACACCTGTTAAGAGAAAGACGGTTGATGTTGCAAAGGATGAGATTGCACTCTTCCAGGAGCAGTATCAGATCAATCCGGATTACTCTATCTTCGAGAATGACAGAACGACTGAACGTGAGATTCTGATCATGAAGCTGATCGATATGATCGAAGTTCATCAGCAGCTGCTGTCGGCGACGGTTCTCATAAATACACAGTCGCAGATCATCGCGTATTATGAGGATCAGTTCAGAAAGATCAGAGAAGCCGCAGAACCCGCAGCGGATGCACCTGCTGTTGAAGAAGTCACTGATCAGCTTGCAGATGCGATTGAGGAATAATTATGAAACGGATGAAACGGGCAGTCGAACCTGACTGCCCGTATTTCGTTGAAAACTGATTCGAAAGGAGCCACTAACCGTGTCTTTTATTTTTCACCATGATGATGATGATGGAAGATGTGCTGCAGCCATTGTCTACAATGATATGTGTCAGCGGGATCCGTTCATCGAAGATAATATCTACGAGTATACATACGGTACGGAGATGCCGTCGATCGACATCGATAAGATCCATCCCAGTGATACGTTGTATTTTGTAGACATCTCGCTGTCGACAGTTGTGTTCCAATTCATCAAAAGTATCCTCATCAAGTTCCCGGCAGTGAAAGTTGTGTATATCGATCACCACAAAACGACCAATGATTATCTGGAGTATACTACATTCTCCAAAGAATCTCTCGATATATTGCAACGGATCACATTCTTCATCAAGCAGGGTGTGTCTGCTTCTATACTTGCGTGGGTGTATTCGTGCATGAGTAACGAAGAGCGGAAAAATCCGAATAAATATGTGTGGGATGCAACTGCGACATATTCACACATTGGCATCGGTACTGATCTTGATTCACTGCGCGAATATCGTGTCCCGATGGTCGTCAGATTTATCAACGATTGGGATGTGTGGAACCATGAGATCTCCGGAACCAGAGCATTCCATTACGGATTTATGACAGAAACAGATAAGTCTCCTTCAAGCAAGCTGTGGGTGAATCTGATCTATAATGAGGATTCAATCAGCATCACTCGGAAGTATCTGACTCCTGGTGAGACAATTGTTGCGATTAAGGACGGAGAATCGAAACATATCATTGACACTGGATGGGAATATCCGATGTGTTTCAATGGTGAAATGATCAAGATCTTTGTCGTGAATGCACGTGGTGACTCATTCATGTTCGGAGATAAACTCGATAAATATCCGGCAGTTTGCATGTTCTGGCGCACAAAAGATATGTGGGAATATAGCTTCCGTTCTAATGCTATAAATGGCATTGATGTTTCGAAGCTGTGCAAATCTCTCGGCGGCGGTGGACATATTCATGCAGCTGGTTTCAAATCAAAAGACCTGATGTTTGTACTGTAATGTGAGAAAGAATGTGGGGGCCGAAGCCCCCACATTCCATCTCCAACGAGGTAGAGTTCTTACGATTGTTACTAGAAATGCTTTCTCGTGACATTACTGACCGAATTCCAGAATACATAGAAGGAGTAAACTGGTCGACAACATTCAGTCAATAATCGGGAGTATATGTATAAATCACATGATAAGTTCTTTCACATCAACGCTCCGGAATCTGCGTGCGTGTCACAGATTGATGGCCATCTTAACCAGATTCATATGGTTCATATTAAGAAAATAATACGTGAGACTTATTTTTTATCGACACAACCTGTCAGAGCTATCTCTGGTATTATCGACGTCACATGAAACATATTACATGATGTGAACGAGGGCATTACCATGCAATTGTCAACATATCAGGCTTTTACAACCTTTTCCAGTGGTGTCATTGTTGGTTTGATTCCATCGATTGTTTGAGTCAAACCAACATTGATTGCGGAAGAGATATCTTGGAACAGCAAACCTTGCAGGATACCTGCGCGCTGAACTGCTACACGATATTGTTCCTTATCATACGACATCGGATCGACACCACCCTGTCCGAATTTCAACGCAAACGATTTGCCTCCGGAACGGCATACACGGCGTGCGATAATTTCGTATGTGATCGAAGGACCGGTCAAATCGATTTTATTGATCTCCAGACAGCGGAACATCATTTCTGTCATCATATTATATGGAATTTGTGCAGTCTTTGAATACAAATATATCTGATTGATAAAGAACTCAACATTCTTAACGGATTGGCGAATTGCAACGGAGCAGATCTTTGATTCAGGCTCATATTGGAGAATGAAGTAATCCGGATCTTCTTGGACGTCTTCATAGATACTGAAGTCCAATGTGGTAGGAACAGTCATCCTTGTCGACAGGACTTCTTTTCCTGAATTATCATAGAACTTCACGGGTACAACACCAAATGAAGAACACGTTGTAGCCTCCAGCGAGAAGCCTTTGAACTCATCAAACATTTTCGGAATGAAAATCTTCATCGGAATTCTGTTCACGATGAAACCTTCCTGAATATCGAAGTAATTATTCTGTTGCTCAAAGATCCATTTCTTGTCAATAATTGATGCGGACTGTGACAAGTCATGCTTCGATTTCAGTTTCAGGTTCAAAAGCTTCTGCGTGATAGAAGTGACCAGCAAACCGATCTGTGTGACTTCCAAGTTATGGAACACACGGCCTGCACATTTCCCACAAATTGCATCATGTGTGCAACATTGTGGGGAATACATATTGACGGTTTTTCCAACGAATGAACTGATGTTGTCCAATGTTGTCAAAACTTTCTTACCGCCTTCGTTGATGTAACGGAACAGCATATACTGCTTATTGCTGTCAGTGATCGTAATCGGGATTGTTTGTGTAGTACCACAGTCAGATTCTGGATCTGGATCAATATGAATAGACTGCAACAATGCAAGAATAATCTTTGCCATATAACCAGCATCTGCGGTACCAACTGCTGAAGGATATGCACCAGCAACAACAGAGTTTGCAAATGACGGAATATCTTTCTTGTTAATGCCATCCATCAGAGATGACTCTGAGATATCAAATCGACCGGTCAAGTTATTAAAGACTGCTCCACGCATAACATTGATCGTCTTGTAGTTGTTATCAAGGTTGCCATCACCAGATGCATACATGTCGTATCCATAGTCGTTTTTCAGATTCTGACGAACAAGAGCCATCAGTTCCTTTTCAACTGCATTAGATGCGAGCAGCTGTTTCGTCGGGTCTGTTGAATGCAGATCATCATGGTATTTCTCCAACAGTTGCAGCTTCAGCTGTTTCACATTATTCATCGGACGAACCAATGAAGGAGAAATTGTGGATGACAAAAATGATGCGGATTGGAACCCGAGCTTATCACGTCTGTCAATGAATAAACCAAGCGTTTTTGTATCAATCTGGGATGTAATGACCAAATTGTTAACAAGCATGTTTAATCTTCCAAGTCCCTTTTTGTGAAGCGGAATATTCCAATACCCCAAGAATTTGATGATTCCGGTATACTCTAATAGATACCTATTCATGAACAGCATTCCAAGGGATGTTTCGACGTCTTCTTTCACGTATTCATAGTCTGCATGTGTCAACATAATGTGATCATTTGCATTAAATGCAGATTGCTTTTGCGTATTTGTTGTTTTATCGAAATAGGATGCAAAAAGACTTTCCAAAAAAGCCTTGTTGAACTCTGTTATATTAGCGCTGAGGATACGCTGTTTTCCAACCGATGCAGTGGATGATGTTGGCTGCGCCATATCATTCCCTCCTTTATAAGATACAGATTATCGTTCGGTTTCGTATACTATTTTTAATTTCTATATGTATATTATTGGATTGAACAGGGAGAATCAACCTGTTTAAAATAAAATTTGAAAGTGAGGACCTTTACAATGATCATCTCCGACAACCTGCTCGAGCAAATTGCTCAACAAAACCTTGACATGCTATTCGCGAAAGGAACATTCAAGGTACGATTTGAACACATGGAAGAAAAGACATCGCCGAGTGGAAAACACCGGATGGGAAGAATTCTGATGCGGATCCATAAGAATGACCTCCATGAAGAGCTTTTAAACGTTACACTTGAAATCAGAGTTATACCCAGCAGAAATCTGATGAATATCATCGGATATGAGTTCTATTGCGAAGACGTAAACGACACATTCCTGGATTTTGTGAAATGTGTCAAAGAGATTCAAGATAAAATCAACAGCCTTTCCACATACTCGACGATCTACTATGAGGGACCCGATTCGGTCGTTGTGAACTTCAATGAGATCGGGATCGAATCCCTCGTGGGAGATGAAAGCCGTGACCTTATCGTCAAACGAAATGGTGACATTTCATATATCACATTTGATGACAAGGGATTGGCAACCACAAAACCTATGACGGAAGAGGAATTCAAGGCAATGATCATTCAATATCTATCTGATGACAACAAACTTGTCGACTTCTGTGGAGCTACTCAAATTATGTTTGTCGATTATGACAGATACGAAAATGCCGATATCAAAGATACTGATGATATGGAATAAGATATTTGCGGGGGCGAAAGCCCCCGCATATACCCGTTTATTTTTTGAAAAATACGTATTTTGGTTTTTCTTCTCCAAAAAACTTCCATCTGTAGAAGTCGTCCAACAGAATGGCGACAGCAGACAGAATAAACCAGTAGCAAGTATTCCTCAAACAGATTTGGCCGTAGAAGTTCATGAATCTGTCGGAGTAATCCCACACATTCCATCCGAGTTTGATATTCACGATGTAACCGGATATCAATTCCAATGCAGTGATGACGAATGTTCCGATACCCATCTGAATGAGAAACGGCATGGACCAAGTGTACCATTCATTCAACAAACCGATGATGACGAAACATAAACCACCGACAATGAACATTGACCAGTGTGTGAATCCACGTCCGATGATTTCCATCAACGCGTAGATGATTCCGCCGACAATGAAAAGGACAAACTCACGGAGTGTCCACTTCATCACTTTCTTCAACATTTTGGTCACCTTCCTGAGCGCCCACAATGTTCTGACTCACATATCTGAAGATGTTTGCAAACAGAGCTGTGATCTTATCATGGGCGGCGATTGAGCTGATGTTTCCGATGTTTTCCTGTGTTGTACCGATGGATGTGATTGTCATTGTTGCAATGCGGGCAGCACCCATACCAGGCAGGTCATCAGTGTTACACGCAACAACAACTGATCCTCCGGCAAGTGCTTCATTCAGCATGACCATGATCGTCATGTCGTCGAGCTCGACCATGTACGTGAGATCTGCAGTATGTTGCATCGTGGCATCCATTGTATCCTCAACAACAGTGACCACTGCATCAAATGTAACGTACTGGCGCTCCAGATCGGACACGAACGTGTCCATTCTTGTTTGAAGTTCCTGTCTCATAGATAAAAATCCTCCTTAGATTAAATCAACCGCCGGAGCCGGAACATCTTCGTTTGCGAAGTCTCTCTGCGGATGTATAATCTTGTCATAGTCAAATGGATCATTAATTTCTTCCTCGAAATGAACCTGGGTTGTTGCAATGATTTCTTGCATCTGTTGGTTCAGTTCGTCATCAGCAATTGGTGACCCATACTTGAAGTTTTTGATTGTGTCAAAGTCTGAAAGTGAATTGATATATGCTTGTGCAAAGTTGTTATATGTCGTGTGGTATGTAATCCATGCCACGCCGACTGTTGACAGTTGGATGATTTCTTCCGGTGTATAATGTCTACAGAGCTTTCCGTCTGCGTGATAGAACAGCGGCAGATCTGGGAACATCATTGCCTGTGTTGCAAGCTTTGACAAATTCATCTGATCAGTTGCATCCAGAGAATAGTGATCATCACCGATCTGAACACCGGCTTCGATTACCATGTGGCATGTTTCTGAGATGAATTTATTTTTTATCTGCTTGGCTTCGCGGATGTGTCGTTCATCGGCGTCTGCTCTCAGAATGAAGTTGCCTTCGTAGTATTTGTATGAGAAGATGTCTTCCAAGATGTCAGGTGGGACGACGAGAACCTCACAACAACCCTCGTCATTTGGATCTCCACCCACGGTAATTGCTTCGATGATATTATACTCATCGTCGAGTCTGAGAATCATTTCGTTACCTCCTTAATACAATCCATAGATTCTAATGATACCGACGTTTCCATCGGTTTGGTGCGTGAATCGAATCTTTCCGTCATTCACCCATTGAACGAGCATCCGTGTTGCTGATGATGATGTACCTGTGTTTGATGGATTGAAACCTTCACCAACATAATATCCCGGATCACCACTTTGTCCATACCGTGAATTTTTCTTGACATACTGGAGTGGTACGACGAAATTGTAGTTTGTCGCATTTGTTTGTGACGAACCAGATTTGAATGTTGAATTCTGGATGCACACATAGATTGCTTTCCATTTAAAGAACAAATCGGATATGGAGCATTCAACATATGTCGTTGCTGCCGAAGAAGTATACAGCAAAGGTTGATCCACATTTGCATCATCTGGCATCATTCTGGTCACGTTATTACCTGTCGGATATGACGCCACACCACTTGTCAATCCGTACAAATTCCATGTAGAAGAACCGACATATGATGAAAGGTTCATCTCATGTATTTCAGAAACAGAGATTGACTGATAGCGTGCTAGATCACACTTAACCCAGATACCAATTTCGCTAAACGGTGTCGATGTGGATGTATCTGCCGTATGTGTAACTACGACAGTTTCATTATTGATGATATCATCACTATATACCCATTTAAGTCTGTAATTAACTAAAGCAGTATTCGTCGCATAAAATTGTACAAAGAGGATACCGATTCCTGAACGTGCTCCGGTTGACGATTTGTAGTTGGATGTGATCAAGAATACCGTTGTGAGATACAAATTTCCTGACGTCGAATATTTGACACTGGCAACATTACCCCACGTGGCACTATTCCATGACGTCGAATTGTTGTAAAATGTTCCCGCACGATGCTTCAGTCGCCATGCGAATTGTGTTGTCGCAATCTTCGTACTTGAGTCTACAGATGACAATACATTTTGTGTCACACCGGTTGTGGTTGAATCAATCGTGCCGATTAACTTGCCGGAAATATTGGTAAAATAACCATAGTTCCAACGTTTGGACGATGCGCCAATCGAATAGGTATTATCATTCCATGGTCGAAGTGTGCCAGCGTTAGACCAGATGAATGTCTTTAGATTTGTACCCTCAGTATGAGCAGATGTCGTCAACGTGTTCGCACCGCAAACGAAGTACAGATCTGTGTCAGCAGCCATTATCAGATCCTCTGAGTCATACGCCTTTGCGCTGCTATATGGAGTTGTCGATGAGTCCATAATGGTGTTCTTAAGCGACCTTGCAGCTTCACCACCGCCAATTATCGTTAAACCACCAGACGACTCTCCGATGATGATACCACATCCATATTGCGACGAGGATGGATAACACGAGATAACTTGTCCATCCATTGACAACACGGAAGATTTGTAAACCAGTGACCAACCTGCATCGTTTGAATCGTCGATTTTGAAGTTGGTTTCACCTTTCACTGTGAATTGAGTTTTCTTGAACGAATACCATGGACTTATATAATCATCACCCATGTAGTATTCGACATCAGCGGCAGTCGCACTGGCGCTGCCATAGAAACCGATCTGACCGAGTATAGTTGACCAGTCACCCCTGTACACTGTTATGGCGCGAGCGAATCCCGTGGAATTCGCTACCTGAATATTGAAACCTTGGTTCGTGATTCTTGTAGCGCCGCCGGATGCTCTCGGGAATATGAGCGTCACGTCATTGTTCATTGATCCACCCGCAAGAGGTACGTAAGTATCATTCAGCAATGATTTATTTCCAGTATGGATCAAATCATATGTCGTACCACCGTTATTAGCAGCATTTGGAACAACGATCTTGACAGTACTGTTACCAACGCTATTTGTGGCATCATATCCTGTTGAAATATATGTACCACCGACGTGATGATGCGTATTTGTTTGTGTAGCTCCAAGCCAGAAGTTTGATCCATTGTACCAAACTCCGCCAAATTCCGCATTATTCTTATCTGTCAACAACAGTCCGGCGCTATTCTTCGAGATTTTAATATAATCCGGAGATGTTAAGACGCCATTCGCTGCAAAGAGCCATTCCTTATGATCAGTATTACTGTACGTACCGATATTTTGACCATTCGAAATAATATGGACGTCGGTATCCGCACCGAGATACAAATCTTCGTTTTCAGCAGTTGCCAGATTGTCGTAACCTACTGAATCCGTACCGGTAGAATCTTTTCTTGTGTATGCATTCGTCGCAAATTCTCCCGCACCGATAACAGTATTTCCTCCACTTTGCATCAATAAAACTTGTCCACTTGTAGTCAGCGGATACGCATAAATTGCTGCAGAAGAACATGCTTTCCCCGATGCAGATGTTTCAAAACGGACGCAACCATATCCAGAAGATGTCAGTAACAGATTGGTGTAAGTGCTGTTTGACGACTGAAGAACCAACGAATTGACCGAAGCGTATATCCGGTAATCATAGTTATTTGTCGATGTTGCAGTCGCATGGAAATCGATATACTTACCAATTTCCAGCACACCACTAGCGTCGATTTTTGGAACGGATGACCACCATGCACCTGATGTAGGTTGTGTGACAGCCAACGGTTTTCCTGCCGAGAAATAAACTGGACATGTAGTAGAACCAGCAGAACCAATGTCTGTTCGTGTTGAATAGATCTTCCATACCGGTGAATATGCGCTTCCATTACACCAGTATTCAAGAACCTGTGCGGCATCTAGCAATGTGTATCCTTGCGTCGGGGTGACACCGGTTGCTCTGTGTGGTGCTGTATGAATTACGAGACGGAACACGCCGGTATTATATGATGTAGCATAACCGGTAAATTCAATTGTACAACCCGCGAGGAAGATCTGATAATTTTCACCATTTGCAGTAAACAGTAAGTAGTCATTATCGGCATATGACCAGGTTGTTGTCAATACAATATGTGCATACACACCAGACGGAATGTATTTGTTCGTAATCAACCAAGCCATCAACGTCTCTAAGTCAATAATACTCTTCTTAGTAGTTGAATCTGTCTGAATAGCAAATGCTGTCAAACCTCGACCAGTTGTCCAAATGACACCAGATGATGGTTGGCAGTAAATGTTAGGTGTCATAATGGTACCCGCAGTTGTTGTTGCCGGTGTGAATGGCTTTGTTTGATATGATGCATTTGACATGATCAACGGACGATAACTCGTATATGTAGAGACATCAGTTACTGCAGTCTGTGTAACCTTTGTGTCTGTATCTGACCCAGGGATACCCAGTGCAGTGATGTCAGCTTTTGCAACCGCTGTGGTTGATGTGATATGACCGTTAGCATCATATGCAACCTTGTAGAGCCCAGCAGTTTGCTGAGCCGTCACACTGTTCGTATGGCTAATAGTGATTCCGACGGGAACTTGTTTAGACCATATTACACTTTGTTTTTTACCATCAACGAGTTCCTCACCGCTCCAATGCAAATTGTAATTAACCGGAGTGAGTGTCATAGACGAGTCTGAGCATGTGATGTCGGTCGCTCGGATACAAGCATGCCAATTCTGATTAAACGTATCCCAGGTTACGTCACCACTCCATCCTCGGAATCCCAGACTGCTTCGGAAGAATACATGATCATTGTCACCAAGAAGCATAAGCTCACCGTGTGCACATGCTCCTTTATTTGTGGCAAGCATGTGGATGCCAACCAATGGATGTACAAGATTCGTTGGATCTGAGCTCCAGTTCGATGAACCGGGGCTATAATACTCGCCTAAATAGTCCTTATGATCGGAAGGATCGGCATATTCAGGAATACATTCGTCGATATTGTCATCAATTATCCAATTCGTGCTGGTGTCAATATTATACCCTTTAATTCCAGTATGTGCGTGTGTTGCCAATGCAAATGTTTTTTGATGCATAATCAGGTCGCCAATCTGCATGTTGGGATAAGTTTCAGAATATAGCTCAAGATCCCACGTGGTTGCCGTTGAGATATAATTTACGGCGTATTCGCTGTAATCACCTACTGGCAATGGTTCAAGAGCTACCGGTATATGCCAAAATGCAGGCGGATTAAATACCCATCTTGAGAAATTCGCATACCATGAATGGATCTTTCCAAGGCCGATTGCCAAATCTTCTGTTTGGCTAAGATTTGGACCCAGCATTTCATGACCCCAGTTCGTATCCGATGGATCATCTGTCCATGGTTTCAATGTGACAGGAATGACTGTATCGTAGAAATGTTTCTCGCTCACATAATCTCCTCCTTATATAGTAAAGATTACCTTAGCGTTTTCGACCATATGTGAAATACACGGGGGCGATGCCCCCGTGTACCTCTGGGTTTTTATGATCCAGCAACAACATGAAGAATGAGTGTATCTGCTGTAGTAACAGGATCGTCACTCCACGTTCCATCACCACGGAGATAGTGACGTGAATTCTGTCCTGATGCAGGAGCGGGAACAAGACCATGCTTACCAGCAGCACTGGAACCGGCTCCAACCATATCATGGCTGGTTGAAGTAAGGTCTTTAATCCATGACCAAGCAGCAGTTCCAGATGCACTATTCCGCAGAATCTGATCAACAGTACCACCTGATGGAATGTGCTTATTACCAGCTGTCGTTGGGTGAGCATAAACGGTAACATCAGCGGAAGGTGTTCCATCCGTGTAAGACACCGTGATCGCACCATTGCTCTTGTAAACAACATTTGCAACAGCAGAGATTGTTGGTTGCTTCAGAGATACGAATGCGGAACCGCCCCAACGGTATCCTTCTGCGGGTGTCACGCTCAGATCAAGATAAATCTTATCGGATTCACCAGCAATTTCGTGTGAAGTCGTTGCTGTTGAAACATATGCCGTGCCATTCCAAGTATACGATGCGTTTGAATTCCCTTTGTCAATGTAGAATGTATCTGTATCTGGTGTGATTGGTGTTGTATGATCAGAGTCTTCATAGAACGTTCCGCTGTAAAGATAGCCATCGACGACAGGCCAGTCATAGAATTTTCCTGTTGCATGCGAATAGTATCCTTCAATCACATCATCAACAAACGATGGGAGATACTTGGTATCAACAACCATGTTTGCATCGAGGAACGCAGTAGAGCCATCTGGCTTTGCCGGAACGAATGCCGTTGTTGCAGCATATGCAGCCGATCCAAGTCCGTGAATTGAGACAGTTTGCGCGGAACCGCCGGATGGTGTGACACTGAACGCGCCGGCTGTGTTTCCTTCTGCAAATGTATATGTTGTATCCGATCCTGGGATGCCCAGCCCTGTAATGTCAGATTTTGCAACTGCAGTTGTACCAGTGATATGGCCAGTTGCATTATATTTCACTTTGTACAAACCTGCTGTAGTGATTGCGGTCACACTATCTGTGTGATTGAACACGTTTCCGGTTGCGAGTGTCAAACCGGTGCCAGCCGAATATGTCGTATCCGTGAATAATGCATCACCAGGAACAGCTTTTCCGATGGAATAGCCGTTGACAGTACCAACGAAGTTCGTTGCTGTAACAGTTCCTGTTGATGGGTTTGCATAGATGCCAGTTGCGCGGTTTGCTGCTTCCGCAGTAGTCGTTGAAGACGATGTCTCATAGTACGAGAGCAGCAGCGGATAATTCTTGTTGTCTGATTTGATATTCTGCGTAACCTTGTCATTACCGGTTCCGGCCGGAGCATACAGCTTTACGTCTGTTCCATCAATCGTCAGTGTACCAACTTCAGCACCTGTCAACAATGTCGGCTCGAATGCAACCGTTGACTTTCCAGCAGCAAGATCATATGCAGACTTAACCGCAGAAGGAGTTGCCGCAAGAGTTGTTGATGTTGAAGACGTTGACGATGACAGCTTTGTGATACCGTATACACTTGTCGTTGCTGTTGGCACCGTTGATGTTGTTGCTGACCCGGAAGACGGTGTCAACGTTGTCACCCATGTATCATTATTTGATCCATATGCACCAGACAGAGAATATGTTGTGTCTGTAAACACTGCTCCGGAAGGAACATTCGTAGCAATTGTCTTGCCGTTGACTGTTGCAGCATTACCTGTCCACACAACAGAATGCCAATTGTCATACCAGTTTTGGATCTTACCAAATGCAAGTGCGAGGTCTTGCTCGGTTGGTGATCCCGAAATATTTGACGCGTGATTATTACCGCCTTCGACAGTAACGTCCGACGTTGCCTTCGAAAACGCCATTGGAATTATGACGTTAGTAAATACCTTTTCACCAGCCATAATATCAGTCCTTTCTTATTGATTCGGGGTTATCACATGTAAAACGAGATTCTGGTAATCGGGAATCGTGACTTCACCCGATGTAACTTGAAAGTCGTTTGAAAATTGAAGCACTTCGGATGTTATACCATCTTCAACGACTTGAAGATTACTGCCATTCATCTCAATATGTGTCACACCCGTATTCGTAATAACATATTTTCCGATCTCGATTGGCCATGAGATTTCGCAATACGACAAATCATTTTCATCAATCACGGTTTCATTCGATTTTCGCAGTATGATACGAACATACTGTGCATTTTGTGGTCGTGTGTCATCGCCAGAAATGGTTTGCCAAGTTGATGTCATCGAAATAAAATTATGCGATGAATCGTAAAATGCTGCTTTCCAAACCATGTCGATTGAATCCGTATCTTGTGCAGACACATTGACCATCTGTGTTAATCCGGTTTCTATGAATGGGGAACGAATCGCCGTTGTAATCAAATCGTCATTTTCACCATTCACGTGTGATATGGAACCCTGCTCCCATGCCAATGATGTGATATCATTTGTTGTGTCACCTTCATCAATAGATATTCCATCACCTGCAACATATTCGGTACCGCTTCCACCACCGCCAACAGAATATTGTGTATCGCCGTCTTTGTCAGTGACAGTCATCACACCATTCGAAACACTTACACCCAGGACACCTGTATTGGTGACTTTCGTTTTCACATGACTGTCGCCAACAGGGAATTTTTCGGTATACGTTCGACGCGCAGTCGGAACCACGGCACTGTCTTGTTCATCAATGAGAATCCAATCGTTTGTTGTTGTCAACGCATATACAACCCATTTTGAAGGGTCACGGTTACTCGAGTCATTTGCTGTCATGAAACGATAACCCGAAATGGTTGACAACACGATTGTCGATGGAAGTGTCATGTCAATACGAATACCGCTGCCATTCCAGTTGCAGCACATTTTTGTTGATGATGAACCGTCAAACAATTTGCTGACATCTTCTCCAGATCCAGGATATGTAATTGGATTTGAGGTATCACCAATATATCCTGCAACATTCGAGAAGGTAATCACATTGTTCGATGAATCCTGGAACTCCAGTTCGGCAAATTGCATATAGCTATCGCCACCGGATCGCCGATCCGTGATATAGAATCGCAATGCTGTGATTTGAATCTCTTCTACAACGACATCCAAATCAATACCGGGACCTTCGACAAGTCCAACTGAAGCTCCGCCACCACCACCGGTTGTTGACAAAACGCCATCTTGATCGATCATCAGACCGTCGCCGACTTTGACACCACCCAATGTAGACTGCGATGCAGTCGGAAGAACATACTGCTGTGCATCAGCAGACAATACACCGTTTGCATCAATTGAAAGATTTGATCCAATCTTCACACCACCGAGTGTATTGTTACTTGCTATTGGTAGTGAATATGGTGCATGTGTAGACAATACACCGTTTGCATCAATACTTAAGTTTGCACCGACTTTGATACCGCCAAGTGTGGATGCATCTGCGATAGGCAGAGTATATATGGTATCTGTTGCAGACAAAACGCCGTACGAATCAATCGTCAGATTGTCGCCAACTTTAATACCACCCAATGTATCTGCCGCTGCAATAGGCAATTGATACGGCGGGGCTAATACTGCCGACAGCACACCATTTTCATCAATGGACAAATTATCGCCGACAATAATACCGCCAAGTGTTTCCGTCGTAGCCGGCTCGATAGATCCAGCTGATGCGGATTTCCATGTCCCATCACCGGAAAGAAACTTATTTCTATCGGCAGAAGTTGGAGCAGGAACAAGTCCTTCACTACCATTTCCTGTCGCAGTTGCTCCTTCAAATGGCGTATAATCATGTAGTGAAGCCAGTTTTTGTTTTTCTTCTGTCGTATAACTCGCATTTGTCTCATTCAATACGTCAATGTTGTTATGTGTATGCGCCTTAGCGGTCAATGACGCGATGTCCGATTTGATTTCTGAATCATCATAGTTTTGCAAATCACGAAGCTTGACTTTTTCGGCTTGTGTGTATGGTGCATCTGTTTGATCCAATACGGATTTGTTTGCATGTGTATGTGCAGCAAGCTCAAGCCTGTTTACAATCGGCATGATTTCTTTCTTTTTCACATATTCAGAAAGATCTGCATCAAAGATTCCGCCAAGAGCAATCCATCTGGAATCATTCCAGAGATATGTTGCGGGATCTTGTGAACCTGGATTTGCAACAAATCGGATCTCACCGAGTTTATTACCAGTTTTCGGAAGCAATTCTTTATTTGGGTAGATATTTGTTGAAGGAATTGAAACGGCTTTCAGATTCGTAATGATTCTGTCGATTTGTTCCTTCGTATAGTAATTAGAGAGATCTCCGCCGTCTCCACCCACATATGGCAATTGACGATAGAATTTGTTTCCTTCGCCAACTTTCAGTTTTGTGATTCCATCTGGAAAGAGTTCTATACACAGAACACCACGCGGTATTGCATAATTGCAGATCGCTCCTTCATTCCATTGCGCTGACGTTCGAATGATATGTTCAAAATTATCGAACTGAACATTCTGAGAAGCCATAGTACTCCTCCTTTCTTACAAGGTTACTGAAACGTTTTATGATGTGCGGGGGATAAACCCCCGCACCCATATTATTCATCTTTGATTGCGATACAGCCATCGGTATAATACTTCTCGTCGTTGATCTCGATCAAACCGTCGTAGCTCTTGAACTGAGAGAACGGCATGAAGTATGTGTTGACAGAATGGTTACCATCAGCGCTTTGTGTCGGAATTGCACACAACGCACTGAATGATGGGTGTGCAACCCCTTCAAGTGCGACAGACGAGAATGTAGGTTGATCACCCCACGCGATATAATATCCGGTCCAGATAGAGTTTGATGAACCGGACGTTGTACCATATCTGATGTAAACACCGGTTTCCCCAGACTTCGTTTCGGTGAAGAAGATGCATCCTTTTTGGGAAGTAGATCCACCAGAGCTCGACGTTTTAAACATCACACCATGTTTGCAAACGATCATTCTGTAAATGTACTTCGCTTGAGCAGTTGAGCTAGAGCTCGATCCACTCCATGTATCTGATTGAGAACCATACAATGTCGGTACGAGGTTATATCCTGCAGCCAGATTTCTAAAGTCTGCAATCAGTTTATTGCCATTATAGAACTTAAGACTGTCGTCGGTGGATGAATCACCCGTATATTTTTCAACACGGGTGAAGACTGTGATATCACCACTGTTGATATATTTATTGATCAGAGTATACAACTCGTCGATCGTAGACGATGCGTAGTTTTGTACACTTTCAACATACACAACAAATCACTCCTTACATTTGTTCATAAGTCTCGACAACGGATGCGAAGACATAATTTGGTGTTGGATAACTATATCCCCACGGTACGTTGTATTTTGTCGGATCGGGTTCCGGATCGGGTCCGGGACCAGGTGAAGGTCCCCCACCGCCGCCAGGTTTCAAATCGGGGAACAGATCATAGAAATTATTACCAGTGACAGGTTTTTTATTGGAGGTTTGTGTGATGTAGTATTTTGGGAAGTTCAGCAAAGTCTCAATCTGTTCCGCCGTTGCGACGAAACCTGAAACGGGGTTGGGTTGATTGATCACAGCGATGTTGATGTTATTATCAGGAGATACACTAACATCAACAACGTCGATTTGCAAAGTATCAGCCATTTCAACTCAACCCCATTCTCTTATTCTTCAGACGGCACAGGAACAAGTTTACCATCAAGAACATCTGTCTCCAGAGCTTCCTCAACAGTAACTGATTCATCGTTCGTCGTCGTATATGTCAGCGTAGTCTGGTACAGAGTTCCCGGGAGTATCCATACAAGTGTGCCCTTCTTGTATGTCTTGCCCTTGCGGTATTCGTCGCAAGTTAGATACAGATTATTGAGCTGATATTGCATTTCAGCCATCTGGAGCTTCATTGCTTCGATCTCCTGCATCAGCTGTGCAACGATTTCTTCTGTCGGGTTGAACAGAGCCTTGTAGATTCCATAAGAATCGCCAGCCATGATCGTGTTCGACATGTACACGGTGAAGTTGATGCGAAGCCGTGTTGTAACATTCAGCTGAACGGCAACGCTGTAATTCATATTAACAGAGCCGATCATCAGCTGTACATCCGGCTGCGTGGAATCAATCGTGTCGTGCTGGACGGCGACGTGTGTGTTGTTATTGGTCCACTGATAGTATGGATTCAGATTGTCTGTCACATGATCCTTCGTATTAATCACATTCACAAATGCTTCAACACGGTCAATGGACAGATTATACAGACCGGCATAATCAAGCTGTGGGATGTTCGTAACTGCGATGTTCTTGAATGATGTCACGAAGAAATCATTGATGTCAGTATAATGGAACAGATGATTCGGACAGGTCGAATCAACATGGCTGGAGTATGCGACACCGCCGTTTCTGTCACGCAGCGTAAAATAGAAACGGAATACGACACTTGATTTCTGAATCGGAAGCACGCGGTCAAGTGTTTCGTATTGTGACGCGATCACATTCTCGATGAATGACTTCCATACAGTATTCGTGATGATGTCACCGGTCATATCAATAGATCCGGTCAGATTGATACAGGCCGGATCCGGTGACTTCGACAGCCGTGTGTACACATTCTCGGACACGCTCAGCTTGGTTCCGTAGTTTGTCGTTGTGTTATCGAGCAAATATGGTGTGCTGTTGATCACCATGTATGCGTTTTCCTGCATGTAACCAGACACAGGATATTGTGCTGTGCTCGGCTGATGCATTGATGTGCAACAATCACACTGATACATTGCTCCTCGCGTGAAAGGATACGTAATGAATGAAGGAACCTGACCTCCGCATCCACCACATCCGATGTTGTTCATAAAGTAGACCTCCTCATTTGATTTTCAATGTTTGTTTGATAATGTATATGACAATCGGTGTCCAGAGGAACACTTCCTGTGACAAGGAATTATCAAACAATTGATCGCCCGTATAGAGCGACAGATCCTGAATAGAGCGCAGCTTGCCATGAATATAATCATGAATCAATGAGATATAATCATGACGTGACAGTTTGATTGCGCGGATGCAAGTGTCCCTGCATTTGCAGCATGGACAGTCGCATTCTTTACAATCACGAATATCATTTTCCGCGGCAAGAATGTTGTATACTTCCATCGGGAAATACAATCCCTCGCCAGGATTCAGACACCATTCATCACCTGGAATCATGATGTCAACATCATATCCGTAATTTGCAAACGAGGAATCAGGGAAATCCGATCCCTTGACTGTGCGGTATTTGAATGTCGAAAGATACCGCAATGGTGCATCACGTTCAATCCACTTATAAGGAGAACGCTGATAATGGTATGCCATAGAACCATCACGGATCTTATTCGGATTCAAAACAATGTTGTTGTTTCCATTGTCCCGAATAATGACAGCATTGTTTGCCATGAACATATTTGCACACATATCAAACAATGTACGTCCATTCAGATGCAACAGAAAACAGTTGTGTGTCTGATCGTAATAGTTTGCGACATAATTTTCAACCATGTCATCAACCATTTTGATCAACCGGTGTCTGAGCTCATAGTCTTCTTTGCCGATAACTGGTGTCAGATCTTCACCACCGATTGTTTGTAAATCGGTCATGTATTCTCCGACAACTTGTTTCTCAAGATACTGCAGATCCTTTGGATTAGTCGAAAACAGACTGTACGTTATTCGGTATGATCCATCCGTGTTCAAACCATCTTGTGTGACTTCCGTCACTCTGAATAGATGTGTCATTCGGAGATGCTCAATAACGATAAAATCGTTTTCTTTTGGCATTGCCGTTCCAGGAACAGTAAATGATTCACCATTCAGATCATAATTACGAATCGGCGTAGAACCCGTAGTAGTATTTTCAGGATTTAACGGAGAAAATCCAATCAACGGGAATCTATGAATCTTCCGATAACGTAATGGTGAATCTGGTCCGAGAATTTGATATGCATCATTCAATCCAAGAGAATCTGTCGTGTTGACCTCGTCGATGTTGTAATATGTGACGAGCACACGATTTGCGTCAGTATATTTGTTGATGCGGGAATGCATGTATTTGTCATATTTGTATATTTGACCATCAACAAGAGCATTCTCGTCATAGATCAACTGCGACATATTATCACCAACTTTCTGAAATATAATAAACGCAGTCCAACGTTTACAATGCGGTTTAATGAAAATATTTTATTCCATAACACATATATTATTGGCTTGCACGGAAACAAAGTAATCACTTTACGTGCAGAAAGGACTGATCGAAATGGTCAAATTCAAAATCTTAGACGCATCACAATCGGATGTATCAGATCTGCTGGTAAAAGGCTGGCATATCATGATCTTCAGAGGGGATTCTTCATGTGAAGACTTCCTCGTCGTATCGAAGAAAGGAGTGAAGTTCTTTGTAAAGATCGTTGACAAATGGGGATATAACGTCATCGAGATTACAAAGTATATTGACGGTGTCAAAAAGGACATGAAGCAATTCTATGATCACAGGTGTGGACTCAATGGAACGTACAGTATTTCGGAAGGAAAGAGTGATGATCTGTCATATATGTTCTTCCGGAATGAAAGCTTGACAAAACTGATGGATGAGTTTGGTTTGAAGCGTGTGATGTTTCCGAGAGAATCGTGTGAACGATTTGAGAAGGACGTGTATCTGGATATGGATAAGTCAATGCAATATAATGGCAACGCATATAAGAATATCCCGTTCTTCCATACAGACGGCGAGTATGCACAGGTTGAGTCTGAAGTTCCTGGAAGTGCGAAATGGCATATCTCGAATGCGAAATACATCTATGAGTATAACACAAAGACGCTGACAATCCCCCAGTTGTACAACGTTGAAGATGTCAGACAGTGGCTCCATGAATTAACCGAATAAACAAGGAGGGTTTTCGATGGGAATTGAATACAATTATTCCGTCGATAAGTTGGATGATCTTGTATCGAAAATATATGAGCAAGGTCTCTCTCCGATCATGACAGACGATCTTCGTGCAGAAGTTGAGTTACGATATCAGGAACTGATGCATCCTGATGTGGATGACGATGATCCGGATTATGAGGATTTTCGTACCGCAAAACAGAAGCATGAAGACGCGATGCGGAATATCGAAGCACAACGACGGAAGTCTCATTCCAGAAATGTCATGATCATTGAATTGACGGAAGAACAAAAGGCGGAAATCCGAGCGTCGGTTTCGACGGCGTATGTGAGATCGAATCCCAACTCCGAATATCATATTCCGGATTCTGTGTTGAATGAAGATGCGGAACGCGCACGTGTCATGAAACAGCTGCAGAGTCTGGGTAAAGTATATTATCATCAGGAAGACTTCAGGAATGCAATCAGAATCATTACGAATGCAATTGAATTCTCTCTGAGAAACGATTATCCGTGGATGACATATGAAGAAGCCCGCAAAGAATATGAAGCAGGCAGAATCAAATTCACGTATATGACGCTTCCAAGATTGCTGATTGATTATAATACCGAGATTTCGGATCCGACTGTTCTGAAGGGTGTTGTTACGGGAGAGATCAATCTTATCGACAAGGATCAGGAACCTGTCAAGAAGAAAAAGGTCAAATCGAATCCGGTCGTTATGCCGTATACAGTTATTACGCCGCAAGAACACGAGCAGATGGCGAGAATTCATCAGATGGGTTACAACACCGACATCTCCACGATTCTCAAATCGTGTTCGACAATCTACAATCGATATGTTATTCCGACATCGTTCGCAGCGTCCATCAAACGTGGAAAGGAAGCACCGCAGATCGACTGGATGCGACCGGATGCAGGTCAACTCTATTTCGATGCGTTGCATGATGTCAAACACAATCCAACGACAGATGTCATTAGTTTGTTGAACGCACATAATGATCGCAAGTTGAATCATGTGATTGGCAGTAGTCTGCGTGAATTCCCTGAACGATTCAAACCGGAAGAACCGAAGAGTTTCAAAACAATTTCTACGACACTTGAACAGAATCAGGAAGCAGTTGCGATTGAATCCAAACTGCTGAATCTGATACGACAGACAAATCCGAACGTGTGACAGAAAGGTAAGTCTATGGCACGTGAATAGGGCACGCGTGTCATATGACAACTTTTCCTTTCTGAAGATGGATAATGGCGGGGCAATGCCCCGCCATACATCCTTTCTTTTTTATTGAATTTTGATTGGGGTTGTCGCAGGAATTGTGGAATGCAACCACATTCCTTCAAAACGATCGTCGATAATCACGTGTGTGCCTGGTGCAATCATTGGAATGATTTGTTGTGTTTTCGAATCGTCGTCAATTACACCATGCCGTGACGTCGAGATATACAATGTGAAATACTCGTCAGACAGTCCAGTTGCATACACATCAAAACCATCTTCGACTTTTTTCACATGCAGTGTTTGTGATTTTCCGATTGTGTCAACATACATTGCCATGTGTTTAAACGGAGTGACACCATTCAAGCCTTCGAACTTCCAAGTCTTATCGAATTCTTTGAGGATTCGATTCGTTGGAATTTCTTGCAAGCCAAGATCAGCAGTTGACAGATTAAACAATGGAACGCCGTTGATTGTCGGAACGTTATGAAGTTGATTGTACGATGTGATTTCCGCAGTTTGCACATACGACATGATGTCTGTTTCATAATCATGGTTGTGAGAATCGCGAATCTTATCATACAGATACGTGTCCATATCCGATCTTGCATCTTGATAGAACATATATCCAACAGATTCCTTCACGATGTTCGCACGGTGTTTCAACACGTCGAAATATGAATTGTATGTGTTTCCATCGAAATCAACGTAGATTGGTCCAACACGATTGATGACATTAACCGCGGCATCATCGACGAGTTCTACAACATCGAGGTTTCGCAGAGATGTCATGTTCCGGAGTTGGAATGACGTTGGAGATAGAATGATGATTTGTTCCGGATCTGAAACATATCGACCATTCACCCAGAATTCATACCGATCTCGTGTCAGTGGAGTCGAGATGTATCCAGTCAAATCGATCACGCCATCTTGCGGAATCTTCTGTGTTGCATACCGACAAATTCCAAGATAGTTTGAACGAATGGATTCGACATCAGTGTTTTCCGCCAAATCAATTGCCAAACGTTTCTGATGAGAATTCGTCAGCACGTCACCAACAGGGTATCTGATGTCATGCTTTGTATCATAATAGTATACGTACAAATCATCATGACCAGAATTGTCGGTTTCCACTTGATGTGACGTGTTGCGTGCATACTGATTACACAGTTTCAACTTGGTTGTTGCATCCAGTGTTACACCGGATTTTGCAACCAGTGCAACGCGTTCCGGAATCAATCTGTACTCAGTGGCAACATCATCCAAATAAAACCAGTCAGGGATTTCGTCATATGTTGTCACAGTGGTCGTCACTGTGACATGATATACACCACCGATGATTGGATGCGAAGCATCCGGAACAATCGTGCATGTGTATGTATGATCTTCCACAGTTTCGACGGCGGCATTCTCAATTACGATTCCATCGTCTGTTGTAATTCCTTGGAACATAACAGACGATGCGGTTTTATCAAATGATGCAAAGTCATCATTGTTTACTGCAATCAACGTAACTCGATGTCCTGGTTCCATATGATCTGCATCATGAATTGTGGAAACGGCATACGTTGTCGATGTCTTTGTCTGTGGGGTTGTGACATCAATCATTGGGTCTGGAATATAAATATCGAAGTCTTCATATGTGTATTCATTTCCAGTTGTCACAACCTTCATATCACCAAAACGAATCGGAGATCCATTTGTGAAGTATCCACTGCGGGAAGGTCGTGTGAAAATGAATCCAGTTACTTGACCGAAAGCGTCCCCGAGTGGTTCGAGTTTCGATACAGTATAGATTTCATTCTCGTCATAATGCTTTCTGAGTCGAATATGATCATATGGATCATAAACATCTGCGATATTCTCGCGGTATACAGTCAGCACGGGCTGGAAACGAACAACGCATTGCATGTCATTCATCGGAATGTCATCAAAGATGTCGGATGTCTCGTATACGAAATAAATCAGCAACCGTTTTGAACGATATGATTCATCGTTGAATACGATTTTCATTGTTGTCAACACATTATCAGTGTTTGCATCTGTAACAGGATCGATCGAAACGTTGTCATCCGTCGTTGTCTCGATGCTGTACACAGTCGGATTCACCCATTCTTTTTTCTCCCAGTCATACAGCAGAACGTTCAACTTGTCAGCATACGCGACATCCATGATGTATGGCTGGAATGTTCTTGCAAGATGAGCTCGTCCATTGTTGATATATACCAAGGCATCATCATATGCTCTGATATTATACCACGTAGAAGCACATTCCAGTTGTTTCAGATACTCGTCCATGCGATTGGTATAGTCTGCCCAATATTGATACTTCAACTGCATGTCTTCAATCTCGAGACGAATCTCTTGACGTCGTTGCTCGGTTTCGGCAAGTGGTAAGATATGCCACAGATAATTGATTCTAGAAACGCATTCCATCGAGTGCGTAACACCCTTGGAAGCTTCCGCTGCAAACACACGCCGTTCTTCAGCCCATACAGAATGATCATCTGGTTCAGAACGCAATACGGGATACAATTCGGGAAGAGTGTACGAGTTGAAGTTGTGATTGATCATATTGATCATGATGAAATTATCATCTGTCACAATCTGTCCATCGCCCATATACACGAAATGATGACGAACATCTGCAGATGTGTTGAATCGATTCGGAATGTCATTGGAAAACATCCATGCAATCCGTGCATACACATATTCCTGATTGGTAGAAACGAACACCGGATCGCCGGGGAGTTCTTCCGGGATCACAGTATCGGTTGATGGAATAATGTATGCTGGTCCCATATAGTCGGTGAATTCATCCAGGAAGTTCCGAATGTTATCATCGACGACAGTGCATTCGATGTTTGTTGTGAGATACTTATGCATGACCGAATCATCATGAGTTTCGAACCATTTTGTATGCTGCAGGTCGACTTTTGCTTCAATAAAGCCTCTTTGTAATGAATGGTCGATTTTGGTGATAATAATAGGGAATAAAGACAAGCCATCATCTGTCACGGCATAAACCGTTTGGCCTTCGAAGTACTTACCACCGATTGACGTGATCACATCATCAACCGGATCAATATGGAATACTTCGCATGCACGGAAATGCATGGTCTTCGTTGGTTTATTTCCTTCATCGACTACTGACAAGCGGTTCATCTGCTCACATGACAAATACAACTTATCGATCGGACCTTGAAGTTCATTGATAGCAGGCGCGCAATATTCTGACATATGATCAAGCGGCGTGAAACGATTTCCACACAGCAGCTCATAATGCAGATCGGCATGACGTGTTTGAATAATGTCAGAACCATCGGTGTTGAATGATTCATGAACATTTTGAACTTCAATCGGAATGTTCTGTGCATTCAAGTATCTGGTAATTGTATTCCGGATGTCTGAAGATACACCAATCTTCGTGAACGAAACGGGGATGTCGTTGAACAATTGAATCTGTGCACCATCCGCCCCATAGATTGCGACTGAGACAGTCGTATCGGTTCCATCACAGAACGCGTTTTCACACGTTGGGATGATTTCGGTGATTTGATACGATACGCCTGTATATTCGTATTTCACCTGTGCAAGCATCGCATACGTTTTGTCTGCAACAGGATCAATATCCCATGCAACTTGTGGTGCATTCGACGAGATCTGAATCTCTGCATATGCCGGTTGGGAATTGATTTGCTGCGAGAATGGAATCTTATTCATGACAAAAAAGTCAAAGATCCAATTCTGCATTACATCATCGCAGTATGCCACCAACGTATCAAGATATCCCTGCAAGTTATCGAGCAGAGAATCCAACGTTGGTTGAATCTGTGAAATACGAGACATTGCAACATCACGACAATCCAGAAGCTTGCTGACGGCAGCATTGATCGCTGACGCCGGATACAGACGATTTGGATTTGTTGACAGATAATCTGTGATATTTGTCAACGTATCGACATCGAGATTATTCATCCATTGCTCATATTCATACAAGCTCATCGATTGATTCAATTTTTTCATTTGCAGATAGAGACGACGAAGCCGACGGATTGCGTACCGATCGAATCCCGTATTTTCATACGTTTTCCGAATCATCGTCAATACATCTTGATTCGTTTTGATCAATGTGTATATGATGTCTCTGCCTTGCTCGTGAACGGTCAATGTTCCCTTTGCATAATTCAGCAGTGTTTCCAGATCAACCATCTTACCGTACACGGGATTGGATTCTACTGGAGAATTCATGAACCAGTCTACGATTGTTTCTGCATTTGTTGCATGGAGTTGCAATGCAGAACCGCGTCCGACGACGTATTTCCGGATATCATCTGTCCGCTTTTCGACAGTGTGCTTGATGGATTTGATCAGAGACTGCGGATTCCAAGTCGTCTTGTAATTTGTGACGAGCCCAGAAATACCATCATATACTTCTGCCAAGAAGATTGAAACCAGCGATGCAATTTGAGCATCATCGACATATGTTGTTGTCGGATGTGTTCCCATCACACTGTTGATTGAAGAAAATTTTAGATAGTATTCTTCATCGATTCCTGTCGGCGTCAACATGTAAAATGGATTGTACGAGTTATACACATTGAAGACGAACGGATATCTGACAATATTTCCGCTCGGATCGTATGCGACAAACGTCGATGGGTTCAACGGAAATTGAATACCAGCCCATGTTTTCAGATCAGAGGTATCTGGCAATGAAGATATGTCACGGTCCGGAGAAATTGTCGTTGTTGGAGAATAAGAAATAACAGAATAATTGATATATTCCGTCTTCAAATCCGGATGAAGATCTGACAACTTCAAATCGGAATAACGTGGATAGAACTTCTTATTGGTCAACATATGCAACAAGTAAGTTTGCATCCTATTCCGATGACCATAGAACAATGACAATGTATAGAAGAGGAAGTTGATTGCAAACGGAGCACGCATTGATGTTTCTGTGTAATTGGCAATGTTATCGGTTGTCACATTTGACAATTCATAGTTCACATCAGAAGCATACTCAAGGAAGATATCACCTTCCAATTTCTTCTTCATAATCTTTGCCAGAATTGAAAGCTCGGTTGTTTCATCATGCCGATGATAAAACATCTCGGACAATTTCATCAGGCGATTTGATACGTCCCAATATCTGACGAAACCGATGTGACGATCGACTTCCTTTGTGAATGCGTCAAAATCAATCAACTGCTCGTCTGTCATAGAATACATATTCTTCTCGACTGGATTCTCTGTATCCGTGTATAGATACATAAACTTGAACAGTTCATTTCCTTTCAGATCCTCATCGACGTAGAACACGTTGTCAATGCCGTGGAAGTGTTTGATGTTCGGCATATCGAATACCCAACACCCAGGATCTTCATCCGTGTTATACTTCATGGAGATGAAGCACTGTTCGGAGATTGGACGGTTGACACAAACTTCCATCTCCGGGAAATAATCCGGAAGTGAGATCTTTCCGAGGGTAGAGAACGGAGCTTGTTGCAATGGTTCACAAATCTTCTTGATGAAGTTGTCATAGTTATCGCCATACAGCAGATCGAATTCTGCAGGATGCGTTTGGATACTCTGATAATTCGGCTCTGCATTTGACAATGTCAGGAATGATTCAATCGTTGTTCTGAAGTATTGAACCATATCCATCGAGATCAATGTTGTCAACATTGCAGCATTGGCATACTTTGTATATGCCAAATACAGCGTGTTATAGATATTTCGAGACAATGCCAACACATTCACACGGTACCAACCTTCCAATGTTTGTTCTCCGTGGAACGTCGGGTTCTTTGTGTTTCTGCGTTGACCGAGCATCTTGACACCGTATGCCACTGATTGCAATGCTTTTGGAACAGATGCGCAATCCGTAATGATACGATGGCGATCGTCGTCTTGTGATACACGTGACAATGAGATTGGTGGTGTGCATACAGGGAGTTTCGCATCGATGCGAGTATCCTGTAAAACAATACGATCTTCATCACCGTTGTCAACATGGTTGTATCCTTCGGTATAGACGTATTTTGATGACATCATGTCATAATAGTTTACCGCAGGAAATACTCCAGGAACCTCGCGAAGATACTTCACGACATAGATTCGTAGCATTGCATTCTTCGATTTGAAGTGTTCCAAATCTGTCATGGTTTTCTGTTGCAGATTTGGAATCTGCAAACCACCTTCTGTGAAGTAACCGAAGTTCGGAGCGATTGTAACTTCCTTACGAACGATAGAATCAGAGATTTGGATGATGCAGTTGCGTCCAATCAGATCCGTTGGATCAATCTTGAGATCTTCATATGAATAGATACGAGTCGGCCGGATATCATTCGTCGGAATTGTTGTTTCCAGAACGCGAGATTCATCCAGTTTCATGATCATCAGTTCGACATCCGAAGAATATCTCCATCCAATCTTGAACCGGAATCCCTGTTCTGAGATGCCAACATACCAATCATCTGACATGAATCCGTTTGTGCAACAGATAATCGTGAATCCCAGAATCTTTGAGATTTCATCCGAGCAGAATCTGTCTGACGGCATGAAATATTTGCTTTCCGTTTCATAGAACGCATGAAGCTTCTGACGAACAAATTCATCACGTTCTCCGAAATGCATTTGCGCAAACGGAACCTCGATGATATAGTAATGGTCATACTTGTCATGAGACACATGACGTTTATCATCCTGCCAATATTTGGCGAGAACGCAGTGGGTATTGACCATCATATTACCCATAGCATTTTGCAACGTTGTGCGATACGTCTCGATCAGTGATTGATCAATATCTGCAAATGTATAATTCGATGTCTGCATCAAATCGTACAGTTGTTGGAATCCTGCATAGTTTCCGACAATGTTATATGGTTGCTCATCTAACAGAGAAGACATGGTCTCTGCCAGTTTTTCATATCTGGCATTGATCGTTTTCCACTTCGTATCCAGATATCCACGAGTACCATTCCGTGATCCTGTCAGATACTTATGGTATTTATAAAACCAATCATGGTAGTTCATAGTACTCATATGGAGCAGCTCCTTTCATTTAAAGTTACAGAACCGTTTGTCGTCAGTAATCATGATTTCTGTATATATATTATTATTATGAAGGAAGATAATATCAACCTTCAAAGAAAAATTGATTTAGGCGGTGCGAAGATCTGGCGCCGCCGCAACCTCGTAAGAGGAGAAAGTGAGGACCATTATGAAACGTTACACAGAAGA